GAAAATTTATGTGAAAATGTATTAAAATACATAATTTCATTTGATAATATGATAATAGTAATTATATATTTGATTTGATTTGATTTGATTTGATTTGATTTGATTTGATTTGATTTGATTTGATTTGATTTGATTTGATTTGATTTAACTCTAAATTTAGATTATTAATTTTTTAATTATAAAAATATTTTTATTAAATTTTTATAAATCCTAAAAATTTTAAAAATAAAATTTAAAAATTTTTTTATTTTATTTTTCATCTCTCTCTCAAGAAAAAGTATAAAAATTTAAAAAGTATATAAGAAGACTAAATAAATTTATTAAAAGTATATAAGAAGGCTATTTGCGTTTTTTGATGTTCCACACAGTTTGTGTGGATAAAATACGCAAAAAAGCATAAAATATATAAATAAAAGTAAATATGATTATAATTTGCGTTTTTTTTTTGATGTACACACAAAAACACACAAATCCACACATGAAAAACGCAAATCCAAATTTAGCAATTTATAATTTGTATACATATATACATTTAAAAAAATTGATATAAAATTTTTAATGAAAAAAACGCAAAAAATCATTAAATATAATTTTAAAAGTATATATGAATCTAATTTGCGTTTTTTTATTTTAAGCAATCATGTATAATTTTAACCAATCATGCATAATTTTAAGCAATATAACATTTTTAATTTGATTTGAATAAATTTAAAAAATTATAACATAATTTTTATAAAAATCCCAAAAATAATAAAAACAAAATTAAAAAATTTTTATTTTTATTTTTCATCTCTCTCTCAAGAAATAGTATAAAAAATTAAAAAGTATACAAGAAGACTAAATAGAAATATTAAAAGTATATAAGAAGGCTATTTGCGTTTTTTGATGTTCCACACAGTTTGTGTGGAAAAACAAGCAAAAAACACGCAAAAACGCATAAAAAATCATTAAAAATAAAAATAAAAGTATATATATATCTAATTTGCGTTTTTTCATTCTTATCCACACAAAATCACACAAATCCACACATAAAAAAACGCAAATCAAAAAAAAATTATAATTTTAGTCTTCAAATATACATTTTAAATTTTAAAGTAAAAAAATTTAAATAAAAAAACGCAAATAATATAAAGATATAATATAATATTAATAAAAAGCATGAAAAAATATGAATGTATAAATTGCAATAGGGAGTTTGCGTGTAAAAGAAATCTTGATAATCATAATAAAAAAAAAAATCCTTGTAAAACAAATAAAATTAATAATATAAATGAAGTAAATTATGATGAAATAAAAACAAATAATATAAATAAAGATGAAGAAATTGATCAAGAAATAAAAGAAAATATAAAAGAAGAAGTAAAAGAAAATTTAAAGGAAAACATAAAAGAAGTGATTAGAGAAGAAGAATTAGAAAATAAATTATATAATGATGTAAAAACAAATATATGTAAATATTGCGAAACAAGTTTTACTCGTTCTGATGCATTAAAAAGACATATTGAAAAATATTGTAAGATTAAAATAAAACAAAATGATGAAAAAGAAACGATATTTAAACAATTACTATTAAAGGAAGAACAAAATAAACAACTTCAAGAGCAAATAATATTATTATTAGAACAACAAAAAAAGAAAGATGAACAAATAATAGATTTAATAAAGGAAACTAAACCAAATAAATATGACAATATTAATAAATCAAAAAAAATAACAAATACAAATAATATTAATAGTAATAATAATACTATTAATAATACAGTAAATATACAGATAACACAATTTGGAAAAGAAAATTTTAATGAAATAGATGATAAGGATTTTCAAAAAATAATAAGAAATCCAAGAATATTAGGTGTTAAGGTGCCTGAAGAAATATTAAAACTTCTTCATTTTAATCCAGATTATCCGCAATTTCAGAACTTTTATGTATCAGATTATAACAGAGAAAAAATAATGATTCATGATGGAAAGTCATGGATTCTTGAATCTCCTGATAAAATTAAAAGTGTATTGGAACAAATTATAACATTTGGTAAGGAAAAATTAGAGGAATATAAAGATAAAAAATTGAGTGATGATGCGATGAATAGATTAAAAAGAATAGAAGATGCTATTAATAAATGTGATGATGATTTTATAGCAGATTTAAAGGAAATGGCTACCGAAACTGCTAATAATTATGATTTATTAAAATTAATAAAAATATGTGAGGAATTTCAAAAAGAGGCATTGGGTAAAATAAAGAAAACTTCCTATAATGAAGGCAAAAAATTAGAATTAACGAGAAAAATTTAAAATTATTAAATAAAATAATTTTTTATTGTGAAAAAATTATTTTTAATCAAATCTATTCCATTCAATAGAAGTACCGAGAACTTCTTTAAGAATATCCCAAATATTATCAACAATTTTAACATTAAAAGAATCATTAATAAGATTAGGAAATTTATCTAAAATTTCATTAAAATCTTTTTCATTATCTTTAGGACATAATACAAGTTCAGCACCTGCTTTTTTAGCACCAAATATTTTTTCTTCTAAACCACCTATTGCTGTAATATGTCCTTTTAAATTAATTTCTCCAGTCATTGCAATTTTATTATTAGCAGGTGTATTTGTAAGAAGTGATATTAGACAGGTTGTAATTGCACCTCCAGCACTTGGACCATCTTTAGGAGTTGCACCATCAGGACAATGTATATGTATTCCATAATCGAATGTATTTTTCCATCTTTTATTAATTTTTTCTTTAATATCATTAGGAAGAATTCTCCAAGCAACAGAACGAGCAACATTCATAGATTCCTTCATAACTTTACCTTGCATACCGGTTAAAGACAAATCAAGTTTTTCTTTAGAAGGTATCCAGCAACATTCAATAGGTATAAGACCACCTATACCTAATTCATTAGCCCATAATCCATTTACAATACCAACTCTTGGAACCTCATTAATTTTAAGATGTTCAATCTTTCGTTTTTTTTTAAAAAAATCCTTTTCAAGTATATCTTTAGTAATCTTAATTTTTTTATTAATATTTTTACCATTAATTTTACTTCCTTCCAGATTTCTTAAATTTATTTCTAAGAATATATCATTTAATAATTCTTTTAATTTACGAACACCACCTTCATTAGTATAATTATCAATTAAAAATTCTAATATATCATCTGATAATTCAATTTCTAAATCTTCTAAACCAATTTGTTTGATTAATTTTGGTATTAAATATTCTCTAGCAATTTTCATCTTATCAAATAATTTATATCCTTTAACTCTAATTATTTTCATTCTATCTCTTAAAATTCTTGAAATTTTGTATTCATCATTAAATGAAAATATTATTATAGCTTTCGATAAATCAAAATCTATACCTCCAAAATATTTATCGTTAAAATGAGAATTTTGTGTTGCATCTGTTATATGCATTAATATGTTAATTATTTCTTCTCCTTTTGGTGTTTCTGATACCTTGTCTAATTCATCAAAATATATTACTGGATTCATATATTTAGCCTGTTGTAATACTTCAACAATTCTTCCATGATTAGAGCCTTCATAAGTGTAATCATGTCCTTCAAGAAAGCAAGCATCAGTAGCACCACCCAGACTAATAAAAGAATAAGGTCTACCTAAAGCCTTTGCAACACCATCTTGAATTAAAGCAGTTTTACCAACACCGGGTGGTCCTTGTAAAGCAAATACGTTACCACCTTCTTCAGGATTAGTAATAGTATGAGCTAAAATTTTAACTAGTTGGTCTTTAGTAGTATCATGTCCATAAATACCATTGTCAAGTAATTTTCTGACTCCACCTAAATATTCTTTAATTTTATCCTTTGAATCAGTTTTAGAAACAGGTGCTTTTATATAATTACCTAATGGTACATGCATAATTTTATTAATCCAGCTTTTAAGTTTAAAATATTCAGAAGAACCTTTAAGATTATCAAAAGTAGTTATTTTTTGCAATATAATTGCTTTATTAGATTCAGTGGTATTCATTTCTAAAACTTTCATATAATTAGGTTTATTATCAATATTATCTTTTTTAATTTTTTTAAGTAGTTCAAGATATTTTTCTTTATCAGTTTTATTTAATCCTCTAAAATATTTAACTGTTGATTGATTAAAAGATTTATCTTGGTCATATAATTCATCAAATTCCTTATCAATTTTATTAGTTGATGCATTAGTAGAAGTATTAGTATTACCTAAAATTATATCAAATATATTTAAATAATTATTATCACTATCATAATTTTGATTATTATTTATATTTTCTTCAAGTTCAGTAACAAATTTATCAAATTTAAAATTATTTTTATAAAATAACAAATCATCTTCAAGCCATACTTTAACTAGTTTACATTCATCAATATTTTTTTTAAATTCTCTTAGATTTTTATATTTGTTGGGTTCTTTAGAATAATCTGCATACTTTTTTTCAAGTATTGTAATTTTATTTGTAAATAAATTAAGTATCTCTTTATTACTTTTTTTTGAATTGTGTCTTTTAATTTTTTTTATGAGATTAAGTGCAAATTTTCGATAATTGTTTGTTTCTAATTCATTTTCGCTATCTTCTGAATCATCCGAATCAAAATATTTAACATCATTTTTTCTAATGATTTGATTATCGTTATTATTTGTTTCTAATTCTAATTCTAATTCTTTATCGACATAATTTTCATCATCTTCTTCTTCATCTTCTTGTTCATCTACTTCTTCATCTTCTTCATCTTCTTCTTCCTTTTCATAATCTTCATCTTCTTCTTCGTTATCATTGGAAGAAGAATCAGAACTATCATCTTCACTACCATAATTCAAAATAATTTTTGTTTGATTAATATTTTTTTTATTAGAATTATTATTATTAGGAAGAAAATTGGCAGGTAATTTTCTTTTATTATAATTAATATTCATGTATATTATATATAATATAAAATAATTTTACAAAAGTCGATATATAAGTTTTTCACTATTCACATTCTATACTTATATTTTTAGAGTTATTATTTTTATTAACAAAAGTACCATTAGATATAACTAGAAAGTCAATATTATAAATAGCTTTATCAATATTTTTGATAGTCTCATCTAATTTATCGTCAGGGAGATCCGAAATATAATTATTAAGGAAATTAAATTTATTTTCAAGTTCTTTAATTTTTTCTTTAAGTTTAAGAATTTTATTTTTTTTATCTTTTTTTTCATAATAAAAGATAGTATTTAGCCTATCAAGACTCTTTTTTCTTTTTTCAGTATTGATACTATAATCCATAAAAAATAATATTAACTATATTAGCTATATAAAATATTTTTAATTAGATAATTCTTTCATTAATTTATCAAATTCTTCATTACCAAACGCGGATTTTAATTTTTCTTCTAATTCACTAGCATCAATTTTATCATAATTAATTGATTCTAAATTATCAGAAAGTATACCAGAATCAATAAGATTTAATAAGATATCATCAATTTTCTTTTTACTATCTTCAATTTTTGTTTGTTCTTTTTTATAAAATTCAATTCTATCAACTCTTAAATTATCTTCTCCATCATCTTCAATTTTAGCGCGATATTTGTATTTATGTTGATAATCAAATTCTTTTTTATGTTCAGTTTTTTTATCAATAGAATAAATAGTTTTAAAATCAGTATCTTGAACTTTAATTTCATCTTTAAAATTACCCATTTTTTTATCAAAAACATTTTTATCTTTATCTTCAACACTAACTTTATGAATAATTAAATCATCTGATTCTTTAATTTTTTTTTTGTAATCAAAATTTTTTATAATACCTTTATATGGTTCATTAATTCTTTTAGAAAGAGAATCCTTAAGTTCTCTTTCACATTCTTGTTTTTTATTATCAATAAGAGAGGATAGATTAATATTTGCTTTTTCTATTTTTTGAGGCTTGATGACGATATTTTTTAAGTCTTCATTATTATAGGTTTGGTCAATATTATTAAATTTCTTAATTTTTCTAATATTATATGAGTTTCTTGAATTAATACTCATTATTTAATAATATATCTATGTATTTTTTTATATAAAAATAAACTTAATATATAAAACTAGATTAAGTTGATAAATGTATGAAGAAATAGATTTATATAAAATACTAGAAGTGAATGAAGACGCATGTTTATCAGATATAAAAAAATCCTATAAAAAGTTAATACTAAAATATCATCCAGATAAATCAACATCAAAAAATCATGAAAATTTTATAAAATTAAAACATGCATATGATATATTATCAAATAAAGTATCAAGAGAAAAATATGATAACAATAAAAAATCTAAAGAAAATGACATTTTATTAAAATATTTACAAGTTATAAAAAATATAGTAGTATCAAAAGAATACATAAATATATACAAAATATTATTTAATAAAATTTATATAAATAATGAGAATTTATCTTTAAAAAATATTTATAATAATAATATATTTAGGATAATAACAAATATAAATTTGGAAATTGATTATAATTTGAATGAAGTTTGGAATAATATACCAAAATTAATAAATATAAATAGAATAACAAATAATATATTTCAAGAATATATATTTCCAATTGATAGAAAACAAATCTATGAAAATGAAGGTGAAAATATACAAATTAATAATGAAAGTTATGTAGGTAATATTATAGTTGAAATAAATGTGAATGAAACATATAATGAGGAAAAGTATTTTATAGATAATAGTGATTTATATTTGATTGTAAATAAAAATCGGATAAATAATGATAAAATAGAGTTTAAATTTATTAATGATGAAGAGGAAAAAATAAATTTATCAAAATTAAAATTAAAAACAACAAATTATGGAGAGCTTAAATGTTTAGAAAATCATGGTTTGCCATACTATGATACAAAAGACGAAATAATTTGTGGAGAATATAATGTTCTGCACGGAAATCTTTATTTTATAATTATAAATTAATTATGGGTATAAAAAAATTGTTTTCATTTTTAGAATATAACAAAATATATAAAATCTATCCATTTTTAGATGATTTGATAAAAGAACTTGAATTAAACAAAGACAATATGATAATAGGTATAGATGGATGTTTATTTTATTATAAATATTCTCATTCATATGATAATGTATTAATAGGTTTTTATAATCAAATATTAAAATTTCTTTCTCATAAAATTATACCCTTATATATATTTGATGGTGGCACAATAAAAGAAAAAGAGTTAACAAATAATTTAAGAAATAATAAAAAAAATAATTCTAAAAATAAAGTAGATTATATTGACAATGTACTAGAAAATAATAATTTAGGTAGTGATGAGGAAATAGAATTATTATTAAAGAAAAAAAAATTAGAAAAAAAGTCAATAAAAATGAGTAAAGATAAAATAATGTTAATTCTAGAGTTATTAGATATTTTAAATATTCCTTATATATTTTCATATGGAGAGGGTGAATATTTAGCAACACTACTAAATAAACTAAATATTATAGATTTATTTTTATCTGATGATACAGATCCAATACCAGCTGGTATAAATAAGATGATAAAATTTTATAATAATAGTGTATATTATCTTGATACTGACATTATTTATAAAAAATTAAATATCAATTATTTGCAATTATTGGATTTTTGCATATTATTAGGTACTGATTATTATTATTATAACATGAATTCAAATGCTCAATTAATTTTAGACTTAATAATAAAATACAAATCCATAGAAAATATTAAAAAAGAATTTGAAATTAAGGAAATAAATATTGATTTAATAAATAAAATTAGAGATATTTATAAAACATCACCAACTAAAGAAAAAGAATTATTTTTAAATCCAGAAAATGAGATTATTTCTAATTTTAATACAATAATTAATCATAATGATTTAAATTATTATTCAAATATATTATTAGAGTTTTGGGATGATTTAACATTAATTTTAATGACAGAAAGGAATGATAATAGTATAATATTAAAAAAAAATATTATTGAATTTATAAAAACAAAAAAATTCAACATAAAAAATATTATTAAATTTTTTAAAAATAATATTGATAATTTATCAGACGAAGAAATAAATAATACTGTTATAAGTTTAGAATATTTAAATGCTTTTGGATTTTAGTAATCTAAAAATTGATTTTTATTAAGGATAAAAGTATATATATATATACTTTATGAATACTGAGAACGAAGTAAATATTTGCAGTAAGGTATTAAATCTTATCGATATTTATAATTATATAAAAAATGAACATAATATGAATAATAATATAATTAAAAATGATAAAGATGATAAAGATGAAGAAGATGAAGCTACAACTTTGATAAATAATATACCAGAACTCATAATTGATTCATCAGTTATAAAATTATATAATTCAATAAATCAAATTAAATTAATAATATGTAATAAGTTAATAAATCAAATACTTGAAAACTCTCCAAAAGTAGAAATTGTAACAATAAAATTTAATAATATTAAGACTCAATTATATCCTTATCAAATTAATAATTTAAATTGGATGATAAATATAGAAAAAAATATATATACTGAAGAATTTAATGATATAAAAAAAATAATAAAATTTAGAGGAGGTGGATTATTTGATGAGGTAGGTATGGGAAAAACATTGCAAATAATAACATTAATAAATGTAAATAAATCAAATAACATGAATTTAATAAAAAATAATAAAATTTATTCAAAAGCAACATTAATAATAGTACCAAATCATTTATGTGGTCAATGGAGTAGAGAATTTGATAATCATTTAGAGAAGAAAATAAACATAATCAATTTATTAACAAAAGTTCATTATAAAAAATATACATTATTTGAATTAGTAAAAGCAGATGTAGTAATAGTATCATCAAACTTTTTTGTTAACTGTAAACTAAATCAGCATGAACAAAATGACGAATTATATAATGTTAAAAACATATTTAACAAAGATGTAAATATTTTTAACATTTATTGGTATAGAGTTGTCATCGATGAGTATCATGAAATAGAATCATCCAATCTATTTATAAAATTAAAGTATATTGAATCAGATTATAGATGGATAATTTCAGGAACACCATTTAAAGAAAAAAGTATAGAAGAACATTATGATTTAGATAAGACATCATTATCTGAGATTACGGATTATTTAACATATGATTTAAATGCCATAAACAAAGTAAATATATTTGATAAATATAATTACATTTACATAAAAAATCATTTTAGCAGAAATACTCATAATAAAAATATTAAAATTCTAAAACTACCGATTACAAATGAAGAAATAGTTTGGCTGAATTTTACAGAAACAGAAAGAATGATTTATAATGCTTATCTTGTAGACCCTAATAATACTCCTTATGATGTCTTCTTAAGACAAATATGTTGTCATCCAATGATTTCTGAAAAGTTAAGAGATAACTTAAGCAATAAAGTAGAATCATTAGATGATATTAGAAAACAAATTAGCAATATGTATTTAACCGATTTTAATAAGGCTGATGAACAATATAATGCATGTGTTGATAGAATAAGTAGGATTAAAAATGAGATATTAGAAATGGAAAAGGAAAAAAAGACAAATTTAATTGGATACAGCAATTTAAAGGATGAATTAATAACTGCAGAAAGTAAAGTAGATAATCTTAAATTAGTTAGAGATGGTAAAGAAAAGACAGTATTATACTATAAAAAATTCATTGAATTATTATCTGATATTGAAAATGTAAAAAAGGAAGAATGCACAATATGTTTAGATAATATAAAAGAAGAAGATTTAGGAATTACAATGTGTGGACATATATATTGTTATACATGTATAAGTACTATAGTAAAAGAAAATACATCAAAATGTCCAAATTGTCAAAAAGGTTTAAATTTAGATAAAATATTTTTAATATCCAAAAACAAATCAATGGATAAAAATAGTTTAGGAACTAAATTAGCATGGTTAATTAATTATATAAAACAAACACCAAACAAATATAGAATAATATTTTCACAATGGGATTATTTATTAAAAGAAGTAGGTAAAACCTTAGAATCAAATGATATAAAAAATTTATATTGTCAAGGAAATGTATATCAAAAAGATAAAGTATTAAGATTATTTAATTCTAAAGAAGAAAATAATCAATACAAAATAATAATGTTATCATCAGAGAGCACAGTATCTGGTTCAAATTTAAATAATGCAGAAGAGGTCATTTTTCTGGATCCAGTTTACGGAGATAAACAACACAGATTAAATACAGAAAAACAAGCAATCGGTAGAGTAATAAGATTAGGAAATAAACATGAAAAAATAAACATAATAAGGATTTTAATAAAGAATTCAATAGAAGAAGAAATTTATAATTCAAATAAAGAATAAATAAAATAATATAAATTTTTATAAATTTAAAAATATTAATTATGTCAAATAAAACGACACAAAATGAAAATACAGAACAGGAGTATTCAGACATTATTACTATTAAAGATTTTAAGACAAAAGAAATTATGTATTATAACATGATGAATAAATTTTTTAATAATTGTACTGAAGAAGAAATTAAATTAATGATAGAAATAATAAATGGAAACAACACAATATCATTAAGATTTCTAGATTGGTTTGTTACAAGATATTGTTATTTATATAAATTATCATTTAATGTAAATAATGGTTATTGTAAAGAGGAAAATTTTAATATAAATATTAGTTATAAGGCACAACTAAAATCTTTTAAAAAAAAATATTTTGACCCATTTAGAAGAAAGAAAAAATTTTTTTATACATGTACAAAATATAATTTAACAATTTTAACAACACTTGGACAACTAAATTTTTTTAGATGGGCTATGAATTATGATATAATAAAATATACTGAAAAAAATTATAAAGAAATAACATCACAAATAAGTCATGTGAATAAATATTTTAAGAAGAATATTATAGAAACAAATTCGTTAAGTATAACAAGTACAACATCAGACGATAATCCAGATATAGAAAATAATATAGAAATAAATAAATCATCAAAAATAAAAATATCAAAAAAAGAATATAAATATCCTCAAGTTTCTAGAAATATTATAATTGAATTTTAATTTTTTAATAAAATTATATGTACTATAATTTTATTATATGAAACAACTACATAACTTATTATTATGCACGTCTTCTTTATTTATACTAATAATCATAGTTTTATTAATAAGACAATATTCTTATGTTTCAAAAGAAAATTTAATTAAATCAATTGGTAAAAAATTATAAATTAATTATTTTTTGTTTTTCTTCTATTAACTGTTTTTTTAACATTTTCAACTACAATATTTTTAGAAGTATTTTTATTTACTTTTTCATTAGTATCTATTTTAATTACTTGTTTTCTTTGATATTTTCTCTTTGGTTTAATTATTTGTTTATCATCAAAAGTAACTTTTTTGTTATCTTCTTTTATCTCTTCATCATCTTTGACATTAATATCATTATTATCATCATTACTTAACTCTTCATCTTTTTTATTACTATAATCATTATCAAGTTCTCTTGGATAATCAGTTTTAACATCAATATTGTCAATAGCACTTGTTTCTGTTTTAATAAATATTTGTTCAGTTTTCTTTTTAGCAACAAAGTCCCAATCATCTATTTTCTCTCGTTCTTCTTTAACATAAGTAATATGTTTATGAACATCAATAACATAACAAAATAGTTTAGTTCTTGCTTCCATTGTATCAATAAGTAAAGAAACAAAGTCTAAACCTAATACAACAGCAACAGAGTCACCAATATTAATATCATCAATACTTAGATTATTTTTGTTCATAGAAATTGTTGTATTTTGATTAATAGTAACTTTAATAGAAGAATCATGAATATCAGTAACATACTCTATTTCTTGAGAATCCCATTCAATATCCCATGTTTTAAGTTCTTCTTCAGTATTAATAAAATTTTGTAATAAATCAAGACAACATTCATCAAGAAAATCAAAAATTTCTTGATATTCAGGAGTTAATTCTAGATATATTTTGTTATGTTCTCTATTAATGTCTTTAACCTTTAAATAACCAGTTTCAAGAAATAATTTTTTATCATCAATTGATAACTTATTAAGTAGAAACTTATTACCTTTTTCATCTTGAATTGGTTGATATGATGATATATAGATATTTTTAAATAAATCTTTATTTAAAATATTCTCTTCTATTCTAAAAATAAATTTTTCCATAAAATATATAAATATTATATATTTATTAAACTTTAAAAAAATATCATTTAAACATTATAAAAATTTTAATTAATATTTAATTTATTTACCTTTTTTGGCAACAGTAGTTTTCTTAGTTTCAGCTGCCTTTTTACCCTTCTTGGGAGGTTCCGGTTCAGAGTCCGAATCAGAATCTTTATCTGAATCATTAGAATCAGCAGATGAATCAGAATTTACAATGACAGTCTTGGTTTTCTTAGTTTCTGTCTTTGATTTAGTCTCGACTTTTTCAATCTCTTGTTTTACAGGTTCACTTGAAGCAACAGCCTTCACTTCAGGCTCAGCAGAAATGTTCTTAAAAATCGTCTCAGAACTGTCATTAATTAAAACGGCAGATGCACGACTCTTTCCAAACGAATATTCAGTATAAGTCTTCTTAATAGAATTACCACTGTTCTCATAAGGAATTTTAATAATATCCATTGATTTAATAACAAACTTGATACCAGCACGACGCTTATCAGCATCAGGGTCTTTGTTCTTAGCAGCCCATACACATGATGGACCCCAAATGAAACGAATATAACAATTATAATTGTAATATTTATCCATATCAGAAGGAGTACGCACATCAACAGGTTTAGGTTCACCATAAATCTCCGCAAGTTCTTCTTCCGAACACTCATTAGCCTTCTTTGAATCAGGTTTAATAGTAGTAGGATTGCGGAAGAAAACCTTAGTATCAATTTCCTTGCGTTGTTCAATATCAGCCATAGCAACAGGTTTCTCAACTTGTTTACCATCCTCAACAAATTTCAATTTGAATGTAAGAGCACCAATTAAAGCTTTCTTCTTATCCTTATCAAGATTCTTGTTCTTTTGTAAGATATCACTAACAGCCTTTTTAATAATATTACTGTTAGTCTTATCAAGACGCTCATTTTCATAATAATAAAACCAAGCCATATTTAATTTGAATTTAACACTATCAAGTTTAACCTTTTTCTCCTCATCTTTCTTAGTATCATTATCATCATCATCTTCAGAAATAATTTCTTCTTCTTTAGGATGTTTAACAGAAAGACCAATTTTATAAAGACGGTCATATTTACCAAAAACAATCTTACGATTAGCTTCAAAACTCTCATCATACTCAGAAATAACATTTTTAAGCTTGATACATGACTCTTGTTCAGGGTCAATTTGAATTTTAACAAAATCGCGTTTATCAGGTGTATTAAACTTCTCGGAAGCAAAACCAGAGTATTTCTGATATATGAAATCAGTTTCTTCGTCCGGATATACAGGACGGCCATTATCCATCACAAATATTTTCGACTCAAATTGAATTTTCCCCTTTTGACTAGGGTCTTCAACATTAATAGGCTCGAAGGTAAGTTCGCGTGGCATAGTAATAATACTATATATATTCTAATATTTAACTTATTTTTATTATGTTAAAAAATCAATTTTTTTAAAATCAACTTTTTTTATTTCTATAAAAAATTGATTTTTTAATAATAAATTAATAATATATAAATATGTCATTTGAAGAACTAGACTTTGGTAAAATTTCTTATAAAGATAATACTGAAACAGAAAATGAGGATAAAAACATATATGATATTACTACAAATGAAGTATATCGTATAAAGAGATATTATGGTATAGACCCATTAACAGATAGAAAAGTAGATAGTAGTGTAATGTTTAAATACAAATATAAATGGGATCCTTATACAGGAAAGATATTGGGATTTGATGAGATTGGACCATTGTGTTTTAATGCATTAGATTTATACAATTATTATTTTGAAAATAGATATAAAGGATTATGGAATCCTTCTGAAGGTCAATATGAAGGATATTTTGGAGATATGTTAGGTACAGGATTTCAAATAAATATTAAATCAAGAGGTTGTCATCCTGAAAAATATCTTTTTAGAATTCCTATAATAGATTGTTATTTACCAGCTAATCATAATTATTCTATTATAACTATGGGTCCTCTATTAACTAAAGATGATATTGATGAAATTGATTATATTGTAAAAAAAAATATGTTAAGAAAAAATAATTTTACATCTTTAAGTGAAATTAAAAAAATGTATGATAAATCAATTAATAATGAACCAACAAAATTTTGTTATAAATTTAAACAAATAATGGAAAGTAATCCTAATAAAAGTAGACAAGAAATTATAGATATTTATAATCGTTATTGGGTTAATAAATTAGTTGCTTTAACACAATAGTAAAAAAAATATTATTTATATAATTATATTTCTGGAATAAATACTTCAGTATCAATTTCTTGAGTTTGTTGAATTGAAGTAATATCATTATAAGTCTTTTGATAAAGTTGTCCTATATCTGTTGTATATTCGGAATTTTCTAACAAGTCTTTATCTATAACTAGATTACATAATCCTGTACCTCCTTTAATGCATAGACCAGCCATAATTCTTGATGATACTGATTTCATATAGTCTATTTCATTAAATACTGCTGCTGTAATTAATTGATCTACTGTCTTTTCAAATGATGCTCTAGATAATGGGTCAGTATCCAATTTGTTTAAACCAAATCTATCAATTGAAGTTAAAGTACCAACATTAGTCATTAAGTCGCCAAAAATAGCAATGTGTTGATAGTTTGTACCAGAACCATTGGAAGTAAGGACTTCATGAATTTCACGAATAATTCTGGTTCTCGCTGCTTCAATACCAAAATGTTCATAAATAGTAATAATATCATTACAACTAGTTCTATTAAGGTCTACACCTATAATATTTTTAATTGCATCCATATTAATTCCTTTAGTATAGATGACATATTCAGATTTCTTCTCTACTGTTTGTTCTGCATTATCAAAGGACAAAAAGCGTTCTTCATAAGGTTTACCTCCTGAAATATCTTCTATATCTTCCATACCTTTTAATTTGAAGGCATCAACAAACATTTCCATAAAATCAACAAGAGTATTCGAATTAAAATTAATCATATCGAATCTAATGTGTATAATAGGAATATCATCATTATCAGTATTTGATAAAATAGCAAGTTGATTAATTTTATCCATAACTTGTCGTTTTTCTCTTCTAATTGCCTTAATATCTTGATAACGTTTTTCCCAAGCATAACAAAATTTGCTCTTAATATCAAGTAATGAAACTTCTTTATTTAATAATTTTTCTTTATCAAACTCAATTCTCATTAACCAAGGTAATCCATCAATAGAATTAGAACAACTTTCTTTATTTGGTTGATGAGTTTGAAATATTCCGATAATATTATCTTTTTCAAAAAAACCATCTTTTTCATATGGTTCAGGGTCATAGAATATTTCTATTTTTTGTCGAATATCTTTTATTGTTGTGAACTTAATATAAGATGCAATTTTATTTGCAAAATCTTTTTTGTTCTGATATTCTTTGTTTAAATATATAGTCATAAACGCAGCCTTTGGATTTTTAGAAAGAGAAAACACCTCTCTAATACGGTCTACACCGATATCAGTACCACCCTTACCACCAATACCAGCAGAGTGAATTGCTTTAAGCATAAGTTGTGTAATAGGTTCTCCTAAACTTTGTGCAGCAATAAGTCCAACCATTTCACCTGGCTCAACAATGTTTTTATTGAAATTTTTAATAATATCTTTTGATATCGTTTCTAATTGTTTTATACTAAGTTTATAATTAAACATGCACTTTTTAGGAGCAAGTATATCAAATAATGCAAATCTAAAAGCAGTTTTTGCTGTTTGGTCATCTCTAAATTTAACACTATTTGGATTTTCTCTTTCTTTTTGTGTCATGCAACATAACATTGTGTTTTCATTTTTTAATATATTTGTAATCATGTTCATGATATACATTACATCATAACATACATCACCTTTTAATTCATCAGTGTTTCTAATATTATCAACAATACGATGTAAATTGACAGGCAACATATAAGTTGTACCTAATGTAATATAATCTAAGGTTGCTTTAACTTGTGTTTTTCTTAAAGTATCTCTGATTTTTAACATATTTTTGTAATATGATTCATTATCTTTCTCGGAAAAGTTTTTAACCTTTTTCATTTCTTCTATAGTAAATTTATATCTAATTTCTACTTCAGAATTTGACATATCCATTAATTTAAAATGATACTCATATTGTTTAATCGTATCGGCACCTGAATCACCATATGTAAATTGCAGTATTCTTCCTACTGCATTTCTTACTGTTCCATCGTAATTTACCATAGAATCTTCAGTAGATTTAATTAATTTACGCTGGATATATCCTGACTCTGAAGTTCTTACTGCCTGGTCAATCATACCCTCTCGGGCAGCAATGGAATTAAAAATTAAGTTCGGAAGATTTAATCCATTTAAAAATGAACTTTCAATAAATCCTCTTGCTTCTGCTCTATCATCATTTTTGTAAAAATAAGGTAGAGTTCTGTCATTATAATTTTTAGGCATACGACCTCCGTGGAAGTCTTGTTGACCAATAATACCACACATTTGAGTAAAGTTAATAGCAGCACCTTTACCACAATTCATCATGATGACAAAGCCATTATCAGGACCAGTATTAGCCATAATAAGTTTAGATGCATCATCACGGATTACGGCCATTTTAGAGTTTACAGAATATTCAAATAGTTTTTCATTACTCATATCAGGATTATTTTCAACCTCAGTAATTTCGTGATTTAACTCTATTTTTTTAGTTTCATATAATTGTTTAATTTGATTATGTAAATCTTTTGTAATATGCAAGTCTTTAATACCAACACTCATACCATAAAACATATTATAATTGTTTGCAAGTCGTGAAGTATTGTCTATAAATTTTCTTGTAGATTCAACTCCATATTCATCCCAAACAAGTTGAACTAAACCATTCTTTTTAAATCCTAATACATCATCACCTAATATACCTTTATCAAGTCTTCCGTGTTGTATAAGAATTTTAGGATTAGCAGGGTCGCCTCTAATCAAGTTAATATTAGATGGGATAATATTAGAATAAATTTCTTTCCCTGTATAATCTTTGTCTTTAGAAACATCAACTAATTCATCTAATTCAACACCAGATAATAAATTCATAACAACTCGCCAATTAATCTTAAACTTCTCACTCGTTAAATTGTAAATTCCAATTAACTGATCTTGTACCATCGCAATAGTTGGCGATGAAGTCTTTGGAATAATAATCTGTAATTTTAAATCTGCAATTTCTTCTAATTCTGTCTTACTTTCTATGCTCTGGGGCGCAAAAATATTCATTTCCTTAAAGATATTTAAAAATATCTTTTCATTCTTTCTTTCGAAAGACAATTGGACTTTATCTTATGCCAATTCAGGTTGATTAGACCATCATTATTGACCGATTACCGTTAAGTCTCTGAACCCTCATCATATCCTTATCATAACGGACTTAGATGATTGGCTGCGGGTATCCTATTCTCCAAATAAATTGGATGATCATTACAATTATTACTATATAATCGCCATTACGCGATTCCCCATTAGTTTTTCAAATAATGGTTAGTATGTAATGCTTTAAGGGGTTCCCGAACAATTTGATAATCTTGCCTATAATAAATTATAGACTAGCAAGTTATATCTGGACTATTCTTACACTGTTTTCCTCATTAAGTATGAATAGTAACTTAATGAGCAGCTTGCTGTTGGAGACAAAATGAATAATCTCCATCGAACCTTTATACCAGATTCAAATAGGCATTTCTTCCTATTATCATTATCCCTTATGATACTACTCATAAGCACAGTTTCCTGTGGGAGTGGACTATACCTTAAGCTAGCTCAGAATTACCAATTCTTCATTGCTAACCGACAACAACGTAGTCTCTGAGGTCAAGTTCTTAACTCTAGTATAACAAGTTAAGATACAAAACCTGCGGATTGCCTATATATTTCTTACATTTTTACCATACCCAAAACCTTTCGGTCTGGCCATCTGTTAAATCACTCTAACAAACTTGGTAGTAAGAACTTTAAGGGTTTCCCGCATATCATTGTCTTGCCTAATACTATTAATGTATCAGACTAGCAGATAACACATAGTCTGCTGTTCCCGACATCAGTTTATCGGCGTTATATGGTTTAGTGACATTCGGATTGATTCTAAAAGTACAATAACTCGGATTGTCAATAACCTTGCATCTGTGCCCCATCATAGATAATTTGTGTAAAGTAGGTTGTCGATTGAGTAAAAATATATCACCATTAACAGTGTGTCTTTCTACTATATCGCCATATCTTAACTCTATCTTTTCCTTTCTAAATCTTAAATCAATTTGTGAACGAACATCTGAATCACCAGAATTAACTGGGATAACAAAGTTCGCACCAGGATATACATCCCTACCATTTCTAACAAGTTTTTCTAATTCATTTTTATTTTGTGGTGTAACAATTTCTGGAAATGTTATATTTCGTGCAATTGCAATTGGTACACCTAATTCATTTATACTTAAATACGGATCGGGTGTAATGACTGTACGACCGCTAAAATCAGTTCTCTTCGAATCGATATCTTCAACCATAGCTTATGTCTTTATTTAAAATTTAAACTATAAGCCTTAGGTCAAGGGTGATATCTACAACTTAATTCATCTCAATAAATCAAGATAAATCAAGCCCAACTCCTTAAAAGTTGGAGGTCTTGTTACCAAGACCCGGACTATACCTTAAGCCTAACAACTAATTGTTAGACCCACTACCATCTAGTCTCTGAACCTTCTCCATATACTCTTGTACTAATACAAGAGTACTTAGGAGCTTGGCTGCGGATTGTCTAATACCAGTTTCCTGGTTCACTATTCTAGTTATTACTTTTAAAAACGAATTTCTCCGTTAGTTCAAAATTCCTTTCAGAATCTTGGAAGTATAGAATAGCTATTGATTTCTCAAATTAGAGGTTCCCGCAATTTGGGAGTGTTGCAGCAATTTTATAATTGCCACTAGACGATTATATACTATTACTAGGTTGTATTTATACTGTTTTTCCAATATGGTGATACAACAACCATACTGGCAGTCGCCTATTTTGAGCAAGAATGAACTCTTCCCTAAAGAGTTCGATTACCCATAAGATTGTTTCTGATACGGCCTTCTTTGCCTTTCAAACGCGAAGATAAAGATTTAGTCATAATACCCTTTTGTTCAGATTGTGGGAGTTTAAGTGATTCATTATCATAATAAACAGCAACATGATATTGTAAATAAGTGATATGGTCTTGAAAATATTTATGAGCACTTTCATTAGTACTTTCTTTATGCTTAGCAACACGAATATTTGCTTTAAGAATATCTGCTAATTTAATAGTTAAATGGTCTTCTCTAGTTGTTGAAGCCATAAAATCTCCACGAACAGAAGGTCTAACTTGAACAGGAGGAACAGGAAACACTGTATGAATCATATCTTCAGGTCTTGACTTTGTAGGGTCAATACCAAGAATGAGACAATCCCTGTCAGAAATATTTTTAAGAATGTTGTACACCAATTGTGGATTTAAAATATCTTTAACAGGTTTTTTATCTTGAGCATCATCAGCATCATTAACTCCAGCAGCTTGTAAAACATATTCTGCAATAATATTAATATCAACAGTAGTTTTCTTTTTTAATGATTTAATTTTAGGAACAGGAGCCCCACAACCATAATTAGCCTTTTGACAATAAGTAATATTTTTAACAGTATTTTTAAATTCATTTAAACGATTTTTTCCTTTTTTATTTTTTAAAATATCGATAATTTCTTCTTCATTTTTATAAACCAAAAGTTTAGAACATTTAATACAAATACACTTTAAAACTGAAATAATATGTTCAAAAAATCCCATATGAAAAACAGGTTCAGCTAAAACCATGTGTCCAAAGTGTCCATTACAATAATCTGTTGAAAGTCCACAAGTAGTACATTCTAATTCATTAGATGTAACACCCATACGCTGGTCTATAAGACCACCTCTTTCAGGCTCAGTATTATCATAAAAATTAGGTGCAACGAGTCCAGGGGTATCCCTGCCTAGTGCAGACATATTCTTTATTTCAGTATTACCTAAGATTGTGAAATCGATTCTTTCTATAGAAGAAACTTTTTCATTATACTTATGTGTACCAAGCATTATATATATATAACCATATAATCTTTATATTATTTATATAAAAATTCATTTTTTTACAAATAACTTTTAATAAAAATTTGAAAAAAACTAATAAAATATTGATTTATATTTAAAATTATATAGTTTAATATCATAACTAAAATGAATTTAGACGATAAAAATAAGTTATTACCATGGTCAGAAAAATATAGACCAAATGAGATTGATAACATAATATATCATGAAAAAATAAAGCATTCAATAGTAAATTATATGGATAATAAAAGACTACCACATTTATTATTTTATGGTCCAGCAGGAGTAGGGAAAACAAGTTTAATAACAGCAATAGCAAAGCATTATTATCAAGAAGATTTTGACAATATGATATTAATATTAAATGCATCAGAAGAAAGAGGTATAGAAACAGTAAGAAACAGAATCAAACAATTTTTTACGACAATTGGTTTAGCAGAAAATCCAAATACACCATCATTTAAATTAATTATTTTAGATGAGATTGATGCAATGACAGAAGATGCACAAGCAATTTTAAGAAAAGTTGTAGAAAAATATGTTAATAATGTTCGTTTTTGTTTTATTTGCAATTATTTAAAGAAAATAAATCCAGCGATTCAATCAAGATGTATTATTTTTAGATTTAAACCAATACCACAACCTTATTTGGAAAAATTTGTATTAAATGTTTGTGAAAAAGAAAATATGAAAATAACAAAAGAAGGAATGAATTTAATAATAAAAAGAACAATTGGCGATATGAGAAAATTATTAAATATATTACAATCAATATATATGTATGTTGATAGCACAAAGTCTGAAAATGATTGTGTTAAAATAAATGAAAAAAATGTTTCAAAAATATTATCATGTCCAACAGAAAAACATATAATTAGTATATTAAATATAATCCAAGAAAAAGATTTAAAAACATCATGTATTTTTATTGAAAACTTGATTAATAAGAACGGTTTATCTCTAAATGAATTAATTGGATGTGTTTATGAATATTTTATGGATAGTATAATTAATAATAATAAAAGCATTATTAAATATTCTGAAGAACAATGTGTAAAAATTATTAAAAATATGAGTTTAATAAATGAAAATTTAACATATTGTAATACAGATAATATTCAATTAATATCCTTTATAGCACTGTTTTATTTATAAATAAAAAAAAATTGATTAAAAGATTATTTATTATATAATTATATATAAGATGACAGAAGAAAGAGTTAATAAGAAAATTAATCAATTTGCACTTTTAGACTCTGAAAATGATAGTAGTAATGAAGATAATATAAAGGTAATTGAAGATAAAAAAGTTTCAAAACCGACACAAACAAACCAACCAACTCAAATAACTAAAGAAATAAAGAAGAATCAATATAATTCAACAAATAAAAATGTAAATTTAATTTCAAATAAAATAGAAGATGATATGTTTAAACAATATTATGGTAAAAAATCATATACCAATAATAATAAATATAGACAAAATAATTATAATAAAAGAGAAGATACAGAATTTAAAGTTGTTAGTAAAAGGAGAGAACAAGAAAAAAAGATATATGAATGTAATTTTAAAGAATTTGAAGAAAATTTTGATAAAATTATTTTACCAGATTATTTTCGTGTATTAGCCCATCATAATGATGACAAAAGTTGGGAATATAATAATTATCATAATATAACAACTTTAAAAACATGGGGCAATGTAATAACATTTTTAAATACTTTAAATACAGTATCAGGAGAATGTAAGTTTACAGATTTTGATTTATTTTTAATGAAAAATGAAATATCTCCGATGTGGGAAGATCAAGAAAACAGAAATGGTTCTATATGTTCAGTTAAAATTGATTCTGTCGAAGAGGGCTATAATATTTTTAAGGAATTATTAATCCATATGGTAAATCACACTGTTTTAAAATTTAATCCAAGTACTTGGAGTTCTATAAATGGACTATCATTTAGTACTAAAAGACTTGAAAATATTAATTATGATGCACATTGTGTAATAATTAAATTATGGTTCAAAATTAATATTATAAATTATGGACCAATTGATAAACTTCTAAATGATGAAGTTTCAAAGTTAATTTCAAGATATTCTGTTAAATTAAAAGCTATTAAACCAGAATATTAAATATTTTTATATAAAAAATAATTTTTAATTATAAAATTAAAAAAAATATTTTATTTCTATAAAATAAAAAAATTGAATTAAATTCATTAAATCAAGATTATTATATTATTTAATGGGTTGTTTACTAAGTAAAAGAGCCACTGTAGAGTTAAATTGTGATATAAAAAATCCTCAACAACAATTAGTTCCAGATGAATTTAGAACTTTTGATTTAAATAATATTAATGGATTATTCTATGTAGAATCGGTATATGATGGTGATACAATAACTATTTTAATTCCAATTAAAACACATATATATAATATGAAAGACAGAAATAATATTGATATTAATTCTGATACTAATAAAAATAATTTAATATATTTAAATAGAGTTAGAGTAAGACTTTATGGTATTGATACTCCTGAAATGAAACCAAGAAAAGATTTACCAAATAGAGAACAACATATAATTAAAGCTAAAGAGTCTAAACAATTTCTTTCAAACCTTATATTAAATCAGGTTATAAATGTTAACTTTCTTCAAAATGATAAATATGGTAGACCACTTGTAAATATATTTCTTAGAGAACAAAATATTAATGAATTAATGGTATCAAAAGGATTTGCTAAAAAATACGACGGTGGAACAAAAGATACAGATTTTTAATTAATTTTATTTCAAAAAATAAAATCTACAAAATTGAATTAATGACTTTTAATGACTTTATGTTAAATTTTTATAATAAAATTTAAATATGCAAAAATAATTAAAAAAATAAATGAGATTAAATATTTAATCATCTAAATCTATTTTAAAATGATTTTATGTTAAATTTATATATTAAAATTTATATATGCAAAAATAATAAAAAAATAAATATGATATTAAATATTTAATATTTAATCATCTAAATCTATTTTTTTACTTTTAACAGCATCAACATCTTCTTCTTCATCAGAATATGAATAAGTAATGTTTCTAATATTTTCTTCTTTCACAGGAGAAAGAGCAATAGTTATTGTTCCCAATGTAGCAATAGTATAAATTATTGTAAGAGCAAAATCATTTTTCATATATATTGAAATATCATTGCATAAATTTGCACATTTTGTAAATAAAACAATATTTTTAAGTTCATAAACTCCTTGTACAATATTATGCGTTTTTTTGTTTTCATTTGATATATTTAAACCTCCTTCTTCTGATTTATATATTGTACTTCTTTCTGCACAATCTCCTTTACATGTGAAAATAATATTTTTAGATGTACATTTAATATCAACATATTCTGCAATATTATTCATTTCTCTGCATAATTTATGAAATTCACCACTTGGCATTGTAATTTTAATATCAAATTCGATTTTTGCAGTTTTCTTATGTTGTTGATTTAAATCCAATAATTTTAATTTGTAAAATGTTTTAGATTTTTTATCTTCATTTTCAATTTCAATAATTAAACTTTGTTTATCATTTTCTTCAATATAAAAGGACATTGTATCATCTTTGTCAACTGATTTTAATAATTTATATAAATTTTGTAAACAGATACCAAGTTCAAATCTTTCATATTTGCAAAAATATGGATCAAACTCTTTAGCATCAAGTCTAACTTTTATAAAAATAGTTCTAGTAGTATCAGCAGTTGCAATTTCTAGACCAACAAATTTATCAGGATTTTTTGGGTCGGGTGCTGTAAAAACCCAAGTAGTTTCTGTAAGGACATTTGACAAAACCTCTGTTAATGTTTTAAACGGAATAACATATGCAGTTTTTAAAAATAATATTTTTTTGGACGACTGACTTGACATAAAAAATATATTATTATATTTAATCAAAATTATAAATCAGTTTATTTATTTTATTTATTTTAATCATTTAAAATATTTAAACCATTATTTTTAATATCTAATTCATCTTCATCATCAGAATATGAATATGCTATATTTCTTATTGTATCTTCTTGAATTGGAGAAAATGATATAGTAATTATACCATATTTATCAATATCATAAATTAATACTAATGCATAATCATTTTTCATATATATTGTAAAGTTAGTACTAATTGTAACAAATTTATTAAAAAGTATTATATTTTTTAATTCAAAATTACCATTTACTTTTGAATTTTTAATATTTTTCTTTTCTTCTTTTTTATCATCTTCTTCTTCATCTTCTTCATCTTCTTCTTCATCTTCTTCATCTTCTTCATCTTCTTCATCTTCTTCTTCTTTTTCATCTTCATCTTCTTGCTCTTCTTCATCATTAATACCAGTAATAGTTAAATCATCTTCGTTATTAAGATAAACACTACTTCTATCAGCACAAGTACCTTGACAAGAAAAAATAATTTTTTTAGATGAACAATTGATATTAATATAATCAGAAAAAATATTCATTTCTTTACATAACTTATGAAATTCATCACAAGACATATTAATTTTTTTTTCAAAATCAATTTTAGCAACTTGTTTAATATTATTTGTTAAATTAACAAGTTTTAATTTATAAGTAGTTTTATTTTTTTTTTCTCTATTACCAATTTGAATAATAAGATTTTGTTCATCATTTTTATTGACAGACATAAATATTAAAGAATCATCTTTATCAACAAGTTTTAATATTTTATTTAAATTTTCTAAACTAATACCCAAATCATATCTTTCTGGTTCACAGTGGTATGATTTAAACATTCTACTATTAAATTTAGCTTTAAAAAATATAGTTTTAGATGGGTCTGGTGTTGATATTTCCATTCCAATAAATGCTTTAGGATTCTTTGGTTCAGACTTTGTAAAAGACCAAATTACCTCAGATATCATATTATTTAATGTTTCAGTAAGCACCTTTATAAGTTGAACCTTTCTTATTCTAAAGTTTAAGATATTATCTTCCATTAGATAAATTTAGGTATAGATGGATATATCTGTTAAATTTTAGATATATATAATATAATAATAATAAATCAATTTTTTATTATTTAGTATAAAAAAAATAAAAATATAATTGTTTTTTTTTATAAACCAATTAATATAATAAATGGGTTATGTTTTAATAAATCCTAGAATTCAAGGAAGAGAAATTTCTTCTAAAAGAAGTTCTAATAGCGATGCTGCTAATGAAATTTGGTCAGAATTGTCAGGTAATATAAAAAACTTCGTTCCTAAATTTTATTTTACTCTGCAAAATACAAAAACTAATGGTTTAAGTCATTATGTTGTAAAAGAAAGTTTTAAGAATGATAAAGTTAAATATAAACTTAAACAATACAAAAGTAAAAAAATGAACGATAAAGAAATTTTAAATATGTTTTCTCAAGATGGTGGAAGAAGAAGAGATAGAGATAGAGATGAAGATGATGATTCATCATCTGATTCTTCTTCATCTGAAACTGTTTTTACTCTTCCCACAGGAAAGAGTTGGAAAGATTATACATTATTATATTATCCAACTGTTTATGGTGTACCACTTGTAAGTTATCCAACATTTAAATTTCCTTTTGTGACTGGTACAAGTCTTGTTTTATCCTCTTATCCTTTCACTATAACTTATTAAATTATTAAATTATTATTTTTTTTTATTTCTTTCAAAAGTTCTCTTAAGAGATTTTTGAATTTTACCTCCTGTTTGTCGTTTTTCATTTATTTTTTCAAATATTCTTTCAATTATCTTAGGGTCCTTAATACCTTCTTCAGAAATAGCTTCTTTAATAATATCTTCTTTCAAAGAATTTTTAGATTCATATTGATTGATACGAAGTTTACCTCCTGTTACATTAATACAAGATTCTCCTAATCTCTCAAGATGTTTTAAAATATCAATTTCTGCTGCTTTCTTTGCATTAGTTAAAGTTTTTAATTCCATTTGTAATTCTCTTATTCTATCATCGTTTTTAACATATAATTTAACCTTATTTGCAAATTCTTCTGTAAATTCATATTCACCCTCTTCATCTTCAGAATATTCCGAATTATTCTCTTCCTCTGGTATATCAGATGATAAATTATCTTTTTTAATATCTTTTTTTGTTTCTTTTTTTTTAGGTATTGGTAAAGATGAATCTTTTTCATTAGTATCTTCTAAATTATCTTTATCTTCTTTATCTTCTTTATCTTCTTTATTAGTTCCTTTTTTGGATTTATTTTTTTTTTCTGGTTTATTTTTTTTTGAAGAGAGTTTATTAATAATATCTAAATTTCTATTTTTATAAGAAGTTTCATTATCACTATCAGACATATCTTCAATATATTTAGAACCAAGAGTTTTTTTAATATTAGAGTAATCATCATTATTTGTGAAAACAATAGGTTTAGAATTTAAATCGTTTTGTATTTTACTAAAAATATTTTTATCGTTCATAATTATATTTTATTATATTTTTATAAATAAAATATTTTTTAATTAACTTTTTTATTATTTTTTATTATTTTTTATTATTCAATATTTTTTAAGCTATAAATATTCCATTCAGAATCATTAATTTCTAAAATATTATGTTCATGCAAAAAGTTCAATAAAACTAGAAGCGATGGGCTAATATATTTTAAATCTTTTATTTCTAAAGAATAAATTTGTCCTTTATGTTCTTCAAAAAGTTTTTTTATTTTATCTTTTTGTAAATGAGAAAAATAATATTTCATCATTTCATCATTATTATATTTATTTTCTTCTTTAATTATTTTATATTCCATAATTGTATCAAAAAATAATTCCATTTGATTAGAAGTATCTTTTTGAGTATCAACAATATCTGAAAAAAAATGTTTATTTTTGTCAAATTTATTATTATAATATTTCATAAATATATTTATTAAATATATATAATACATTCCATCATCTTCTTTTTCTTCATCTTCTTTTTTATCATCTTCTTTTTGTTCTAGATTAACATATTTAGAATCATCATTAATAGTAATAAAATTATTAATGCTTTTATCATTTTTTAAATGTATACTTTCAAATAATTCTTGAATATGATCTTCATTAAATTCTTCTTCATCTAATTCTTTATATATTTCTCTTATATTTATAGGCTTGTTGTCTTTTTTATCAATAATAAATTCAGATGGATTACTAATAATTTCATCTAGATTATCATCAATAAATTTAGATATATCCATTTTCTATTAATTTAATATTATAATAATATTAAATCAAATTTTTTAATAAAAAAAAATAAATATTTTATAGGCAACCTCTTTGAGTAGCATAGATATCTGGCATAATAGAAGAGTTGAGGAAAGGTGAAACAACTGTCTTGGGGTTAGGAGGTTCAGCTCTAATATCATATGTAGCATTCTTGTTAGAACCAAGTACAGAGCTAACTGGGATGCTCTTAAGTACTGGAATGAGGTTAGGATTAGAAACAGCGACAGGATTATCAAGGATTTGGAAACCTTTAACAAGTTTCTTATCTAACATATCGTTGTTAGGAAGATATTCGTTTGAGTTATAAAGTTGCATAATTTTTTGTTGTTGAGATTGAGGATTGTTATTTGTAAAGTTTGCTAAATCAGCACTACCATAGTTATCAGATGTTTGTGAAAAACCCTTGAAATCAGAGTTAGTGTTATATTCATTGTTTCTGAAAACAAGTGCATCATCATAAAGACTGTTAAGTTCATCTTGAGAAGCTTGTGATGGAGAACCATCAAAATTAAAATCACTTCTGATTTTACCATTTGCGTAGTTGAAAGGTATTCTTGTTTTACCTTGTGGTACAGCATCAATACTTCTTGATTTACTTCTGTATACATCTTGTCTAGAATTATCAACAACAAGGTCATTACCAGTTTCAACTTCTCTAATTAATTTATCAAGAACAGATTGTTCAGGACCAAGGTTAAATCTTTGAGCATCAACATTTTCAGGTAAAGGATTTTCGAAAGAAGAACGGAGTTCAGATAATTCTTCACCACCAATTAAACTATCAAGTTCAGGATTAACTTGTTTATCATTTGATAAAATTTTGTCAACTATTTTTGAAGTGTTAACATTTTTATCTTTAGATGCATTTAAAGCATCAATAATATCATTTTTAGTAGTCATAGCACCACCAGTAGTAGATGCAGCAGTTACTCTGGAATCTAATTGAGAAGGTGCTTGACCTTCAGTTTGGAAGTGGTCTATTTTAAGAGCACCTTGATTAGGTATTGCATTACATTTTTTGTTTTGTATCCATACTAATACGGCAAGAGCCACAACTAAAAATACTAAAAGAAATCTTATATCTCTTTCTGCCATTATAGAATATATATTCTATATATAAAATATTTATTCTAAAAAAAAAATATATATATACTTTATTATAATGAATAATTCTATTTATTTAAAAAATAGACAAATTAACCAATATGATTTGTCTTCAACTTCATCAAATTTTATGTCTAGTATAAACAAAAAAATTAATTCTAATAAAATCATGAGAGGTGGTTGTGATGATTGTCTTAAAATTTTAAACGGCTTTAATAGTGGAAATATTGAATTAGCTCTATATATTTTGAAGCAAGGTAATTGTTGTTACTCATGTAAAGATGTTGATGGTAATACAGTATTACATCATTTGGTATCGTGCAGTTCAAATAACGCTGATTGTAAAAATTTTATTTACAATTTATTAGATAATGAAGACTGCTCTGATTTTATTAATATTCAAAATAATCAAGGTCAAACACCTATGCTTCTTTCGGTATTCAATGGAAACGATGAATTAGCAGATAGATTAAAAAATGCAGGTGCTGATCCAAAAATTCAAGATATTAATGGTAATTTTATTCAATCTGAAACTGAAAATGATACTGATTTTGAACAATCTCAAAAAAATGTTATTAATGTAATTAATATGAAGATAACTCCTCCTCCTGTAAATCTTCCTAAAAAGAACTCTATGGAATTAGAAACTGATGATTTTATGAGTGAATTAAAACGAGATAATAATGGTTCTGGAGTTCCTGTTGCTGAATTTGCTCCCTCCGTTGCTAGAACTTTACCTAAAGAGATTGATTTAAGTACACATTCTGATACTGATGATATGCTTCAAAAAATGAATACTCTTATTAAAAATGACCAATTTGCAAGAAGTATTAAAGAATCTAGCGATGGAGATGTTGGTATTACTGATCGTATTGTAAGTGAAGTTAAAAAAGGCACATTTGATAGAGAAACACCATTAGTAAAACCAAGACAAGTTAGAGAGGAATTAGATACTGATGCTATCTTTAAAAAATACAACTACGATGATTTATCTAGTTTAGATAGAAATAATATTAGTCTTTTATCTGATGCAACTGTTTCTGAGAATATTAATACTGAAACATCTGAAGGTGCTTATATTGCAAATCTTAAAAATGCACTTGCAGAACAAGAAGAGACTGGATTATCAGAAGTTGCAGGTCAAATTGAAGGTTCAGATATTGGAACAAGTGATTTAAGAGAGGCTTTAAATAAAGCAGATATCAATGTGGATTTTTTAAATGAAACTAAACAAACAGGTGGAAGAAGAATTAATGGTTATAGAAAGATTGATAACAAACCTGATGGTGAAACTGATGAAAGTGATGAAACTGATGATTTTGATACTGATTCTGGTATAAATTATGATGCATTTTATGATTCTGATAAAGAAGAATATGGACAACGTGGTGGTGCCAAAAAGATGGAATCACCTTTATCGAGAATGCTTGTTAATCAAAGAGAAAAATTACATGAAGAGGTTCTTGAAATGTTAATGGGTTTTCTTAACAAAGGTGTACTGATGCAAAATAATAGCCCTATTGATGCGAATGAAAGAAATGCTAAACTTGTAAAGGCTTTTATTTACAGACATATTGCTGAAAAGAATCCACAAATGAGTGGCATGGATAAAATTCTTATGTTTAAGACAATGTCTGAAGATGAAATTGTAAAACTTGTTAACAAAATGCCAAACCTTGATGAACTTGAAAAGAGTATTCAAAAACACATTGCTGAAAAGCAAAAATCTAAAGGTAAAAAAGAAGAATCTTCAGATTTAACTGAAATGTCTGAAACTGTAGAATCAGAAGTTGAAAAGAAAAAACCTGCTAAAAAAACAGCAACTAAAACAACAGCTAAGAAAACAGCTGCTAAAAAAACATCAGCAAAGAAAGGTAAGAAATAAATAATAAAGTAATAAATAAAATATTTTTACAAAAATAGTTTAGTTTATAAATATAAATTAAAATATTGATATTAATTATTTATGGAAAATAAAATAAAAAAAATAAATAAAAATGTATTCATGAAAAAAATTTTACATAAAATAAAAGAAAACTTTGAGAATGAAGAAATAAAGAATGAAATAAAAAATGAAATAATATATCCCTTATATAAACAAATTAATAAAACAATTTTTCCATATTATGTTGTGTTTATAATAGTTTTATTAATAATATTAATATTGTTATCATCAATATTAATTTTTGTTGTAAATATTAATGCAAACAAAAAGATATAATTGATTTATTTTTTTATTATATAATTATATAATAAATGAATCTTTTAATAAAACTAGTTGTTCTTACAGTTACTCTATATATGTATATTAGTTTATTCCTTGATGATTTTGATAATAAAAAAAATTACATATCATACAAAATATATTTATTTGTATTTGTTTTTATAATACAATTCTTAATACAATTATTTTCTGCATTACTTACCAAAAAAAATGTTAACTTATATAATTTTATTGAAAATTCTATTAATAATTCATTACTTGCCGTTGTTGCTTATAGTGTTTATAATGATTTATTTATTAATGAATTTTATAATAATTTTAATCATCAACAAAGAGTTATGGTATTAGTATTATTAATTACTGGTTTTATGACTGCTATTAATATTATACAATTAACATTAAATCCTTTATGTATGGTATAAATTATATAATATAGTAATTTACTAATTTAATTTTCTTAATATTTTTTTAATCTTAATTTATATATATAAATATATAAATGATTTCATCTGAATTTATTAATAATATAAAGTATGTAGGTAAGTTATCACTTGTTTTTATAATTGTATTTTTATTGCTAAAATTTATTATAAATCTTAAACCATATGAAGCAATATTATTATCTCTTATTATTATTGTATCTATTATTATTGTTGAAAATCTAGTTTATATAAATGATTTAGCTTCTGATCCTTTAAATTGTGATCAGTGTAAAGTTTCTACTATGGATGTTATCAATAATAACTCTTTATCTAATATGGTACCTAATCCAATGGTTGAAACAGAAATGAAAGAACATTTTGAAGCTTCAAATTTATTTACTAACCTTGCAAATGCTAGTAATGCATTTGTATCATCACTTGTAGCTCCAACAAATCCTACTACTACTAATCTTCCTCAACAAACTGTCCAACCTGTCCAACCTGTCCAGCCAAATTTAGTACAAGTTCCCGCTACTTCTACTAGCACAAATGTAGTAATGGCTAAAGGAATTAGCCCTCTTAAGGAAGATGGTTCTCGTGTTATAGAATACAATGGAAAAATGTGGGAATGTAAATTGTTATCAAAAGGAGGTAATCCATCTGGTTACATTATGAGAACAGAAGATGGTCAAGATTTTTCTTGTCCAAGTTTACCTTTAGATACATCTAGAACAACTGCTGAAAAGTTTTCTAAAATTGAGGGATTTGCTAATTTAGAAACTACAACGATGACTGAAAATCAAAATGCAAATTTAAATAATTATATAAAAACTCAAGAAGAAATTAATAGTTCTATTGTAAATAAAATTGATAATATTGCTGCGGAAAATGCTAGTTTAGATGATGTTATACCAGAAAATATAAAGACTACAACTCCTGAAACAAATGGTGATAAAGTTCCATCTGATAAAGAATTTGACCAATCTTATGTACAATATCAGAAAGATGGTACACAAGCAGCTGAGCGCGTAATTTCAGAAAAACAAAATGAATTTAAAATGGCTATTGGAAATCAAGGATTAGTTAAACAATATTTAGATGATGGTAAAAAATATTATAACAGAATACATAATGAATCAGTATCAGCACCAACAGATACTGATGCGATGAGAAGCGAAATGAAATATGGTGATTTTAATTATATTTCACCATTAAATGAAGGTATGACAAATAGAATGTATACATACATTGCACCTAATAACTGGTACCCAATAAATCCTCATCCACCTGTTTGTGTAACAAATAAAAATTGCACAACTGCACCGATAACAATATCAAATGGAAATGAATATATGCAATGGGCATCATTAGATGATTTTGATAATGCAAGAAGATTTACTGGAAATATGGGAATAAATCTTGAATATATAAAAAATGTTTTAAACAATGATAATGCCTATTAAATATTAGTTCTATCAACATTTAATAAAATTTCCATAACATCATCATCGTATAAACAATTTAATGTTTTATAATTAAGATAATATTTAGAATATAAAAGAGCATCTACATATAAATCATCTTTATTTTGGTGATATTTATCATTATAAATTATAATAAACTTATTAGTAAAATTTGTAATAATATTTTTGTAAGATGATATAGAAGTAATTAAAAGGTTTTCAGAAAAAGTAATATAATTATTTAGAAAATACATATTAGTTAATATGTAAGTTTAAATTTATATCTTTTTTTCAATTTTTATTGTATAATATGTTTGATTTCAAATATATATTAATAATAATATTACTTGGTATAATTATTTATCTAGTTTATAATTTATATTCTCATCAAACAAATAAATTAGATAATTTAAAAAAGAATTTTACTGAGAAAATAGATTCAGAAATGGATGATATAAATACAAAATTAGATGAAATAGAAGAAATGATAGAATCAAGATTAAATGATAACAACAAAAAAATAAAAGAACTATATTCTCTACAGAATAAAATAAATGAAGTAAATAAAATGAATAATCAATCAATAATAAATCAATTTAATCAATATGATGAAGGATTAGATATTGACGAAAATAAAAATCAAATTTTTATTTCAGCAGAAAATTCAGATAATAAAAATAATATAACTGATACAAAAAATAATAATTGTTTTGTAAAAATAGGTCAAATAATAAATCCTAAAAAAGAAATGTTTTATATGAGTTCAACAAACAATAGTAAAAATAAACAATCATCAGATAATTCACATAAAAATTCAAAAACAAATCAAGATACAGATAATAGTGTTGTATTGGAAATGAATGGTGATGTTATAAATCAAACTTGTATAAAGAATAATTCATCACCTAAAGCATCTATTGCTATAAAAATTTTAAATGATACATCGATTAGAAGAAATAATTCTACTTCTAATTTAGCATATGATAAAGATTCAGATAAAACATCAAGTAGTGTAATTAATAATTATTTAAATGATGATGAAAAAGAAGATTCAGAAGAAAATAATACATCAAGTGTATCTAATAATACAGAAAGTTCAGATAATACGCAAAATTCAGAAAACTATTTACATGACCCACCTCTTTTACATCCTGAAATGATTCATAAATTTAATAGTAAAATAATTGAGATAAATTAATTTTTATATAAAATATTTTTTTATATGATAATATATATAATAATATGGATAACTATTACAGAAATTGTCCTCCTAAAATGGATGATGGTAGATTCACCACTAATTATAAAACAAGCAGTTGCTACAATGAGTACATTAAATATGTTAATGGCATTACAAGAGATGATGATTATAGATTATTTTTACAAACAAATGCTGATAAATTAATGGATGCTGAATGGATGTATTTAAGAAAGAATTATTCATGCTGGAACAATGCTTGCGTTCATAATTATCCTTTAAGAATGGACCCAAGATTATTTGCACAAGAAATGCAAAATGCCAATAAATTATTTACACAAAATCAATTACCTGGTAATTTAAGATGTCCAAGATTTGCTGATTATAGAGCAACAGAAACACCTCTTCAGGCTCTACAAGTTCCGACAGGAGAATGCAAGAGTTGCCTAAATTAATTTTTACAATATAATTTATATTTTTAATAAATTATATTTTTGTTTCTAAATTAAATATAAAAATATTTAACTAAATTATACAAATGGATAAAAAACCACCATATCAAACCAGTAGAATAAGTACACAAATCAAAAATTTAAATAGAACATATGTTGAAGAATTTAAAAAAGATGAAAATATGATTAATGATATTATGGCTATATTTAGTACTGCAGAACTTGATGAAATAAATAAGATTTTAAATGGAAATTATATTTTAAATTTTAAAAATACAAATGGTGATACATTGATTCATGTTATTATAAATAATGAATCTTCAAGCTTAAATGAGAGCATTAAATTAGATATTATAACAAAATTAGTTTCTAAAAATGTTTCTCTAAATGCCATGAATCAATTTAATCAAAATGCTCTACATTTTGCATGTATGAAAGGATATGTTAGTATTATTAATTATTTTATTGAAAAAAAATGTAATATGAAATTAGTTGATAATAAAGGTAATGCTCCTGTTCATTATATAATTGATAAATTTATAGAAGAATATAAAAAAAATGATTATTATAATAGTAATAACTATACAAAAAATAAAGCAAATACGCCTGAGAATATTAACGCTGATGATATAATTAGAAATTATTCTCTTAATATTATTTCTGAATTATTAAGTGAAGAGAATAAAGATGAAATAAAAAATATAATTATTAAATTTCAAGAATATAATTTAGATGAAATTTATAATATTTATAAATCTAGTATACAAAATTATCAAAATGATAATAATTTGATAAATTTATTTAATAATTTTAATGACCAATTTAAAAAATTATTTAACAATTTTTATGAAAAAAAATTTGAAATAAATAATAATAATTTAATAAATATTGTCAGTGAAGAAAATAATAATAATATTAATAAAATTAAAACTAGTTTTAACAGAATTAATTTAAGTCTTGATAAAATTATTACTAAATTAAATAATCTTAGAAATAACATTTATAGTCCAGTTACTAGATTATTTAAAATAATTTACTATTTTTTATTGTTATCTCAATATACTAATATGTCTGTTCCATTTTCATATTATAATGAAAAATATGAAAAAGGTAAAACAACAATCGATAAAATTTCAAATATCAATAATGGATTAAAAGAATTAATTAAAGATTATGAAAATAATCATACCATTATATATAATAATTTAAATTTATTAATTAATGAAATTTGTACTACTGATTTTATATCATATTATTTTGATACTAATAATGATTTAGATAAAATTAACTTTACTGTTGATACTAATATTAGTATACCAATTATTATAAAAAATATTACAGAACCTATTTATGATGATGATTTCTCATTATACAGAACTGAAGATAATAGTTTTTATTTATACACAATATTACAAAGTATTGATAGTTTAGCAATGTTAGAAAATATTAAGAAAAATAATTTTAACAAAAATTTATATAAAATATCTTCAACTAATTTAAGTGATATTTATAATTTCTTTAATAAAACATTTAGTGATATAGGTAAAAAATTAAGATTAAAAGTTGATTCTATTAATAATTTAATTTTTATTATTACAAAATATATTAAACAAATCAAAAGTATTATTAATTTTGATTTTTCTGAAGAGGATTCTATTAATGAACAATTTATTAAATATAATTTATTTACTAATAGTTATATTTTTAACAATATTATTGTTATTTCAAATAATCTTTTATTATTAAATGAATATATTTCAAAATTAAGTATATTTAATATTGAAAAAATAACTGAAAATTTAAAAAATAATTTTGATAGTATGTTTAAAAATAAAATTAATTTTGTTGATTTGTTTAAATATAATTTATTAGATGATAAATTTTTTAATTATATTAAAAATAGAAAATATTATAATGATATCAACTATATATATTCTGATTTAATTGATATTATTTCAAATATGAAAACTTTAAATAAAAATATGAATGATTACTATTCTATTTATTGTTTAAATAAATATTTATTAGAAAAAAAACCAGAAGATTTAAAAAATTTATTTAATTACAAGCTATTTTATGATATAAATATTCCTAAAAATTTAGAAGACTTTAAAAAAAAATTTATTATTATTAATGAATTTAATAAAGTTTTATTACCATCATTTGACTTTAATACTAATAAATCTAATATATTTAATAAAAACATATATAAAAATACATTATTACCATATTTTAATTTTTATAATTATAATTCAATTAGAATTTCTGATTCATTAAAAAATATAAATTATATAAAATTAGAAATTATAAATGAAGAAATAAAACAAACAGAAACAAGTTATATATTAACAGAAGGTATTGTTTATGATATTACAACCGCTTTTAATATTGACCAAATTATTGACGAAAGCAATTTTTATACAGGTTATAAAAATTTAGAAAATTTGGGTACTTTAACAACTACTAAAAATAATTATGATGAAATTTTATTTAATTTTATTAAAGAAAGTTTTAAATTAGATATGACAGAATATAATAAAATTATTAGCGATAATAATATAGTAAAATTTCTAAAAATATTATATATTGATGAATATCCACCAGTAATGTATAATAAAATAAAATACATTCTTAACAATTTAATTAACAAAAATTTTAATCAATTATTTGATAATGATGATAAGATGAATAGTTTTATTGATGATTTAAAATTAAAAATTCAAGAAAATAACAATAAAATTAGCAAAACATATGAAAATATTAATATTAAATTAAAAAATATTAAGGATAATATTGAGTTAAAAAAAGAATTTTTATATGAAGTTTTAATTACTTATTATAATATTTATTTTTCAAGAAGAATATATTTTATTATTAAGGATTATTATATTTTACTACAAAAAATTATTAATTTTAGTTTAGCAGATGAAAAAAAAGAAGAAGGAAAACAAGATAAAATAGAAATTGATGATATTATAGAAAATGAAATTAGGAATATGATAAAATCAAATAAATTAGATGTATTAATTAATATTACAGATTTAAGTATAGATATGTCTAGACCTAATATTAATCAAAGAATTATATCAGATATTACTCTTAATAAGAATGAAATTGATAAATTAATTAAATTAAAACTTGATTATAGAGTTTTGGATATGAATGGTAATACAATAGTTAATAGACTTATTGATCAATATAATTATTATGGACTTGAAAAATTATTAAAAAGTAATAATAACATTGAATTAAAAACATACAAAAATAATAAAGGTCAAACTCCATTTGAATATTTATGTGAACTTATTAATAATATAGGAAAAGATTATAGTGATAAAAGTATTGATATAAGAGTTAATAATTATGCATTTGCTCTAGAAAATGAAATTAATTCTAAGGATGAATTTAAAGATTTAGAAGTTAACAATGTTAATAAATTAGTATACAATTTAATAATATCAGTTTTATATATATTTAATGAATTTATATGGTTAAAAATGCTAAATTTGCCAAATGGATTTGATTTAAATGATATTATTCAAATAAAAAAAATACTTAATATAAATGAAGAAGAAGTTTTGATTAAAACATTTTCTGAAGAGGATAATTGTCGTGTAATCGAAAAAGAAATTAACAAATTTAATAATGTCATAAACGATTTAATTAAAAAATTAGAAAACGATATTTGTAAAATTGAAGATACTATAATTGATTTACAAAATACTACTGATATTAAATTATTATCTCCTGAAAGAAAAGAAATTTTAATTAAAAATAAACAAGATGAAAAAAATGTAAAAATAAATGAATTAGAAAATTTAATTGATAAAAAAAAACAACTAGATAATAAAAAAGAATCAAATATTAATATTACTGAAATAATAAATAATATTGCTAATGATTTAGTTAAAAATATAGATTTTGATTGGGATATTTACAATAATTTAGTTAATAAATTTAATGATTATGCACTATATTATAAAATTATAGTTGTTCTTAATGATAAAGTTAAAAATAATAATTATATTTGTAAATTTTTATTTCTTTTAGTGCTATTTTCATGTTCAGAATATGATGAAGAAACAGTTAATATATTAAATAATTTTTATGATAAAGTTTATGATAACATATATTCCGATTATTATGATCTTGATAAATATGAAGATAGTCTATATAATACTACAAATATAGCAATCATTAAAATAATTGAATTAAATATAGTTAATAATATATCTGTAGAATGTGTTTCTATGATAATGCGATATCTTGAAAATAATAATATTATTTTAGATACAGATAATACTAAATTTATACTTAAAAATATTATTTATGATATTTTAAAAATAAATATGTATAAAACTCTTAAATTTGAAAATCCTAATAATACATATGATGATAATACTAATTATATTAATTTATTTATAAAAATTAATGTTAATGAAAATGAAACAGTTAAAAATGAAATTAGAAATATAATTAATTTTTATATTTTTTTATCTGACAATATATCAAATAATGCATTATCAGAAATTAAAAAAATAATGTTAGATTTAAAGAAAAATTCCCTATATATTAAAATGACTAAATTACTTATGTAATTTTTATATTCTTGAAGTGAAAGTATTGACATTTGTATTTTCAGGAAAGTTATTTATACTAGTAATTTCTAGTGTAAATGAATGATTTAATCCATTAAAGTTTACTGGAGTACCTATTGGTGTAATAAAAGAAAACTTAAATTCTTTTAATGATTTTAATGGTGGATTAAAATATATTGGTGTATTTATGAATGTATTATATATATAAGAGTTTGCTGGACCATTTAATAAAAATTTATAAAAAAATGGAGGACCATTTGGATTAGCATTAAAATTTAATCCTTCTGCTTGTAATAATATATATCTGTATGATTCTGATTTATAATTTGTATTATATGTATTTAAATTAAAACTATTATTAGCTAGATATACCTGATTAATATCAATATAATAAGATTGTTTGTTTGTAATTGTAAAATTATTACTTTGACCACAATATGGTGTTATCGAAAATTCTTTACCAGGATATGGAAATCCTAATAAATCACCCATTGTATCTGAAAAATTAAAATACATTTTAAATTTTGCATAAGTTCTTATTTTTATTTTATATCCACCTTTTGTATCTCCTACATTTGCTACAGTATTTATATTTGTTAAAAGTATTTCTATAAAATCATTACCTAACGTTCTTACAATTCTATGTCCTGATTCTCGATTTATATCAGAACTACTTATATTATAAAAATCTGTACTTCCTGTTATAAATATTCTATCCCCTGTTGTAAAATAACTATTTACTAATTGTATTCTTATTCTATAAGGTCCTCCACCACTACCTGATATACTGTATAAACAGTTTGGTACAGAATATACATTATATAAATTAAAACTTGTTTTATTAATATATGGTTCAAATTGTACTGTCAGGTAATTATATGCATCAACTGTACTATCACTTATTATTAATTGTCTTGGTACAGCAGCGGCTTTACTTTCAATTTGTGCTTTGAGTTCAGGATATGTATAATAGCCAGGTTCTAAGGATATAGAATAAATTCCAGAGTCTAATATATTATTCCAATATAGTTTATTATTTATTATTTGTATTGAATTTTTATTTACATTTATTGTTGAATCATCCTTATTATAATTAAATGTTGATGACTCTGTTACTATGTTTAATTGAGGATTTGGTATTTCTGAACTTAACATTTTGATTTCACATATATTATTATAATTTTTATCCAAGGGTATCATATATGCATTTGGATATTTATATCCCTCAATAAAACTATCTATTTTTGCTATTTGTATATTTGTTCCTGTATAAAAAGCACTATCTTTCCAATAACCACTTAACAAAATTTTATCATTTAATGAAATTTGTTGCGTTAATTTAACAATTAAATAATTATCATATACTTCTTTTACTAATAGATATGGAAATAAGTTTCTATCAGTTGTTGGTTCATTTGAATTTATTAAATTTAATGGATAATTTCCCAAATTATAAAAAGTTATATTACAATCTGATACTAAAAATTTATCTGATTCATTATCTGATATAAATCTTATTGGCATAGTAAATGCTATTCTTATATCTTGAGCACCTGTTCCTACATAATTTTCAAATACAAATACTTTTTGTATTTGATTGATTACACTTAAAGGTATATTTTTATAAATATTACTTCCATTATAATTAACACCACTTATTTCTATAATTATATCATAATATGGTATTACTATATCAAAATTTGGTATTAAATTAATTACTACTGTACTACTTTCTCTGTTGAAAAAAAAACTTAAATTTTTATAACTTACTGTATAATTTTTAAATCCTCTTAATATCATAAAATCATTTGGTAAAAAAAATTTATTAGCTGCTGGTAAATTTATTCTAAAAACATTTTCTAAATCTTTAAAAACCAAACTATTGTCTTCTAAATTTATATATTTTCCTATATTTAATGTAGTTTCTGTATTTCTATTTGATGAATCTATATTTATAAAGTTTTTTGTTTTTACTACTCTTGTATTTATCGGATTTAAATTTTTATTATAAATATACTCAAAATATGGATCATATTCTTTTGGATATATTACAGGATTTGATATAATTATATCATCTATTGTTGTAGCAAAGTTATTTAATCTGTATACATTTGTATGTGTCTCATCATCCTCTCTTCTTAAACTTTCTTTACTTCCATTATCTCTTTTCATGTCTTCATAATAATCCACTATTTGTTCATATTTATTTTCCGTATTTTCTATTATATTTTTTTGATTCTGAAATGTTTGTGTGGAATCATCCTGATTACCACCAACTTGTTTTTCTATGAAATTTACATCTACTGAAAAGTTTTTATTATCCATTTTGCATATTATCTATTTATAAATTACTTTTTAACCAAATTTATATTAGTTAAAATATTTTATAATAAAAATTACTTTACCAACTCTTTTAATCCATCAATAAAATTTATCTTTATATTCCATCCTAAACTTTTTAATTTTTGATTTGATATATAATATCTTTTATCATTAAATGGTCTATCTGGTATATATTCTATCCATTCATTATGGTTATCTGTATTTTTAATCATCTTTATTAGAATTTTGGCAACTTCTGATACTGAATATTCCATTTTTTCATCACATCCAATGTTATATATTTCACCTATTTCACCTTTTTCTAATATAATTTCAAATGCTCTTGCTGTATCTTCTACATGTAAAAATGCCCTTACACAACTTCCATCACCTTGTATTGTTACTTTTTTATTCTCGTTTAATAATTTTATAAATCTTGGAACTAATTTTTCAGGATATTGATTTGGACCAAACACGTTATTCCCTCTTGTTATTATTATCGGCATCTTGTAAGAATGATAATAAGATTGTGCTATTAATTCTGCACCTGCTTTTGTTGCTGCGTATGGATTGGATGGACATAATACTGAATGTTCTGTTTTGTGCATTTCATCTTCTTCTAACATCGATTCTCCATATACTTCATCTGTTGATACATGTATAAATCTCTCTATTTTTGCATATTTTCTACATGTCTCTAGAAGTGTATGTGTCCCTAAAACATTATCATAAGTAAATTGTAATGAATCTTCAAATGAGTTTTGTACATGAGACTGAGCAGCAAAGTGAATTACATGTGTTATTTTATTATTAATTATTATTTCTCTTATTAAATCTTGATTATTTAAATTACCTTTTATTAAAATATAATTTGGAGAATTTCTTATTTCTTCTTTTACATTTTTTTCATCCGCACAATAATACATAGCATCTATGTTAAATATTCTGTATTTACCATATTTCCATATCCAATTTATAAAATTAGAACCTATGAAACCACACCCACCTGTCACTAATAAATTTTTCATATATATTTACTCAAAATATATTATATTTTTTTTTAACGCAACTTAAATTTATTTTTTATATTATAATCTTTTATAAAAAAATTGATAAAAATTCATTTAAAGATAAAATCTATATACTCATTTTAATTGATGTCTACTAAAGGTAAAAAGGATATTAAGGAAAAAACTAAAGATTCTAAGACTATAACTATTGAAGAACAATATAAAAAAAAGTCATTACATCAACATATTCTGGATTTACCAGATACTTATATTGGGTCTGTTGAAAATGACTTATTAAAGAATATTTTTGTGTTTGATGATGCTGAGAATATGATTGTCCGTCGTGATAAACATATTGTTCTCGGTCTTTATAAAATATTTGATGAAATCCTTGTTAATGCTGCTGATAATACTGTTAGAGATTCTAAATGCAATGTTATTAAAGTTAATATCGATAAAGACTCAGGTGAAATACAAGTTTATAATAATGGCTCTACTATTCCTATAGAAATTCATAAAGATGAAAATATGTATGTCCCTGAGATGATTTTTGGTTCGCTTTTAACTTCTGGAAACTATGATCAGAAAGGAAAGATTGTCGGGGGTCGTAACGGTCTAGGAAGTAAAGCGGCCAATATTTATTCAGAGTTTTTTGATGTTGAAATTTGTGATCCTATTCGAAAAAAAAAATATTATCAAAGATTTTCAAATAATATGTTTGATAAATCTGAACCCAAGATTTTACCAGTTGATAAGAATGTCGAATCTTATACTAAAATTACTTTCCTACCTGATTATAAACGCTTTGGACTTAAACATCTTACAGAAGATATGGTGTCTCTTATGAAACGTCGTGTTTATGATATTGCTGGAACAACTAATCCTAATGTCAAGGTATATTATAATGATGAATTTTTAGATATTCAGTCTTTTCATGATTATATTAAAATGTTTTATGCAGATGAAGATGTTAATATTATTTACGAGGATGTTAATGAACGCTGGTCTGTTGGTGTCGTTTTTGATAATCAATCTGGATTCCAACATATGAGCTTTGTTAATAGAATTAGTACTTTCCAAGGTGGAACTCACTTAAACTATGTTGTTAATCAAATTGTCGATCAAGTTATTGATCACATTCAAAGTAAACATAAGAATCTTAAAATTAAGCCTCATCAAGTTAAAGAGAATATTTCAGTATTCGTTAATGCTGTTATTGAGGATCCTGCTTTTGGTTCACAATCTAAAGAAACCCTTACTTCTAAAGCATCGGGTTTTAATATTAAATGTGAACTTTCTGAAAAATTTATCCAGAAAATATGTAAAACTGGTTTAATCAATGAAATCGTTCAAGTTGCCCAAATTAAACAATTAGGTGAATTAGAAAAGTCAGATGGTAAGAAGAATGTTAATCTTAAAAGTTTAACTAAATTAGATGATGCTAGATTAGCAGGAACTAAACGCTCTCCTGAATGCAGACTTATTGTTACTGAAGGTGATTCAGCCAAGACTTTTGCTATTTCTGGTTTAGAACTTATTGGACGTGATTTATATGGTGTATTCCCACTCAAGGGTAAGCTTTTAAATGTTAGAAATGCTACACCTAATCAACTGTTAAACAATGAGGAAATTAAGAATCTTAAACAAATTATGGGTCTTAAACAAAATGCAGTCTATTCAGATACTAAGAAATTGCGTTACGGTGGTATCATTATCTTGACTGACCAAGACCAGGATGGAAGCCACATTAAGGGATTATTAATGAACTTTTTTCACTATTTCTGGCCTTCACTGATTAGAATCGAAGGTTTTATACAATCAATTGCTACACCTATTGTAAAGGCTTATAAAGTATCTGATACTAAAAAAGCAAATCCAGAAATTTTCCATACTTTAACAGAGTATAAGAAATGGTGTGATAAGATTGGTGATGATGTTAACAAGAAATACAGAATCAAGTATTTCAAGGGTCTTGGTACATCTACTGCACAGGAAGCTAAGGAATCATTTAATGACTTTGAAAACAAAATTATCAATTATGTTTGGTCAAATAATACTAATCTTATTGAAACTAAAAAAGATATTTACGATGAGATTTCAGATGACGAACCTTCTAAAACAGGTACTAATAATGAATCAGATAATGCATCTGTATCAGATGAAGTTGTTGACAAGAATGATCCGTCATATCAGGCTATTACACTAGCTTTTGCTAAACAAAGAGAAAATGACCGTAAAGAATGGGTTAGACAATATGATTCCGAAAAGATTATTGAGAATAATATTAAGAAAATTCCAATTTATGATTTTGTGAATAAAGATTTAATTCACTTTTCATTTGGAGATAATATTCGTTCAATTCCTGATTTAATTGATGGACTTAAACCATCTCAGAGAAAGATTTTATATGGTGCATTTAAGCGTAAACTTGATAATGATGAAATTAAAGTTGCACAACTTTCTGGCTACATCTCAGAACATACTGGTTATCACCATGGTGAGGCTAGTTTACAAGGTGCTATTATTAATATGGCTCAAGATTATTGTGGTTCTAATAATATCAATTTATTACTTCCTTCTGGAAACTTTGGTACTAGAAGAATGGGAGGCAAAGATGCCTCTAGTCCTCGTTATATCTTTACACAATTAACAAGTATTACTAGAAATATTTTTATTAACAAAGATGAACCTGTATTAGAGAATGTTTTAGAGGAAGGTGATGTTGTTGAACCAGTTAGATATTATCCAATTATACCCATGATTCTCGTTAATGGTTCTGAGGGTATTGGTACAGGTTTTAGTACTAATATACCTCCTTACAACCCAATTGATATTATTGATAATCTTAAAAAGGTATTAAAAGGAACACCTGTTTCTAAACTTTCAGAACTTGTGCCATGGTATTCTGGTTTTATTGGTAAGATAGAAAAGGAAAATCAAAATACCTATCATAGTAAAGGAAATGTGGAAATTATAAATGAATTTACTGTTAGAATTACAGAGCTACCAATTGGTACATGGACACAAACTTATATTGATTATTTATCAAGTCTTATTGAAAAAGAGGAACTTATACATGATTATGAGAATAATTCAGGAAATCACAAGATTGATATTAAATTATATTTTAAGAATGGGGAACTCCAAAAACTTATTAAGGGAGGAAACTTAGAGAAGAAACTAAAATTGATTACCACAATTAAAACATCTAATATGCATGTTTATAAAAATAACGTAATTACTAAATATTCTTCTCCTAATCAAATGTTAAAGGATTATATTGATATAAGACTTGATTTTTACGCTAAAAGAAAAGAATATTACATTAAAGTATTACAAAATGAACTAAATCTTTTAACATATAGACGCAAATTTATTATGCAAGTATTGGCTAAAGAAATTATAATTGAAAGACGCAAGAAAGAACAAATTATTCTTGACTTGGTTAAAGAAGGTTATCCTGAACTTTCAACTAATATTAATATTAAACCATCTTATGATTATATAACAAGTATTCCTTTATTTTCTTTGACACAAGAAAAGATTGATGAACTTGAAAATGACTTTAATGAAAAGACTAAGGAACTTGAACTTTATAAAAATACAACAATTCAAGACTTATGGTTAAATGAATTGGATAACTTGGAAAAAGCTTATAATAAATGGTATACTAATAGAGTATCATCACAAGAGGATAAAGTAGAGAAAAAGAAAAAATCTGATTCTAAAAAGTCAGATAATAAAACTACTACTGTTAAAGAAAAAGTAAATAAATCAAAACTGTCAGTTAAAACATAATAATTTTATATATAATTTATATATAATGATAATATATATTGATAAATTAGATAAAAATATTTATATAGCAGCACCTAAATGTGGTTCAACAAGTATTGCTTCTAAAATTGGTGTACATGTTTGTAATGATGAATATAGTATAGAAAATAATATAAATTACATACAAGATGCATCATATAAAAAAATTATAGTCTATCGTAAAAATATAATTGGTAGATTTTTAAGTGGTTTTTTTGAAGATTTATTTAATAATTCGTGTTATAATACTATGGAAATAACATTTGAAACTTATATTTATTTTTTATATAAATGTTATAAAGATAAAATTCAAAATGTTATAAATTTAGAATGTATTGGTTATCCTGATATTGGTGTTTGGTTTGGAAATTGTTCAAATGTTACTTTATCAATAACAGATGAGAATGGTAATTTTAGATCCCATATTCAAAGTCAAGAATATTCTACTAATATGTATATTGAACAAATAACAGATTCAAATGTTATTTTATGTGAATTAAATAAATTGGATTATTTTATTAAAAAACATGAAAATATAAAAGTTGAAAATTATTCTATAGATATTTCTGGATTATCTTTAAAATATATTAAAGAAAATTGTATTATTGTTAAATCTATTAAGAATAAAAAATTAGAAAATATGATTTTAGAGATGTATGAAAGTGACATTTATTTTATAAATAAATTAAAAGAAAAATATCAAGAAATAAATTAGTTTTTAAATTTTAAGATATATTTTTATATTATAAGTAATAATATGAAAATTCAAAGATTTAATCAAATCAATAATATAGATAGATTAGCAAAAATTATTTTTTTTAATTTTATTGATTTACAAAATGAACCTGATATTGTTTTTAATATAAATGATATTACTACTAATCTTAAATCAACTGGTCTTCTTGGATGGTTTTTAATGGATAATGATAGTAAAATTGTTGGATATATTATTGGAGAACTTAAACGTCTTACAGATGGTAGATATGTTTATTATATTAGTTATTTCTATCTTATTAAAAAATTTAGAAATCAAGGTCTTGGCTATAAATTAATGCTTAATTGTATTGAGTATATTACAGAAATTAATGTTAAATATATTATGCTGATTTCTAATGTTAATTCAAAAGCTTATAGTTTATATAGACAACTTGGATTTGGTTTTGACCCTATTGTTAAAATTAATAATCCTAATTATTCTGTACTACTTTATTATTGTAATAATTCTTATTAAACTTTAATAATTTTATTAATTTTGATTTGATATTGTTTATCTTTTATACTTTTTAAACTTATAATATTATTAGTTTTGATTTGATATTATTTGCCTTTTATCATTTTTAAAATTTATATTATTATTTTTATGATTTTATTTGCTTTTATCCTTTTAAAAAAAAGATATATTATTATTTTTTATTAGGATATTTTTTGCTTTTATTCTTTTTTTATAAAATTTAAAAAAAAAATTTTTTTTTCACCACTTCATCTCTCTCTCAACATTAAAAAATACAAAAAAATGAATAAAAAAGTATATAAGTAAAACATTTAAACATATAAAAAACATATAAAAATTTAAAATGATATAAAATTGGAGGGAAAGATTAGGGAAAAATAGGGAAAATTAGGGAAAAATAGGGAAAGATTAGGGAAAAATAGGGAAAGATTAGGGAAAAATAGGGAAAGATTAGGGGAAAAATAGGGAAAGATTAGGGAAAAATAGGGAAAGAATTTCCTCCAGCCCTCCAGTACTCCGGAGGAAACCTCCAACCCTCCAGGGAAAACCTCCAGGCCGGAGGAAGAAAATACATGGAAAGAAATAATGATATATCCTTGTCAATATTGTCAAAAAAGTTATACCAGAATTGATAATTTAAATAGACATTTAAGAGAAGGAAGATGTGAAATATTAAAATTACAAAACCAACAAAAAGAGAACATATTTGTTAATTTAGTAAAAGAGAAGAAATTAAATGAGGAAGTAGAAGATAAAATAAACAAAATGAAAGAGTTAAATGAGATAGAAAATGCTATAAAAAATGATGATAATGATGATAATGGTGATAAAAATATAAATAATTTATTATCAAAATTAGAAAAAGAATTAAATGATACAAAAAATGAGAATATAAAAATAAAGGAATATTTAAATAAAGTATCAGAACAGCAAGAAGAGAATAATAAGATAAAGGATGAATATCAAAAAATAAAAGAAGATGTAGAAAAACTTATAAAACAGCAAGAAGAAAAGACGAGATTATTAGAGGAGAAGAACTCACAATTACGTTGTAATAATATCAAACTACAAGAGGATAATTTAAAGTTAAATAAAAAAATGAATACGATTATAACAAAAAATTATAATAAAAATATCATGAAAAATTCACATAATACTAATAATATAAATAATAATAATCATAATATTCAAATCAATAATCCTCAAATTACTTTGGTAGAATTTGGAAAGGAGGATTTAAATAAAGTTGACAATAAAGTATATTTTGAAGCAATGAAAAAGACAGGACCAGCATTATACCAAAAATCTCTAGAAGGCATACACTTTAATCCGGCCTTACCTGAATTCCACAATGTATATTTATCAGATCATAATCGAGAACTTTGTATGAAATATAAAGATGAAAAATGGATTTTAGATAATTGGAATACTGTTTATAATGAATTATTAAATCAAATAACAAAATTTGGTTATGATAAAGAACAATTTATGGAAGAATGTAATGAAAAAGGTAAACTAAAAGGTATTGATATAATTAAAAATGGCATGAGATGGTCTTCGGTTTGTTAACTTTTTTCATGAAAAAGTTAACAAATACGAACACCTAGTAAAAATTTAAAATATTTTAAATTTTATACTAGATAAAGTTATTAGATGATTATGCAGACGATATAGAATATTTTGCTAAAGATGAAGATGACAGAGAACCAATCGATGATAAGATACTAAATGAATATAAAGAAATGCAACTTTTTAGATTAAAACATCCAAAAATGCAAACAGAGAAAAGAATAAAAGAAGGATTGAAAAAGTCAATGTATAATAATAAGGATATACCAGTGAAAACGTGGAAACTAATAGAAGATTATAAAAAGTTATATGAGGAAAATAAAGAATTAATCTTAAGCAATTAATTCTTTTTTATAATAAAAATTGATATTAAGATAAAATATTATATTAGAAATAAGTAATGACTGATAATAAATATTATATAGATATATCTAAATATCCTTTTTTACAAAAAATAGATAATGATTACATAAATATTATTATAGATAATATGTTTGAAACAGGATATAATTTGTATATAAGGAATCAAATAAAAAACGAAGTGATACAAAATGAAAGTATAAATTATGCAACAGAAAATAAATTCTCCAGTACAAAAGGAACAATAGGTGAGAATATAGTTCAAAATATTTTAATTGAAAAGTTTAAAGATTGTATAATAGAAAATACATCAAAAATACCACATGCTGGTGATATGCAAATTACTTTTCCATCAAAAAATAAGTTAATAGTAGAAGTTAAGAATTATAATAAAACAATAGACCAAGAACAATTAGATAAATTAAAATTTGACATGAAATATTCTGGTATATATAATGCATTATTTATATCATTAAATTCGGGAATAGTTGGTAAAAAGAAATTTGAAATAGAAACATATGTATTTAATAAAAAAAGTTATTATATATTATATATTCCATATGCGATGCATAAATCAATACCAGAAAAGAAATATATGATATCACATAATTCAATTGAAGATTCAATTCCAAATTTATCAATAAAAATAGAATTTGGTATATGTATTTTACAAAATATTTATGAAAAGTTTAAAAATAATGATATAAAAGGTCAATTAAGTATAATGAAATTAGATATTGATTATATAATAGGTGAACTGGATAAATTTAATACAGAATTTAAGACAGTCAAAAGTTCTGCTAATAAATTAGAAGAAAATATAAAAAAAAGTATAGAAAGTCATCAAAACTCTATTAAAGAATATGAATTATCAATAAGAGAAAGAATAGATAAGTTAATAAAAAAAAAACTAAATGATAATATATTTTTAGAAGAAAAGGATAAAATAAAAATAAAAAAAAATAAAAATAATTCAGAAGAAAACTGGAATATTTTAATAAATAATAAAGTTTGTGGTAAAATAATAAATATAAATAGTATTTATGACATTTTAATAAATTATGATGGTTTTATAATAAATGAGCAATATAATAATTTAGATGAATGTTTAAGATTATTAAATAATTTTTATCTAATTTAATATTATAATGATAAATTTTAAATTTATAATATTAATTTTATATTTAATGGTGCCATATTTATTAACATCTTTATTTATATTTGGACCAATATCTATAATAAATTTATTTAGTAAAAAATATGGTTTTTACATAAAAAATATGTATATGTCTTCTTTATCTTTTTTTATTAAATATTTTATGGGTTTAGAAATTTATACTAATTCTAATACTATATTGGAAGAATTTACAAGAGAAAAATCAAAACATAATATTTTAATATCAAATCATCCAACAGAAATAGATTTTATGATATTTCCATTCATTGTTAACAATATAAGAAATTTTTTAAAATACAAATATATTTCAATTGCAAAAAAAACAATAGGATATATTTTAATTGGTATTTCAATGTCAAGTATTTTATCGAAAGATTTATTTTTAGATAGAGATATTGAACATGATAAAGAAAGATTAAGTAAAAATAATAATTGTAATTTATTGTTTTTATTTCCTGAAGGAACATGTTTTACATCAGCATTTAAGAAAAAATCAGATGTTTATACTAAAAAGAATAAATTAATAAATTTTAATTATCACTTATATCCTAGAATTACTGGTTTAGAAATAATTTTAAAAAATCATAAATTTAAAAATTTATATGATATGACAATAGTTTATGATACTATACCTAAAGAATGGTATGGAACCTCATTTAATTTACTAGGATTCATAAATAAATTTAAGTTTCCATCAAGAGTTTTTATTAATTTTGATAAATATGATATTGAAAAAAATAAGGATGATTTGCAAAATTTTTTAGAAACTGTATATAAAAATAAAGATAAATTTATATCTAATTTTGATTCTAACTCTAATAAATTTAAAAGAATGGATTATAATTATTACAATGGTATGATTAGTTTTATTTATTTTATCATCCTATTTTTTATGTCATCATACGTATTTTTATATTATAATTGGGTAAGTACATTTTATTTAATTGAAATTATAATATATTTTATTTATCTGGCTTTTGTATATTAGAAAACATCAAAAAAATATATAATTCTTTTTTAATGGTACTTAAAAAATACAGATTTTTTTTATATTATTTTTTTCTAGTTATTGCTATAAAATTGTATAGAAGAAAACTTATTAATATAAATTTTTCTAGATTAGATAAACTTTATTTAAAAGATTATAAGTGGGAAAAAGATTTAGATATTTATTCTGTTGCAATGCCTTTATTTCATACAAGTAGAACTAAAAAACATAAATGTATACTATTAATTTCTGGTTTTAGAGATACACCTTATTTATGGGATGACATAATTGATTACTTTAAAAAGGATAATATGGATTTTTATGCTCCAAGAACTCATGGCTTTGGTAGAAGATTTTTTCAGGATTCTGAACCAAAAGATTGGATTATTACTTATCTTGAAGCAATACATCTATTACAAGAACTTTATGAAGAAATTGATATTGTTGCATTATCAACTGGATGCGTAATCGCTTTATATTTGACACAATTTAATTATAAATGTAAAATAAATAATTTATTTTTATGTGCTCCGTTTTTACTTAAAAAATATAATTTTCTTTTTTATTTGTTTTTTGATAGTTGTTTCTCTAAAATTCTTGCTCCTCTATTTAAATATACATTAAAATATCATATTAAAACTAATACAAAATATGCTGGATTTAGAGAAACAAATAATAATTATAATTCTGTAAATGATTTTTATGATATAATTGGTGATTTTTCTTTAGAAGAAAAACTTATGAAATTTATAAATTTTAGACCAGAAAATATATTTGTTGATAATATTATAATTCTTAATCCAAATGATGATCAAATAATTGGTGATATTTATTTGCAATATAAAATTTTAAAAGATATCTTGAATAAAAATAATAATAAAAATAATAATAAAAATATCGAAATCATAAATATTCCTAATTATGATGAATCTGAAAAAAATATAATTAATCTTCTTCCAAAGTTATGTGGTCATGTTATGTTTAAAGAAGAATTATATATTGTTAAAAATATTTATGAAATTATTAAAAAATATTTTTACTGTAAAAAATAAGTTTTTATAATGAACTTGATATTACTTCTGATAATCTTGAAATATCTAATAATCTTGTTTTAATTTCATTATCATTGTATCCATTTACTACTACTCTTAATATAAATAAAAAGAAACTACCTCCAATAAAAGAAATTTTATAAACATGATTTCTAATACACATACCTTTTTTATCTGTTTTTAATTTTACATCACCAACATATTTAATTTTTTTAATTACTCTCCCTATTAAATCCTCAAATTTTAATAGTTTTCTTTCCTTTTTAAGTCTAAATGGTTTAATAAGAGAATTTGTTGTTAGACAATATGAATCAAAATTAGTATAATTATCAATATTTCTTATTTCAAAAATGTCAAAAATAGTATGTGTTTCAGGTACATAATCAAAATAAAAATCTAATATTCCTTGATCATAAATTATAAATATATGATGCCTATCTCTACTTATAATACCGTTTCTTATTTTATTATTAAGTATACTAAAATTAGTTATAGTATCTTGACCATATGTGTAAGATAATGGATTATTATATTCTTGTGATACTTCTTCAAATCTATCTCTTTCTGCTGCTGAAACTGATGGTAAATCTATAGGTTTTCTTGTTGTTTCTTCATCATAATTATCTTTTTCTATTTTTTCGTTTCTAAATAAATCTGGCTTATCATCAGTACTTGAACTATTATCAAGATTAAATGTTGTATTTGCTTCATCAGAATCATTATCTTCTCTTCTTTCTCTTCTTTCTCTTCTTTCTCTTCTTTCTCTTCTACCACCAATAATATTTTGGCTTTGTATATTATTTTTTAACATAATATATTTTTGTTTATATTTATGATATTTATTTTCATAATCAATAAAACTCATTTATATATAAAATTATAATATAAAATTCTTTATAAAAATATTTAATAAGGAGAACCAGAAGAAATTCTTTTAACAGATTCAGAAACAATTTTCTTTCTTATAGCTGGTGTAGGAGCAGAACTTAATTCTTGTTCTAATACTTGACTTGCTGCTTGTCCAAATGATTGAACATACATAGTTCGCATAGTTTCCTCATTAACATTAGAATTAACATCAGTAAGATTACACCAATGTGTTGACGATACAACTATCATACCGTTACGATAAGGAAATTCACAATGAACAGGTTTATTTTGTTCTGATTCTTTATTTTCTGGAGTTTTTGATTTTTTACTTTCTCTTGACGCTGATAATAGTCTTCTAGTTTCTCTTCCAACACTTAATGTCTTAACAAATAGATTAAATTCTTCTTTAATAGAATAAATTTTTGTTGAAGACATATTGTTAAAAGTTATACTTATTTCTTGATCATCAGATAGTTTTGCAATTTGTTGTAAAGTAGGATGACAACTTGATAATAATATATCTTTATTTGCATTCATAGTAAAAGAACCACTTGTTGTTATAGAAGAAATGGTAATTGGACATTCAAAACCCATAAAATCTTTATCCCAATTTCTAAAAAATGCACTCATGGAATGATCTGAAACTTCAATTATTATATTAGTCCTCATGGTAATAAGTTTAACAAATTCCATAACACTTTTAGTATTATCAATATTTATTATTTGACTACCATTACAACAATCTGAAGAACATAAAAATCGAAACATCATTAAATTATCTCCTGAACCATAAAATTCATAAATTTTTTTTAAAATTGGTTGTTCTGGTATTCTTTCATCTTCAATACATTTACTAAGTATGATTACAGAATCATAATTAATAGTTTCATAAAAAGTATTGTCATCAGATACAAATATAGAAGTATCATACGGCATTTGATTTGTAATTCCAATAATACATCTATAAAGATTAGGTTCTTCCATAATAATATCAGTCATTAGGTATAATTATATTATATAATATATTTTTCAATTTTTATAAAAATAATATATTAAACTATATAAGTATATATATAATATAAAATGTTTAAACAAAGTCAAATAACAAATATTTTTCATATAACTATAAATTATGTGAAAAATAATGTTAATGAGGGAATTATATTTTTATTAAAATTAAATGAAACACAAGAAAAAGAATTAATATATATTTTCAATTGGTTAAATAATAATAGTCCAATATTAGAAGGACCTGATTATAGAAATATTATATTTACTTTATCAAAAAATAATCATATACTTTTATATCAACCTATTGAAATAAATGATATCCCGCCTCGCCCTATTTTAAGGCGTTCTAAAAAAATTATTAGTTATAATATTGACTCTTTGGATTTTGAAGATATTAGATCAATGATTATTAAACTGATAAATATATACCAAGTTAATACTGATGATTATATTATAAATTTAATTAGTAATAATTTTATTTCTGTACATTCTTAATAATTTTATATTAAATTATTAACAAGAACTTGAACTGGAACTTGAACTAGAATCACAATAACATTTATTTTTCTTTTGACATTTTTTCACTTTGCAACATATTTGTTTATAAAAACTTTGTACATAGTAATTATTTATATTATAGTTTGTATATGTATATGCACAATTAGGTAAAGGTAAATTAATTTGTGTTCCATTAACAATTTTAACTACATAGGTTCCGCATTTAAGTTTGCAAAAAGATAATTGTCCATTCACTAAATTTATACTTATGTGTTTATTTTTCTTACAATTTACGCTTATAATTTTGTATGATGTTCCAAAGTTACCTGTATTAGAACTTCCATATTTATAACAAACTGTTGTAGAATTAGGTGTATAAAGTTCTCTTGCAAATGAACCTAATAAATAAGGAATATTATCTTTACAAATATCAATGTCTATCCATGTACTCCCAACTCCTGTTAAAACCTTCTTTGCATTACTGTCATTCCAACAAGTAATTTTACAGGGATTATAACATGGATTATAACATGGATTATAACATGGATTATAACATGGATTGCAACATTTCTTTTTGCAAACTTTATTTGGTTTGCATGGTTTGCATGGTTTGCAAGGATTATAACAAGGATTATAACAAGGATTGCAAGGATTATAATAACCGTATTGTTCACTATAACAACAGCTATGAGTATTAGTTGTATTATTAGTACCAGAGTAAGCAAATATTCCGTTAGTAGCTAATGAAGAACCAACAACATAACAGTTAGAAGCGGTGCAATTAGGAGTAGATGGTGTAAAGATGGAAGAAACATAATAAAAATTTGGAGCAAAAATACCACCGGATAAAACCGAACCACTTCCTAGTGTATAAGAGTTTGTTGCACTAGATTTATAAGCAAAATATCCAAAGATACCACCAGCATAATTTCCAATTTGTCCAACGCTATAAGAGTTAATAACAGTTGATGATACAACAGTACATCCACTAGTATCAAATGTAGCGGGATTAATTGTATTTCCACTTTGGTCTACAGGTTGTACAGGTAAATATACTGAAGCACCATCAAATGTATAGTTAGTAGCAAAACCAAAAATACCACCGGCATAGCTTCCAATTAAACCGGTACTATATGACTGATTGACTGCACAATTTACACAGTATGAACCATAAATACCACCTGCATATAACCCAATAGCACCTGTAGAAAAACAATTAGTTGCACTAGAGCTACAAGTAGCAGTACCAAATATACCACCACCATTTGTAGGGATAACACCATTACTAGAACAGAAACTTACAATACCATTATAAAAATTACTTTGGCAAACCCATCCGGCACCATCTAAAATTGTTGAAGAACTAGCATTGATAAAAAGATTAGTAATAATTGCATTAGTATAAGAAGAATTATTATTTTGGACTAGGCCAGGATAACCAGTTAAACCAGTAATTGTAATTGTATTAAACTGTCCAGCAATAGTTACATTACTTCCACCAATAATAAAATATTGGTCTAAAGCAGTAAGAGATAGATTAGCACCGATAGTAACTGTTATACCAGCATTAATTGTTAAAGGCCAAGTATAAGCAGTTGGATCGGTAATAGTTGTGTTTGTTGTAATTGTACTCATATTATATATACTTATATATATAATATAAGTGTATTCAGGGTGGAGAGGTTAAAAGTAAAAAATTGAAATAAGTATTTATCTCATTTATTATAAATATATATGATGGTAAATCCTAAATTGATTACTATATTTAAGGAAAGTGATGATCCGGATGTTGAACTAGTATATGATGAAGTTAAATGCTGGAAAGATTTAGTTTATACAAATTATAAATTTTTAGAGGGTTTCATGTATAACACCTTTTATCATTATTCTCCTTTACAAGCAGAAACTATAGTAGATAGGGATTTTCATCAAGATTTAATTGAATTAACAAAATATGATATTTTCTCAACAGATAGTCAACCATATATTAATACAGATACGTTAAAACAAATAAGTTATATTGATTTTTGTTGTCCAGAAAGAATTGCAATTCCTCTTATAAAGATGCTAAACAAAGACAACAATATTTATTTTAGTGTTACAAACTTTGATAAAAATATTCATATTGATAACTTTGTATCTGATATATTATATTATGTTAACAATAAAACAGAATTTAACAATAACAGTTGGAAAAGAAAATGTCTTGTTAAAAATGGTAAAGTAATTAATGATTATAACATTGGAAATTCTTGTGATAGAAAAAGGATTAGACAAATGATAAATAAATCATATCATTTTACAATTTCAGGAAAAAAGTTTGGCGTAGAATTATCAGCACCTAATATATTATTAAAGCATTTATCTAGTTTATAATAAAATAATTAGTAATTTTTTAGATTTTTTTTTGATTTATATAAATGGTTTTATATTTTTTTTATTGTAATCATACAAACCAATAATTCTATTGTTTTCTAGATTTTTAAGTTTGTCATGTTGTGAAATTAAGCCTTCAATAAAACCATCAGTAATTTTTTTATGGAATTCTAATAACTTATAATGATGAAATATATCTATAATAAAAGTTTCTGGAACATTAAGATATAAAATTAATCCACTGTAAGTTAATTTATTTTCAACATAATATTTTTGTTGAAAATCACTTAATGATTGATTAAAAACCAAATCTTCCTCAGACTTTTCATCAGAATCTTCTTCACTAACATCATTAAACATATTATTTTTCTGAGTTTCCTGAATTTCTTGAATTTTATTATTATTAATCGGATTTTTTAATAAATTAAATTGATAAAGTCTATTGATATAGTCTTTAAAATAAAAACAATATTCATTAGCACTATTATCATTTTTAAAAAATATTATTTTATTTAGAATTTTAATATCTATACTGGGTTTATTTACATTTAAATGACTATCATAAATTGTTTCTGCAAGAAATTTATTATTAATATATTTATTTATACCTTCAGTACAAAACATTTTTCTGTCATTAATATTTTTATACTCAAAATACTTTTTTATCATAAATTTAAATTTATTGTTAAAAATATTATCATTATAAATAGCCAAATCAGTTTCCCAAAAAATATAAGCAAAAGTGATTTTATCTTGATTTGGATTATCATATAATAATCGATTTAGTCTGTTTTTTTCCAAATCAAATCCAGGATCATTTTTTCTAAAATGATATTTTTCAAAAAACTCAATAATAAAATAGTAATTATCTGAAATATTTATTTTAACATCAACACGAAATCTTTTAGTATCATTACAATATTCATTAACTTCAAATTTTATTTTCTCTTCATTAAATGTTTTGTTTGGAAAAAAAAGATGACTGAATTTTTTTGATTTATAAAGCTTATAAACGATTAAAATTTTAAAATAAACTTCTTTACCCTTATTAAAAATATGTATAGTTTTATCTTTATATGTCAAATGACAAGTTAAATTATTTTTATCCATTTCAAGAAAAACACCCAAGTTAATATTATTTTTATTGAAAAATCTTAAATGATTGTAAGAAAAATTATCATTAAATTTAATATTTTTTTCCTGAATCATTTTGATTAGATAATTAGTGAGAGTAGTTTTGGTTTTTATTTTAGTTTTTGGTATGTGTAAATTAGTATATCTGGTGATATCGCTAATACTAAAATCCATGAGAATATAGTATTCCTATTTAATATGTTATGTTTTTCAATTTTTTTAAATACTAAAGTATATTTATGTCAATAAGTGATTTTTTATATTTATTTTTAGAATAGTTATTAACTATTTTTTTTAAATCAATAACAATATTATCCATATGTTCTTTTATATATTTTTTAGATAAATAGTACCTATTATTTCCTACTTCTCTTTCATTACGAATTTTTTGTTTATTATCAATAACTCCTTTTTCAATAATAAATACGATTGGACCTCCTATAATTTTAATACCTTTATCTTTTTTTTGTATCTTATAATCATCATAAGAATTCTCAATTTTAACAAAAATAAGATCTGAACCCATAAAATCATCAATTTTTGGTTCTAATGTTTTTAAAGTTTTTTCTTTTGCTTGTTTAAGACTTTTTCCAGAACCCAAAAATTTTACAGATTTATCTCCAACGACAAAATAATAATATTTATCAACAAAACCAATAATTTTATCATAATTTTCTGACATGTTATAATATATAAATCTGATAAAATATTTGTATAAAAAAAATATTTTGATATATTAAATAATAAATATTATATTATATATTTAAATGTCTATAATCAGTGAATATTCAATAAAAACTACCAATTCTTTAGTAGATAGGTGAATAAAATTTTTTTTATTACAATTATACTAATACTGGATATCATATTTTGATGACAATCATATCATTTTACAATTTCAGGAAAAAAGTTTGGCGTAGAATTATCAGCACCTAATATACTATTACACCATTTATCTAGTTTATAAATTTTTATAAAAATTCAATAGATTTCACTAATACCTCTAAAGTTCCAACCATAACTTTTAGAAAACCGCAGCATCCTTTCTGGATCAAATACATAAGATGTTAATTCTTCTGCTAACAGATTAAAATTTTCTTTCATTTGTTCATAGTCAAGTTTTACTAATAAATATATGGCAGACGGATTTCCTGAAAAATGAAACCAATCTATTTTATCTGTATGTTCTTGTAATAAATTAATTGCAGCAGTATTACAAGATAGTAAACCCCAATGAATTTTATCAAGATTTTTTTCTAATAAATGTATCGCTGATGGATTAAATGACAATGCATCCCAATCAATTTTATCAATATTTTGTTCAAGTAAATGAATAGCAGCAGGATTTTCAGATAATTTTTTCCAATCTATTTTATCCTGATTTAATTCTAATAAACGAATTGCTGCTGGATTGGCAGATAATAATCTCCAGTTTATTTTATCTTGGTTCTGTTCTAATAAATCAATTGCTGATGGATTCAAAGATAACCATAACCAATTTATTTTATCTTGTGAACTTTCAAGTAAATGAATTGCTGCTGGATTTAAAGATAAAAAATTCCAATCAATCCTGTTTTTATGTTTTTCCAATAAATGAATAGCTGCTGGATTTTTAGAAAGGGAATCCCAATGTATTTTATATAGATTGGCTTCTAATAGATTAATTACATCTGGATTAGGATTTCTGCCTGCATTATACCAATCGATTTTATATATATTATTTTTTAATAAATGTAATGCATATGAATTTTCAGATAAGTGGAACCAATTTATTTTATCCATATTTTGTTCAAGTAATTGAATAACTATTTCACTTTCATTAGACGAAAACTTTACCCAATTAATCTTATCATGAAAACTTTTAATAATTGGTTTATTCATAATATATATTAGTATAAAAATATTAGTTATTTCTTTCAATTTTTTTAGTTAATTTAATTTTTTCATAATTAGTTCGCTTACCAAGTTTTTGTAAAAAAGATTTTTATCAATATCATATTCATTTGACAGATAAATATCACCACAATAAGTTGAATAGATATAAACATCATTATTTTCACCATCTTTGTTTTGTAAATATTCTTGCCAAGCAAAGTATATTATATTACCCTCACTACTTGGATTTCTAACTAAAAATTTTGCTATACCAAGTGGTTTATAATACCAACCATGAAGTATATTTATTTGAAATAAATTATGTGTAAAACCATTTAGAAAACTAATAAAATTATGGTTATCGTCAATTATTTCAATATCGTTTAATACAGTAAATAATTTTGTGTCAACAAGTCCTTCAATTTTATCGTAATCATTTATACTATATTCACTAAATTCCATTTTTTATTGATTTATTTTATAATTTTAAAATCAATTTTTATAAAAATTTAATAGATTTCGCTTATACCTCTAAAGTTCCAACCATATTTTTCAGAAAATCGCATCAATCTTTCTGGGTCAAATACATAAGTAGTTAATTCTTCAGATAAGATTTTCCAGTTTTCCTTCATCTTTTCATAATCATATTTCAATAAAAGTTGTGTTATTGAATTATTTTTGGACATTATATTTAAATTTGTTATATTCCAAGCTATTTTATCCAAATTTTTTTCTAATAAATGTATTGCTGATGAATTAGAGTATAATTCATCCAAATGTATTTTATCAGGATTTTGTTCTATTAAATGAATAGCAGATGTATTATATGATAAACAATACCAATCTATTTTATCAGGGTTTTTTTCTAATAAATGAATAGCAGATGGATTCATAGAAAGCATCCCCCAATGTATTTTATCAGGATATCTTTCCAATAAATGTATCGCAGATTGATTATATGATAAAAGTTGCCAGTTTATTTTATCAGGAAATTTTTCTAATAAATGAATTGCTTTTGGATTTAGAGATAATAACATCCAATTTATTTTATCTGGGTTTATTTCTAGTAAATGAATTGCTGATGGATTTTCAGATAACCATAACCAATCAATTTTATCTTGGTTCATTTCCAATAAATGAATTGCTTCTTGATTTGTAGACAATATATTCCAATTTATTTTATCTTGGTTCATTTCTAGTAAATGAATTGCAGATGGATTACCTGATAATTTAGACCAATTTATTTTATCAATATTTTGTTCTAACAAATAAATAGCCTCTTTACTTGGATTACTTGATAATATATACCAAATATCTTTATTATATATGCTTTCAAAAACAGGCTTGTTCATAAAATTTTATTAAGTATTAACAATAAATGAATATTTCAAATTTTTTATATAAAATCAATAAATTTCACTAATACCTCTAAAGTTCCAACCATATTTTTCAGAAAATCGCATCAATCTTTCTGGATTAAACACATAAGCAGTTAATTCTTCTGATAAGATGCTCCAGTTTTCTTTCATCTTTTCATAATCAATTTTAATTAATAAATGTGTTGCTGCTGGATTTTCAGAAAGGTAATGCCAATCAACTTTATCTAGATTTTGCTCAAGTAAATGAACTGCTGATGTATTCCTAGATAATTGCCTCCAATTTATTTTATCCTGGTTTTTTTCCAATAAACGAATTGCTGCTGGATTATATGATAAATTACGCCAATATATTTTGTGTTGTGCTCTTTCAAGTAAATGGATAGCAGCAGGATTTCCAGATAGATTATCCCAATCAATTTTATCTAGATTTTCTTCCAATAAATCAATTGCCATAGGATTTCTAGATAGGATTTGCCAATTAATCATTTCTCTATTTTCTCTTAATATACTAATTGCTTTAGAACCCTTGTTTCTTGAAAAAGTATCCCAATATAATCTATGTATGCTGTTTTCAAATAAGTTGGAGTCTCCAGGATTTAGTGTGAAAGAATACCAACTAATTTTATCTTGGAATCTTTCTAATATATTAATTGCTGCTGGATTTCTTGATAAATTATGCCAATCTATTTTATCAAGATTTTTTTCCAATATATGAATTGCTGATATATTATCTGATAATCCGATCCAATCTATTTTATCTAGAAATCTTTCTAATAAATGAATTGCTTCAGGATTACTTGATAGATATTCCCAATAAATTTTATCTGGATTTTGTTCAAGAAAATAAATAGCTTCTTTACTAGTATTGCTTGAGAAATATTCCCAGTCAATATTGTCATGCACACTGAAAACCGGTTTATTCATTAAATATAATTATATATAAACTATTACAATATATGAATATTTCAAATTTTTTATATAAAAATCAATAAATCTCACTAATACCTCTAAAGTTCCAACCATATATTTTAGAATATCGTTTCATTCTTTCAGGATTGAACACATAAGAAGTTAATTCCTCTGATAATTGACTAAAATTGTCTTTCATTTGTTTGTAATCAAGTGTTATTAATAAATGAATACCTTTTGGATTTTCAGATAATCGATACCATGCTATTTTATTAGTATTTTGTTCTAATATATGAATAGCAGCAGGATTACCAGATAAAATATCCCAATAAATTTTATTCTGATTTTTTTCTATTATATTTATTGCTGCTGAATTTGCTGATAGACTACCCCAATTAATTTTATCTTGTGCTCTTTCTAATAAATGAATAGCTGCAGGATTTAGACTTAAGTTTGCCCAATCAATTCTATCTGGAAATCGTTCTAATAAATGTATTGCAGATGAATTTTTAGATAAGTATACCCAACAAATTTTATCCATATTTTGTTCTAATATATGAATTGCTTTTGGATTATAAGATAAGTTTATCCAATCTATTTTATCCGGAAATCTTTCTAACAAATGAGTAGCAGCAGGATTTCCAGATAGATTTATCCAATCTATTTTATTTATATTTTGTTCTAATATATGAATTGCTTTTGGATTTGGATTACAAGATAAGTAATTCCAATTTATTTTATCAGGGTTTTTTTCTATTATATGAATAGCATTTGGATTTTCTGATAGATTTATAAAGTTTATTTTATCTGGATTTTGTTCTAATATATAAATTGCTTCTGGATTTCTAGATAATGCACACCAATTGATGTTTTGATTTAAACTTTTAATAACTGGTTTATTCATAAAATATATTAAGTGAATAAAAATATTTTACTTTTTTTCTCTACAACATTGATATAAATGATAAAGTGTTATTTCATTGTAAAAGAAATACCATCATTTATCAATATTGTTTTATAGTTTTTCATAATCTCAGAATTATATATTATTTCTTCAATCATTTCAAAATAACCATCAGGTCTAAGTGATGAATATTTCGTTTTTATAAAATTTATATTTATACAATCTGATTCTGCAATAAAATTATATCTATAATTATATTTATCAATAATTGGTTCAATTATTTTAGTAATATTTAATAAATTCATTATTGAATTATAAAAATAATTAATTTTTTATGAATTTTTATTATTTAGTATTTAATACTGGTTATCTTATATTAGAAATATAACTTGAATGTATATGTCCTAATTTTTCAAGTTGTTCTTGTCTTTCTTGCATTCTTTTTTCGTATTCAAATCTTTCTTTCCTTTCTTTTAGGAGTCTTTCTTTTTCTAATCTTTCTCTTTCTAATCTTTCTGAATTATCTAATTTTTCTAATTTTTCTTTATTAATTTGTTCTTGTAAACGTCTATCATGATCTTGTTTAATTAATTCTTTTCGTTCAAGTTCTTGAACAAGTTGTTCTTCTCTAGCAATATTCATTTTGCGAGTTCTTTCTTCTCTACAAATTAATTTGTTACGCAATCTTTGTTCAATAGATTTTTCATATTTAGGTTTATTATTTTCAAGATTTTTAATAATTTCCATAAATAATTTAGGTTTTTCAATTTGGTTAATTTCATGTTTAATTTTTTCTATAAGTTCTTGTCTATAAGATTCTTCATAAGTATTTTTAATTTGTTGTTTAAGTTCAAGTTTATATTCTTCTTCTAAATTTTGTTTAATTTCTTCTGTCAGGTCTTGAATTAATTCGTTTTTAATAACACTTTTTAAATCATCTATTTTTTGTTTATAATCATCTTCTAAATTTTGTATTTTATTATCATATGCCTTTTCTAACATAGTAAACTTTTCTTCATATTCATTATGGATTTGTTGTCTAATATTACTTTCAAAATTATTTTTAAGTTGTAATAAAAATTCAAAAACAACATTATTACTTAATGCAAGGTCTTGTATAACTTCAGAATTCATAAAATTTAATTATGTTTATGAATATATAAAAAAAATATCAATTTTTATTTCGTGTTCTATTTGCTTCGGAACGTTTTTGAGTTTCATAACATCTTTTGCATTTATCATTTTGTATTTCATTTTTTTTAACAATATCATTACAAACAAAACACATTTTTTCTTTATTATTTTCATTGTTAAAAGCAATTGCTTTTTCCTTTTTAAGATTATATTTTTTTTTATCATTTTCTCTTGATTTATTACGACAGTCTTCACATGCTTTAAACTGATCATCAATAATATTAAAACATCCTCTAATCCAGTTTTTACAAACAATGTTACCATCATCTGTAAGTTCTTTCCATTGTTTAAAACTTTGATGCTTACCACAATAATTATCATTTTCTAAAGCATCGACTGGTTTTTCTTTTCCATCATCAACACATTTTAAACATTTTGGAGTAGTACTATTTTCTTTGGCTTTTTTACGATTGTCTGCACTTCTAATACCACAATTATCACATGTTTTTCTATTTTCAACAGCCATAAAAAGATTTTTACAAGAAGAACAACGCGTTAAATTTGGTATATCTTCTTTAGTATAAATTCCTTCATATTTTGAATGTTCTTTGCAATATGGTTTATCTTTTTCAATAGATTTCCAAGGACAAGGCTCGCCTTTTTTATTTACCCATTCACATTTATGAACAGGTTTAATATCGTCTTTGGTTTCAGCCTTGACATTATCTATATTATGGTTATCATTGACTACTTTTATTTTAGGAGGCATATTGTTATAATATAATATGTATAATAATATATTATAAAAAAATCAATTTTTACAAACATTTAATCTTATTTTCAAGAATTTTATAGTAGAATCCATTATAAGGAATATTTTTTTCGATAGATTTATTAAGAGATTTATCACCAATACCAAGTGATTTACAACAATCACTTTTTGAAACAAATTCATTAACTAAATTATTATTGTTATCATATTGACCAACACCACATTTATATAATATTGGCTCTCCTTTATTTTTCTTAACAAATTCTTTTTTAAGTTCATCTGAGCAAGAATCGTAAACAACATAATAATGTCCATTAGTAATGTTTCCATTTTTAACATGATAATCAAGAAAAGAATCTGAAGCATATCCATTTAATTTACTTGCAGTTTTACGATCAAGATATACATTAAGAATTTCCGTTTTCTTATCATCAAGTTTAGCTATATATCCAGGATTTAGATTTTTTATTTGTTTTGTTGGTTCTAAATTAATAATTTTGTTTGCATCTAATTCCCTATCAACAAATGCCCATCTAAAACCATAATAAATTGTATTGTCTTTAACAGCTTTATTTATACTTGAGCGTTTATATTTCGGATTTTCTTTAATTGCTTCTGAAACAGATTCATAAATTTTAACTATTGTAAGCGTATCTGAATTAATTTTTTGTAATCTAGGACCAAGATTTTTAATTGGTTCATTAAAATTTGTTGTTGTTTTTATTTGACTTGAATTTAGTTTTTCAATTATTTCTTTATTAGATTTTTCAAGTTCTAGACATATTTTTAACAACTGTTGATTCATTGTTTTAAGTTCTTGTATTTCATTATTTTGAATATTTGGTGTGTCGTTAATTACTCTTATATTACTTAATCCCTTATTATTTAATATACTAACATTTTCTAATCTTAGTTTATCATTTTCCAATTTTAGTTTATCATTTTCTAATATTAATTTATCATTTTCTAATTTTAAATTATTAATAACATGTATTGAATTATCATAAGAAGCAATATTTTTATTAATTATATTAATAAGCATTGCATAACTTAAGTTTTTTCCAATTAAAAATAATTCTTTTTCTCCTTCATGATTTTTTAAATTTGAAACTAAACTTGTTTTAATATCATTATGAGTATGAATAAATTTTTCAAAATCCTTACTTCTTAAAACAGGAAAACAATCAAGAAGATAACATTCTTCATATTTAACCTTGTGTTCAGCGACACGACCTTCAACACCACGTCTACTTTCTCCAATCTTAACAATATATTCCCCGTTATCAAAAGATTTAATCCTTATAATATAAATTAAAGAACCTGAATTTCCAAATTTATTTAATAATAAACTATGGCGATCTTGTTCTCGTTTATTTTCAATTTGCAATATTTGTTTATCTTTTTCTATTAATTGATTTTTAAATTCTTCACTCTGTTCTTTTATAGTATCATGTAGAATTTTTTCAAGTTTAACATAATATTTTCTAATAATTGTTGCTTTAGTTGTACCCGCTATCATTGATAAAGCCTTAAATGTATCAATATTTATAAAAATTGTTTCTTTATTATGACCACCTCGGCCTTCTTTTTTTTGTTTAATTAAATCATTTATCGGTTTATAATCAATTCCTTCTTTAAAATTTTTTTTTAATAAGGTTTTTAAATTATTTTTTTGCTTGAAATCGAGCCAAACCCATATGTCATTAATATCAATAACAAAATCATTTATATCATCATAATTTAAATATGCATAAAATGATATAATAAATGTTTGTTGTTCATCATCAGTAAATGTTTCCTTTATTTTTTGTAATAATTTATTATTATAAGTATCTGTTAATTTACTAATAGGATTATTTTCAATAAAATTTACTATATTATACGTACTCATTTTATAATTTATTATGTTGTTATATATTTAAATACTTTTATTTGTAAAAATAAAAGCAATAAATATAAATATTAAAAAAATAATTTTTTGTTTTTGTCGAAACAAAAGCAAATGTTGTTAATATATAAAAAAATTGCTTTACAATTAGATAAAATAAATATAATAATGTTGCTCTTAACAGAAAGCAATTAAGTAATATACTTTTAAAAATTTAATTTTTTACAATAAATTCAAATAATTAATAATATCAATTATTTAATATGATATAAAAAAGCAATAAGCAAATAAATAACCCATAATGCGCATTAATTTGAGTACGCCAAACCTCCCATACCACTCATAATTCTTAAGACATTGTAGTTAGTATCATAGATGAAAAGTTCAGAAGAAGGACCAACAACTGAGAGAGGTGGAGGGTTTCTAGAAGGATTAGGGAAAGGTACATCAGTGAAGAGTTTAAGTACAATAGTTGTGTTATCAATTCTAGAAAGGTTGCACGTGCCGCTCGGTTGATGTTGCTCGGGATGGAGAGCAAAGGAATACACGTTAACACCAGGGTTGGGGGTAGCACTGTGGTAGTCATAAGTTTGGATAAGGTGGAAGTAAGCACCTTCTCTTACATCAAATCTATCGTGACCGTTGAGTTGGATGACACCAGTTTCGACGGGGTTGTATCTGTTGTTGATGAGGAGACCAGAGCACTTGTAGAGGATAGCCCAGATATCCATATCAGCGAAACCATTAGAAGAGTTCTTGCTGCTGTATCTGTTATCAACCCAGCTAGAAAGAGGGCAAGAGACATCTCTGACAGTGACATCTTGTTCGTATGGTTTGACTTGATATGTGAGGGTACCAACTTTACCGGTGCCATCAGCATTGACAACGGTGTAGTATACAATGATAGCCCATTTAGTAATGTAGTCTCCAAGGTTGTAAGAAAGTTGTTGGGGGTTAAGGAGAACATCTCTTCTGAACTTGAAGTTAACATTGGTGGTATCAGCACCAGGGTTAACTTGAGAGTAGAGAAGTTTAGCATAGAAGCTAGGGGGTTGAGAGTCATCAACACCTTGACCGGCTTGGTAAGTGAAGACGGAGAATTTAGATTGGTTTCTGGTGTTGGTGGTGACTGGGTTCACAGTGTTCCATTGGTCATAGCTGGCAGAAGAGATATTAACTTCAGGAGCAGTAGCGGGTACTGGGCCGGCAGCAGCATCACCAACAGTGACGGAACCACTGATAACGTTTTGAGCAGCATACACAAGGGCATCAGTCCAGTCATCAGTGTTAGAGTAGCAGAGGAAAGGAGCGTTACCAGAGATATAATCACCAGAGTTAATGTACCAGATGAATTCCTTGGTGGGGTGGTTGAAGCCGAGTTTAATTCTGAGGGGGTTGTTATTGACAGCTTCTTCACCAGTGTATTGAAGTTGGTTAATAAGGTATTCATGGCCGACTTGGGCGAATCTTCTTCTTTCTTCAGTATCAATGTAGACATAGTCAACAAGGAGAGAGGCATCATTGAGGACACCAATACCGTTGCCGAGTCTGTTAAGGTTGAGGTTATTGCTGTATACAATGAGGTCTTGGAAAGAGTTAAATTGAATCCAGAGTCTGACTTCGTGGTATTGGAGAGCAATAAGGGGAAGGGCAAGACCAGAGTTGGTGTTGCACCAGAAAATAAGGGGTACAAAGAGAATGTAATCTTGGGTAAAGTTGCCTTGAGAGTCAGGGGCTCTAAGGGCAGTAAGTTCAGGGACATTACCAACAAGAGCTCTGTAAGCAGGCTCAGTGTTAATATCCTTGGTAAGTTCGTGCCATACACTCATCCAGTGACCGTAGTGTTTATCGATTTGAGAACCACCAATTTCGAATTGGATGTAATCAATGATGAAGTTACCAACTTCTTGAGTCCAAGCAAAAAGGTATTGATTTCTTGCAAGTTCATCTTGAGGATAGTTGACCATTGTTACTTGGCCTAATTCAATTCTAAGATACATTCTTGTAACAAGGTCACCATTTCTGGTAATTGTTACAGTTACACGCTTGCCAAAGTCAGCTGTACCGTTAAGGGACAGCTCGACAGTTTCAATCGCAAAGTTTGTGTATCTGCGGTATACTACTTTAAAAACGCGGTACCTCAAAGTTTCCAATGAGGGCTAGACTATACCTTAAGCATAAAATTTATATTATTAATTTGAATCATTAAATTTTATACCCACTACCATCTAGTCGTTGAACTGCATCCATAAATCAAAAAATTTATTAATTATTTGTTCTTAACTTTTTTGATTTTTAGGACTTGGCTGCTGATTGCCCATTAAGATTGTATAAAAATCTTATCTTCTATATTATCACTATACCCAAGTTTTTACTCTTGGCCACTAATACATTTCTGCATTAGCTTAGTAATAGAAGTTTTAGGGGTTTCCAGCATTTTGATAGTGTTGCAGATATGTTTTAAAACATATCCACTAGCAACTGTTATATCAAATAAATGATATGGAAAACTAAAGGGGTTCCCTACACATATCCATATAGTGTAGGCCTGTTGCTTTTCAACTCTTTTTTTAATCAAAAGTAATTTGCGGATTGCCAGTAAGATAGACGTCTTGTGCGCCGTAAGCGACTAATTGCATTAAACCACCTCCCATGAGTTATTATATACTATAGTTTTAGAAAAAAAATTTTTAAATTTAACAAAAAATACTTATATATTTTTTTATAAATTTCCCCAAAAACAATAAAATTTTATAATAAATCTATATAAAAATTTTTTTTATTTAAAAGATTTCCAAATATATTGCTTATATATGAATAGTCAGTTTAAGTTCAAGCCTGACAAAATAAAGTACTTATCTAACATAGATACTTTAGATAGTAATCACAAAAAAATAGTAGACAATATAGTTAAGAAAAGAGAAGACTTACCAAAACAAATAAAAAAGTTAGAAAAACTAAACGACGAATTAAAAGAATTAGATTCAAAGAGTAATGAAACATTTGATTATGTAAATATTAGGGCTAAGATAATTGAAGAAATAAAAATAATAGAAGATGAAATGAAGTCAATTGAAAATTATGAAGAAGAGACAGAATATTATTCAAAAACATATCATATATTATTTAATTATTATGATATACTTGATGGTCAATTAGATCAAGAAATAAATGATGATAATATAAGTTCAGATAATTTACAAAAAGAAACAAACCCAGAAATTAATAAACAAATAAATACAGAATCTAATAAAAATATTAGATTTAAAGAAGAACATGTAGATAAAGAAGATAAAGAAGAAAAAGAAATAAATAAAAAAAATGATGATGAATGGAATTTTGATGGAGTACAAATATTTAATACAACTACAAATAAATTAGATTTATTAAATGAAATGTCAAAGACAAAAAGAAAGGAGAAAAAAACAACTAGAAAGAGAGTTAAAAATGTAGAATCCTTAATTAAAAATAATAATTATAATATTTTTCATTTTATTGATAGTAAAAACAATGTATCTACAAAAAAAAATACCGAAGAGGTACCTCAAATAGAAAATAATAATGATTACAATGTTAAAGATAGAGCTGTATTATATGAAGATTATAAAACCTTAATAGAAGGTTATTCTTTTAAGAAAAAGTATAATAAAACATGTTTAAATTGTAATATAGATAAGGTATTATTATATTCAGAAGGAATATATGCGTGTATGAAATGTGGTGATGTGGAACACTGTATAATTGAAAACGAATCAGCGAATTATAAGGATCCAATGATAGAGAAACCAACATTTCCATACAAAAGAAAGAATCATTTTTGTGAGTGGAATTTATTAAACTGCTCACTAAAGTTACTAATAAAAAGAGTAGCTAGTCTAATTTATAACTTATAAAATACAATTTAGGCGACATATCCAAATTGCGGGAACAACTTGTAGTTTTAATTACCACTTACTCCTAATAATAGGTTTAAGGAACACGGTTAATAGCCGTACCCAATGGTAAAAATATTAAAATCAGAGTCAATCCGCAGCCAAGATTTCTATCTAAATCTTTTTTTAGTTTATTTAGGAATAAGGTTCAGAGACTAGACGGATATGGGCTTATGTTTCATAAGCTTAAGGTATAGTCCACAAATTTCATATTTATGCAATTATGTTTATAAATATGATGACGGGTTAAGTCAATTCCAAGCCAAAGAATCAACTGAGATTCACGATGATATTATAGAATTAATAAAATCAGAACTCCGTAAACAACGGATTAAACAACTAGATTACACCCAAATTGAACCAGTTAAACGTATTCTCAAAAAATTAAAGTTAAACGATTATTATGAACATATTGCATTTATTATTAGCAGAATAACAAAGAAACCCGCACCTACAATTAACCGAGAAACTGAAGAAACACTCAAAAAAATGTTTGACAAAATTCAAGAACCTTTTGAAAGACATTGTCCTAAAGATAGAATTAATTTTTTATCTTATTCTTATGTGTTACATAAGTTTTTTCAATTATTAGAATTAGATGATTATGTTAGATGTTTTCCATTATTAAAATCTAGACATAAACTTCGAATTCAAGATGATATTTGGAAAAAAATTTGTTATGATTGTGATTGGGAATTTTATCCCAGTGTTTGAGAGAATTTTATCCCAGTGTTTGAGAGAATTTTATCCCAGTGTTTGAGAGAATTTTATCCCAGTGTTTGAGAGAATTTTGTGTATATATTTTTATTTATCATCTAAAAAGTATGATACTTTTTATACTGTTATAATTTTGTATTTTTATTATAAAATTAATAAAAATTATATATATAATATATAACCCACAAATATGAGTCAAAATGAAATTGTTAAAAAAATACAACATGAAAATACTGGTATTCCTGAACCAGATATAGATTATAATTATATTTTATTAAATAGATCTCTTAAATATTTATTAAATTTTTCAATTATTTATTTATCGGTTTCTTTTACTGTTTATAATAATCCTAATTTAACAGCAGGACAATTTATTCTTTTAATTTGTATGATAAGCACTATTTCTTTTTATTTATTAGATTTGAGTTTTCCTTCTTGTAGTATCTAAATAGAAAGTAATTTAAAAAAATCTTAATTATAATTAATTATAATTATGTCTAGTTTAAAACAAGATGAAGATTACCTTGATGAGGATAAACCCTTTAAATTTATGGTAAAAAAACAGAATTTTTGTATTCTATCTATGTTAACTCCAAATGCCTTCCCTGAGGAAAAGAGAGAACAATATAAAGACCAAAAAATTCTTGGTATTAAAGTTCGTGGTGTTTTTGAAACTTATGAGGATGCCAAGGCTCAAGCTGATAAACTTCAAAAACAAGATAAGTTTCACAATATTTTTGTAGGTGAGGTTGGTAAATGGCTTCCTTTCAATGTTGATATTTCTGAGATGCAGACTGAAGATGACCCAGTATACAGAGAACAAGCACTTAACAAGTACATGAAGGCTTATAAAGATTGTCTGAAGGAGGAGGAAGTATCAGAAAAACAAAGAAAAGAAGAGAGTCTTAAGGGTGCAACAGTTGTAACTGATACTATTAATGCTCCAGATTACACTGGTCTTGGTTGTCCTGAAATTACAGCACCTGGTGTTGTTCCTGAAAGTCTTAAGAAAGCTAAAGAAACAGCTAGCACAAGTGCTGGTGGAGCAAGTGCTTCTACTAATACTGAAGAAGAAGATATTAAACCCATTGGGCAAAGAACTGTTGATGAACAGTTAGAGAGTACCAAGGCTGAGAAGGCAAAGATGCAAAATGATTTAGAGCAAAGCAAAACTAATCTTAAAGAATTAGAATCAAAGCTATCACAAATTAATCAGATTTATGCTGAACTTAAAAAATAATAAATTATTTTAATCATATACAATTTTATATTTTGATATAAAATTTACTGAACTTAAAAAATAATAAATTATTTTTATCATATACAATTTTATATTTTGATATAAAATTTACTGAACTTAAAAAATAATAAATTATTTTAATCATATACAATTTTATATTTTGATATAAAATTTACTGAACTTAAAAAATAATAAATTTTTTGTTTAAATAAAGATTTTATAAAAATTTTATATTAATAATTTAATTAATATAAATGAATTTAGTGAAGGGATTAGTAATAATATTATTCATAGTGGGTACAATTTTATTGATAACATATTTTATGACTAGTGCACAGATAGAGGCAAAGTGTGATCAAAAAGTAATATATAGATACATACCAAGAACATTAGCAGAAGAGGAAATGGACCCAGTATATGTATCAGAAATATTCAAACCAATGTTTACCCAACCATCAGTATGGATAGATTCAGTATATGAAGATGACAAACGACAAAATGATGCATTAAATAAATATTTTATATCACAGGCATAAAAATAAAATAATATATTAGATAATAAATGATAATTAAAAAAAAATATTATAATAAAAAAGGTTATTTGTTTAAGAAAGAAACTTATGATGAAAATAAAAAGATAAAAAGAAAAATTTTAAATAAAAAAATTTTATCAGATAAAAAAGATATAGAAAATAATTTTTATAAAGTACATGAAGAATATTATTTTGATTCTAAACTTATCATGAAAGCCTTTATAAATAATATTTATTTAGAAATAAAGTATATTACGGATAATTATAATATAACAGAATATTCAAAAAATTCTCAATTATTATGTAAAAAATATTCAGAAAAAAATAATAATTTTATAAAATTAAAAGAATTAAATGAATTAAGTTTTATTGAGGAAATAGAAAAATCTAATTATAAAAATAATTTAAATGAACTATATTTGATTATGATATATTATGAAAAAGAGATAATAAAAAAAATAAATTTTTATGATAAAGAAAATAATTTATATAAAAAATATACATTCTACAATGAATATAATATAGATTGGATAATTTCTCATATAAATAATAATGTTTATTATTGTACAGATTATTTAGTAAAAGATAATAGATTAATAAGAAAGATATATAATAATATAAAATACGATAATAAGACAAGTATTGAATTATATGATGCTAATAGAAATTTAAGATTAAGACAAATTTTAAATGATAATAAGGAAGTTATGATAGAGGAAAATTATGATGAAGAAAGTTTTTTAGATTATATAGAAATATATGACTATATAATGAATATGGAAACAGGCATGATTGATAAAAAAGTAAAAGAAAGAAAAGACTATTGTTTAGGATTAGAAATATGAATTATTCATCACCAGTTTTAACTTTACTAATTGTTATTTGTTTATTAGCAGTTTTTTTAGTAACAACATCCATAATATCAAATTGTTTCTTTTTCTTTCTCCAATTAGGATCAAAGTTTTTTTTATGATAATTAACAAATTGGTCACAACCAATCATACCAACAGATTCATTTTGTGCTTTATACCAAAATATTTTCTCTAAGAAACTAGAACGAGCACCTCTATTAACAATAACCATTGCTCCAAAATCATTTGTAACATCTTTAAAAACTTGTCTAAATGCGTCAAATGTAGGGAACATTCCGGCATAGTGGTCATATAATCTTTTAAGGTTTGAATAGAAATCTTCTGCTAACAAAAAAATATAATCAAAGTTGCAACGAAGTTCAGGAGTAATACCTAAAGGGAATTGCATTGTTAATAGATACATTAAACGGTAGTGTCTTCCATTAAATAAAAGTTCCATAATTGGTTGGTCTTTCATCCATGCACCCTTTTTAGATAAACAATCGTCCATAAGTATAAATCCTCTCGGGTCAACATATTTACCCTCTTTCTCCTTTTCTTTTTGTTTTTCAATCATTGTATCTTGTCTATATAATAGTTTTTCGATAATTTCACTTCTATATTCATAATGAATATATGTATCAGGAAAAAAATCAGAATAAAAAGGAGGATTAGCCATTTTTTCTGTAGGAGCAATAATTAAACCAACAGGTATTTCTTTGAAATGTTTTAGAATAGAACGACAAACCCAAGATTTTCCAGAAGCTCTTTTAGCAATCATAACAATAGCAGGATTTTCACACATAGTTTCTAATTGAAATTCCTTTATAGGTAAACTCATATTACCACCTAACTTTACATCTTTTACTTTAGAAGTCATTTTTATATAATAAAATGATATCTTAAAAAAAAATTTTAAATTTATTGGAATAGTTAATTAAAACTTTAAAACTTTATACCATATTTACCAGCATTCTTATGAGAAATAAAAATACTATTATTAGATAATTTATTTTCTACAGGATTCGGATTAGATATTGGTTTTGAATCTAATTGAAATTTAGAATTACCTTGTAAATTCATATCATCACCTGATGCAACATTAAAAGAAGGATTTTGTTTGGGAATATCATTTATATTTGCTAATCTGTATTTGGGTATTACTACCTGTTCTTGTTGATTAGTATTAATACATTCATCATCCCATGTTGTTATTATTAATAAAATTAATACTATTATACCTGTTAATAATACAGGTTTTACTACATTGGTATTTGCTAATTCTCCAACTACAACTTGTTCATAATTTATTATTACAAATAATACTGAAAAAAGTAAAATGGCAATAATAAACACATTATCGGAAATGGTTTTCTTGAAATCAGATGTCATTATTATATTTATATATTTATTTGCTATTTTTTTTTATAAATTATTTTTTTTAAATTTTTAACATATTTTGAAAATATGATTCTGCTTGGTCAAATTTATCATTAACTGGTTTATTTTTATTCATTTTAACCTTAACATTTTTTCTATTTCCTCCAATCTGAAATGCCTCATTAAATCTATCAAAATTATTATTTCTTATGGCTGGAGGTGTATTGAGTATTTGTTGTACTGTTGATGTTTTGGAATAATCATCTGATGTTTTAGAATATTTTGCAGAACCAGAATGTCTAGATGAACCAGAATGTCTAGATGAACCAGAATGTCTTGATGAATCAGAATGTCTAGAAGATTTAGAATGATTAGAATGTTTAGATGATTTAGAATGTTTAGATGAAATAGAGGTGGTTGAAGTATTATCATTTGATTTAGAAGAATTTAAAATACTTTCAGGATTTGTTAAAAGCGTATCAATTTCTTTATTTTTAATATCTGCTCTTGACATTACACTAGATGAGGTTTCAGAACCTTCGTCATTTTCATGTTTAGAATCTTCTTCATCTTCAGAACTAGAAGTTTTTTCTGAAGATTCTTGAATATTTGAATTACTATTATTTGTAACAGGAGTAGTTAGTGTAGATGTATGATTTTCATTACCACCTTTTTGATTATCTAGTATTTTCTCTTGATTAATAAAGTTTTCAAGTTCTTTCTGATTATTAAAATGTTTATTGTTTTGGTCATCATAATTAACAAAATTATCACTATCAGAATCTCTGATAACACTAGTATTAGGTCTACCACCATATTTATTACTATTTATCATATTATAAACAAGATTTTTAATATTAGCAATTTCTTTAGTATTATTATCATTAGTTCTAGTAAAATCGATTTCAAGATATTCTTGGATAATTTTGTCGTAAGGTAAAGATTTTTTAATAGCTAAATCAATACAAGTTTTAATAATATCAAAAATTTCTTTTTTATTATGTCTACTTAAAAATAATTCTGGATTATCTTTAAAATAATTACATGTAATAATATAACATTTGTGAATAAAATCTTTAATAGAAATTGTTTCATAAAGTTCATTTTCAGAATATTTTGATGTAGTTGTTTTAGGATCCCATGTTAAAGCCAAAACAAAACTTTTAAAACATGCTCTAACAAGATTATCAAACCATTCATAGCAACCAGAACCATTTTTAATTCTTAAATATTCTTCCTCAATTTCATGATTATTTAAAGTAGAAATTCCTTCTAAAGTTTTTTTAAAAATATAGATAACGCCTGGATTATTAATTTTGGCACCCTTTTTTATTTTCATATCTAGTTGTAAAGATACATTTTCAGAATATTTAACCATTCCTTTAATACCATGGTATATACGAGGTATTATAATACCACAAAAAAAATTATTGAATTCATTTTTAGTTTCTGCTAAATATCTAAAATCCATTATATTTATGAATTATGAATATATATTTAAATTTTAAAATAAACTTAAAACTTATTATTTTTATATGAAACAATTTATTTATCATAAGATAAATAAATTATTGAAAACGAATGAAACAATTAATGAAACAATTTTTTGTTATAAAAAAGTCTAATCAGTATTACCACCTCTTGAACCATAGAAATCAGCTTGTTTAGGAGTTATACAGACGCATCCATAACCATCTTGGTAATTCATGCCAGAATATTGGTTGGCGACAAATTGCTGAGCAAAATCGCAATTAGATTCTTTGTCAGATACTTTGAAGGGTGGTGCATATTGAGCAGGACAACAACCAGGACTTACAGTATTATTGGTAATATCATATTGTGCGACAGAACCATCAGGGTCTAATAAGTATGTTCTTTCAAACTTGTTTCTGAGTTGAGCATCATCAATAGTAGCAGTAATAACATCAACATCAGGATCTTTAGCATTAGCAGCCCATTTAAAACCTCTGTTATCATATACATCTTGGCCAGAATTTTGACCAACACCTGATTGTGATGATGGACCAGCTACTGCTTTAGGAGCAGTTTGAAATTGACCAGCCATTTCCTTTTCACCATATTCAAGTCTGTCGGCATTTTCAAAAGTATTATTATAAACAAAGTTTTGAGAATCTACTCTAAAACCCTCTTTTTTAACATGAACATCAGCCCCATATTTGTATTTATAATAATATGCAAGTATAACAAGAATAATTAAAATGACTATTAATTGTAAAATTTTATTCATATTTATATATTATAATTATAAAATTTATAAGAAAGAAATAAAATATTATATTTTATTTTTTTAGTCTATATATTAAAGTAATGATTTATTAATTTTAATAACCTTATATGAAAAATTATATTTTATATTAACAAAAACATAATAATCAGTTTCCAATATGATTATATTATTATTTATATCAAAGTTTTCTTTATTATTATGAAAATATAAAATAACAAATAGAATTATAAGAATCAAAATAAAAATATAGTTAGTCATATAATAAGATTAATATTAATTAATTATTGGTATATAAATATCAGGAAAAATCCATTTATCATCTAAACCAGTATTAATTTTGATTCTAGGATAATAATCAATATGTATATCATAATCAAGAAGAACTTTATTAATTTGTTGAATATAAAAAAAATTATTAGAAACAAAATCATAAAACTTTTCTTCCGGAAATTTTAATCAAATTTTTTATATTCATTAAATGATTCTTTAAAACATTTATGATATATTTCTTCCACTTTATCAAACATAATATCATAATCCAGTTTTATTTCTTCTCTATCAAAAATATTTTTGTGAATAATATATATACCTTCAGGTGCTATAATTATTGAACCAAGTAATCTCCCATTATTATGATGTTCAATATAATGAATTATATCACTAATAGATGGAAATTCATAAACAATACCTACTTTGATTCTTGAACCTATATATGGTGTTTTAGGATGAGTATGATATAAATAATCTACTTTTAGCGCTTCTAATGTATTATTTGGCATATAAATAGTTGGATCAGAAGTTTCAACTCGGGAATTATTTAACACAGTAATTTTATCAATTTTATTTTTATTAAAATATATAAATCCCGAATGTTCTGAATATCTATTTTTTTTTGAAGTGAATACATTTTTATTTTTTTCAATATATATTTTATTACTACCAATATCATATAATCCATCTAAAATATTTAGCCCATTTGTATCAAGTGATATCCATGATATTATATCATCTTTAATATTACTTAGAGATACATTTTTATAAAGTTCAATATTAATTTTATAATGTTTCTTTAACATGTGTATATCTATTTTTTTTATTATTAATTTTTCATCTTTATTTTTATATATATATTCCATATCATATGATTTATCACAGTGTTGACATTTTATTTCTTTAGTTTTATGTATTAATGATAAATTTACGATTTTTATAATTTTATTTACTAATAAATTAGAATTAGTATAAATATAATCATTCATTTTATATTTATATTAGAAAAAGTATTTTACATATAAATTATTTCTGTTATTATATAAATTTGCTTGCCTTCTTTAATTTTACCAGTTATCATCCATAATAAATCTATTTTTTCATTTTCAAAATTTATATTATTCAATTCATCTTTTTTTTTTAATAATATGTATAAAAATTTATTAATTTTATCAGTAAAAACATTATTTGGTATATTCGTTTGTTTTAATAAATAATTTTTAATCAATAAAGAAATTTTTCTTGTTTTTTGGTCAATAAATGGATTATTACATGACCAAAAAATTTTATTTTCTTTATCAAGGGTGAACAATAATAAATATTTACATTTTATTACCCCCGTTTCATAATCAATATACATTATATCATTATACTGATTATCTTTTTTTATTTGGTATTTGTGTTTTAATATATAATTAAATAAGGATTTTATATTATCATAATTCATATAATATAAATTACAAAAAAATATATTCTTAATTTTTAATTCTTAATTTTTAATTCTTAATTTTTAATTCTTAATTTTTAATTCTTAATTTTTAATTCTTAATTTTTAATTCTTAATCCATAGCAAAAGGTTCTGATAATTTTCTAGTTCCAATACATTTATGAGTATATAAATATTTTAAAAATGCATCTGGATTACATAATGCGTATTCTTTATAAAAAAGATTTTCATTATTAAGTTTTCTAATATTATTAGAATTAGGTGGTAATGTAGGTTCAGTTGTATTTAAGTAATCTCCCATTTTACTAAATAATTCGATTTCATTTATCGGATAATAAAATCCAACACCATTATATTGACCTAAACCACCACAAAATTTAGTAGAAAGTTCTTCTAAACCAAGGTCTTTATCAGCAGAATCAGGAAAAGCAATATAGATATTTGTAATATCTTCTTTAACTTCAAATGCGTGAATATAACCTTGTTCTTTATCTTCCAAACTACATCCACCAATATTATCAGATGCTAATCTAAAGTTAGGCGTAAAAAATGTTATTAAACTAGTATCACCAAATTTTAATCTATTTTGATTAAAACCATTTCTTTTTTTATGGGAATGATATAAAATTGTTCCTTTTGGTATTACTGTAATTGGAGCAAAAAATTGTTTATCTTGAGCATCAGTTGATTTAGATGGAATAGGTTGTTCTTCTTGTATAGGTTCTGCTATTGGTACAGATTGATTATTTTCTATTTTACCTTCATCTTGTATAGCTTCATCAACAACTGTACCTGTTTGTTCAGGATTAATTATTTTTGTACCTTCTGATATTATAGTATTAGCTTCTTTAATATCAGAAACTGCTTGTTCTGCGATTTCGTTTGCTGCCTTTTTAGCAGCAATAGCAGTTTCTTGTTCTTCTGGCGTTTTTGCCTCAGCTAATAATTTATCTGCAGTTTCCTGAGCATCTATTGCAACTTGTTTTGATATTTCAGCAGTAGCACTAGCATCTGAAATAGTTGTAGCAACATTTTTAACTAATTCTTCGGCTGTTTCCGAATTAATAACTAATTCTTCATTAGATGGTTGTGAATTACCACCCTTCAAAACATTAAATAGATTATTTCTTTTATTTTTTTCAATAGAATAAAATGTACTTTTAGCAATAGAAGAAAGTGAAGTATTATTTAATAATAAAGAAATTGAATCAATATTATCATCTTTAACACCATTACCACCACCTTGTTGTTTATTATTTTTAAAATTAGAAAAGTTTAGATCAAGCATAAAATTATTTAGAATATTAAAATCAGAAAAAGAATTATTATTTTTAATAAAAGAAGATAAATTATTTAAATTATGGTTATTCATAATGATATAAAATAACAATATAAAAAAAAAATTATATATTATAACAAATGGATTATAAAAATAATATTAAAAAATTATTATGTTATAATATTGTTAATAATTGTAAGTGTGTATATAAAAATAAATGTATGTTTGCTCATACATTAGATGAACAGAAAAAGGAAAACTTAAGACAGTATGTATATGATATTATATATGAAAAAGAGGATCTAAGTGATATTAACTTATTAGAAGATAAAAATTTATTAGAAGAAATAATTATATTTACAAAAGAATGTAAAAATTGTATGAATAAGAAATGTCCAGGAGGATATAATTGTAAATTTGGAGTATGTTTAAGAGAAAATAAGATTTGTTATAATGATATAATGAATGGTAAATGTTATAATATAACAAATGAAACGATAGTAAATGGAATAAAAATCGTAAGATGTATTCATGGTATACATTTAACTGAAAGAAAGATAATTCCATATCATCAAAGATTACTAGTTGATATGCCTAATTCTGAACCTAATGTATTAACAAATAATAGTATAAATTATAATTCAAAAATGAATATAATATCATTACAGTTAAATGATTCAACAATTAATTTTGTAAAAGACCTAATTTATAATAAAATTAATAAGATGGATTTGAAAAAAAATAATCGAACTAAAGAACAAGAAGATTTTTATTTATCAGAATTTATATTTAACGGTTATATTGGAACAAATTTAAAAAAAAATAGTGAATCAAGTTCAGAGATATCTGATATATCAGAATTATCAGACTTGTTAGAAAAAGAGGATTTTATGGATACTTAATAAAAGTAAAATATTGATTTTTTCAATCATATATTAAAAAATATTGATTAAATATATGAATATATAGATAACAATAAAATGTCTAATCTAATTCAAAACAAATATAAACCTAGTTCTTTAAATGATATTATAGGTAATAGTAAATCAATTGAGTATATAAATAAATGGTTAGAATCTTATGAAGATGTACAAAATTTTTTAAAAAGTAATGGTTTATTAAAAAAATCTTCAAAAGGTAGGAAAAAAAAATTAATAAATATATCAGAACAAGAGATTGAATTTAGTAAAAGAAAGGGTAATTTATTAATAACAGGTTCTCATGGTTGTGGAAAATCTTCTATAATTAACATTATTCTAAAAAATTATAATTATGAAGTAATAAGTTTAAATATGTTAGATCCTAAAATTAAATTTGATACAGATATTGTCGCAAAATTTGCAACAAATAATGATATTGATGAAAATAAAAAATGGATTTTATTAATAGATGAATTAGAATCAGTAATAACTCTAAATGATAAAAATAATGTTTTTAATATTATTAAAGACAATAATTTTAAGAGATGGATGCCTATTATAATTATTACTAATAATCAACATAATAAACAATTAAATGAAACCAAAAAATATTCAAATGAAGTAAAAATATTTCCACCATATCCAAATGAAATAACAAGATGGGTATATAATATATGCAAAAATGAAAAGATTAATTTTGAATATGAATTAATTTCTAAATTTGTTGAATATTGTCAAAGTGATATGAGAAAAATCCTAATACAATTAGATGAGATTAAAATTAATTATGGTTCAACTAAGATTACTAGTGATATTTTGGATAATTTTATGAGTATTATGAAAAATAAAGATTTGGATTTTGATTTATACAAAGCGACAAACAAAATGCTTACTGATTATAAAGATATTGAAACATGTTTAGAATTATATGAAACAGAAAAAGTATTAATGCCTCTAATGATACATGAAAATTATTATAAATTTATAAAACAAGAAGAATATTTTAATGTATTAGATAAATTATCGATTGGGGATATATTAGAAAACTATATTTATGGTGAACAAAACTGGGATTTATTAGAATTACATGGATTAATAAGTTGCTGTATACCATCATTCTTAATAAATAAATATTCAAATGATAAAAAAACAAGTGCATTAGTATTTGCTGCAGATTTAAATAGAACTTCTGTTAAAAAAATGAATAAAAAGAATATAAATAAAACAAATGACACGCTTAATAAAAGTTCATCTAAAAATATTAGGAATAAATCTATAGATGAATTTATCTACATGGGTGAGATTATGAACAAACTTAATGAAAATAAAACAAAATCTTCAAATAATAATTATATAAATAATATAATTAAAATTAATAAATTAAAAACTACCAAAACTAATAACAAATCAGTTTTAAAGAAAAAATAATAAAAAATATATAATTAATTTTTATTGAAAAAAAAATATATAAATTATAATATATACAGTATGTCTAGTCCTAATACATCTTTTAACAAAACTTCTAACAGAAGTGATGATATTGATAAAGAAGTTGCAAATTTACTCAAGAAATCTGATAGAACAAGAACAACTTATAACTTACTTGAGGACCTTAAAACCAAGTACAAGGAAGATGAAATTGTTGATTCAATCATGAAGAAGTACAATGAAAAACTCAAAAGAGTTAGACATCTTGCTGAAAAAATCAAAGATAGACTTCTTACTAAATATCCCAATTTATCTATGAAGGAGTACATTGAAAAGATTGCTGATTACAAGAGAAAATACGAATTCGATGATTCTGAAATGCAAGCCATTATTAATTCGATTTTTTCTAAGAGAGATCCCTTTGGTAACCCTGAAGCATTAGATGTTAACTACAATGAAATGTCTAAGGCTCTTGGTTTTATCCCTGCCTCATTCAATCTTACAGGTAAACTTAATCTTAAGAAGGATGATTTCGAATATGTCCAAAATCTTCTTACACTTGCTGGAGTAACCAAAGAACTCCACAATCAAGTAATCCTTCAACACTTTGTCTACAATCCTGAAAATGATATTCAAATTATTGCTAATAGCGAATTTGATAGACAAAGAATTAATATCTTTTCATATGTACACCCTGTTGTTGTTGCTCTTTTCCTTCCTAAATTCCGTGTACTTGATTCACACATGCTCTTAGCTGGTATTGCTGAAATCATTCAACGCAAGCAAGATGGTCAAGAAATTATGACTCAACCCGAATATGAACTCTATTGGGATATTGCTACTGACCCTGCTGAAACTGCTTGTGTCACCAGAACAAAGCCATTTGCTGATCTTGTTAATAGAGCAAATGTTCAAACTAAGCTCTGGGAAGCTGTTCTTAACTTGAGACAAGGTAAGATTTATCTCCAAGATCACCTTACATCTTTTATTACTGCTATTGATGCTTGCAGAGCCAGTGTTTTTGATGCTGCTGATCTTGCCTTTGTTAAGGATGAAGGTACCATTATGAGAAAACTTCTTGCTGCTTTCTCTCTTAGACCAACAATTGTATTAACCAGTCCTGTGTATGCTGTATCAAATATCACTTCTAACATTCCACCTATTGCTGCCTCTCACATTACCACTCTTTCTATGATTACAGTCAGAATCCCAATGTCTCTCAAGAAGGGTGCTGAAACTGTCTCTCTTGATAAGGCTTTAAGCATGGAACAATTATACATTCACCACAGACAATTAACTATTAAAGAGCAAAGTATCTTATATTCCAGAGAACTTCTCATCTTCTATGTACACAGAAGAACTCAATCAATTAATGCTGCCAGATTAACTAACCCATATTCTATCAGCTATCTCCCATTAACAATGAACCAATTTGAAAGACTTATTGCTACACCTGTTGTAATTAATGGAGGTTCTTTAACTGTTGGTTCTTCACAAACTACCCAAACATTCAATCTTATTTCTGCTATTATTGTTTCTACTCAAGAAATTAATGTACCAGCTGAATGTGAAACTAAACCATCAAAGGTCATTATTGGATGCAAGGCTCTTATTAAAGATGTTAAAAAATCAGGAGCAGCATCATATTACGAATATGATCCTCTTGCAATCAAATTAAGAGGTTCTTCTATGTCAGGAGGAACTGGACTTGATGGAGCACCAGTACCACCAGTAGCACCAGTTGCTTCTGCTACTGAGACTAAGATTAGACCTTTCAGACCAATTACTCAAGATGTGTTTTTACAAACTATCCAATGTGAAGGTACTCTTCTTATTTTTAATACAGCAGATGCCAAAGGTATCAGTTTCCCATTACCTTAAAATAAATACATACATTTTTTAATTAAATAAATTAAATAATTAATTTATTCAAAATTATTTTTTATAATAAAAGGTTGTTGTAACAGATGGTAATTGTAATCTTCCTCTACTTGACATACAAACAGGTAATGGTATTGGATCTATTGGTTTATCAAGTTGTTTAACATAATCATCATCTTGTTTAATCATTGAAATCATATCGGGTACAATTCTTTCTACAACTCTATGATTAAGAGTTTTAACTTGATGTACTACTTTATATGGTGTATTATCTGCACAAGAAATCATTACATCTCTCATAACAACTAACAAATCAGTTTCATTCTGATCTACTTCTAATTTATATTTTCCATTTGTTCTAACAAATACTTCGTATTTTATCATTTTTTGTAATCTTCTAATATTCTCTTGACTGAAAAATAATTCGCCAACTGGAGTTGGTTCATATATTCCCTTCATCATAGTTTTTTGTATAGAACCTTCTGTTGCCCAATTATTCGTATTTTGTTGGTATCCAGACCAATAATAATTGTTTGGAACATAATCATTTTGCTTATAATTATTATATAAATTAGAAGGATTTTTAGGAATAAAATCGTTAGAACTATATTTATCAACAAAACTGTAATTCATAATATAATATCTATATATATTATAATAAAAAAAATTAAAGAGTATATTTTTCAATAATATGGTCTATACCAGTCATTGGTTCACCGGGTTTTAAGTCTTGTTTGACTGGCTCAAATTCTGAATAATGATATAATAAATCTCTATTTACAGTAATTTCATTATAATTATCTGCAATACAAATACATAAATTATCATCTATATCACTATTTTTAATAAATAATAATATTTGATAGGTATCAAATTTACTTTCATAAACAACAATTTGTCCCTTCTTAAATGGTCGAATATCATTCTTTTTAATATAAGGTACTTCTAAATCCCTGATGAATGTACCTACTCTATTATTAATATATTTAACAAGATTTCTAGATATAATTTCAGAAAATGAATACTTATATTTATAATTTTCTTTTTCTTCAATATCTTTTTGTATTTTACTTAATAAATTAATAATTTTTGATTCAGGTGGTACCATTGTTTTATATGCTGTATTTCTCCATGTATTTGGAGATAAACAATTAATAGCATTGTTTCTAATCATCATATTAATAACATCTTCATTATCACCTAAACTCTTCAATAATACTTTATAATTAGTATCTAATTCAAGAATTAAACACATTATTTTTTCAATATTATTAATATCTCTATTTGCTTCTTCTTCTGTTTTTCTTCTAGTTAACATAATTTGAAACATTTCTAAATTAGTTTGTATATCTGGATTAAGACCAGCTTCTCTTAGTTTTTGAGTAATTTCAGGACTATTTACATTTAAATCTTTATAATTATCATCAACCATTAATAAATTTCCAAGATTTGGAATATAATAATCAATATCATTTATATTGTATTGCCAATATTGTTTACTTTCTCCAAGCACATTTAAATCCTTAACATAAAAATTTGATTGAATATTCATACCATTTATTGTAAATTTGTATTTATCCATTACATAAAATGTTATTAACATTTGAGCAATAATACTTTCCCATTGTATTGCAGTTTTAAATCCAGAATAAATCATTTTTCTAATTCCTCTATCTTCTTTGTATAAATTAGATGACCAATATATTAAATTCATATTTGGTGATTCTGTTAGGATTATTAATGTACTATTAGAAAAATCTGTATCAACTTTTGGCTGTTCACCTTTACATATATTGGGATTTTCATTTTGTAATATTGATTTTGGTCCATTCTTATTAAAAGTCATATTTGCTTTTCTATTAATAAAATAACAATAAGATGAAACAAAATTTGGACATATGTTTTCTTTATTTATTCTTTCTCTAATAAATGCATAATAACTTACTTCACGCCAAACATTATATTTTTCAAGTTCTGCTTCAGGTTTACCTCTTATATCTTCAATAATTGAATTTATTTGCTCTTCAATACCTGTTATTAATGGCTTTTGATTTGTTGCTAAATATTTAACAGCAAGTTCTTTAAGAGTTAATTTATAAACTCTCATATTAATACCAACTGAAGATTTACTACATTGTACTAAACCAACTGAACTATCATATGTAATTGGATAACATGATTTATAAATCATCATATCTCTTGGTAATCCTTCATAAGGATTATAAGAATAACAATTTGGATTATATGGATTTAGTTCTAATAATTTTAGTCTTTTAGTTAAACTTCTATCAGAATCTTCAAAATCCACTAATTCTCCTTCATCAACTGATATAAATATTCCTCTTATATATTCAATTAAATTATTTCTTTCTCTTACTGTTTTATAAGAACTAAAAACATCTGCTGCTGGTAATGCATCTTCATAAATTGATGAAGCCATTTTATGGTCTGCATTAGGCCCACCAATACTAATATTATAATCTTTATAAATAAATGGTGTGTAATAATTTTTCATAAATGTATTTAAATATGTCTGAAATTGAGGTGGAATAAAAGGTGTTGTCATACCTATTGGTTGTATCGGTATTTGTGCTTGTTTTTGTGCTATCATTTCTTGCTGTTTTTTTAATTCTTGACATCCATATATATCTTTAACTGTTGAATCTGCTGAATCATATGATTTTTTTTTACCTTGATATCCTGTACTTTCTGGTTTAACATATGGTTCTGGTTTTGGTTCCTCTCCTGTTTTTAATTGATATGGTGTATTTTCTGGTTCAATATACATTGGAATTACTTTACCTCCAGAACCCTTTAAATTATTTATACTTTTGTCAAAAAAAAATTTTTTTTTTTTTTCAATAAATTGTTACCACCTTGTAATACATTTCCAACAGGAGGTATAGGCATTTGAGCACCAGGGCCTGATCCTAATTCACCCAGAGCATTGCCAATTGGTCCCATTTGAGGTGCAGCCATTTGACCCATACCACCCATACCAGCCATACCACCCATACCAGAAATACTACCCATACCTTGAGAACCAATCATTCCAGCTAAATCAGGTGGAACCATAGGAAGATTTTGTGGTCTATTTTGTTGCATTAAACCATAATCCATTACTTTTGGTTCTCCTCCCATACCCATATCACTTGAAAAATCTGTTTGAGGATTCATTTGTTGCATTTTAGCAATTTGTCCATAATCAAACATACCTTGCATTTCAGGAAGTACTGGTAAAAGAGCCTTTGAATCGAGATTATCAAAAATAGAATTAAAGTTTTGATTAGTACCTTGTTTCATTTTAATTGACATTCCTTGGTTCGAAAGGTTTGGATCAGGCATCATTATACTTGATTCAGTTTGTCTTGATTGTTGAGGTTGTTGTGTTTGGTGTGATTTATTTTCCTCTTGTTTTTCAGTATCCTCTAGGTCCAATGAAGAACTATCTTCCTGAATTCTACTTTGTTTACCTTTTTTAACCTTCTTCTTTAGTTTAGAGTTTTCTTTAAGCATTTGCTTGTACATCTTTTTATAATCTTTTTCTTTGCTTTTTTTACCTTTTCCGCCATAAATAGGTTCTTTTTCATCATCATCATCACCTTCAGTTTCCAATTCTTCATTTTGAGTTTCTGAGTCAATAGATAATTCAGCACCCCTCATTTCTTTTTCAATTTCTTCTTCACTATCTTTTAATAATTTTTTTTCTACTTTATCTCTCCTTTTTTTATCTTTAACATCTTCACTATCAACAGAATCTGAAATATCATCAATATTATCAACCTCTTCGTATACATCAACTGTTTCAGGTTCAGAACGTCTCATTCTTCTTTTAGAAGTCTTTTTAGATTTAGAACTCTTTTTAGATTTAGATTTCTTTTTAGCCCCACCATTTTGTCCAAACGCTTTTAAAAAAGATGAATCAATTGAACGATAACCAACTTTTTCAGTTAAACCAATAGAAGTTGAGGAAAAATCAGAATTTTGTTCTATATTTTTTTTTAATGAACGGGATAATCTACCTTGAGAATTATTATCTTTATAATTCATATTTATAGAACTAGTAAAGAAATTATTTTTTAGTAAAATTTGTATAGGATTAATTGTACTAACATACTCATTAGCAAATCTTGTTAAATCCATAAAGTCTTTTTCAATAAATTCGATTGGCAAAAAATTATTTATTATACTTTTTATTTTTTCTAATTGTTTTTTGTTTTCTACTGAATTATCATATATACTTTTAAATATTGAATACATTTCATAAGATGGATCATCTATTATTTCTCTTTTATTATATGTATTATTAAATTCTTGTATATATGAAAATCTATAATTAAATAGTTTACAGATATATTTACAATTTTTTAATTTAAAATTATTTTCATCTATTCGTAAATTAATATCTTCTGATGGTTCTGGATTTATTAAAATTAAAAATGAATCAACTGTATAATCACCATGATAAAAATTATTTAATTTATAATATAAAAATGCGTAAATAAATATTACCTGAAAAAATAAATTATATAAATCTTCGTTTGATAACGGTTGTCTTAATAATTCTTTTAATGTGATATATTTATGATAATTTTCATATAAACTTATGCAAAATTCTTTATTATTATCAAGTTTATCATATAAACTAAACTCTTTTGATACAATTTTATAAAGTTCTTCATTTCTTTTTATATTTTCTAAATTTATATTAAAATTACATATATTTAATATAAAAAAAGGTATTCGGTCTAATATTACAAATTCTGATATTACCTGATTCATAAATAGTTCGAATATTATATCTTCTATCTTAAAAGTTGAGTTTACATTAATATTAGATTTGTATTTTTGTATTATCATTAAAACAGGATATTTTTTCATTTGTATTGTTATTAAAATCTTTTTTTCATCAGCTGTAGTTATTATTTCTACTAGACTTATTTTTTTTTTTATTATATCATCATAATCTATATTCTCTTTTAATAAATTACCTATTTTAATATTTGAATATTCTAATTTTTCATAAGAATAGTTTGATATTATATTTTTATCATGTTCGTATACAAAATCATATAATAATGATAAAAGTTCATTAATATTATTATAGTTTATACTCATATAATAATATTATACATAAATTTTTTTTGTTTTATTGATTAAATAACTTAAAAAATGGATGATCTAATAAATCTGCAGGTTTATGTAATTCATCATCTACTAGTAATCTACATCTTTTACTTGTTTTTCCACTCGGATGATTGGGTCTGTATTCATCTGGTAATACATATACTATAAATTCTCTTACTTCGTTTGGTACTATCGGGTCTGTCATTATTTCTGGTAAAAAACCCTTGAATATTAATGTACAGAAAAAATAATGTATATCGTAGTATCTATTTTTTTTTGGTGTTATATTTATTTTTTTTGTCCAATCTTGATATACTTTCGAATTCTCTACTACTCCTGGTATACAGGCAAAATCAAAATCCCATAAATATATACAATATCCTATTGCTGGTAAAGTATATTCTTTATTATTTACTTTATATAATAATATCTTATTGCATAAATCATTTTTTGATATTAATATATTATTTGCTTTTAAATCATTATGTCTAAATGCTGGATATTTTGATTGAATTACTGCTAAAGTCGATATTATCTGAAAAAATATACATTGCCAGTGAATTAATTTTAATTTTTGATAATGTTTCTTTAAAAACATACTTAAATCACCTCTATTTGCCCATTCTGATATAATAATAGAAACCGTTTCATAATACAAACCCTCTTTATATCCCTTAATAAAATCTGTATATTTTTGATTTTCTTTAGATACTACTTCATCATCTTGTAAACTTAAAAATGGTTTTATTGATGTATTAAATGTACATATTGGTAATATTATATGTGGTGTATGACATCGCAATACAAAATATGCTAATAGTTTTAACATACATATTTCTGCATTCTCTGGTCTTGTTATGTTATATAATGAACCATAACCATGTTTTCTTGGATATGCTACCATCTTTACACCATAAGACATTACCTCATTATCATTTTCATCCATTGCTATTCCCTTAAATGTGTTTCCATAAGCACCACTTTTTATATAAATTAACTTACTATTCAGTTTGTTTATTATATTATAAAAATCCACTGTTTTCTTTCCTAATACTGACCTAGAATCTAAACTTTTTTGGTCTTTAAAATCCTTTGGACCTTCGTAAAATTCTGTCTCTAAATTTTGATCCATATTTTTTAAAGGATTTATAATTCCTAGATTTGCTCTATTTAATAAATTTTTTATACTAAATATTCTTGATTCTATTGTATTATGATTATTTTTTTGTTCCATTTGTAAATAGTTTATTTATAATATAATTACTTATATAATTTTATTTTATTTTTCTTACACTTTAATCTAATAATTTAATATTTGTCCTAAAACTATATATTTTGTTTTTTTCGTTGTTTATTTCTACTTTTTTTATACCTTTTATGTATTCATTATATTCTACTATAGGTATCTTTACCTGACATTTCCAATATAATTGTTCTTTATTTATATCTATATTATATGAGTTTGGAAACATGTATCCTATTGATTTATCCTTTTTAACTAATTCTATTATTTCTTTTTCTATTACATATTTATAAGTTTCTGGTGGTATTGCTAATATCAATTGTTCTACGGGATTTAATTTTCTTTCTTCTTTTGATATTTCCACTTTATCTGGATAATAATTTATTATATCTATTATTGTTGGTGCTATCATAAAATTATATCCATATGACCAACTTTTACATTCTTCTAAATAATAACTTATACACCATTCTATCCCTGAAATATAATCTTTTACCATTCTTTTTATTATATTTTTGTCTATATCCAAACAATTTAATCCTAAATAATATTTATAATATTCATTTGATGAACTAAACTCTATTTTATCTAAAAAATCTGTATTATTTCCTTCTCCTTTTACAAATTTATTTAAATTTGCTTTTTTATAATCCTGTCTTTGTCGTTTTAATGCTTCTACTTCATCAGGTTCCATTTCTCTTTGATTTATATATTTATCTCTATTTATATTTTTCCATATATGTTTCTCTGTCCATAATAATTCTCTAAATATATCTTTTAGTAATTTATGATTTATTATGAATTTATTATCATTTTTAAATACCAAATGGGATTTTATATTATTATTTATGTCTTTTAATTCTAAGGAATGTTTTTCTTTTACTGCTGTAAAAGCATCTATAATTTTATCTAGACCTCCTCTTTTAACATCGGTTGTTAGCAAACATGGTAAAAAATCATTACCTATTAAATAACATATCAGTATAAAATCATTTGTACTTATATCTAAATTTTCTATCAATTTATATAATTTTTCTATTTGCACATAATTATATTCTTGAACTTCTTTTGTATCAACCTCTTTACCGCTAAATACTTGTTTTTCTCTCATTATGTATAAATTTTTATATCCTTTATTACTATTGGAACTTACTGATAAAGATAAAAATAATAAATCTGCATCTAATCCATATATTATTATCGATTCAGATTCATCTATATATTTCTTAATATATTGTAATATTTTATGTTCACCTTCTCCTTCCTCGTGATATGAAGAATATACATATTTTAAACCTTTTTTTCCTAATTTTTTCATATAAGATAACATTTTCACATTTATTCTTTCCATATAATCTGTTCCTGGTGTTAATTCTATTGATGTTAATGGTATTATTGGCTCGTATAAACTATTTTTTAGATTACATTCTATATCACCAGATGTGTTATTTTGGAGTTTTATCTTTTTATCAAATAAAAATCTATATCTTCTTTGTCTTTGTTGTAATATCTTTCCCATAGGTGCTACTCCATCAATTGCTACATATAAATATTCTGGTTTCACTTTGTCTATCATATCATTTATGTAATTTTCTAAGTGTTCCCAAATATAAAATTCTAATTGTTCTCTTAAATCTTTTGTTAAATCTATTATTAATTCGTTATTTCTATACTTTTCTAATATTGTTGCTATACATGGATGAAGTAAACAATTTGTATCTAACATCAACCACTTTATTTTTATATCTCCTATTTCTTCTAAAATTAAATTATTTGCACCTAATTTTCTTTTATTTTTTAATAACCACGCAAAAAATCCAGGTACTCCCATTTTCTATATCTTAATCATATTTATATTAATTTAATCAATTTTTATAATCTGATTAAATTTTTATTATTCTGAATTTATAGTAATAAAAATTATTATATAATTATAATATTTTTTTTATATAATATAATATATATATTATATGAATCTATCTACTGACAAATTAATGCATGAAGTCAAAAATTTTCAAGATACTCTTGGAATGACTCAAGCTGGTGGTAAAAAACGCTCTAAAAAATCTGCCTCTAAAAAAGGTTCCAAAAAAAGTTCTAGAAAAGGTTCTAAGAAGGGTTCTAAGAAAGGTTCTAAGATGGCCAGAGCTGGTGATGAAATTGATATGATGATGTTTGCTCAAGATGGTGGTAAGAGACGCTCTAAGAAATCCTCTAAAAAATCATCTAAGAAATCTTCTAAGAAGGGTTCTAAGAGAGCTTCTCAAAAAGGTGGAAAGAGACGCTCTAAGAAATCTTCCAAGAAAGCCTCTAAGAAATCCTCTAAGAAATCCTCTAAGAAACTCTCTCAAAAAGGTGGTAAGAGACGCTCTAAGAAATCTTCTAAGAAAGCTTCTAAGAAATCTTCCAAGAAATCTTCCAAGAAATCTTCCAAGAAATACTCTCAAAAGGGAGGTAAGAAGGGTTCTAAGAAATCTTCTAAGGGTTCAAAGAAGGGTTCCAAGAAGGGTTCCAAGAAAGGTTCTAAAAAACAATCTAGAGCTGAAAGTGAAAATTTTATGATTGATCTTGAAGCTGATTCTGGTGATGAAATGGTTGGTGGTGCTAAAAAACGTTCTAAGAAAGGTTCTAAGAAAGGTTCTAAAACCGGTTCTAAACAAAAAAGAACTCTCCCACCCGCTCTTAAAGCTACTCAAGTAGTTAACGAAAAGATTCTTAAGGAAGTTGGTGCTGACAGAAAACATTTCTTTGGCCTTATTAAATATGTAAGCACTCTTAGACATGAAGCCAAGAAGTCTGTCAAGGATGAAAAGGATTTTGAAGCCGTTAACAAGAAAATCCTTGAATTATTCGAAAAGGACCTTGAAAGCAAGGGCAAAGGCAAGATTGGCAAGATGATTGCTGACTTTGCTGCTGAGGCCTTAGCCAAGAGAAAGAGAAAATAAACTAATTAATTTTATTTGAATATTTTTAATAATTTATAAATATTTATAAATTATGACTTTTTTATAAAAATTATTTTTGTATTCGTAGTAAACGTTTTTTTTCATTTTCTGGTGAATTAAATGTATGAATTGCATCTTCATCAATAAATACATTGTGATCAATATATTTTGGATGTAAACTTGGCAAATGGAATTTTACAACATCTTTTATATAATCTGCTAAATATTTTTTGTAGTTTTCATTTTTATCCTTGTTAATTTTATTAATTTTATCGGCAGCATTAATCATTATTTCAAATGCTTTCTTATAAATATTTTTATAGACACCAATATTTCTTGATTTTGATTGATCTTCATGTAAATGCAATATCAAATTTTCTAATAATTTGTAATTACCATAATATTCATAATTTTCTAATTCTATTTCACTATTTTCAAATGTATCCTCAATAAATTCTATAAATTCTTCAATAGAATATTTTTCTCCTTGTAAATTAGTTGGATTGACTTTTGTAAAAAAGTTATTTATATTAAATCTATCATTTTTATGACAATCTAAAATATAATTTAAAATATCGGTATCTGTCTTTAGTGATTTTTGATTGCCTTTATAATCTTCAAAAAATAAAATTTTGGAAAGAGTAAATTTATCATCAGTAATACAACAAATTAATAATATTATATTATAAACAATTTCTTTCATTATTTGATTATAACTTTTATTTTGAAAATTCTCAAGTTTTTCATCATAATAAATATATTTATCAAGTATTATACTTGAACTTCTTTCTCGAACATCATCAATATATTTATTATGACTTTTTTTTTCATAATATTCTATACCAATATCATAATATTCCTTATCATTATATATTTTTATGTAACAATCATGCTTAAAACAATGCGATTCTTTTTTAAGTTCCAAATCAATTTTAGATGGTGATTCAAAGACTAATTCTAGTTTAATATTTAATTTTTTCAAAAAATATTCTCTAATATTTTCTATAATTATTTGTAAATTTAATTTGAAAATATTTTCATATCTAACAATATTATTTAACTCAAGTTTAGGTATATTAAGATATTCAAATGTATAATCATTACTAAATTTTATACTAGTAATTTTATCTTTAATATCAATATCATATTTTTTATAATAAAGATTTATAAATTCTCTTAATGTATAAATATCTTCAATTTTATATAATTTACAATTGCTCTCTTTCCAATCTTTAATAATTAATTCAAGTTTATCAAATTTAGATTGAGACATAATGTTTAATTGATATAATATATTAATTAATAAATTCAATTTTTTTGTTAATATAATATATAATGGATATACTAGATAAAATAACAAAAAAATATGATACTGATTTGATATATGTTTTTCATAAAAATAAACCCATTATTACTTCTAAAAATATTATTGAACTAAAAAAAAATATTAAGGAAAATGTTAAAAATCCAAGTAAAGATATTTCTGTTTTTATAATTACATTTGTTTTAGATAAAGATTCAAAAAAACCCCTAATTATTAATTGTGTTAAAAATACAATTACACCAAAATCAAATCTTGTAGCAAGAAAGAATGATTTAGGTCAATCTATATTTTATACAAAAGATGATCTTAAAAAATATGGATATAATGATTCTCATATTTCAAAAATTATAAAAGCCATACAGACAGGTGATATGCCTTATGATAAAGATTCAGTATCAATTGGTGAAGTTTTGTCATTATTTGATTAAAATTTATAAATTATTTTAGTTTTAATAAAAAATTGAATATTTATTATATTAAATTATAAATATACAACCATATATGATATATGAATTATCATATATTACATTTCATAAATTTAGAGATAAAACATTTATAAATAATAAAATAATAAAAGAACTTGGTATTTCAGAAACACTTGTTAGTGGCGTTATTAAATATACTAGAACTCTTAGAGTTAATATTAAATCTATTAATCCAGAAATTTATGATGAAAATATTTTAAATCAAAAAGTTTTGGAAATGTTTAATTCAGAACTTATTAGTATAGGAAAATATAAAATTATTCAGCTTATTATTGAATATGATTTAGAAATTAAAGAAAAACGAAAAGAAATTCTTAGAAATAAATTTCCTAAATATTTTTTAAGCAGGAACAGGGTAGGATGTATAGGGTGTTAACATACTTTTTCCAATGGATGTGACATTTGCATAAGAATCTGTTCTTAGGTCTACAAATGCATTATATCCATCAAAAGAACCATTAACTGGTGGTATTTCTTTCTTTTCTTTAATCTTACACCCACTTACAATATCTTGAATATCCTTTTTATTTTGATTCCATACCTGAATTAATGGACTATCAGGATTTTCTACTAATTTTACTCTTGATGCATAATAATATGCTTTTGATGTTGATGATGCTTTATTTGGATTGTCTGTATCAGGACTTACTAAAAGTGGTAAATCATTTACAGTACTGTAATTGGGATCTTGTTCTAATTGCATCTTTGTTTGTTGGTCAACTATTTTATTTCCTAATTTTGATTCATGTAAACCAGCAATTAAAGAATTATGAGGTGCTTGATAATTATCTGGATAATCTAATATATTTCCAAAATTCTCTTTTTTAATTTCACTCTCTAAACTACTAAAATTTTCTAATCTAGATTCTTGTGCAGGAGTTTCACTTCTAGTACTAGAAACTACATCATTAAGATTAATTTGTTTTATATTATCTTTATCAACTTGTAAATATATAGGTGGATATCCTTGATTAGGGGGGACATTTATTGTGACAGAACTTAATTTAGAATCAATTACTTGTATTATATTAAAACCTATTATAAAAGATACTATTAAAGCTAATATTATTATAATAATAAAGTCAATCTTGTTATAACTTTCAAACATCTATATATATATATTTTAAATAATATTATTCTAAATTGTAATTCAAAAAATATATTTATATTTTTTTTTAACAGATTAATTTTCTTATAACTTCTAATTGTTCTAGCCATTGTTTATTATTATTTCTTAATCCTTTTATTTTATTAATTTCTGTATCTATTGTTTTAATAATTTCTGGGGGAATTTCCTCCTTTTTATATTTATATATTGTTTCTATTAATTCTAATTCATTTTGATAAACTTTATTTAATTGTCTATCAAATTCTTCCTTATCTAATTTTTGTGATGTTAATACTTCATAATTTTTTATTAATTGATTATATATAGTCATTATTTCTGGTATATCTTTATTGACTAATTTATTATATCTTATAAATCCAAAACCTTTTGTTTTCGGTTCTACTTCATATTCTCCTTGATTAGCCATTTGTAATCTGTTTAATCCACTTTCTATTAAAGTTAAACCATTGTGTTTAGTTGTTTCTGCTATTTTTTTCTCTCTTACATCGAATCTTTTTTCTAAATCTTTTTCTAAATCATAACTATCTGATAATAATATTTTACCTCTCTTTATCATTTGATTTGCTATATCATTTGGTGTCTCTAATTTTAAATTAAAATTTGTTGTTGGTTCTAATTCATTAATTTTTAAATATGGATTATTTAAATACTCATTATTCATGTAATTATTATCTAAAGGTTCCATTTGTCCAAAACTTTCTGTATCTTTCTGTAATTTTAAATTTGTTATTATTTGTAATGTTACAAGCATTATAATTGCCAAACTTATTCCAAGTGCTGGACTTGATGAAGATATATATGATATTAATACAAATATAGCAAATTTAAATAAATCATTTGAAAATAAATCTATTAAATGTTCTGATACTCCTTGTATATAATTTGTATAATATACTCCTAATATTATTAGTATTAATAATAATATTGTCTTATTTTCATTTATCTTTGAAATAAAATTATCTATTGGTTTCAATGTATTATCAATATTCATTATATATAATTTAAATATATTAAAAAATTATTATGAATATTATATCTTCGCATTTATAATATTTATAGGTCTAAAAAATTGATGTTATATCTATATAATATAATTATTATATAACTAATGTCTAATTATACTGTTAATGGATTACTTTCTAATTATGGATTTTGTGTTAAAAAAAATACATTAGATAAAAATATTCTTGAAATATTTTATAAATATTTTAGAGTTAAACCTGAACTTAATTATGAAGATGTTAATAAAACTGAAGAACAAAAATCTTTTGATACTTATTATGAAGATGATAATTATATCGTTTTACCAAAGTTCACTAAAGATATTATTATCAATATTCCTAAATTTAATAATAAACATAATTTAATCATTAATGATATTGAATATAAAAATATTGACTTTACTCTTAAAAGATTTAAATATAAAAAACAAACTTGTGAATTCCAGTTTAAAGGTAATTTACGAGAACAACAACAACTTATTATTTATGAAATTTTTAATAAATTTGGCTTAACTAAAGAAAATCCTTCCAATCATGATGTTTCTAAAAAATTCCCTAAAGGTGGACTTTTAAAATTATCTGTTGGTTTTGGTAAGACTGTTTTGGCTATATACTTATCATATATTCTTAAATTAAAAACCCTTATTGTCGTTCATAAAGAATTTTTAATGGACCAATGGATTGAACGATATAAACATTATACTAATGCTAAAGTTGGTATTATCAGACAAAATAAAGTTGATATTGAAGGTAAAGATGTTGTTATTGGTATGTTGCGTTCTCTTTCTACTAAAGATTATGGAGTTGATGTCTTCAATCAATTTGGTCTTGTTATCTATGATGAAGTACATCATCTTGGCTCTCGTGTTGATTCTCAAGCACTTCTTAAAACATCTTCTGAATACACTATTGGCTTATCTGCTACTCCTGAACGCTCTGATGGCATGCTTAAAATTATTAACTGGCATATTGGACCTATTCTTTATCAAGTTGAAAAACAATATAATTTTAGAGTTCTTGTTAAAAAAATATTCTTTAGGTCTGAGGACCCATTATTTATTGAAAAGAAAAAATGGTTTCAAGGACGTTTTGCACCTAATCATACTACTATGTTTGATAATATTACTAAAATTAAAAAACGAAATCAATTAATTATACAATTTATTAATACCCTTAAGAGTTTGGGCAGAAAAATACTTATCTTGAGTTATAGAGTTGAACATCTTGAAGAACTTAAACGAGCTGTTGATAAACAAATTGCTGATGATGAGGAGAATCATATTTATAATTCCTACTTTTATATGGGTAAAACTAAAAAAGGTGAGAAAAAATTAGCTGAAAAAGATGGTGATATTATTTTTGCTACTATGCAACTTGCTGAAGAAGGACTTGATATTCCGCATCTTGATACTGTTTTATTTGCTTTACCTGTGTCTGTTCAAAAGGATAAACATGATAGCAGGAAGATTAAATCAAATAAAACACTAATTCAATCTATTGGTAGAATTCTTCGTAATGATAAATTGGAAAATCTTACACAAATACCGCTTGTTATCGATATTTCTGACCAATTCTCTATTTATTCTGGATGGAGTAAAAAAAGAAATGAAGTATATTATAAAAAAAATTGGTATTTACAAAACTATTATTTTGATGATTTAACTTATAATTATGAAAAAAATCAAGATAAAGATACTAAACCTATGAACATTTTATTTGATGATATTCAAGATGAAGAATTTATTGAAAATAATCTTATTGTTAAAGATAATGAAGTTGTTGATGATGATGAATCTGAAAATACTTCTTCATCTAATAATTCTTTAAAAAGTAATAAATCTTCTAGTTCTGATAATGCAGAAATAAAAGTAGAACAAAAAGAAGAACCTATTTACACTTTTGGTAAAAAAAGAATTAGCTAACTTCTTCATTTATAAAAATTTTATCTATTATTTCATATAAAATATCTTTTATTATTTTATTGTTTTTTGCAAATTCAGGATTTATAGAATAATTTATTATTAAATTATTCCTTCCATACTGTTTAATTATTTTATTTACATCAGATGTTCCCCTGTGTCTATAAATTTGCCATATCATTGTTTCTATATTTCTTCCCATTTTACTTATTTTCTTGTGATAAACTGAACTTACTATTAATTTTTTTTCCAAATCAATGATATTATTTTTAAATGCATTGTTTTTTATTGATGATAAATAATTTTGTGTATATTCATCTAGTTCTCCCGATGATATCATATTATCAATTATTTCTATATTGTCTAGTTTATTTTTAGTGTTCTTTGTTCTTGACATTAATTTGTTATATACATATTATTTAATATAAATTATTTATTTTTCAATTTTTTATGTATATAATTTTTTCATTTTTTATTTTATTTTTTTCATTTTTTATTTTTTTCATCCAATCCAAATTTTAATTATATATATTATATATTAATATGTCAAACATCGTTAAATATTCTGGAGTTATAGCAAATTATGCTAGAGATTATAGACTTGATGCAACTTATGCTACAATCAATCAATTAAAAGTTTTGGGTGATATTACTATTAATGGTAACATTATTGGTTATGGTGGTAGTACAGAAATTGTTGGTAATCTTACTGTTACTGGTAATGAAACTGTTGGAGGTAATCTTACTGTTACTGGTAATGAAACTGTTGGAGGTAATCTTACTGTTACTGGTAATGAAACTGTCGGAGGCAATCTTGCTGTTATTGGAAATGAGGATATTACTGGCGATCTTGTTGTTCATGGTAATACTACTTTAGGTGATGCTGCTTCTACCGATTCAACTACAATTAATGGTTCTACAATTAATGTTGGTACAGATGCTGTTGCTGCTTCTATCAATATTGGTACTAATGCAAGTTCAGTAAAAAATGTAACACTTGGTTCAACAAATGCCGGTTCTACAACTAATATTAATGGTGGCTTAATTGAAATTGGTGAAATTAATGAATCCACAAAAATTGGTTATGGTACTAATTCAACAACAGGTGCTGCTAATAATATTGTTTTTGTTGGTAATGGTTCTAATACTAATACTGGCTCACTAACTAATGTTCTTTATTTAGGTATTGGTTCCAATGCTTTTGCTGCTGGTACTGCTGTTAACAATGTTAATATTGGTACTGGTTCTAATGGAACTGGTTCTACAACTAATAATATTAATATTGGTACTGAAAGTTCTTCTACTACTGCTATTACAGTTGGTAGCTCTACTTCAACAGCCAAAATTTATAGTGCTATTTTTGATTCTAGTGAATTAGCTTCTCCTTCTGGTAATCCAATCAACTTGACTGTTTCACAAAGTGGTAGTTTCTTCACTGTTAATACTTCTGCTTCTTATAATATTGTTCTTCCTACAACCGGTTTATCTTATGGTATTAACTATAAATTTGTAAATAAAAATGCTGGTACTCAGCTTGTTTTTATCGTTGGTGCTGCTAATTCTTTATTCGGTTTAACTTTAGAAGCTGGTACTGGAACCTCTTTTAATGGTGATACCAAAATTAATTTTACTGCTGCATCTACTGTTGGTGATGTAATTGAAGTTTCTTATCTTGCTAATAATATGTGGTATGTTAAGGGTTTTGCTAGTGCTGCTGGCAACTTTGCTCTTACTGTTTAAATTATTATTTATAAAAAAATATTTTATAAAATTATTTATAAAAAATATTATTTACTTTAATACAAGCATAATCATTTGTTATGCTTACTATACCGGTTCCTGAACATACATTTCTATTTTTAACACTTATCCATCCTTTTATAATCAAATCAATATATATACCATTTTTATAACCAATTGTTATGAATGTACATGTATCATATTTCTTTATCTTTTTATTAAACTTTTTATACCATTTACCGGAAGCAATTAGGCCTCTAAATTCACATGTTTGTTTTTTATCGTTAATAATATTTACATACATATTATTATCAATAAAGTCATTTCCTATCCAATATCCATGGATACCAAAGTGTTCTATATTTGTTAAGTCCTTGTCGCCTTTCACTTGCACGCCTGCTATCACCGCTTCTCTTATCTGTACCCATTGTCTATATGTAGAATGACAATTTTTAATAGTTGATTGCCAAAATTTTGTTGGATTGTGTGCTTTTTGATAAAAAAGTGCCCATACAAGATATGCATATGATAACGCATGAGATTTGCAAAAACTATATTTTCTCAAATTTATTAATTTTTTTGATATATCATTAATATCTATATCAGGATTTTCTCCATATAATTCTATTTCAAATTGACCTATTTTTACATTATCACCTTTTGCATATAATCTCCTTATACTATCTGCTTTATCTTCTGAACAATTTAGCAACTTTTGAATATATGTTATCGCATCATCATCAAATATAATTCCACAACTTAAATCTTCGATAGTATCCGCTTCCGATTTATCAGCACCAGGTCTTATCGCTGCTAAACAGATTGCAATATCTAAAACATTTTTAGGCTTAAAAGTTTTAATGATTTTTCTCATTGCTGGACTTTCTGCAAATGTTACTCCTATATTTTGTCCTGATTGTATTAACTCTATTGTTTTTTTGTCTTCAAAGTCATATGATAACAATGGTTTTGAATCGATAGCAAAAAGTTGTGATAACCCTCTATTCGATAATATATCTATCTTGAAAAATCCTTCTTTTTCTACATCTACTTTATCAAAAGAAATTTGTCTATCTTTTATTTTGTGCTTTTCATAAACGCTCATGTCTGTTATAAATATTATACCTCCACAATGTAATGAATTATAACGTAATGTACCTTTTATCTCCTTAAATTTCTTCTCTAACTCTTTCTTCTTTTCTGGTTCTTTCCAATAATTTAAATTACATTTTGCTTTTGGTATACGACCTTTTACACCCAATTCTTTTAATGCTTGTCTCATTGCACTTTTATGTTGGTAAAGCACATGATTACTTATTCTTACAACATTATCCCATTTATCATATATTCTACTAAATACTTTATCTCTTTGATTATGAGGAAAATCCATATCAATATCTGGCATAGAATTTCTATATTCATTAAGAAATCTTGAAAAACAAATTGAGTTTTTAATTGGATCTATATCAGTAATACCTAAAAGATAACATATTAAAGAAGAACCAGAAGAACCTCTAATTATATGTGGTATGTCTTGAATTAATTCTAAAATATCACATATTCTTAAAATGTAATCAATAAATTTTTTCTCTAAAATTATTTTTAATTCTTTTTCTATTCTTTGTTTATAAATATCATTATCTGGATACTTTCTTATAAATTTGCTTTTAACTAAATCCTTTTCTAATTCTTCTAAATATTCCATTTTATCATATTTAGTTTCTTTATTTATACCAAATTAAAATCAATATTTTTATTGTTTTTTTACTTAAATATTAATGTATAAATATTTATTATATGAAAGTAGCGATCATATATAGCGGAGAAATTAGGACCTTATATAAGGCATTTCCCTACTTTAAAAAACATTGTATTTTATCAGAGGATTATCATGTTTTTGGAATTATACAAAATAATGGTGATAATAATTTTGAAAGTTTTCTTAAAAATAATTTAGGAAATAATTTAAAATTTTTAGATTCTTTTAATAGAAATGATACTACATTCTGGTGTTTAAGAGAAAAACTTATTAATAATATGAATCTTGGTGAAGGAACACTTAGATATTTAAGAAATAGTGGTTCTGTTATTGAATATTATCAAATGTTCTTAGCATATTTAAATATTGTTAATTATGAAGCTAATAATAATTTTAAATATGATTATATTATTAGAATTAGATGTGATTGTGTTATAACTTCTCCAATATCTTTTGATTGGGTTAACTATTCTAAACAGGAGGTTCTAGATAAACTTAATGAAATTAAGAATTATATTAATGCAGAATCAATTATAGATAAAAATATAATTAATATTTTTATGAATAGTCTTTTATGTAAAGAAAGATATTTAATAAAACAAGACATTACTAGAAATAATATTTGTATAACTAATAGTTATGATAAATTTTTTCAAATAAATGATTTAGAAACTTTTATTGATAATTTTTATAATTATTTTAAAAAAGGTAAATTTTTATTAAGTTTTAGAGCTAATATTATATATGCATTAAAAAGAAAATATTTTACTAGAATTTTCTCTTTAGGTATTTCATATGGAGTTTCTGGACGCTTTTTAATTGATGAATATTGGTGGAATGCTGAAACTCAATTACAACTTAGATGTCATGAAAATAATATTGATATTTATAATTCTGTCACTATTTCGGAGGATAAAAGTTTATATGAATATAATGAAAATAATTATTTTGATTCAAATAAAAATTTAATTAATACTGATAATGTTTTCTTTTTTCTTTTAAGACATTAATTTTTATAAAATATTTTTTTATATTATCATTTATATATAAAATAATATATGAACAATCAATTATTTTTGATTTTAATATTTGTTATAATCATTTTTATAATTTATTTTTATACTAGAAAACATGAAAAGTTTGATTTACTTGATTTATCTGATTCTCAAAGATGTGATTTATTAGGACAAAAGAAATTTATGCTTAGAGATATTAAAACTAGATTATGGCTTAATATCGGTATTGAAAGTGGTAGGGCATCTTTTATGCCTGGTGGCTTTGGTATTCCTTTATTACTTTCTAATGAACCTAATAAATATTTACCTTTAAGACTACTTGCTGACCCTAATAATTATTTATTAGCTACTTTTGATAAAAAAGGTATTAGAGTTGTTACTAATCCTCCTGCTGAATATTATAAACTTGAAATGTTTATATATAATCAAATGAATATCATTGGTTATATCGATGAAAGTGAAAAACAATTCTTTATTAGCGTTGATGATAATGGTTTTGTTTCAAGTGTTTGTAATTTAAATGAAGCTTCTCCTATGGAAATGCTTATGCTATAAATTTAATTAAAATGTCAATAATTTATATATTATTATATAAATTATACTATATTATGGATTTTTTAAATAGCCTAGGAAAAATGCTATATAAGACAAAATATAAAATTGTTCCTAAAAATGAAATTACTCTTAGATATAAATTTCTTATCGAATTTGCTGATTTACTTCTAGAATTACCTAATTGTGTTATTTGTTTTAAGGACTATTGGACACATTTTAATTATAGAAATATTTATACTGACAAATTTATTGAACGTTCTGTTCAATTAAATAATTTAAATAGACTTAAACCTTATATATTTGTTATTTGTAAAAAAAAAACTTCTAATAATTTTATTCAAAATAATATAAAAAATCCTTATCTCTATTTCTTGGAATATGATAATAAAAATGACTTATTGTTTAAAATTGCTACCATTTTTTATGATAATAATGTCTATTTCTATGACGACCACGATGTTATTATGATTTCTAAAAATATTTCTTTATACTAGTTATCACTGTCTGAATCTACTAACATATGTCTTAATCTCGTACTTAATGTTGTTTTTGGTAATGAATTCATTGTAAATTGTGATTCAATTTTTACTTTATCTTCTTTTTTATCTTCTTTTTTATCTTCTTTTTTAACTTCTTTTTTAACAGTTTTTTCCTTTTTAACTTCCTTTTTAACTTCTTTTTTATCTTCTTTTAATTGTGTTTCTTTTCCAACTTTAGATTTATTTTTTTTAGGTGAACTTTTTATAGGTGATTTTTTTTTAATATTCTCAATTTTTCTAAATTTAATTACATATCTATCATATTCTTGATTTTTTTCATCTTCTTCGCCTTCTGATGCTTGTAATAAATTAACATATTTTGGATATTTAGTATATAATCTTGATCTTAAATTATTGCCTCTAGTCGTTAAACTAATTGTTGTTGCAAACATTCCTTGTACTTGTGTTTCTATAAGTAAATCATTTGTAATTAATATTCTTAATAATTCTTTCCACCATTCTTCATTACCAAATGATAGACCTGTGCCAAATTCAGTAAAATTTACCATCCAATCCTTTACTTTTGATTCTTTACCTAAAAGAATATTAATAATCATTCCTGCTCCATATTTTTCATTAATTCTATATATTACGCCAAATGCTAAATATATTTCCTTTGTATAATCTTGTAATTCTATTTGCTTTTCATCTGTTTTTAATTTTCTTAAACAATTATCACAATTTATACATGATTCCATTTTCTGACCAAAATTTTCTAATATTACTCTTCTTCTGCATTCTGATGTATAAACATACTTTTCAATTTGTCTTATTTGATTTTCTTGATATGCCTTATAAATAGGATTTTCCATACTTTTTAAAAAATATCTATTTATTTGAAAATCTTTTGTTGAATAAAATAATACACATTCCGAAGGTTTTCCATCTCGTCCAGCTCTACCAATCTCTTGATAATATGATTCTAAATTCTTTGGACAATTATAATGTATTACTAATCTTACATTCGGTATATTTATTCCCATACCAAATGCGATTGTTGCAATTATACATTTTACTTTTCCATCTATAAAATTTTGTTGTATTATTGTTCTGTTTTTATCATTCATTCCTGCATGATATGCCTCACATTTAACACCTATATCAGATTGTATCTTATCTGCTAATAAATCTGTATCATCGCGAGTTTTACAATATATTATTACATATTCATTTTGATATTTTTTTAATAATGTACTTATACTAGACATTATATTATCTAATCTTGGTTCTACTCTAATTTGTAAATTAGGTCTATCAAAATTTCCTATTACTTGTTCTGGATTATATAATTTTAATATTTTTATTATATCATCTCTTACTTTTGTACTAGCTGTAGCTGTTAAAGTTAAAATTGGAACATCTGGAACCCAACCACGAATTACTCCTAATTGTGTATATGATGATCTAAAATCTAGTCCCCATGTTGATACTGCATGTGCTTCATCAATACAAACTAGTGCTAATTGGTCTTCAATACTTTTTATAAAATGTTCTGATCTTATAAAATATTCTGGCGTCATAAAAATTAATTTATTTAATCCATTTACTATTTCTGTCTTTTCCTCCATCTTCTTTTTTGTTGTTGAATCAGAATTAAATACTGCTGTTGGAATTCCTTTCTTCTGCATCTCTTGTCCTTGTTCGTGCATAAGTGCAATTAATGGACTTATTACTATTACATTTTTTTGTGTAATTAAATATGGTAATTGATAACATATAGATTTTCCAAAACCTGTTGCTAAAATTGCACATACATCTTTTTTATCTTCTACAACTTTCTTTATTATTTCAAATTGTGTATCCTTTAAAGCATCATAACCCCAATATGTTTTTAATAAACTATTATATTCTAATAATAATTCTGCATCAGACTTTGATGATTTTGATTCATTTTTATTATTTTTATCTTTTTTATCCTTCTTATTAACCAATTCTTTCTTTACTTTATTTTCTGTAATTACTTCATTTAATATATCACATGCTTCATTATAATCATTTAAATCATTGAAATCATCATCTTCAGAAGATGACTTATATTTCTTTCTTAAATATGACATTATAAATAATATATTACTATTATGTTATATTATAATCAATTTTTATATTTTTAACTTTGTAAAAAAATTGATTAATTTAAATATAATTTTATATTATTTATAATAGCTTATTAATGAGTAATTTACCTTTTAGTGAAAAATATAGACCTAGAAAACTTGATGACCTTGTTTTAGATGAAATTATTTATACTAAAATTAAAAATATAATCCAGAATAAAGATATACCAAACATCATTTTTACGGGTAAATCTGGTGTTGGTAAAACTTCAACTATCCATTGTATTGCCAGACTTATCTATCCTAGAGAGTATCATGACTCTATTATCGAACTTAATGCTTCTGATGATAGAGGTATTAAATCTGTTCATGAAACTATTATTAACTTTTGTAAACGAAAAGTTGATTTTAAAGAGGGTTTTGCTCAACATAAATTGTTAATTTTAGATGAAGCTGATAATATTACACCAAAAGCACAAAGACTTATTAATTCTATTATGGAAAAATATCCTTCTACAAGATTTGCTTTCACTTGTAATAATTCTTCTGATATTATCGAATCTATTCAATCACGATGCATTATTGTTAGATTTACTAAACCTCCTGTTAATTCTTTTATTACTAGAATTAAACTTATTTGTCTTAAGGAAAATATTGAATATGATGATGATGCTCTTAAATATCTTTTTGACATTTGTCAAAAAGATTTAAGAAAAACTCTTAATATGTTAGAACTTGTATATAGGGCTATTGGTAAAGTTTCTATTGAAAATATTATTAAAATTTCTGATTTACCTTCTCAGGATACTCTTATAAATCTTCTTAATAATATACTTGTTAAAAATATTGTTAATATCTGTACAATTATTAATGATTTTCAAGTACAGGGTTATTATTCTCTTGATGTACTTTTACATTTTATACAATTTATAAAAAATAATAAAACTATTAAAGAAGAACAAAGAATTTATCTTATCAATATATTATCTAATCATTCATACATTATGAGTAAATCATCTACTAATTATTTACAATTAACAGGTGCTTTGCTTTCTTGTATATAATTATTTTTTTTATTTTAACCATTTATATAAATGAATAAAATATTATTTGTAATAATTATTTTATTAATTATTATTATTTTACTTATTATTGACGGATTAACTATTTATGATTCTTTTTATAATCTTAACTTAGGTCCACGAAATTTAACTATGTTAAAACCCGCAAAAACAATTAACTTTACAGATAAAATTGATAATTATGAATTCAATGGTGTTAAATATACTATGTATTCTGGCAATATGAGTATAACTAATTATAAAAATGGTTATCTTGTTGTTTTAAGATATTGTAATTGGATACCCAATCAATATATAAAATTAAAAAATAATATAAGTATCAATAAATATTTTATTTTAGATAAAAATTATAATGTTTTAAAATCTGATTTTCTTAAAATAAATGATTCTACAGATAAATACTTGATTGGCATTGAGGATATACGCATTTTTAATAATCATAATAAAGACGATATTTTATTTATGGGTAGTCATTATAATAAAAATAAAAATATTGTTGAAATTGCATCTGGAAAATTTAATTTTGACACACTTGATTATACTGCTATTACTCCTAATTTTATTATTAAGTCAAGTAATAATGAATTAACACCTGAATATATTAATTTTATACAAAAATATATTGTTAGTTGGTTTGATGTTTTTACTGATAATTCTTCTCATATTAAAAATATTAATAAATGGGAAAAAAATTGGGTTTTCTTTAATTATCTAGCTGAACCACATATTATATATAAATGGTTTCCTTTACATATTTGTAAGATTCATGGCGATAAACTTGAATTAGTTGAAATTAAAGAAATGCCATATGTATTTGCATTTTCCAGAGGTTCAACATGTGGATTTCAATTTGAAGATAAAATATGGTTTATTGTACATTTTGCTAGTAGAACTAAACACTATTATGATATGTTTGTTATTTTTGATTTAGAAATGAATTTACTTGGTTATTCCAATTATCTTAAATATGATAATACTAAAATACAATTCGCTATTGGTCTTGTTGTTGAAAAAGAAAAAATAATTATTAGTTATAGTATTATGGATAAATATTCTCTTATTTCTGAATATGATAAAAAATATATTGAAAGTTTAATTCATTGGATATAAAAAGTTTAATTCATTGGATATAAAAAGTTTAATTCATTGGATATAAAGAGTTTAATTTATTGGATATAGAGAGTTTTTTATAAAAATTGAACTTAATAATATATATATTTGTTTATTATTATATGCTATCCAAAACTAAATTATTTAAAGATATAATCCACGACTCAATTGAAATTACTCCTGTTGCTCAATCCATTATCGATACCAAGATTTTTCAAAGACTTAGAAATCTTCATCAAGTTGGTGTTTGTTACTTTGTTTTTCCTAATGCTAATAACAATAGATTTGAACACTCTATCGGTACTTATCATCTTGCTGGAAAACTTTTAGATAATATTGTTAAAAATTCAAAATGTTCTGAAATAAATAAAGCACTTCTTGAAATAGATTTTATTAAAAATTATTTGCTAAAACATTTTGAACTTGGTGAAGACGAAGAAGGTATTGGATTCCTTGAAAAAGTTAATGCAGTACTTCTTGATGATTATCTTATTGAACTAGTTAAAATTGCTGGTCTAGTACACGATTTAGGTCATGGTCCTTTTTCACATTTATTTGATGAATGGATACATAATAATCATGAAATTAAAGATTCAGAATTAGCAGAACATGAAGCACGTTCTATACTATTATTTAAAGAAATTATTGATACACAGGTATTTCTTTTTGAAAATGAAAATTATTTATTAAAAGAATTTATTAATCAAGATGCTTTTAAGTTTATTTCTGAACTTATTAATCCTACTAAAGATACACCCAGCAACTTTATTTTTCAAATTATTTCTAATTCTTTAAATGGTCTTGATGTTGATAAACTTGATTATCTAAATAGGGATTCTTATTATCTTGGATGTGGTTCTCCTTTTGATTTATACAGAGTTATTAATCATGTTAAAGTTATTAACAAAAATATATGTTTTCCTGAAAAAGTTAGTTATGATATATATAAAATTTATCGTTCTAGATACGATTTACATAAACAATATTATAATCATAAAACCACAATCAGAATTGAATATATGATTAGAGATATATTAGCTCTTTTAGACCCTATTCTTAAAATTTCTGAAAGTATTAAAAATAAAAATCTTAATAAATTTATAGATTTAGTTGATTCTACAATTATGAATACTACATCTACTCTAAAAAATATTCCTGAAATTTATCAAATTTATAAAAATAATATTGATTCTGTTGAAAATATTATTGAAAATATTAATTCTAGAAATCTTTATAAATGTATCTATTCTGATTTATTCTATATTAGTCAGAATATTGATAAAAAACAAATTATTAATAATACTATCGATGAATATGAAAAAAATAATAATGCTATTCTTGATAAGGATTTAGTATTTCCTGTTTTTCTTAAAATTGGCCTTTTAAGTGGTAATAAATCACATCCTTTTGATAATCTATATTTTTATGATAAAAATGATAATGCTAGTATTCTTGAAAAAAATAAAATTTCTCATCTTATAACACCTCTATTTCAAGAACTTATTCTTTATATAATTTATAAAAAATGATTAAAGTTCTAACTCTTTAATTACTATTATTTATGAGTAATTATAATATATGTATTGATTTTGGAACTTGTAATTCTGTTATATCATATATTGAAGATGATACATTAAAACAAATATATGATGAAGTTTCTGGTGATGTTTTATTACCAACTACAATTTATTTTATTTCTGATAATATTAAACATAATGATAAATTATCTGATTTTCTACCTGATTCACAATATATTATTGGTTCTGCTGCTAATGATTTAGTTAATATAAATAAAGATTGGGAAAACTATTATTATCAATTTAAAAGATTTTTAGGAATTACAAGTAAATCAGGAGAAGTTTATAAAGAATTTTTGTCTAAATATGGATTTGAATATACTTTAGATGAAGATACAATATATTTTTTTTTAAAAGTAGGTGACTACAAAATTAAATTTAATATTATTGACTTAATTACACTTTATTTTAAAGCATTGTATAAAATTATATGTAGTAAACTTAGTTTAACTGATAAAATTAATATTATTTTAACTTGTCCTGCTTATTTTCATGATTTGCAACGTTCGCAACTTAAAAGAGCTGCAGAAAATGCAGGTTTTATTGTTTCTAAATTATGTAATGAACCTACTACTGCTGCTGTCTTTTATATTCACAAATTTAATTTATCTAATGAATCTAAAAAATATATTATTTATGATCTAGGTGGAGGTACTATTGATACCACTGTTGTAGATTATTATGCTGATTCTGGAATATGTGAAGTAATCGATATTGATGGAAATAATTCACTCGGTGGAATAGATATTGATAATCTATTAGTTCTTGATATATATAATAGATATTATATTGATAAAACTAATAATAAGTGGTTTAATAAAATAAAAAAATGTGCTGAAGAAATAAAAATTAAATTAACTTTTAACTTGAACCATGATATTTATTTAGAAAATGTTCCTATACTCAAAAATAATAAAATAATTATTGTTGATAATTTAAAAATTTCGTATTCTAGACATTTATTTAATAATATAATTAATAATCTTATTGATGATATGATTTATCCTATACAAAAGATGTATGAATTACACAAAACTAATAATATTATATTTATTGGAGGACCTACTCAAATGCCTTTACTAAAGTCTAAAGTTAGTAGTATTTTACAATTAGTTGAAATCAATAATTTATATGAATCTTATAATTCTTTACTATATAAAACTATTGTTTCACAAGGAGGAAGTATTCTTTCTAAAAAAATTGAGACTAAACAAAACTTTTGTTTACTTGAAATTATTCCTATGAACATTGGTATTTCTGATCCAGATAACAATATGATTATCATGATAAATAAAAATTCAAAAATACCTATTAGCATAGAAAAAGTATTTTCGACATCTTATGATTGCCAAAGAACTATTAATATAGAAATTTTTGAAGGAACGGAAATTAATTGTTCTCTAAATACTTTTATTGGTTCTTATAAAATTGTTGGTATACCTCCACTACCTAAAGGTATGATTTTAATAAAACTATTATTTAAAATTAGTTATAATGGAATTTTAGATATTTCTATTTCTGGTTTTAAAAATTCTTCTGATGATTCTTCTAAATCATTTGATTTCAAATTATGTGAAAATATTAAATTAATACCTAATATTTTAGCTAAAGAGTTATTGAAAAAATTATTGTTAGGCAATACTAAATAATTTTTTTTATATTATTTATATTAATGGGAGATAAATATATCGGAGATTTTAATCCAGAAACTTTAGAAGACATTACTAATGATATTATTTCTATTTTTGGCTCTAATTCTGAATTTCTTACTAAAAATGAATGCAAAAACATATTAAATATTGTTTTTGAATCATTATTTGATGAAAAAATTAAAAATAAAAATTTTAATTATATTTATAAACTTATGTCTAAAAGTGATGATAATCTTATTTATAAAAAAGATTTAGAACCTATTGTTCGCTCTTTTATTGTCTGTTTTGATGTTAATTTTATTACTAATTCTAATTCTTTTAATGATAAAGTTTGTATCAAAATTGGTAAACATTTACTACCTGTTTCTTATTATATTAAAAAGGACAAAGAGTAGGCTATTTTTATATACTATTAGTATTATATTATACTAATAACCTATACCTATATAATAAAAAAAATTGATTTTTAAACATAATATAATTTAAATAATAAATAATATATATCCTTATATACTATGAGAATCCTTGTAAAGTCCCTTGACAATGTTGTTTTAGGCTTTGATGTATCTGAAAATGATGCCGTTTATACTATTGCAGACAATTTTGATTATATTAATAATGCCCGTTTCTGTTATAATGGTAATACTATTAACCTTAAAAACACTTTTGGTGATTATGGTTTTAAAGATTATGATACTATTGATATGTGTGTTCGTATCCTTGGTGGTGGACCCGGTGAAGGAACTAAACAAATTTTTATTAAAACTCTTGCTGGTAAAACTTTAACTATTAATGTTTCTGATGCTGATACTATCGGCTCTATCAAACAAAAAATTCAGGAAAGTGAAGGTATTCCTCCTGATCAACAACGTCTTGTATTCAATGGTAAACAACTTGAAGATAATATGACTGTTCAAGATTATAATATCCAGGCAGAATCAAATTTACACCTTGTGTTAAGGCTCCGAGGAGGTAGCATTTACTAAATAAAACATTTATATAAAAATTGATTTAAAGACATAATATTATAAATAATTATAATACTATGAAATTACAAGAAATTATCAAAACTCTAGAAACTAGAGAAAAACTTATTAAAAATATTAAAATCACTATTAATAAAAATAATATTGAATTAACTAATATTATAAAAAAATTATCATCTAATAATAAACTTATTAAAAATTTGGAATTAATTAATCCATATTCTGTATTAAGCAAAGGTGATATGAATTTAATTGATAATACTATTAAAGAAGATTTTCCTTTACTTGAAAGACAAAAAATACTTTTTGAGGAAAATAGTATCTTAAATAAGAAATATTTGGAACTTATTAATAATAATTTTAATAATGATTGGCAAGGTGGTAAATATCCCGGTAAAGTTATTGAAACTGAAGATGGTTATCGTTTACGATTTGATGATCAATCACGTTCTTTTAAATTTCAAAATTATGTTAATACGAAAACTACAATTATTTGTGAAGATAAGGAAGATGCTTATAAAAAAGCGAATGAATACCTTTACAATTATTATAAAGAGAAAAATGGTATCTCTAACAGATATAAATTTTTAACGCCCGATGTAATTGAAGTTGAAGCAACAAAAGGCATTACATTTATTACAGATGCAAAGCATTTACAAAAAGTTATTGATAATTCTATTTCAGTTAAAGAGGATAAAAAATGTAATCGATTTTATATTTTATATCTTAGTGGTTATAGAACGCATAATCTTTTTGGTGATTTAATTTCTAAATATAATAAATACACCTATAAAAATGGTTGTGAACGGGATTTAAGAGAATCTAATCTTATTAATAACGATAATGCTTTTTTTGAAGAACCTGAACAAAAGGAAAATGAAGTTCTTAATAAAGATGGATATCCAATGAATAAATGGATATTAGGTAAATTTACAGGAACAATTTTTCAAAGGGCTGGTGAAAATAAATGGACTATTGTCGTTAAAAAAGAGGATGGTTCTGCTGTTACAAAGACTTTACCTTTTACAGATGACAATAAAGAAGAAGTTCATAAGAAAGCTATTGAAATTAGAAATGCTTTATCTGATGCTAATGATTTAACCAGAAACAAAATAAGAATTATTAGCAATGATGTTATTGAAGTTAAATTAACAAAAGGTCAAATTATGAAAACGGATTATAAATTCTTAAATTTAATTGAAAAACATTCCGTATTTGCTACTAAATCAGAAAGAGAATCTTCCAAATATTACGCATGTTTAGAGATAAATACAATTATGACTAAATATCATAAACATATTACTGGTTATGAAATGGTTGACCATATTGATAGAGATCCTTTGAATAATTGCTTAAGTAATTTAAGAGAAGCTGATTATAAGTTAAATAATAATAATCGTTCTAAATCTGATGCATATAATACACCTATTCTTGGAGTATCTTATTCTGCGAGGGATAATGCATGGCGTGCAAGAATTAAACAAGATGGCAAAGAATTTTCTACTAATTTTAATATTTCTAAATTTGGATTCGAAGAAGCTAAACAAATGGCTATTAAAACTAGAGAAGAATATAATAAAAAATTTCTTTGTAATAATGGATAATATAAAATATTTTATTTATGGAAATTTATTAATTTAATTTAAAGATAATACGATTTTTAAATTATTATTATGGATAAAGAACTTATAATTGTACTCGGAGTTCCCCATTCTGGAAGAACTACATGGATTAATAAGACATTACAACGAACTGAATCTTATGCTATTGTTGATACTAATGCATTCCCTGAACTTTATGAAAATAACAAGTTATCAGAAGAAACTATTGAAAAATCTAGAGAATGGGCTATTACTCAAGTTACAGAACACATAAATAACAATGTATCTAGAATTGTTCTTTCTCTCATAAATAATCGCCCCGACAGATGGCGTGAATTCCTTCAACTTGCTATTGATAATGGTTATAAATTTGTTTATCATTATCCTAAATACGACCTTCTGTTTTATTCTAACAGATTTTATAATTCTATTGACCAAACTGCATTTATCAAATCAAAAGTACTTTCGAGATACCCAAGAGATAAAAAAGAAAATAAAAGTGAACAACAAAATACAAAGACTCCACCTAGAGAATTACAAGAATCTACCCTTCTTAAATGGGTAATAACAGAATTTCAGTCTAGTTATTCATATATTGTTACAAATAAAAACGCTTTTGGTTCAGATCCTTCTAAATGGTTAAATGGAATAAATGAACAATATAAATCTGTTATTATTAAACCTCGTTCTGCTCTTAAAATTGCTGAACTTAAAAAAGAGCAACAAAAACTTGATGAAGAATTTAAATTAAATAAAGAATATGAAGAGGTTAGAAAAGTTCCTGTTGAAGAAGCACTTGCTGAAGAAGCAAAGGCATCGGCTGCAGTAGAAACTAATGAATAATAAATAATTTTTTTAAATTTTAGTAATAGGTTAAATTCTATTACTAAAAATACCTTAAATTGTTTTTGCGTTTATTATAATATAAAACAATTTACTATATTTTTTCTTCCTTAATAAAAATATTTTATTATATTTATTAATATGGGTAAAAAACAATCTTGCGGATGTGCTAACAAAAAATCTAGTTCATCTAGTGTTAGTACAGTACAATCATCATTATCTTCTGTAACTATTAGTTCAATTAAATCATCAACTAAACCAATTGAATCAACTACTTCTAAAACACATAAGCATCATAAAAAACATCATGGATGCAAATGTGAACAATTGTTATATGCACCACTTCCTTTAACCAATCAATGTTGTGCAGATAAAAATTTAGCCTGGTTTGCACCTGGTAATATCGAAATTGACCCTTGTTGCCAAAGATGTAGAGGTGCTGAATGTCCTTATGTTAAAAATAATGTTTATGGAACTGGATATAATGCTAATGTTATGAATGGAAATTATGGTATGTACTAATTTATTTATTTTTCTCTTTTATTATTTGCAAATAACATAGGATTGCTAGTTCTTGACAATTTTTAATATGTCTGGTTCTTTCTTTACTTTGTAAATACGGTGCTTCAGTATTACAGCGATTTAAATTTGTCATACATGCTAAAGCATCTTTTGTTTCTTTGGGTGATAAATCAATTTGATTGTTCATATTAATTTGATTTTATAAAAATTAATGTTTTTATACGAATTTTTATTATATTTATTTTTTAATTATAATTATTAAACAATATTACTTTTTATATTATTTAGTAGCTTATATTCTTTTAAATATTTAGTTTACTTTTTTTAGTAAATTATTGGTTTTTTACTCCTAAAAATGAGGAAATTTGAGGATTTTTGAGGAACAATGTGTAATTAATCCACATATATACATTTTTCTTTATTTTTTTATAATTTTAAGTTTATTTTAAACAGTTTATAAATTTTATTAAAAAATAAAATGTATAGATGTAAACAATATTTAATTTTTTTAAGACTATTTTTTTACTTAAAAAAGTAAATTTTCTCCTCCCAAAATTTGAGGAATACTAATTTTAGTATTCGTATGCTTCTTACTTTTGATTTTTTATTGAATTTTTTATATTGTTCTTTTTATCCTTCTTTTATCCTTTTTTTAAATTATATGTTTTGATTTATTAGTCTTCTTATATTCTTTTTAATGATTTTTTTTATATTGAGAGAGAGATGAAAATTAATTTTAAAAATTTTTAAAAATAATAATTTTATTTTTTTTATCTTTAGAAATAAATAACAATATAACTTTTATGATAATTATAAAAAAAATAAAAACAAATAAACTAAAAAATGTTAATATGATTCTTAATTATAAAAAAAAATAAAAACAAATAAACTAAAAAATGTTAATATGATTCTTAATTATAAAAAAAATAAAAACAAATAAACTAAAAAATGTTAATATGATTCTTAATTATAAAAAAAATAAAAACAAATAAACTAAAAAATGTTAATATGATTCTTAATTATAAAAAAAAATAAAAACAAATAAACTAAAAAATGTTAATATGATTCTTAATTATAAAAAAAAATAAAAACAAATAAATTAAAAATGTTAATATGATTCTTAATTATAAAAATAATAAATAATTAATTATATTTTATAATTTTTTTACCTTCATTATAAGAAGTTTTTTTTATTTTATCAAGAACTTCTTTTTGAAAGTCTTCACAAAATTTAATTAGATCTAATATTTTTTTATTATTAACCTCAGAATCAGCCATTTCTTTTAAATCATCAATAAAATCATCATTACATTTATCAATAGCATCTTCAATTCGTTTTAATCTATTTTTTACTTCATCACTAACTTTTTTTTCTTTATATTCCTCTAATTTTTCTTTACCAAAAGTAATAATTTGTTCTAATACACTTTTAATTTTATCAGGTGATTCAAGTATCCATGATTTGCCATCATGGATCATAATTTTTTCTCTGTTATAATCAGAAACAAAGAAATTCTGAAATTTGGGATAATTTGGATTAAAATGTAAAAGTTTAAGGATTTCTTCAGGCACTTTAACACCTAAAATCCTGGGATTTCTAATTATTTTTTGAAAATCTTTATCATCTATTTCATTAAAATCTTCTTTTCCAAACTGTGTTATCTGAATATTAACTGTATTGTTAACTGTATTATTACTATTAATATTATTGTTTGAATTGCTTATTAATTTAGATTTATTTAATTTAATTTTATTTCCTTCATTATCCTTATTTTTTATATTATTTTTAACTAATATTTGTATTTGTTCTACTAATTTTTTAATATCATCATCTTTCTTCTTTATAATTTCTTGACTCTGTTCTATTAATTTTTTATTATCTTCCTCTTTTTTTTTTATTATTTCCTGATTCTGTTCTACTAATTTATTTATTATTTTATCTTTTTCCACTAATTGTCTAAAAATTATTTCTTTTTCTTCTATTTGTGCTTTTCGTACTTTACATGATTTCTTAATATGTCTAGTCAAATTATCATTTCTACCAAATGCCTTTTCACAAAATTTACAAATAAATGTATTATTTTCAGTTGCTATATCATTTATTTCATTAGAAATATTAAAGTTATTTTCTTGTATACTTTTTACATTATGTTCTCCAATTTCACTTTCTTTAATTGAAATAAAAATTTCCTCCTCATTTTTGGGAGTTTTTGGGAGTGAATCAGAAATTGTAGTATTTATGACACATTGTGTCATTTTATTTTGATGTTGTTTTAAATGATGTTTTTTCTTAAATTCATGACCACATAAATTACAAACAAAATTAGACATCAGGTAATATATTATATACAATTATTTTATATTTTAAATTATTTATAAATTAAAAATTTACTTTTTTAAGTAAATTTATTCCTCCCAAAAACTCAATTTTACTCTCATTTTTTTGACATCAAAAAAATTTATTTATTGATTGCTTATATTCTTTTTAAAAATGTCTCAATTTTTGTATTTTTTTGTATTTCATTATTTTATTATCCTTGTATCCTTTTTATGATTTACTAATTTAAGTAAATTGTTATTCTTATTTACTTTTTAATGAAATTTTTACTTGAGAGAGAGATGAAAAATGATTTTATAAAATTTTTAAAATCATTTTTTTAATTTTTAATATTTTTATAAAAAATATATAAATTAATATTTTTAATGTTTTTAACCAGAAAAATTAATATTATAACTTTAATGATTAAAATTATAAAAAAAAGAACCAACTAAAAAAATAATATTATAACTTTAATGATTAAAATTATAAAAAAAAGAACCAACTAAAAAAATAATATTATAACTTTAATGATTAAAAAAGTAAAAATAAGTTAAAAAATTGAATAAAAATAATAATAAAAATAATATTAATATAAAAATGAATGACCTAATAAAATTACATGATTGGTTGCTTGAAAATAAACAATATTGGTTTAATGCGTCATCAGAAGATGATGTAATGATATCAAATAAATGGTCTTATCTATATGATATTCAAGTAAATCAAGATGAACTATTAAAATTAGATATCAAAACAAATTTGGGTTATATAATATTAAATGATCAAATTATTCGTCATAAGGTAAGAGCAGAATCACTAGATTCTAATATAATTAAAGAAAAATTAAAATTAATCTTGGAATATGTTAAAGTTTTTTATCAATTAAATAAAAGTGAATTAGAAGGCTATAATTTTTGTTTTACACTATTAGTTTTAAGACATACAAATGATTTTAATGAATGTACTTTTGTTTTAAATGAAACATGGAAAAAAATAGATGAAACAGATAATACAGAAATAATTCAAGTTTATAAAAATTATTTAAAAGCAACTTATGAAAGAATGGGATTTTCTGAAATACAAGAATTTCCTAGATCAATAACAAATCATTATAATATTCAAGACAATATCGAGTATTTTTTAGAAAGATTTCATAATATAATTGATTATCAATATCTTGATATTTCTTCTGATAATAAATCTTATTTGGAAAAAGATTTAAGAGACAAAATTAACGTTGCTGTTTCCAGACTAGATAAAAGTAAAAAATACATATTATCAATAAGTGGAGGAGTAGATTCAATGGTATTATCATGGGCTTTAACAATATTAGATTATGATTTTGTAATGGTTCATATAAATTATGCGAATAGAGATATATGTGAAAGAGAAAAAAGTTTTTTAAGAGAATGGGCACAACATCTTAACAAAAGATTATTTTATAAAGATATATATGAAATAAACAGACCTAAATGCATGAAACACGATATGCGTAATATATATGAGAATTATACACGAGATATTAGATATAATAGTTATATACAGGTAAAAGAGATAATGGGTTATGAAGAACCAATTATATTATTAGGTCATAATCATGATGATTGCATTGAAAATATATTAACAAATATTGCGACTAAAAATAAATATGATAATCTATATGGAATGAGTGAAGAAAGTATTATAAGTTTTAAGAACAAAAATATAATATTTGGCCGCCCAATGTTATCGATACCAAAAAGCAAAATATACGAATATGCAAATAAAAATAATATACCATTTTTATTTGATAGTACTCCATCATGGAGTCAAAGAGGACAAATAAGAGATACCGTAAGACCTTGTTTAGAAAGGTGGAATTCTAATATGATTAATGGATTAGAAGAGGTAACAAAAGTATTAACTAATACAATGGAATGCGTAAATTTATTAGTTGATGAATGGATTAATAATAAATTGACTGATAGTTTATTAGAACAAGATATGACTAAAGTAGATACAGAAGTAAATACAAAAGAAAATAAAAAAAGGATGTATTTAAAAATAGAGATAACACAATTTAATACTAATAAAATATTTTGGGAAATATTTTTAAGGAGAATAGGAATAACCATAACAAGTAAAGGTTTAGATGAAATGATAAGAAGATTTGAACTTATTAAAAGAAAATATGATAAATTACATATTAAACATGTTGAAGAAATACAGATATCAAAGAATAATAAAATATTATATTGGAAAACATATATAAATTTTATGATTATAAGAATATGTTCAAGTTTATAATTTATTAAAAATATATTTTTTTATAATATAAATGAGTAAAAATAATAGTATTGACAATTTTATATTTAAAACAGAATCAAATTATTCAGAAGAACAATATAATTCTAAAGACATAAATAAAAATAAATCAGACATTGTAGAATTAGATACAGATTCTTATTCTGTATCAAGTGATATTGATGATTCAAAAAATCAACAATCAATAAATTCTAGTTCATATATTTCAAAAGGTTCTGATTCGAGTTTAAAAGGTTCTGATTCGAGTTTAGATTCTGAAAGTTTTGAAAAAACAGAAGAAACAGAAGAATTAGAAGAGACAGAAGAATTAAATACAGATAGTATCACAGATGCATACAAACTATCAAATATAGATATGAATAATACTGAACTTCAAGACCAAATATATATAAAATACATGATAAAAGAAACAAAAAGAAATCCAAAATATAATACAGAAATTAAGGAATTATTAAAAAAGAGTCAAAATGAATTGGAAAAATCAGTTATTAAAAATAATTTAATTGATGTTAAAAAATCAATAGAAAATGGATTAACAATATGTAATTCAGAAAATGGAAAAATAAAGAGTTTGTGTAAATATCCAAAATGCAATAAAAAGATATGTAATAAAGATTGTTATAAAAACACATTATATTTATCATTAAGAAATTTTAATAGAGGAATAAAATCGATTTATAATATATTATTAAGATTTTTATTAATAAATCCAATATTCAGAACAAATTGTAAATGTTGTGAAAATTCGAAAAAAAAAGAATATTTAAATGAATTAGAAAAAAATTATATTGCAAAAAAGAAGAATATAATATCAGATATATCAACACATCTAGAACCAAAAGTAGTATTGGAATTACAAATAAACTATTTAATAAATAAATTTATGAGTGTAATAGGGTTGTTACCATGTGAATGTTTATATAAAGGAAGATATTATGATTTTTATGAAGAGAATTATTTAAATTTTCACGAGATAATAACAATTTATACAATAACAATACCCCATGTAATAAAGTTAATTAAATTATATTATGATATAAAAGACAATCACGAAGAATTATGTTTAATAAAAGATTCGAGATGTATACATGAAGATGTTAAATTTAATAATTTAACGTATTGTGTTAAAAAAAAGTATAACGAAACAGATATTAAAATGATAAATGAAACAATAATGAATATAGATTTAATAAATCAATGGATTATAGATAGTATAAAAATTAGTATATATTTATACAATGAACAGAGTTTAGAACATTTTAAATATGTAATGAATTTTAAAAAGATAAAAAATATATCAAATAAAGTAAATCGAATTTATCCATTAAATAATAATTATTTAGATATAAACTTTAGCACAAATAAATATGGTTTTATAAATATAATACTAGATAATTTTAAAAACATACATACAAATAATTTAGATAATTTTATAATAACAATAATAAAACAGATAGAGACAAGAAACAAATTTACAAAGAAAAATAATTTATCAGATATTTTAATATTATATATACAGGAATGTTTTAGGAAAAATAATATAATATTAGGAGTATACTTTTTAAAATACTTAAGAAATATAAAAAAAGAAGATAAAATAGATGGTTTAAAATATATATTTGACAAGTTGTTAGATAATAATGAATTAACAATAGAGAACAAAATATCCTATTTAAAAATGATAAATAAGAATAAAATAAATTTGATAGAGTATGATTTTGTAAACAAGTTAATAGATAATAAGGATGGAGACAAAATAATATTAGAATTTAATAAAGAAGAGAATACATTATTTAATATTGGTGATTATAAAAATGAATCATATATAATAAATATTATACAAAAATGTATAGAAAATAAAAAAATAAATATATTAGATTATGTTTTGTACAATTTGAGTAGTAGTATAAAATTATATAATATACATCCGATATTAATATATTTATTAAATATACCAAAAAAAGGAAGAAATAGTGAAGGAATATACGAAGATAAAGAAAATGAATATATAGATTTGTTAAGAATAATATTAAAATATGATAATAGGAATTTAGATTTAAAAATAGATGTATCAGAGAAAAAAAGTTATACTATAATGGAATATTGTATTGACAACAATTTAGATATGTCATGTAAAATTTTAATAGATAATGGTATAGAATTACTAAAAACAAAAAAAAATCTGTTGGTAAATTGTATTGAAAAGAGAAACACAATAATATCAAGATATATAATAGAAAAAGAACCAAGAATAGTTAATATGATGTATAATGAATTAAATATGATAAATTATTTAATAGGGACAATTAAAAAGACTGAAACAAATATTTTATTAAGATTTATAATAAATATAATAAAACCTATAATATTAAATAAAGTGAAAGAAGATATAATAATAAATTATCAAGATAAAAAAAACGAGTTATTTGGATTTAAAATATTAAATTCTTGTTTATCATCGAATGATAAGATATTGATATTTAATTATACAAAAAATATAATAGATCCATTAAAATTAAGTTATTATTCAGAGGGAAATATAAATATGCATAATTATCCATTAATTTTACACGCAATATTATTAGATGAGTATGAAATAACATTTTTTTTATTAAATAATCTAACAAAAAATAATTTAATCAGAAAAAATACTAGAAGCAAAAATACTACAATATTTGATTATTATCATATATCAGAAAATGTAAATATAAATTTTATGCCGATAATATTTAAATTTATAAAAGATAATCATAGTAAATACGAATCATTTAGAGAAAACTTATATCCAAAAATTAATGATGACTATTATAATGATATGATGATAATAAATAATTTATTACAAATAATGGGATATACAATTTATTATTTATTAAAAAAACCAAATACAATTAAAAATATTATCCCAGAACAAATTAAAAGGGTTGATAATAAATATGTAGAATTAAATTTGGATTCAGAAATAAACTTAGTTGATACATTAGATACTAATGGTAATTCAATAGATTTAAGTTATGATAAAGTAAAAAATCAAAAAAATATATGGATAAATAAAAACAATAAAAATATAAAAGCAAATAAAAATATTATAAAAATTCAAGATTCATCTGATATATTAGAATCAGAAATATTATTTGACAATATATAATAATATAAAGTAAATAATATAATGAAATCAAATATATATTTTACAAGTGTAAAAGGAAGAAGGGATGATAATGAAGATAGACATAATATAATATTAAATATAGATGGTTCAAATGAAAATATATTACCAATAAACTTTTTGTCAGTATATGATGGACATGGAGGCAAGTTTGTATCAACCTATTTATCAAAAAATTTGCCATTATATTATTGTAATCCATCATTACAATTACCTTTTTCAACAGATTATCACATAAAATTATTTGAGAATATACAAAATAAAATATTAGATAATCCAGAAGGTTATTCTTCAGGTTCAACTTGTTCATTATGTATAATGTATAGGAGTGGAAATGAGATTCATATGAATATTGTGAATTTAGGTGATTCAAGACTAACAATTGTTTATAAAGAAGGACAGAGTAAACAAGTAACAATAGATCATAAACCAGATGATCCAATAGAGACAAAAAGATTAACAAAGATGGGTGGAGAAATATATACAGATACAGAAGGTGTTGTTAGAATTGGTGATTTATCTTTAAGTAGGTCTTTTGGTGATGGTGATAATGCTCCTTATATATCACAAAAACCAGATATATTTTATAAAAAATTAACTCCAGAAACCAAGTATATAGTTTTAGCTTGTGATGGATTATGGGATGTAATACAAAATGAAGAATTATATGATTTATTAGAATCATTTAAAAAACAGGAATCAAAAAATTTAGCAGCAGATTTAGCATCAGCTGCTTTACAAAGAGGTTCAACAGATAATATTTCTATAATTATAGTAGAAATAATATAAAAAAAAATTTAATTTAATCATCGGTATTACAATAGTTTAATCATCGGTGACACCATAGTTTAATCATCATTATTACCATAATTTAATCATCATTATTACCATAATCGTTATCAATAACGACTTCTTGTTCATAAACTTTAATTCTTTTATCATTATTAATGATATCGATTTTTTGTACAGATGCTTCTTCAATAGGTATCCATTTATTTTTATTAGTATTAAAAAGACAACTAATTATAGCAGTATCTTTATTAATAAAATATGAGCTACATTTTAGAGATAAAATATATGTAGGTATATAAGCACATCCAATTCTTTTTTTAATATATTTTATATCTTTAGAATTACTATTTTTAGAAGAGAATATTCCATATAATTTATAAACATCTGGAGTATTAGTTTTTCTCATTTCAAAATTCATAATAATATCATCAATATATTCAGGATTTGATAGTTCAAATTTAAATATTCTTTTCTTATCAGAATATTCATAATCATCATCATTTTTTTCTTCATTATAATCTAAAATTGGTTTTCCTGACAATAAATTATTTTTAAACTCATCATCTTCTTTATCAAAGATATATATTAGTTTATTACCAGAGTATTGTGGATAAAAAGAAACACCTTTAATATTATAATTCTTAACATTAGGTTCAATATAATCTTTAAAAAGACTTTCTATTTGATTAATTTCAAAAGGTCTATTAATAAATATATTTACATTATTACTTTTATCTTCTTGAATCATTTTGCTAAACATAAAATTAACAGTATACATCTTTTTTTTATAATCTAATGTAATTAAACTTTTACCACAAAAAGTGAAGACATCAGTAATCATAAAATTTATTTTCTGATTTTCACCAGAAATATTATTAGAGACAATCGTATTATTATTATCAATTAATATTCCATCAAGAATAGTACCATCATAAAATTTTAGATCAACTGCTAATTTAATTTTAGATATTCTAACAGTTGATTTTTTAAGGGTCTGTTTATTATAACTTATACTTCTTCTATCAATCCAATAACTATAATATTCATCATCTTTTTTAAGGAAAATAATAAATGAGTTAATACCGCAAGAATTACCAGAACAATAATATTTCTTATTTTTCATATCATAAACATCACTTATATTTTTAATAAGAGTATATTTATGTTCACCAACCTCCATTTTATTATAAAGATAATCTAATAAATAAGATTTAATCCTTTCAATTTCATCTGAATTATTATTATTATTACTATAATGATTATTAGAATGATTTTTATTAAAATTATTATTTTTATTAAAACTATTACCTTTATTAAAATTGTTTTGTTGATATGGTTTATTATGATTCATTAATAATTATTTATATATAGTTAATCTTATATAGTATAAATTTCAATTATTTTTTAGTATTTTTTAGTATTAATTTATAAATTTAATTAAATTTTTTATCCTCATATATATTTTATTTTATAATATAAATTATAATAATGTCAAATACTGTATTTACTTATACAGATAATACAACAACTACATCTAGTAATACAATACTTACAGCAGCATCTTATCTTAATAGACAAACAAGTTTAAAAAGTGTTTCAGTAGGAACAGTTGTTACAAGTATTGGTGATAGTTGTTTTTCAAATTGTTCAAATCTAATATCAATAACAATATCAAATTCAGTTACAAGTTTAGGAAATTCAGTTTTTTATGAATGTATTGGTCTAACATCAATAATAATACCTAATTCAGTTACAAGTATTGGAACTTATTGTTTTTATTTTTGTTCTGCCTTAACATCTGTTACTATATCAAATGCACTAACAAGTTTATCTCAGGGATGTTTTTATTTTTGTCAAGGATTACCTAGTTTAACTATACCTAATTCAATAATAAGTTTAGGAGATTCCTGTTTTTATTATTGTACTAGTTTAACATCCATAACAATACCATCTAATGTAACAACAATTGGAAATAGTTGTTTTATTGCAAACTCAGTATTAGGAACACTAACATTCAGTGATTCACAAAAAATAAGTAGTGTTGGTACAGATGCATTTAGGTTAACAAAATCTGGTATTACAGTAACATATCGTAATGCAGCTAATTATGATGCATTACCTACTTCATTAAAAACAACACAAAGTCAATTTACTAGTCCTACATTTGTATATGATGCTTCTTGTTATACAGAAAATACTTTGATTACTTGTTTTATTAATGGTGAAGAAGTTGAAGTTAAAATACAAGATATTAAAGTAGGAATGTTAGTTAAAACATATAATGAAGGTTATGTTCCTGTTTCGAGAATAGGTAAATTAATGATAAGAAATAGTGATGATGTATTTAATGGTTTATATAAAATGAAAAATAATGATTTAATAGTAGCAGGAGGTCATAGTATTTTAGTTGACAAATTGCCTTTGTTCATTAATGAAACTAATGTACCATCTTTTGCAAAGAAAGGTATAAGTTTTTATAAATGTAATCATAAAATACAAGATAAATACTTGTTGTTAGCATGTGATTCGGATTTATTTGAGCCAATGATTGATAATGAATTATATAACGTTTATCATATAGTATTAGAAAGCAACAATAATAACAAAAATTATGGTATATATGCAAATGGTATATTATCAGAATCAACATCATTAAAGAATTTTATAAAAAAGAATTTTATAGATTTATAAAATTCACAAAATAAAAAAAAAATTTATACATTAGCATAATTAGAGCTTATCATAGAGTCTTCAAGTTGACCAGAAATAGTATAAGGTACACATGAATCTTTTAATGTATAAGTAGGAGTAGCAACTAATTTATCATAAGCATCAGAAATAGAATTACCATAAGCTTTTAGTTCACAAGTGGGATTTTCACTTGTTCTAATTTCAGCAATTTTATCGACTTGTGTCAAGCCAATAGAATTTTGATAAACATTATTTTCAAAATTTACAAAATTGCTGACATTAGCATCAGTTTTTCTCATATTTTCAAATCTTTCAATATCTTGCTTTTTTGTCTCTTCAGGTAAATTATAATAAGATTGATCAGAGAATACATTAGTATCAGCCATCCATTGTCTATTTAATTCATTATCTCTTGGTTTATAGTTGCAAGTGACACACGATTTTTTGTTATTGTTGTCAAGAGCAAGATAATTTAAAGCGAAAACATCAGGAATTCCAGTAGCAGTGCGAACATTGCCACAATCTTTTCCAACACCACAAGCAGAACCCATACCACACTGTCCTAATTCATTCATACCACACTTTTTAGGACATTCAATTTGATGAGAATATACTGAATAAAAGTTTTTCTTATAATCATCCATTTCAGCGGAATTTACACCTAACATATTGCAAGATGGTACAGAAGCATCAGATACACCTGCTTTATTCATAGCATCAATAGCACGAACATCAGGAGTTTGTAATTCAACAGGTAAATCAGAACTACCAACTATACTAGCATTACCATCTTCTTGGCTCTTAGAACTTCCTAAAAGAGGGTATGAATTATCTTTATATTGATTAATATCTATAGAAGCGACATTTTTGGTAGGAGCAACTTCAGCAAAAGGTTCAGTATATTTAGAGAATAACCACCAAAGAGCGATTAAAATAATAATAACAAAAACGAAATTCCATACAGAAGAGTTATTACTGCTTTTACCAGCAGGTATTTCAATTGGATTAACTTGTATATTATCCATATTATATAATATATTACTAGATTATATAATTTTTATTTATAATAAATAAAAATGAATAAATTAGGTTATATTAAATTAAATCTATAGATGAACAATAAATTTTTATTGGTATGAAAAATATATAATATTATAATATATATAATGAAACATTTTTGGATTTTTATAATAATATTGCTATTAATTTATTTAACAATAATAGTTTATAGTTATAAACAAAAATTTACAAGACAACATTTACCTTTAATCCAAAAGAATTTGTCAAAGGATTTATTTTATTTAAGTAATTTAGTATTACCTCATGATTTAACTACTACAAATACAAATTCTTTTACTTTTAATATAAATTCGATAAATATGGCAGAACCATTTAAAAATGTATCAGAAGAAAGAAATTCAGGAATATCTTTTAAAAATATAAATTGCAATAAAATATATTATGGATTACCATGCAAATATATTAAAGAAGATTGTTTTTATGAAACATTAGAAGAACAAGGATTTATTTTGTCAGATAACATAAAAATAGCATCATTAGTAGTGCCTTGTTCCTATGAAAATAGTGAAAATGAGATAAAAGATTTAATAAGAAATGGCATTGAAGAAAATATGTTTGGTGATTCAGTAAGAATATTTATGTTAAATAATACAGACCACATGGTATCAAAATTAGCATTATGGAAATATTTAAAGGAAAAATATGGTTCAAAAGTTGCAAGTGGGTTCATACCATATAGTTGGGACTTAACAGATAGCAATGAAGTAGAAATATTTAAAAAAGAATACAGTCCAGAAAAGTTATATATAACCAAAAACAATCACCAAAGACAAGAAGGATTAGAAATACATGATAGCCTAGATACGATTCTAAAATCTCGAGATAAATATTTATTAGTACAAGAATTATTACAAGACCCATATTTAATAAGCGGAAGAAAGATTAATTTAAGAGTATATGTATTAGTAATAAAAGATAACAAATCAAATATAAAAATAATGGTGTATAAAGATGGATTTATGTATTATACGCCAGAATTATTTGAAAAGGGAGATAAGAAATTTGAGAAGAATATAACAACAGGATATATAGATAGAAAAGTATATGAAGAGAATCCATTAACACATATGGACTTGAGAAGATATTTAGATTCAAATAGAGAAATGACCCCTATTGAAGAATACATTAAAAAGAGTTATCCAAAAGTAAAGATATCGGAATATGTATTTTCACAAATATATGAACTAATAGCTTTTGTATTTCAAACATATGAAAATATAGTAGGAAGTAAAAGTAACGGTGTAAGTTTTCAGCTTTATGGTGTTGATGTAGCAATAAATGATAAATTAAAACCAATGATAATGGAAATAAATAAAGGTCCTGACCTTGGTGCAAAAGATGGAAGAGATAAAGAATTAAAGAAAAATTTAGCAAAAGATATATTAAAATCAACAGGATTAATTACAAATGATAGTTCAAATAATTTTTTAACAGTATTAGAAAATGTAAATATTGATGGCGTTATGACACCAATACATAATTTAGTAGAAAATAAATAAAAAATAATTTATAAAATAAAATTTGATTTATAGTTATTTTAGATATAATCTATAGCTGTTGCAAGGTACTGAAATAAAAATAATCCAAACAATAAGAACAGCCATAATAATTGTAATAAAAATATTATAAACATTGTTATTTGGAATTCTTTGATTTTTGATTAGCATAATTATGTATATAATTATGATCGAAATTATTTATTTTTTTATAAATTGCTAGACTAAGACCAATATTAGCTCTTATAGAATTATTAAGCATATATAAATTATTAATCATAGCATCAGTATCTAAATTATCACTAGTAGTAGAAGTACCACCCGTTTTAACATTTTGTTTATTTTCAAGGGTTTCTCTTTGACTAAAATCATCATAAATATCAAATTTTGAACCAATTCGTAAATTGGTAGTAGTTAAATCATTATTAGTAGTATTATTTGAAGTTTTATTAGTATTATTAACTTGTTTAGACATTATATAAATAATTTAGATTAAAATTTTACAAATATTTTTTTTCGTATTTATAACAGACATTATTAGTATCTATATAAATATTTTTTTCATTAGGCATTTTAAGTATAATTTTAGGTTTAGGTGCAAAAACATAAATCATTCCTACACCTATAATTATAGAAATAAGGAGTAGTTCAATTATTATTTTCATATATAATAATTTATATAAAAAATCCAAAAAAAAATAGTTAAAAAGGCGGGTCAACATAAAGTCCATTAACATTATTATTAGCATCATCTAATTTTCTATTAATATCATAAAATTCAGTATTCGCATCATAATTATGAGAATTCATTTCTTTTAACATTATAGTTTCATTAGGATTAAAAGTATTATATTTATTATTAACTTGTTTTGGAGAAGTATTATTAGGTAAATTAGATTGCATAGTATAATTAATATTATTTTGATAAGAAACATTAGGAATTTTGTTGACAGAATCATATTGTGCAAAATTATTAATACAACTTAGTTCATCAATAATACTAATAATTTTTTCTTTTTCTTTGTCTAATTTTTTTTTATAATTTAACAATTGTTCTTTAGTAATTTTAGTACTATCTTTATCTTTATTTTTTTTATGATTATTATTTTTAGAAATAATAGTGTTTTTGGAAGAATTTTCAGGTTGAAATAATTCAGTATCCATATCTTTAACATAATATCTTATAACAAGAAAAATTACGATACCAATTAAAAGGACAATGAAAAGCATATTATGTTCAATATATTCGGAATAAAATTTAGAAAAAGAATAAGATTGTTTATTAACAATAGAATACGCAGGTGGTGGTATAGGTTTATTTAGAAGGTCATTAAAATAATTATCGATATCATGATTAACAAGACCGATATTATATTCACTTGATTTTATATTAAATGAATCAAAATTACCATTATAAGAAAAACTCATAATCTAATTCTATAATATATAATTATATAAATTAAAAACATAATTTGATATATAATAAAATAATTATAAGGTTATATTGATATTAAAAAATATCGAATTATAATAAGTAATAATGTTTAATTCCAATAAATTATCAGATCAATTAGTAATAACTCAAAATAAATTAGGAAGTGGTGCATTTGGAAGTGTATATTTAGCTAAAATAGAAGGAGAAGATGCAGCTGTAAAATGCGAATCAAAAAGTTCGACAAATCTGACATTATTAAGAGAATTTAAAATATGCAGAAAAATATATATAGTTAAAAAATATTTAAAATATAAAAATTTATTAGCTACACTAAAAGAATCTGATGAAAAATATAAAGAAATCGAAAGCATTATAAATGCATTGGAAGAGAATCCAATTATAAAAATATATGATTATATAACATCAAATGATATGTTGTTAGTACCATCTGAATTAAAAATTACTTATTTGTTAAATTATAAATGTATACCAGAAACATTTTCATATATAGAATGTAATGATTTTAATTTTTTAACAATGGAACTATGTGGAGATAATTTCGAAAATATTACCGGAAAATATATATTATCAGAGAGAGCAAAATATTATGTAGCTCATTCTTTATTACATACAATGTCATGTATTCATCGTTGTGGAATAATTCACCGTGATATAAAATTATCTAATTTAGTTTTAGATAAAAAAATAACAAATACAAGTTTAGAGGCAACTAAAAAATTATATCCAATAATAATTGATTTAGGGTTAGGAAAAGAGTATTATAAATATGAAGGTGAAAGAGTATTATTAATACCACCAAATAATACAAAAAGTATAACTGGTACGCTGCGATATATAAGTTTAAATATACATGAATTTAAAAGTCCAAGTATTGTGGATGATTTAATAAGTTTAGCCTATTCATTAATAGTAATTTTTACAAATAGAAATTTACCCTGGGTAGGACATAAAAAAGATACAGAAAAATTTGATTCATCGAAACATACTGATGAAAATTGTAAATGTAATTATCATAAAAATAAATCAAAAAATGATACAAAAAATAATAATACTATAGCAGAGGTAAAGTTTCATACTGAATTAGAGGAGTTAACTGATGGTAAATATATATTTTTATTAAAATGGATAAGATATTTATATTCATTAAGATTAAAGCAATTACCATCTTATAAATATTTATTTAAAGTATTATTAGAAGAATCAAGTGAAATGGATAAATTATATTTTGAAATTAAAGAAAAATCAGAATAATTTATAATTTCATACCTCTTCGTCTAACTTTTATTAAATCATTCGCTTTACCAATAACAACTTTAGGTTCTTCTGATTTAATTATATCAATTTTACTATTAATAGAAATAACATCTTCAGATGTTTCTTTTTCAAGTTCATTTTCTTCCAAAGTAATTTTATTAGATAATTCTTCAGATTTTGTATTAATACTATTTTTAATTTTAAATAAAAGTTCCATTTTATTGACAGATTCTAATTTATTTTTTAAGGTTAAAATTTCCTGTTCTTGAAATTTTAAAATATCCTCTAATTCACTAATGTATTGTATTTTTTTCTCAAGTTCATTAATTAAGAAACAAGAAACTCTTTTATTTATATCATCAGTTATAAAAGTTGTTTGTTTCTTAACTTCATCTAATTCAATAAATTCAAGATTTTTTTGTGATTCATTTTGTAAAATTAAATTGGAATCTATTTCTTTTTCATTATTTGTTTCTTCTGCATTTACTTTAATAATTTCATTAATATCAGTTGTTTCCTGAATAATATCGGTTTCAATAAAATCCATAATATGATTTATATAGTGAATATTTTTTTTAAATTTTACCTTACAAAAATTAATCTATATAAAATATTAGAAATCATCTTGACTGAGTATTTTAAGATTTTTAGATTCAAAACCAACATGTGCCGATTGATATTCGGTTGCCCGTTGTTCATGAAAATTAGTTTTTTGAACCATTCCAATAGTATCCATGAAAGAAAATGGATTTGATACTTTATAGATTTTGTTATATCCAAGTGATACAATAAGTCTATCAGCAACATATTCAATATATTGATTCATCATATCAGAGTTAAGACCAATAAGTTTAATTTTAATGGAGTCATTGTTAAAGTTTTTAGCGATTTCAACAGATTCTTTAACTATATCAGCAACTTCCTTTTCAGATGGTTTATTAATAATTAGTTTAAAGAGTTCACAAGCAAAATCTTGGTGCATAGATTCATCTCTACTAATAAATTCATTGGATTTAATTAAACCAGGCATAAATAATTTACCAGAGCCTTCATATTTTTTAAGCCAAAAAATTGTAGCAAAAGCACCAGAGAAGAAAATACCTTCTACACAAGCAAAAGCAATAATTCTATAAGAAATATGTTTATCAGAATCAATCCATTTAAGAGCCCAATCTGAAATCTTTTTAATAGAAGGAATAGTTTTAATAGAATCAAATAAATGTGCTTTTTCACTAGGGTCTCTAATAAGATTATCTAAAAGAATAGAGTAAACTTCAGAATGAACATTTTCAATCATCATTTGATAAGCATAAGCAGTTTTAGCTTCATTAATAGTAATTTCATTCATCAATCTAGAACTGATATTAAGATTTACGATACCATCTGTATTAGCAAAGAATGCTAAAATCATTTTAATAACGTATTTTTTATCAGAACTCAACCTCTCCCAGTCCTTATAATCTTGAGAAAAATCAATTTCTTCAGCCTTCCAAAACGCAGATTGCTGCTTTTTATATTGTGCCCAAATTCCATGGTACACAATTGGATAAAGACTAAATTTTTCGTACTTTGTATCTGTTATAGGTTCAGAGTTTATTTCCTCTGTATAATAAAGGTCATTTTTGAGGTCTAATAAATTATCCATTTTTAATATAATTATTTATATATATAAAAAAAATCAATTTTATTTTATATAATTTTTTAATTATTTTTAATATCAATTTGCCCGTATATTGATATTCTACTATGACTGATTTAAAAAATTGATTTAAAAAATATATAATTATATTTAATACTTTACATGGAAAATTCATTAGAAAATCATTTAAGTTATCTAGAGGACAAAATAGAAGAATTTCATATAGAAAATGAATTTATAAATGATATAAAAAAAGAAATAAACAATGGTTTAACGAATGAAATGAGTGAAAAAGAAGTATACGAATTTATAGCAAAAACTTGTGCAAATTATATTTCAAAGGATCCAGATTTTAATAGATTAGCAACACATTATGAAGTTTTAAATTTAAGAATGCAAATTAATGATACTTATTTTAATTTAGTGTATAAGCAATATAATTTAGGATTACTTTCTGACAAGTTTTTTCTTTTTGTTGAACTTAATCATAAAAAAATAGAAGAAATTATAGATAATAATAGAGATGAATTAATTGATTTTTTTGGATTAAAGACGCTACAACGTTCATATTTATTAAAAGATAAAGATGGTGTATTTATAGAAAATCCTCAAATGATGTGGATGCGTTGTGCTATTCAAGTTCATGGACTGACTGAAGAGTATGATTTAGAAAAGAAATTATTATTAATTAAAGAGACTTATGATTATATGTCTAATTTATATTTTACACATGCAACACCAACTCTATTTAATTCTGGTAGTAAATATCCACAATTATCTTCTTGCTATTTAATGCAATGTCCTGATGATTTATCACAAATATCGCATTCAATTGGTAATATGATGAAGATATCAAAATGGGCAGGTGGTATTGGAGTAAATCTATCCGAAATAAGAGGAAATGGGGCATTAATAAAGTCAAATGGTGGGCATTCTAGTGGTATTATCCCATTATGTAAAGTTATAGAAAGTGTAGCACGCTACATAAATCAATGTTTTTCGAAAGATACAATAGTATATTCAAAGCGAGGTGCAATAACTGTTGAAACCGTTAAAGTTGATGATGAATTAATTACAAAAGATGGTTCATTTCAGAAAGTTTTAGGAATTTCTGCAAAAGAAGTAAATAAAGAATTATTAAAAATAAGAGTAAATCATTCTTTTGAACCATGCTTAGTGACAGAAGAACACCAAATATATGCATTAATAAATCAAAAGAAAATTTTAAATTATTCAACAATTAAAAATAGATTAGATAAAAATTTAGTAGAACCTCTATATATTTCAGCTTCTGATTTAAAGGAAGGTGATTTTATTGGTTTTCCTATACCAACTATGATTAATGATGTAGAGTATAATGAAGACTTTTTTAGAATGTATGGAATAATATTAGGTGATGGTCATTCAACTAAGAAAAAAGGAAATAATGTAGAGCAGGGTGTTAGTCTTGGCACTGAGACAAAACAAGATACATATAACTTTGTTATTGATTATTTAACAAGAAAACAGATTCATCATTGGATAAGTAGAAATGACGAAAAACATACTGTAATAATAAGATGGTCTCAAAATGCTGAAAAACTACCTATATTATATGATGATATTTATGATGAATCAAAAAACAAAATTATTAAAGATAAATATTTGCATTTACCAGAAACTAAAACACTAGCATTACTCAAAGGATTAATGGAAACAGATGGACACAACGATAAAGAGCTTTATTTTAATACTTCATCAAAACCACTTGCATTTGCTGTAAGATATTTATATTTGAGATTGGGTATATTAACTTCAGGTCATATCAGACCTAGCGGTGATTCACATGAAATTAGACCTGGTGAAATTATAGTAACTAAAAAAGATGGTTATGTATTAAGAGTCCCAAAACATCCTAAATTACAAAGTATATATGGTGATACTGTTCAATATTCAACAAGAATGAAATTTTTTGAATATAATAATATTCTTTGGTCACGAGTAAGAAATATTGAAAAGGAGCATTATAATGGAATTGTTTATGATTTTAATATGGAAAATAATCACAATTATATGACTGATATGGGTCTTGTTCATAATTCTGGAAAGCGTTCCGGTAGTATTGCAAATTTTTTAGAACCATGGCATTTTGATATTTATGATTTTATTGATTTAAGAAAAAATACTGGTGATGAAAATCTAAGAGCCAGAGATTTATTTTTAGGTTTATGGGTACCAAATGCATTTATGAGAGCGGTAGAGAAAGGAGATGATTGGTATTTAATGACACCGGATGTATCAACAGGTTTAACAGATTGTTATGGAGAAGAGTTTGACAGATTATATTACAGATATGTTCAGGAAGGAAAATATATAAAGAAAGTATCAGCACAAGAACTATATAGAAAGATTATGGAATCTCAAATGGAGACGGGAATGCCTTATATGATGTTTAAAGACCATTGTAATGAGAAATCCAATCAAAAGAATTTAGGTACAATAAAGAACTCGAATTTATGCGTAGCACCAGAAACAAAGATATTAACCGACAGAGGTTATTTTGCAATATCAGAATTAGAAGATAAATTTGTTGAGGTGTGGAACGGAGAATGTTTTTCAAGGGTTATAGTTAAGAAAACAGGTTTAAATAAGAAATTAATTAGAGTTAAGCTCTCAAATCAGCATATTATAGACTGTACTCCTTATCATAAATTTTACATTGAAAATATGCATAAAGAAGTTAAAGTTATTGAAGCATCAAATTTAAAAGAAGGAATGAAATTAATTAATTTTGAATTTCCAATATTAGATTTAGGAACATATAATGATATAAAAAATCCATATGTTGTAGGAATATATGCAGGAACAAGTACTGATACTAAACAGATAAAAATAAATTCATTAAATACAGAGATATTAAATCATATACAATCGGAATATAAAGATTTAGTAGTAAAGACAGATGATGAAATAGTAATAGGTTTACAGGAAGAAATTAATAAATATTATGTACCAATAAACTCATCAATAAAATGCAAGTTAGAATGGTTATCAGGATTATGCGATGTAATTGGAAGAGTAATAGCAAGATTTGATAAAAAGATTATTCAAATATCATCAGAAAATTTAGAATTTTTAAAAGATATTAGTTTGATGTTAAATACAGTTGGTATTATACCAGAAATAGATTTATTGATTGAGTCTAATAAAATGATATTATTAAACGATTTAAAAAATACATATGATTATCAGAAAATTTATGGCTTACTAATAGATACTAATAATCTTTATAAATTGAATGAATTAGGATTAAAGACTTTTAGATTAGATACTACTTGTGAAAAACCAAGTATGGAGTTACCTAAATTCATAGTTATTAAAAGTGTTAAAGATTTAAATAGAAGCGATGATACATATTGTTTTAATGAACCAGTAAGACATATGGGTATTTTTAATGGTGTTATAACAGGAAATTGTTCAGAGATAGTACAAAAATCGACACCAGAAGAAGTTGCTGTATGCAACTTAGCATCAATATGTCTACCAAAATTTGTTGAAACTACTGGTAAATTTAATTTTGAAAGTTTAGGTAAAGTAGTAGAAGTTGCAGTGAATAATTTAAATAATATAATAGATTTAAATTATTATCCTATTCCTGAAACATCCAGATCTAATTTTGCACATAGACCTGTTGGTTTAGGAGTTCAAGGTTTAGCGGATTGTTATTTTAAGATGGGATATTCATTTGATTCAGAGGAAGCATTTAAATTAAATAAACAAATATTTGAATGCATATATTATCATTCATTAAAGAAGTCAAATGAATTAGCAAAAGAAAAAGGTCACTATAATTCGTTTCACGAATCACCCTTTTCACAAGGTAAATTACAATTTCATTTGGCAGGGAAAAATATAAATGATTTAGATAAAGAACTGGCGTACAGCTGGGATACACTGATTGAGGACATAAAGAGATATGGAACCAGAAATAGTTTATTAACAACAGTAATGCCAACAGCAAGTACAGCACAAATTATGAATAATAATGAAAGCATAGAACCATATGCATCTAATATGTATGTAAGAAAGGTTCTAGCAGGTGAATATAATATAGTTAATAAACATTTAGTAGAGGATTTAAAGAAATTAGGATTATGGACAAAGGAATTATATTACGAGATGCTATACGATAATGGTTCCGTACAAAAATTATCAGTACCAGAAGAAATTAAACAAAAATATAAAACAGCATATGAATTAAAACAGTCTGTAATAATAAAACAAGCAGTAGAAAGAGGAATCTTTATTGACCAATCTCAGAGCCTAAATATATTTATGGCGACACCAGACTTTAATAAATTATATTCAGCTCATATGTATGGATGGAAGAATGGAATAAAAACAGGTTCTTATTATATCAGATCACAACCTGTCACCGAAGCAATAAAGTTTTCAATTGATATTGATGTAATAAATAATATAAAGACTAAAAGAGGAATTATAAATAAAGAAAATAACAAAACAAAATATATAACACAAAATGATGTATGTGAATCATGTTCAGCATAAAAAATATAATATAATAAATTTTTATAGGAGATAAAAAATTTAAAATATATAAAATATAAAAAATTTATAAAGTTATAATATTTTTTTTGTTTTTTTTTGTTATAATATAATATATATAAACATGGAAATGTCTCTTGATTGGAAATGCTCAATTACAACAGCTATTCTTGCTGTATTAGTATACATTCTTCTTTTAAATGTATTTGGTAATGTTTGGGGTGAAAGCAGTGTAGGCCAAGAAATGAATAAGAGTGCTGACTGGTACAAATCAATGGAAGTCATAATGCTTGGTTCTGTCTTCCTTGCTTACCATCTTAACAATATGCTCTTCAGTGCCTGCAGAGTATAAATAAAGTATAAAGTATAAACAAAAAAATAAATAATTGTTTCAAAAAATTTATAAATTAATTAATTTATAAATTTTATTTAATGGAAATAATAAATAAATATCTAGAACAAGTAGATTTAATAGATTATTATATAACTAAGAACATAACAGAACTTGTTAAAAATAAAAATGATATTGAGATAATAAAAGAAAATATATTTTTGTTAGAATTTAATAATAAAAATAATAAAAATAGTCTAATAATATTGTTAGAATCAAAAAAATTTGATATTTTAGAATCATTAATAAATTTAAATCCAAAAATATTAATTTGTAGAACTAAAACTGAAGAAACATTATTAATGAGTATGTTATCATATGATTATTTTTATGATACAATAGATAATTTAATAAATAATTTGGAATATGATTTTATAATAAAATTAATAACAAGTAAAAATAAAAATGATAATAATTTTATTGATTATATAACACAAATATTATTTTTAAGAGATTATTTTAAAACTAAAGATGAAAATAGTAATGAAATTAAAAAAGATATTAATAAAATAGTAAAAATTATAAAAAGTATATATTTATTAGATTACGAGAAAAAGACATTATTAATTACAAAATTATGTAAAAACAGTAATAATTCAAAAGTATTATCTTATATACTATTAAATTTAGATATAAATTATTTTGATTTGATGACTGATGATAATGCATATACTTGTATTGATTATCTTATAAAAAATGATGATCTTGATAATTTAAAATATCTGATAGATAAAATGAATTACATATATTTTATTAATATAGATAACAATTTAATGTTTGAATTTATTAAAAAATATCAAATTGATGATATATTAGAAATAATATTTATGATGTTAAAAAAAAGTAACATAAATAAATTAAAAAATAATATGAATAGAAATATTTTTACAGAAATATTACTATTTTATAAACTAGAGCCAAAATATATTAATAAAATAATAAAGTATGTAGACATTTATGAACAAGATGTAGATGGTCAAACATTATTAAATTTAATAAAAACAAAATATACAATAGAAGAACAAGAAACGATTAAAATAGAAAAAAATAATTTTAAATATCCAAATATAAATTTAAAAAGTATATTAGTAAGGTCAGATTATGGTTTATTTAATTCAAATATAATTCATAATATGATATATACATTAATAATTCTAAAAAAGTATAATTTTACAATTATACCAAATAAAATATTAGAATTAGAAGATAAAAAACAAATAAATTTTTATTTGGAAACATCAAATAACGAAAAAAACATTTTAGGTTATTTAAAAATATATTATAATATGTTTCCTGATTTTTTACCTTATTTAGTATTATGGATTAATAAAAATAATTATTGGTTAGATGAATCTTTAATACATTTTATTAAAAAAAACAAGAAGAAAAGATTTATTATTATAAAGTTATCCATTTATTTATTAGAAAGTATAGAATCAAGACATGCAAATATAATAATAATTGATAATATAAATAAAGTTGTTGAAAGATTTGAACCATATGGAGAAATAAATTTTTCTAATTCAAATGATTTAAATAATATGATTGAAAATAAAATTGCAAAAAAAATAAATTATAATTTTAGATTTGTTCAACCATTTCCTGGATTTCAGGCAAGAAGTAATGAATTTGGTAAATATAATAAATCATATGGAGATCCATTTGGATATTGTTTAGCATGGTGTTTTTTATATGTTGATATTAAAATGCAATTATCAAAAGAAAATCCAATAGATGTTATAAATTATTATATAATTAATAAATTTGAAAAAGATTTTGAAGATAAAAATAATTCAGATAATATTAATAAATATATGAGATTTATAAGATATTATGGAAGATATTTAGATGAAAATAAGAATAAATTAATAGATAATTATGGTATAGAAAGAAGTGTTATATATCAAAATGATATGAGTGAGGATAATCAAATAAAAATAACAAAAATAATAAATAAGGAATTATTAAAGCTATGTAAGAAATAATTTAATTATATAAAAATCAAGATATATCAAAAACATAAAGAAAGTTTATAAAAAATAAATATATAATATAAATACAATAATGAATAACTCGAAGGATTTAAATAAATTAATAGATATTTTAAAAAACAAAATTAAAAATCTTGATAATATAAGACCAAAACAATTATTAAAAAAAACTAATAACAATCAAATAAATAATAATCAAATATATTCATATAGAGTTTTTAATCCTAAAAATAATGTTACTAATAAAAAATATATTGCATTATTGTTTGATAATAACTCGAATGATTTTGAAACAGATTCATCTAATAATATAAAAAATCTAATTCCATTCATAAAATTATCTAAAGGAAATCTTATTATAAATTATTCAATAATTATTGAAATCAGTGAAAAAATTAATAAATATTGTTCAATAGCAATAGGAATAAAATCAATAAATGAACAAAATAGTAAAATTAAAATAATAAAGGGTTCAAAGTATGCATTTAATCCTTCTGATGAAGTTATTGAAAATAAAATTCAAATCAATAATACTTTATTATATGCATGTTCTGAAGAAGAAGAATTATGCATAATAAGTGAATTTTATAATACTTGTTCAGTTAATTATAAAAAAAGTTTAATAAAAATTCTTAATTTGTAATTATCTTTTTTCTGGTGGTATATATTTAAGTAATAATGCAATAAATATATCGGCTTCTGAATTAATTTTTATAGGTAGTTCTTTACCATCTTTTATGCTACTTAAACCATATTCACTAAGTTTATAACCTAATGATTTTGCATGTAATCTCATTTTTTGATTAAATTCACCAGAACCAGTAAAATGCATTAGTGCAGAATAAAAATATTGTTCTGGTACAACAATGATATCAAGTCTAATAACATTATTTTTCACATTAAATACTTTTTTATCATAATCAGTAGGTAAATTTGGAATATTTTTAAATGTAGCAAATCCTTGAAAATGGGTATTATAACTTGTAGTTAAACTATCAACTATAAAATATTTAGCAAGATGGTCTAGAATTTTTTTAAGGTATTTTCCACAATCATCTTTGCTTACAAGTTTTTTATGAGTAGCAAGAATATCTACATCAGACGAAAAATCTTTACCTCTTCTGTACGAACCACATATTACAGATACAAACTCTTTATCATAATCATATAATTTATTATGAAAAAATATATCAAGAGCAGCAATAAGAATTCTTGGAATCTTTGTTGATAAAGAATCTTTGTATTTAATGCCTAATTTCATTTGGTCTGTAAGTTCTATTTTTCCTTTTTTATCTGCATCTAATAGTTGTTTTAAATTTTTAATGCCAAAGTTTTCATAAAAAAAAGATGCTTTAGTTGGGCCAATACCATAGATGCTAGAAAGTTCTGCTACTGCTTCAATCTGTTTTTTTCTTTCAGTTATTTCTGAAAGAGAACCGGTATCAATAATTTCATTTACTCTAGCAACAGTTTTTGGCCCAATACCTTTAATCTCTCCCAACTGCGAACCGGAAGTTATTGTAGGTTTAAATTTTGAAATAGTATCAATTACTTTTTTAATGACAAGTAATTTATAATAATTTTCTTTAGATGATTTTTCTGATCTGGTGTAATTGCTATAAACAAATGTATAATATCTTATAAATTCATCAACAATATATTGGTTATCTGGGTTTTTTGCTTTTATTTTACTAAAATCCTCTACTTTATTCATATAATAATATTTATATAAAAATTGTTTCGTTTCTCAATAATTTTTTTTAATTTTAATAAAAATTGAAAAAATAATTAATAATAATAAGAAATATAATATACCAATAACAATAAAATTCAATGATTAATCAGTGTGAAGAAGATTGGAAAACCAAATGGTTTGAATTTATTTTAGACAATGAAAAAGATTTAAATTGGAAAGCGTTAAGTGAAAATCCCAATATTACTTTTGAAACAGTTCTTAAATATCCAAATAAGAAATGGGACTGGGGCTCTCTAAGTAAAAATCCAAATATAACATTAGATATAATTTTGGCACATCCTGATAAACCATGGTTTTATCCGTTTATATCTCTAAATCCTAATATTACAGTTGAGACCCTAAAAAAATATCCTAATTTTGAATGGAATATTAGTTTTTTAAGTTATAATAAAAGTATAACTATTGACTATGTATTAAGTAATCTAGATAAAAATTGGGATTGGGCTGGTTTAAGTAGTAATCCAAGTTTAACTTTTGATATTGTTCTTAATAATCCCGATAAAAAATGGCACTGGTTATCAATAAGTTGTAATCCTTGCGTAACATTTGATATCATTATAAAATATCCAAAACTACCTTGGAATTGGCAAGGTATAAGTGCAAATAAAAATATAACATGGGATATTGTTTCAAATAATTTAGAAAAACCTTGGAATTGGAGTCATTTAAGTAAAAATCCAAATATTACTTACGAAATTGTTATGTCAAATATGAGTAAGCCTTGGGATTGGTTAATTTTAAGTAAAAATCCAAATATAACAGAAGATATAATTCTTAAAAATAAACATAATACTTGGTTGAGATATTATATAAGTCATAATCCTAATTTAACACCAGATATGGTAAAAGCCAATATTAGTAAGACATGGAATTGGTATGCAATAAGTTGTAATAGTATGTATTTAGGTAAAAAAAAATATATCAAAAACAGGATTATTCAAAAAAGATATAAAACCATGTTGCCTAAAATATGTCTAAAATATAGGTTAAGTTTTGAATTAGAGAATTTTATATATTTATTTTTATAAGAAAAATTGAAAAAATATAAATTTAAAGAAATTATAACTAGGAAATATAATGAATCAAGGAACGGCAATAATTGAATATGAAAAAGATTGGAAAACTAAATGGTTTGAGTTTGTTTTAGAGAATGAACATAAAGTAAAATGGGATGCAATAAGTGAAAATCCAAATCTATTATTTGAATTTGTGTTAAAGTATCCTAATAAACCTTGGAATTGGAATGGTATAAGCAGAAATCCTTGTGTTTCTTACGATATGATTTTAGAAAATCCTGACAAGCCATGGAATTATGAAAATATATCTTTGAATCCAAATATTACTATTGATATTTTAAAAAAATATCCAGATAAACCATGGAATTTTAATCTTTTAAGTTATAATGTAAATATAACTTTTGATTATGTATTAAGCAATTTACATTATGATTGGAATTGGACAGGTTTAAGTAGTAATCCAAATTTAACAATTGATATAGTACTTGAACATCCTGACAAAAATTGGAATTGGATAAGTTTAACTCGTAATCCAAATATATCATTTGAAACCATAATGCAACATAAAGAAAAACCATGGGTTTGGACATGTGTAAGTGAAAAAAAAAATATAACTTGGGATATTATTTCAAGTAATATGGATTTTGAATGGAATTTTTCATATTTAAGTGAAAATCCAAATATAACATACGATATTGTATTGGCAAATAAAGGTAAAGGTTGGAATTGGAATTATTTAGTTCTTAATCCAAATGTAACTTATGATATAATTTTAAAGAATTGGAATAGGGCATTTTATGTCAGTAATTGTAGTAAAAATCCTAATTTAACTCCAGAAATCATAAAAAAAAATCCAGATAGGAAATGGTATTGGGAATCCATAAGCAAAAATGATATGCATATGGGTAAAAAAAGTTATATTATAAACAGTATTAAAAAAAGACAATACAAAATGATGGTTTACAGAATAGGTAAAAAACATAAATTAGGTCATGAATTAGAAGGTAATATATTAAAATTTTTATAAGAAAAAACTGAAATTTATAATTATTGTATTAAATATATAAACTAATGAGTAGTAATTTTGATATAAATAATGAAATTAAAAAATATGATAATGATTGGAAAAAATATTTTTTTGATTTTGTAATAGAATCAGAATTTGAGAGTAAAAAAGAAAATTTATGGAACTGGTATTATTTAAGTAAAAATCCAAATATCATATTTGATTTTGTGTTAATGTATCCAAAAAAACCATGGAATTGGATGTCGCTATCATGTAATCCAAATATTACATTTGATATTATTTTAGCGAATATAAATATGCCTTGGAACTGGGATTACATTAGTTATAATCCAAATATAACATTAGAAATAGTATTAGCAAATCCAGATAAACCATGGAACTGGTATTATTTAAGCAGTAATATGAATGTCTCACCTGATATGATAAATAAACATATAGATAAAAAATGGTTTTGGGCATTTTTTAGTATAAATAAAAATGTAACAGAAGATTTTGTATTAAAAAATATAGATAAACCATGGAATTGGAGTTCTTTAAGTCTTCATAAAAATATAAATTTTGATTTTGTTTTTAGAAATTTAAATAAACCTTGGAACTGGGATAATCTAAGTTGTAATCCAAATTTAACATTTGATATAGTTTTGACAAATTTAGATAAGCCTTGGAATTGGGGTTTTTTAAGCAAGCATCCAAATATAAGTTTCGAAATAATTATGAATAATGAAGATAAGCCCTGGAATTGGAATTTTATAAGTGAAAATCCAGGGCTTAAGATAGAAATGGTTTTAGCAAATCCTAATAGAAATTGGTGTTGGAATAAGTTAAGTAAAAATAAAAACATAACATACGAAATAATAAAAAAAAATATAGATAAACCATGGCATTTGGGAATGTTTTGTGAAAATCCGAATATCACAATTGAAATAATAAAAAATAATAAAGACAATACATGGTATTATAATTTATTAAGTCAAAATGATATGAGTGTAGCAAAAAAACAATATATAAAAAATAAAATAAAACAAAGACAATATAAAATGATGGTTACCAGAATAGGTAATAAATATATATTAGGTCATGAATTAGAAGGTAATATATTAAATTTTTTATAAGATAATAAGTGATAAATTTATAAAAAATTGATTTAATTATAATAAGATACTATACAAATATAACCTATATATGGAAGATAACAGAACAAAAATTGGCTTATGTGGATTTGTTAACATTGGTAATACATGTTATATGAATTCTGTATTACAGTTAATTCTTCATAACAAAGTAATATTATCGTTTATATTAAGTAAAATGAATCCCTTTAGAGAAGGGAATACAAATAATTCAGAATATATTGAATATTTAAATCAAGCAGCTCTTTTAAGAATTGCTGAAAAAAAAAGAAAAGAAGAAAAATTACCAGAAAATCATGAAATAACAATAAATCGTTCAGAATTAGAACGGTTTATCGAAACTTCGATGATAAAAAGTTTATCAGAAATAGCAAATACAATAATATATAAAGGTAATTCAGAAGTAGTGCCACAACATTTTAAAAGACTTGTTGATTATAAAATACCAATTTTAAGAGGATTTTCACAACAAGATGCTCATGAATTATTAATAAATTTATTGGATATAATTACAGATGAAACAGGTATAGAATCAGAGCCAGAAATAAATAATATTCCAGAAGCAATAAGAGAATTAATAAGTTTTTTAGCAGATGCAACCAGAAGAATAAAAAGTGTAACTTCAATTGAAGAAAAACGGTCAATAATAGAAGAAGCAAATCGTTATAAAAAACAATATGAACATATATATCAAAAATATGAAGGTTTAAGTTACATGAAAAGAATATTTAAAACAAGATATAATCCATTAATATTTAAGATGAAAACATTTATTTCACAAACAAAACAGTGTAATCAATGTGGTGATAAAAGTTGTATTTTTGAAAATACACCAGTAATATCTTTAGATATACCTGAAGGCTATATTCAAACTGGTTGTACTTTGGATAATTGTTTTGAGTCAATGATTAATCCAGAACAAATTGATTATAAGTGTCAAATATGCGAAAATACTAAAGCAACAAGAAAATCATTATTATGGAGACCAGGAATGTTTTTGTTTGTTCATTTAAAAAGATTCAGAATAATGCCAAATGGAAGAATATTAAAAATAAACACACCAGTTGAAATTCCATTTGAATTTGACATAAGTAAATTTAGTGATACTTCGATGCTAACTGAAAGGAATATATCTTATAGATATACTTTAAAGGGATACATAAACCATTTTGGTGGCTATTCAGGTGGACATTATACAGCAGATTGTGTATCGCTAACAAATGATAGTATATGGTATAATTTTAATGATGCTAATGTATCAAAATACAGAGGAAATGATTTAAATACATCATCAGCATATATAATGATGTATGAAATAACAAATTAAAACTTAAATAAATTTAAGTTGACATACAAGAATAAGCATTTTATTTAAAATATATAAGTATGAATTAATATAAAAATTATCAAATGTATTATTATTTTTAATATGAAAATAATAATGAACAATATCATAATTTTTAGGTAGTTTTAAAATAATTAATTTATTATTATAATTATTTTTTTGTTCTTTAGGATTGATAAGAACAAGTTCTTTATAATAATCAGAAAACTGTTTACAAATATTAATAACCAAATCTTCAATAGGGATATCACCAAGACTTAATAATAAATTATCAGTATTTTTATATGAAGATCCTCCCCAAGGAGGATCAATAAATATAACACCTGGATTAACTTTAATTAAATCATTGTTATTAAAGTTAATAGCACACGTATTATAAACCTTAATATTTTTTAATCCGTATAATTCAATATTATTTTGTAAATATTCAGAACGTTCTTTAGATATTTCAATTGCATGAATAAAATAAAAGTACTTACTAAATGACAAAACATTACCTCCAACACCAGAAGTATAATCAACTAAAACTATTTTTTGTGGATTTAAATTAAATTCTAAAAGATGATAACATATAATTTTAGATGTTATATCGGCAGTTTCTCTAATTGTTATATAATTTAGTGATTCTTCATCAATTTTAATTTTACTATAACTACTAGAGTTTTTAAGAGTTGGAAATATTCTTGTAATTTTATTATTAATATAAAATTTGTTATCATTAATTGCATCTTCCCATGGATCATTTGAATTATCATCATCTTTAATAATATTCAAATTATAATTATTAATTTTATTAGAAACTTTTTTTTGAACAAATTCATTTGTTATGTAATATTCAAAATCCTTTTCATTAGTATTATTATTACAAATATATTTTTTTAATATATCATTTGTAATTATATTTTTATAATAATCCATTTATTAAAATAAATAGTTTATATTTTAACCTTTTTAATTTAATGTAAAAATTGAAAAATAACTATAATAGATATAAATTAATATATAATAATAATGGAACCGGTTATATTTCAAATAATTGATTGGTCTCAATTTCATGAAGTTGAAACTAATGAAACAGATGAATCTGATGAATTAGAAAAAGAATTAGGTGTTCAACCTGAAGAATATTCTATTTATAAAATAGGTTTATTTGGGAGAACAATAGATAATAAATCAATCTATGTTACTTTAAACAATTTTACACCATACTTTTATATTAAAGTTCCACTTGAATGGAATCAAAATAAAGTTTTTACATTAATAAATTATTTAAAAACTAATATTGGAAACAGAACAGCAGTAAAAGGATTTAAGAATTTTGAAATAGTAGAAAGAAAGGACTTGTATGGTTTTACAGGTTATAAAGATTTTAAATTTGTTAGATTAATTTTTGAAAATATGAAGTCTTTTAAAGCTTTTGAATTTTGGATTATTAGAAACAAAATTAAATATCCATATCTATATAAATATCCTGTTAAACTACAGATATACGAATCCAATATTGAACCATTTATACGATGCATGCATATAAGAAAACTAAGTGCATGCGGTTGGGCTAAGATTGATAATTATACAATACTAGGTCAAACAAAAAGTTTTTGTGATATTGCAATTGAAACTGATTGGAAAAATATAGAAAATTATGATAATAGTTCAATTCAGAAATTTATTGTTTGTAGTTATGATATTGAATGTATGAGTGAAAGTGGTAATTTTCCTCAGGCAACAAATGATGGTGATGCTATTATTCAAATAGGTACTGTATTATCTTATTATGGTGAATCAGAACCATATTATAAGAATATTATAACTTTAAAAGGTTGTGATAAGATTAAAGGATTAGAAGATGTTGATATTGAATCGTATAAAGATGAAAAATCAGTACTTTTAGCGTGGACAAAACTTATTCAAAAACATAATCCAGATGTAATAACAGGTTGGAACATAAATGGTTTCGATTTTCAGTATATGCATGGTAGAGCTAAAAAATTAAATATTTTACCCAAATTTTCCATGCTATCTAAATTAAAAGGAGAAATTTCTGAATTTAAAGAGAAAACCTTATCTAGTTCTGCTTTAGGTGATAATTTACTTAAATTCTTTGAAATGAATGGACGAATTGTAATTGATTTAATGAAGGTTCAACAGCGTGATGCTAAACTTGATAGTTATAAATTGGACTTTGTCGCATCAAATTATATTAAAGAAAAAATTATTAGATATGATATTTTAGATAATACTTCTATTATTTATACTCCTAGTATTTATGGTATTCGTGATGATAACTTTATTAATATTACTTGGGATGATGGATTATCTGAAAATAAACATGATGCTAAATATAAAATATTAAGTTTGGAAAAAGTAAGTTCTGATGACAATGATAATCTATTTAAACAAATAATGGCTTATTCTAAATTTAGTTCATATGTATTTAAAAAGCCTAAAAGCATGTTTAAAATTATAATTAATGGAATAATTCCAAGAGAAATTTTTGAAGATGGTAATGAAGAAATGTGGCACACAATTAATAATAATAATGTAACAACATATTTTTATTCAGAAGAAAAAGCAGGTCATGGTGATGATAACAGTTCTGCTAATAAAAATACTAAATGGATTGATTTGGAGTTAGAAGAGACTGAAAGACCAATTAAAGGAAATAAGGTTTTTTGGGCACATGCTAAAGATGATATTTCTCCTAAAGAACTATTCAGTTTATACAAAGGTTCTGATGCAGACAGAGGTATAATTGCAAAATATTGTATTATGGACTGTGTCCTAGTAACTAAACTGATGGAGAAATTACAGGTTCTAAATAATAATATTGGTATGGCTAATGTATGTAATGTACCACTCTCTTATATCTTTATGAGAGGACAAGGTGTAAAAATCTTTTCTCTTGTATCTAAAAAATGCAGAGAACTTGGTTTTTTGATTCCAAAACTAGTTGTAAAGCAGAATAAGAGTAATAAAGATGATGGTGGAACAGATGAAAAGAAATTTCATAAAGTCAGAAAGAATAAAAATGATTCTGACTCTGATTCTGATGACAAAGATGATGGAGAAGGAGGCGTAGGCTATGAAGGTGCAACAGTATTTCCACCAGTTAAGGGAATTCATTATGAGCCTATACCAGTATTAGATTATGCAAGTCTATATCCTCGTTCTATGATTTATATTAATATTTCTCATGAATGTTATGTTAATAATCTTGAATATGATAATTTAGAAGGTTATAATTATGAAACAGTTACTTATAATAATAATGATGGAACGACTACAACTTGTAGATTTGCTAAAAAGAAAGATGGTACTCCAGGTATTTTACCAGTAATTCTTAAAGAATTATTAGATAAAAGAAGTGCAACAAAGAAACTTATGGATAAAGCAGAAGAACAATTCTTAAAGAATATTTATGATGGTCTTCAACTTGCTTATAAAGTGACAGCTAATAGTTTATATGGTCAAGTAGGTGCACCTACATCGCCAATATACATGAAAGAATTAGCAGCATCAACAACCGCAACAGGTCGTAAAATGTTAGAGTTTTCTCGAGATTTTATTCAAGGAGTATTTGGTGATTTAATTAATTTAGCATTACACAATGAGGAAAAATATATCCAAGTATCAAAAGACTTATATAAAGATGTTCCAGCAAAGAAGTTTAATGAGCCATGGAAAAAACGAACTAATATGGATGATTTTATTAAACACTTTTATGATAAAATTAATCAAATCTTGTCTAATCAGTATAAAGTTAAACCTAAAATTATTTATGGCGATTCAGTGACTGGCGATACGCCTATTCTCTTATTAGATGAAGAAGGAAATGTTGTAATAAAAACTATTCAAGAAATTGGTAATTTATGGGAAGAATATGATGTTTTCAAAGCAGGAGAAGCAGGACTATCTGAAAAACAACAAGATAATAATATTCCTTATAAAGTATGGACTGATAAAGGGTGGGCAAATATTAAAAGAGTTATTCGTCATAAAACTAATAAAAAGATTTATGAGGTATTAACAAAACGAGGCTATGTTAAAGTGACAGAAGACCATTCATTACTAGATACAGAAGGAAATCAGATTAAGCCTAATGAATGTGAAATAGGCAAAGAATTATTACATAACCCAAATTTTGAAGAGCAAGAAATTAAAGATTATAATGATAAAAAAATTGGTTATGAAAGAAGAGTTATGAATATGATATCATTTAGAATAGAAAATGGGTTAAAAGATGCATTGGCGTTTTATTATCATCATGTATCACAAGGATTAAATATAACGATATTAAAAGAAGGAAACTTTTTGATATTCTATATTGCAGATGAAGACGATGAGAATGATGAAATTTATAAAAATCAAAATTGTATTGTTGAAATAAATGATTTAGGCTATTTTGACGATTATGTTTATGACTTGGAGACCGAAGTTGGTCATTTTCATGCAGGTGTTGGTTCTTTAATTGTTAAAAATACAGATTCTGTATTCTTTACACCAAAGATACATGATATTAAAACAAAAGAGATAAGAACTGACAGAGCAGCACTTCGTGTTTGTATTGAAATTGGTAAGTTAGCTGGTGATACTATTTGTAAAGTTTTACCAGAGCCTGAAGAACAAGTTTATGAAAAGACTTTATGGCCTTTTGTAATTCTAACAAAGAAACGATATGTTGGAAACTTATATGAAGAGGATGATTCACATTATAAACAAAAGAGCATGGGTATCGTATTAAAACGTCGTGATAATGCAAAAATTGTTAAGATTGTTGTTGGTGGTATTGTTGATTATATTTTAAATGGTAAACCAGGAGAAACTAATATTAATGACAGAAATAAGGGTGCAATTGAATATACAAGAATGTTGCTTAAAAAGATATTAAGAGGTGAATATCCTATCGATAAATTTGTGGTAAGCAAGACTTTGCGAGCACAATATGCAGATAGAACAAGAATAGCACATGCATACTTGGCAGATAAAATTGGTAAAAGAGACCCAGGTAATAAACCGGATGTTAATGACCGAGTACCATATGTATATATAGTACCAAAATCAAAGGTGCTGTTACAAGGTGATAGAGTAGAAGATCCTAAATATGTAATTACCAATAACTTGGAAGTTGATTATTTATTCTATATAACAAATCAAATTATGAAACCAAGTAAACAATTTTTAGAGCATATTGCAAATAATCCTGATAAATTGTTTGAAAATTATATTAATAAAGAGATAAATCGAAGAAAGAAGATAAATTCAGTTATGAATTATATTGAAGAAGAGAAAAATAGTGATAATACATCTGAAGTTAGCATAAATATTGATAAAACTGAAATAAAAAAACCAGAGAAAATAGATAATAAATTAGAATCAGAAAGTGATTCTGAGAAAGATAATAAAAAGAAACCTAAAACTAAAAAGAATAAATCAAAAAAAGAAAAATCTGATTCTGAGGATGATGATAGAATAATAAATTTGATTAAATCAAAAAAGGAAAAGAAATCTTTAACTATAGAGTTATAATTAAAATAAATTAAAAATTTTTATATTTTTCTTCTAAGCATTTTATAATTTTTTATAGAAACACTTGACTTTACATCAGAAGAATTAAAAGGGAAAATACTTAAACCTTCTTCGGTATCAGTTTCTTCTTCGTTATTTTCTTCAGTTTCGTTTGTATCTTCTTCTTCCTCTTCTTCATCCTCTTCATTTTTTTTATTTCTTCTTCTTCTTCTTTCATTGTTTGATACTTTTTCTGATGTTTCTTCTTCTACTTCTTCTTCCTCTTCTTCACCACCAGATTGAGATGTTTCAATAAAAAATTCAGATGATTCATTATCAGAATTGTAGTTTCTTCTTTTAGAAGATTTTTTAGTTTTTCTTTTTCTTCTTCCACTTTCTTCTTCATCAAAACTAGATGAAGAAGAAGATGAGGATTCCTCATCATCATCACCACCACCATTCATTTTAAATCTTCTTGCTTTTCCTTCGGTTTGGTCAACTTTGAGACCATTATTTTTTTTTGTATTTTTTTTTCTTAAATATTTATCATTTCCATTGCATCCACATCCACCTCCAGTTAACTGAGCTTGATCAGTTTGTTTAAGTTTATTAATCTCTTCAAGAATAATATTTTTTATATGCTTAGTTGCCTTTACATCAGAATCTTCTGATTTATCAGTATCAGAAGAATTACCACCACCAGCTTGATATTCAGAATCTAAATCTCTAATCATTTTCATAATATCATATTTAGAATATCTATTTCTTTTAGCAGTTCTTGGAGTAATAGGAACTTGTTGTAAGTTAGAACCACCAATAAGAGGAATTGGTTCTTTAGCATGAAGTTCAGTAATATTTAAAGAAGAAATTATTTCACTAGTATCTTTATCAAGTTCAGCATTTTCAGGATTATAATCCGCAACTACTTGACGACTATTATCTTGTGTAGCTTGTGTTGAATTGGTACCTCCCATTATAGTATATAATATTATTATATAAATAAAAAAAAACTTTTTATAATATAATTTGAAAAAAATTTTATGCAAATAATATTTTTATATATTTAACATTTATATAGAAATGCTTTTACTTTTGATAATAATAATAATAATGTTATTCTCTCTATATTTAATATTTATAAAACTATATAAAAATGATAACCTGAGTTTTACAAAATCAAATATTGATAATTTTAGCTATTGGGTTAGAGATAAACCAGATAAACAAATGGCTGCAAATACTTTAGCAACTATTAAAACAAATATGCAAAAATTAATTAATTATTTAAAAGAAAATCAAGATAAATTTCCTGAAAACTTATCTTATATTAAAGACCTTGTATCTAGAACAAAAAATATAAATATTATGGAAACACCAGAAGATGATGAGTATACTAGTTATACTATTAATAAGGGTGAAAAGATTGTATTTTGTTTACGCTCAAAAGTATTAGATGAAATACATGATTTAAATACTTTAATGTATGTTGTAATACATGAAATGGCTCATGTAGGATGTCCCGAATATGGGCATACACCACTTTTCAAAAAAATATTTATTTTTTTACTAAAGCAAAGTGCAGCTATAGGAATTTATACTCCTATTAATTATAGAATTAATCCACAATCATATTGTGGTATGCAAATTAATGAATATTTATTAGGTTAATTTTTTATTTATAATTAGTTCATTTAATTCATCTAGATCCTGTTTTGTATTAACATTTTTTATTTCATATAATCTTGTTTTAGGAAGAATATATGCATCAATAGGAATATGGTTAAAAACCATCAATCCAATTATATCTGTCAGATAATATTCATTAGCTTTATTATTATTTTTAATTTGTGGAATTAAGTTTAATAAATCATTAACATTTATTTGATATATTCCACAGTTGACAACATCTATTTTTTTAAGTTCTTCAGTACAATCTTTTTCTTCTACAATACATAGCACTTGTCCAAAAGCATCAAAAATAACTCTACCGCATCCATAAGGATTTTCAAGAATTGTTACAAGCAATCTATTATTAACATAATTAAGTCCATCAAGTGTTTCTAAAGAAATAAGTGGTACATCTCCAGAAAGAATTAAAGCCTTTTCATTTTTGTATTGTTTTATTTGAGGTAAAGCACATAATATAGCATGTCCAGTTCCTAATGCTTCTTCTTGTATAACATACTCAATTAAGTTTAGATTAATAATATTTGGATAAGAATTAATTGTTGATTCAATAATATTTTTATACTTACCAACAATAATAAAAATTTTAGAAGGAGAAGGAAAAAGTTTAGATGCAGTTGAAATAACTTGAACAATCATTGGTAGCTTTGTAGTAGTATTAGGAATAACAACTTCATGAAGTACTTTAGGTAAATCAGAATTCATTCTTTTACCCAAACCTCCAGCCATAATTAGTACAATCATAATATTAGATAAATTAATAATATTTTAATTTAATTTAAAAAAAAATTGAATATGTTTAAGAATATAATAAATATTATATAATAAATGGAAAAGCCCGAAATAAAACTAACATTAGAACAACAAAATGTTTATAATAAACTTATTGAATTTATAAAAAATCCAGATAAAAGAGAAATGTTATTAATTGGATATGCTGGAACAGGTAAAACAACTTTGATGGCCAAATTAATTTTTGATATTATCGAGAATAAAAATTGCAAAAAAATTGTAATGGCTGCACCAACTCATAAGGCAGTTAATATTGCAAAGGCAAAGTTATTTGATAATATTGATAATGAAACAGAATTATCTAATAATATCAATATCATGACAATTCATCGACTATTAAATTATCAAGCATATGTTGGTTTAAATGGTGAACAGTTTTTTGCAATGAGTAAAAATAAGCCAATTTGGACATTATATGATTTAATTGTAGTTGACGAATGTTCAATGTTATCTAATCAAATCGTGTCTGATATTAAAAGTCAATTAAAAAACCAAGTTAATTCGAAGGTTAAAATTATTTATGTTGGAGACCCTGCACAACTTCCACCTGTTAATCAAAGTGAAAGTCAAATTTTTACAAGTAATATTGACACTGTTGAATTAGATAAAATTATTAGAACAAATAATCATAAAATCATGGATTTATCTGGTATTCATCGAAAATGGATTTTTAGTAAAAATATGCAGGAAAATATTCCCAGAATTGGGGAATTTCTTAATGAAGAAATTAAAGCATTTTCTTCTCATAATAAAGAACTTCGAGATTGGTTAGATCATTATATTGCTGATGTAAGAAATTGTAGAGCAAAACCTAAACCAAAGGATGATGAGGTTAAAGAAGAGGGTACTAACGATGAAACTAAAGAAGTTAAAGAAGTTAAAAAAGTTAAAGAAGTTAAAGAAGTTAAAGAAGTTAAAGAAGTTAAAGAAGTTAAAGAAGTTAAAGAAGTTAAAGAAGTTAAAGAAGATAAACAATTTGATATTGTACCCATAGAAAAGTACAACGAAAATATAATATTAACATGGACGAATAAGAAATGTCATGCATACAATCAATATGTTCGAGAGAGATTATTTGGAAGAAAGAATTTAGATTATTACGAGGAAGGCGAGATATTAATTTTTGCGGATTATTACAGAATATGTGTAATTGATGATTATGGAAATGAAGAGGATAATCGTACAAAGCCTCGTAAGATAGAGACAGTAAGTTTTTACACGTCTGAGCAAGTAAAATTAACGACTTTAGATAAATCGAAGTTTACATTTGACCAGATAACTTTTAAGACCAATCCAAAATTAACAGATGAGTTAAATCATAAGTTTAAGAACAAAACAAAATCAATAAACAAATTGATTGAAGAGCAAATAGATATTTATAAATTACATGTAATAAGAGTATCTGATTTAAAGAAGGAAAATATTACAGCAGTAATAGAGTATGAGATTTTATCATTACATCCTGAATCATACAAAAGATTTACTGATATAAATGATACATTTGAGAAGAAAATGATAAAGCTGCGAAACATATGTTATAAAATAATAAACAAATCTAAATCAGATAACATGACAAAATCTACTTTACAATTAGAAGTAGAAAAGAAGTTAAATAAATTATACAAAGAATGGCAAGAAAATGTTCAATATAGATTTGCAGAATTGAATTATGGATATGCTCTAACAGTACATAAATCACAAGGTTCAACCTTTAAAAATGTATATGTAGACATGTCAGACATTTTAGATAATAATAATATGAAAGAGACCTCAAAATGCTTATATACAGCAATTACAAGAGCGTCAAGTACATTAAGATTATTAGTATAATCATTTTATAAAGTGTTTTTATAATGTTTATTTTTAATTATTTTAAAAATAACAGTTTTATATTGATGACAGAGAGTTCTAAAAACAAGAATAACAAGAATAATAAAAATAATAAAAATAATAGAATAAATTTGTATAAATCGAATTTAAGAAAATTTATTGAATTACAAGAAGAACAAATATATTCAATAAATCAAATAGAAGAAATAGATTATATTATAGGAATATTATTTTTAACAGAAATGAATAGATATTGTAAAGTAAATAAAATTAATATTCATGGATATTATATTGCATATAGTTTTTTAAATTTATTTAAAAAAATTAGAAAAAAACTAATAAATAAAAATGAAATATCTATAAATGATTTGAATCATTTTTATTTATCATTATCTAAAAATATAGATTATTTAAATTCAAGAGTTGATACGACAAATAATACAAAAATAAAAATTAATAATAATATTAGTAATTTTTTTATTGAAATAATACCAATATTAAATAGTTTAAGCAATTATTATAAAAATCATAATGATATAAAAATAGAAAATGATAGTACATCTAAAAAAAAATATTGTGATTTAAATTGTTATATTTGTTGGATTGATAAAATATTATCAAGATTTTTTTACTTATTATTAATAACTGCAAAATTTATTGGTTCAGGATATTATAGTGATCCAAATTTATTTAGATTATCTGAATATTATGCTAATATATTTTATACATATTTAAAAAGTATTAATGAAAAAAATAATAATAATGATATAAAAATAGAAATGTTTGATAATTATATTAATTATAAAAATAAATTAAATTATTCATTAATAGAACTAAAATTGAACTCTGATACTCTTGATGAGATAATAAAATTTACTGATAATGAAATAATTATGAATTTAAGTATATAAACATATTTTCTGTTTTAATTATATTAAAATGGCTAAAGATAGTAAAATAGGTGGTTTTAGTTTTATTATTATTGCAATAATATCATTTTTATATATATTATTAGTAACAAAATTTGCTGAAATAATAAGTGTTAAAATGTCAGAAGAAGGAGATGAAGAGGGACAAGTTGGATTATATGTAATGATAATATATTTTGTTTCGATAATTGGAATAATCTGTGGTTATTTATGGTTAAATGATAATAATAATAAAACTCCTAATTGGATTTTGAGATGGAGTATTAGTATTGGAGGTGTTATAATATTAATAAATGCATTAATAAATTATTGGGATTTTTTAGGCGATTATTCTAAATTATCTTTAATTGCGTTAAGTATTACTTCAATAATATATTATCTTTATAAATATTATTAAATGTTTAGAAATAAAATTTTTTTTATCTAAAAATAATAAATGAAATCTAATAATGACATAAAATTATTAATAAACAGTTTTATAAAAAAAATTCTAGAACTTGATGGAACAAATAAAAGTTTAGAAGAGAAACTAAATATTATAGATGATTTATTAAATAACTTGATTGATTATTGTATAAAAAAAAAGATAATTTATTATATAGAACATAAAATTGGTTATAATTCGATTATTACTAATTTTAAACAGTTTTTAACAAATTATATTCAAAAACTTACTGATCCAAATAATACATTAATCAAAAATTATCTTGATGATGGTAATAATTTTGATAATGTTTCTGATTTAAATTCAATTATGTTTCAAAAGTTTAAAAATTCTAATGAATTTGATACTAAAAATGTTTCTTTTAGAGATAATATTAGTTTAATTAGTTTTGAAGATAAAGAAGGTTTTGAATTTAATTATAAGACTAAAAGTCTTAAAAATGAAGATAATGATGATGTTAATAATAATTTTCAAGAAAATAGTTTAGATATTAGTAAATTGCCTCTTTATATTAAAATTCTTATTAATAAAAATATGTATTTAATTGAATTTACTGAAAAAATATTTGAGATGTGTAAAATTATTTCTTCATCTGAAATTAAATATAAATCTAAAGACCCTTATAGTTCTTTAGTTTAAATATGTTTGTTCTTTCATTTTATATTATAAAATTAATATAAAATACATGGATTTTAGTAAAAAGTCTGAACTAGTTGAATATATTATTAGACTTGTTATTTTTGTTAATAATTATAATAGATATGATATGGAATATATTAAAGATAAATTTGATTTTGATAAATATTATGATTATCGGTTACATTTCAAAAAAAATTATAAAAAAATTTTATTATTCAATTCTTATAAAGCAGAAAAATTATTTATCAACTTTATTAATATTGATTTAAATTATATTAAAAATAAATATCAAAATCAGTTAGAAACTATTATTAATTTTTTTATTTCTAGAAAACAATTTTTATTTAATGATTGTAATGAAGCTAAAAGTATTGATGTGAATAAAACTCATTTAAAAAATTGTACTTGTAAAATTAAAGTTAAATCTGTTGTAAATTTACCGTTAAAAACACTTATATTTATTTTAGATGAATTTTATGATAATACTCAAAAATCTAATAAATCTAATAAATCTAATAAATCATCTAATGTCTCAAATATTAGTAAAAATGTTGTTAAAATTAATAAAAATTCTAGTCAATTATTGAATTGTTTTAATAAATTAGAAAAAGCTAATAGTAATTTAGGTCTTGATATCTTTTCTAATGAATATATTGTTGATTCTTCTATTGATAATAAAAATAATGATATTGATGTACTAAATTCACTTGACTCTTATGATATATCTTCTAAAAATTATCTTAAAAGTACTTTTTATGGTATTAATAATATTTCTAATAATAGTAAAACAAATATTAATCAATATTCTGAAAATAGTATTAATATTAACTCTGAAAATAAAGACAAAGACATTTTTATTAAAGAAAATAATAGAATTAAAAGAGATTTTGTTTCTAAGGAAAATAATTCTGTTATTAAACAAAATAATGTTAGTAATAAATCATCTGAATCATTAAATAAATCTAATAAATCATCTTCTAAATCATCTTCCAAATCATCTTCCAAATCTTCTTCCAAATCATCTTCCAAATCATCTTCCAAATCATCTTCTAAATCATCTTCTAAATCTTCTTATAAATCATCTTCTAAATCATCTTCTAAATCTTCTTCTAAATCTTCTTCTAAATTATCATCAGAATCAAATCAATCATCAGAATCATCAGAATCATTTAAAACCAAAAATAAAAAAAATGAAACAGAAAATTTAAAGGTATTGTTTAATAAATTATTAGAGCATTTACATTTTAACAATAATAAATTAATAGATGAGCCAAAAGAGATAAATTCGGTAGTTATAAGTATTAAGAATAAATTAAAAACAAATTATCCCATAAAAATAGTTAATAATTTTGATAAATTATATCAAGAAATACTTTTAATAAAAATGTTATCAGATACAGAAGACATGGATAAATATTACAAATTATATAGAGAAATTATTAGATTAAAGGAAGAGTTATAAAAAAATACAAAAAAATATTATTTTATAAAATTATTTATATGAGTTTATCTAAAAAATCCTCAAAAAAACAAGTTGGTGGTGCAGAAAAAAAAACTTCTAAAAAATCTTCTAAAAAGTCATCTAAACCAAGAAAAATTGATAAAGATGGAAAAGTAATAAAATCTAAAAAAAAATCTGTGAAAAAGAAAAAACTATATTGTGGTATAAATGAACCAGTACCAAAAGGATTTAGACTTGGTTCAATGCAAGAATGTTTTAATGCTAAAAAGGTTATGTATTATGGTATAAAAAAAATAGATAATAATATACTTAACTCGAAGAAAATGAAAGAAAAAGCATTAATGGATATTGATGCTTTAAGAACTAAAGTATCAGGTTTAATGGGTAGCTTAAATAGAATAAAAAAACAATATCAAAGAAGCGATGATCCAGAAGAAAAAGTTAAATTAAAAAAAGAATATGATAATTTGGTGCAAGAAATTAATGGAATTACTGAACTAATTAAAAAATCCAAAGAAAAAAATACATAAATATATAAAGATATTTTTTATAATATATAAATATATATTATAAAAATGGAAAGTGCAAAAGGTGTTCTTAGAGAATTATTATCTTCTGAAAATGTTGTTTCAGTACCAGTTGTAAAAAAAGAAAAAGTAAAATTATCTTTTACTGATAAAAATGGTGTTAAACATATTGTTACTGTTAAAACAATATCTAATCAAAATTCTGAAACTTCTGATGTTTCTGTGGTTGGTGCTACTGAATTGGTCAATGAACCAACTTCTGATGAATTACCACTTTCTGAACAACCAGCAGTAAAACAAGCTGGTGGAAGCATTTTCAGAAAAAATAATACTCGTTCTGATGGGTTTTCAACAACATCTGAATTACCAAATGCTATGGTTGGTGGAGGTTTTCAAACATCAGATACTTTAAATTCAATTTCTGAAATTAAAGAAAGAAGAAGAAATAGAGTTTCAAAGTCTTCTGAAACAAGTGTTGATCTTAATATTTTTAAAAGAGGTGGTCAAAGTGGTGGTTCAATTGGTATGTCAGGTGGTTTAAAACAAGAATTGAAAAACATTGGTATTAATTCTAGTTCTACCTCTGACTTGTGCGAATAATTTTTTTATAATTTAGATAAATCTTCAATACTTTTTATCTCATTATTTTTTATTTTTTTCCCTAAATTAAATACGGATACTCCCCATAAACCTGCTGTTAATAAATAAATAAAATCAGAATAAGCATCATAATTTTTATTAAAATCATATATTGGTGCTATAAATTGATATGAGAAACATTCTTCATCACATGACTTTTTTCCATTGGTCTTTTCTCTTATAAATTTTTCTGTTACTGTTAAACAACAAGTATTATTATTAAGAACCCAATGTAACATAATAAAAGGAACTACTATAATATGTAGAACTAACAAATAATTTGAATTCGAAAATGGTGCTCCAATAATAAATAATATTACAATTATATGTAAAACATTTATTAAAATTAAAATACTATCATTAATATAACTCATTTTATATAATATAAATATATATTATATAAAAATGAATATTTTCGAGAAATATTTAGAATTATATGGTCAAATGATAATTTTAATATTAGGTTTACCTTGCACAAATAAATCAGAAATTGCAAAACTTTTAAGTCAAGATTTAAATGTTCCACTGATAAAAATTAATGATTATATTATTCAAGATAATTTTATTCAAAAAGAATTTGATGGTGTTGTATTTAAATTATATGAACATTCTGATGCTTATGATTGGGAAAAACTTAATACTGATGTTAATAATGCTAAGGCTACTGGTGTTATTGTTTATGGTAATTATTTAAATAAAGAAAAAATTGATTGGGATATTGATTTCTCTTTCTTTTATAGCATGAATACATCTTTATGTAGAAAAGTACTTCAAATTAAAAAATTATTACCAAATGAGACTTCTGAAGAAAAAGTTAAAATATATTTTGATAAAGTATTTAATCCAACTTATGATGAACTTAAAACACAATTCAAGATTAATAAATTTTATAATATCAAAGAGACAACAACTGTTAAAGAATCTTATGATGATATATTCGATTTATTAATGGAATTAATTAAAAATAAACTTGTTAAGAAATAAATATATTTGATATTTATTTAATAAAAAAATATATGTTTTTTAATATATATAATGGATTTGATTCAACAAAAAATAAATCAATTAGATAATATAATTACAATAATTAAAAATAATCCTAGTCAATATAAGGCAAAATATAAAGTTGATGTTAATAAATTTAATGAACCACAAAACACAATAATAAATGGATATATTGAAGAAATAGAAAAAAAAATAGAAGATTTAAAATCTGCTGTAATGATTAATGAAGCAATTAGCAATAGATTAAAAAATTCTGCAGAAGAATTTACAAAGACAGCATTAGAAAGAAGACCAGAAGGAAATAAAGCACAAGAAGAAAATATTTTAAGAAGAGGAATTTTAAATTTTAAGAGTACAGGGCAACAATTATCAGATATGGCAAAAAAATGGCAAAGTAATGTAGACCAAAAAAAACAACGCGATGATACTGATAGAACAAGAAAAGGTCTACAACAAGCACGGGAATACAGACAAGCTCAACAAAGTAGAAAAACTGGTGGAGGGTATAATTATGATACAAATGACTTAAAAATAAATAAATATTGGGAAAAATTTAATAACAAAAAAGATATAAAATATCTTGATAAAATATCTCGTTATATTAATTTTAATTATCAAGTTGGAGGACAAACTGGATTAGTACGATTAAATACAGTTTTTTCAAATATTGACATAATATTACAAAATATAAATTTATTTAATCAATTATATAAAAAAGTGAGTGAATACGATAGATTAAAAAAAGAATTAGAACCAGAATACAGAAAATATGATGGTAATGAAAATATATTAGATTATGTAGAGAAAAAAATATTAAAAATAAATCCTATTGAAAGACAAACTTCATCTTCATCATCTTTTAGAGATTTAGTATAATAAACAAAAAATATATAGTTTAATATATTATGGATAATAATGAAAAATCAATTAAAAAAATAACCAAGTATATTACTAGACTAAATAAATATGGTAATGATGCAAACAAATCATTTATATATACACAGCATATTAAATACCATATTCAAAAAGGTGGTATAAGTATAGAACAAATTGAAAAACAAATTAAATATTTAGAAGATATAACTAGTGTAATAAGAACTAAAGGTCTTACTTTTGAACAAATTAAAGAAAGAATAAATAGTGAAGCTGATTTCAAAATAAATAGAATAACAGCAGAAACAGATAAAAAAATTAAAGATTTACAAGAAAGAAATCAGGAATTGTCTAAAGAAAACAGTGAATTAAGAAATGATTTAAATGATTTACAGCTATAATTTAAAATAATTAATATTATAAATTATATTAATCAATAAAAAAATTATATATATATTATAATATAAATGAGTCAACCTGATTTAAGAAAAGTTTCAAAGTATGTTAACAGATTAAATAAGTCTGTTAAGAATGGTAATAGACAAAAAGCATTAAGTTATTTTGAACATTTTAAATATCATATTCAAACTGGTGGTGTACCAGATGATATTGCAGCTAAATTGAAATCTTTGGAAGATATTATTGCTAAAATTAATGATCCAAATTCTGCTTATAAATTTGGTACTATAGAGGCAAGAGCAGCAGCAGCAGAGGCAAAGGCTACAGCAGCAGAAGCTGCAACGGTAGCAGCAAGAGCAGAAGCAACGGCAGCAGCAAGAGCAGAGGCAGAGGCTGCAATAGCAGCAGCAAGAGCAGAAGCTGCAACTGCAACGGCTGCAGCAGAAGCAGCAAGAGCGGAAGCAGAGACAAGAGCAGAAGCAACGGCAGCAGCAGAAGCAGCAAGAGCAGAAGCAGAAGCAAAAGTAGCAGAAGCAACGGCAGCAGCAGAAGCTAGAGCAAGTGCAGCAGAAGCAGCAAAAGCGGAAGCAGAGGCAAGAGTAAGTGCAGCAGAGGAAGCAATAAACCAAGTAGCTGCTCAAATAGACCAAAAAATACTACAACTTTTAACAGCAATTTATGGTGTAAATGTTGCAACAGATATTATAAGAGGAGCAGCACCAGCAGCAGAAGCTGCAGAATAATAAATATTTATTTTTTTCTAGATATTTTATATAATATAAGTTATATAATGTCAAATTATAAAATACCACCACCAACATATATTCCAGGTGAGATTTATCAAGCTATGATTGATGAGATAAAAAGATTAAGAAAAAGGAAACGGGAACTTAATAAATTGAAGAAAACAGATGAAGAAGAAAAAGAAGAAGAAAAAGAAGAAGAAAAAGAAATAAGAGAATTTGAGGATTTAGATTTTATAGAACAAGAAGAATCAGAACAAGCATTATTAAATGTAATTAGGGAATTAGATACAAAAATAAAAGAACTAAGTACGAAAACAAAAGCTATTGCTAATGGAAACACAGAAATATTAGAAGAATATAAAGATTATAGAAATTATAGAGATTATAATAATGATGTAAAAGATACAATTTGGATAAATTTAAAAATAGAAGAAGAAATATATATAGTTGACATAATAGTTAAAAATTTATATTTATATTTATTAAGAAGTCGTAATGAAAATAAAATGATAGTATCAGAAGAATTTGATAAAAATTTTTTAGAAAAAATAAAATTATGTTCAAGTTTTTTAGACCAATTAAAACATTTAATGAAAATAAGTATTCATAATAAAATTTTATTATCATATAATGAGTTTGATACTATATTACAACATTTATTAGATATACTAGCAAGTATATATAATATACAAGAATAACAAAAATTGATAAATTATAATAAAAATTGATTACTTAATATAATATATCTTTATTATATTAATAGAAATGGAAATGGAAAAAGAAATACACGAAAGAACAAATCTAACAATTACTGATTTTTCAGAGATATTGGATAATATACCTGAAGATGCAAATACAATTAATTTAGCATCACATATGATAAAATACGCTTATTTAGAAATATTACCAATGAATATAAAAAATATAATTTTAACTGATAATATGGTAAATAAATTTACATTTGACAGTCGCCAATGGGGATTGATTAATTTAAAAAATAATGGATTTTCTGTTGATGAAATTATAGAATTAAATTGTAATGATTTAGTACTAGATGATAATAAAATTGAAGAAATATCATTTGTAAGGTGTAATATAAATAAGTTATTTATTGTAAATTGTGGCCTTAAAAATATAAATTTTTATGATTGTCAAATTTATGAACTTAATATTTCAGAAAATCTTCTTAATGAAATAACAACATTACCAAATAATTTAGTTGTACTAGAAGCTTATTCAAATTATATAAGCAAAATAAATGTTGTGTTTGGTGATGATTTAAAATACATTGATTTAACTAATAATGAACTTTTCTCAATTCCAAATATACCAAAAAATTTAGATCATCTGGATTTATCTCAAAATAATTTTGTTACAATTGATACGACTAAATTTCCATCAAGTATGACTTATTTTGATATTACTGGAAATAATATTAAAAATAACAAAGAATTATTTAACGAATTATCAAATAATATTGGAAAAATATTTTATGATGATAGTGAAGATGAAGATTCAGATTCTAGTATTGATATTAAATCAATCAATTTAAATGGGAAAAAAATGATACATAATCAAATAAATCTTGATTCAACAGATGATGAAGATACTATTGATGAAACAATAGCACAATATTATAAAGATAAATCGGAGGAAAATGAAACAAAAACTTCTGATGAACATGAAAAAACCACTGAATTATCAGAACAAAGTGAAATGGAAAAACGCAGAGAATTATTTATGAGAGCTGCGATGTTAAGAATGGAAAGAGGAGAAAATAAAGAAAATAAAGAAAATAAAGAAAATATAGTTATAGAAGAAAAAGATGTTAAAGTATATTCTGAATGTATTCCGATTCAATTACAATGGAGATTTGTGTTGTGATTTTTATAATAATTAATTTTAAAGAATATAATATTATAAACATATTATTATGTTTTACGAAGAGATAACAAATTTATTTACAATATTTGGTATACTTTTAATAATGATATATGGTACTAAATTTATTAATTATTATTATAATTTTTATCACATTTATACTTATTTAGATTATGAGCAAAAATTGAGTTATTTTAAAAATACATATATGATTAATATTATATCAAAATATGGAATAATTAAAAAGTTTACAGTACATTATATTTTAATACCTATTATCAAGATTAATTATATCATTATATTAGTTTTTATTACTTTACTATACTCTTTATGTTTTAATGAATTTAAAAAATATGTTAATAAAAAAAATGTTTTTAATATTAATAACTTGAAAGATTTAAAAATTGATGATACTGATTTAGAAACATCTGATTCTATTTTAGATAAATATACTAACATACTTAAAAAATCATTTGGAGAAAATATAAAAACTTTTGATAAATTTAAACTTTTTAATAAAGAAGATTTTAATGAAATAACAAAAGAAGAAATTAAAGAAGAAGTTAAAGAAGAAGTTAAAGAAGAAGTTAAAGAAGAAAATAATAAAGTTATAAAAGAAGATAAATTAAAAGAAGATAAAGAAGAAGAACTACTAGATAAACCACAACAGAGTGAAATAGAAAAAACATATGAATCAAATATTGATGAAGATAACAAAGAAATCTCACATGAAGAAAATAACAATGCAATAAATTATAATGATATTAATAACATAAATAATGATTATGATTCAAACATAATGAATATAATAAATTTTATAAATAAAAATACAGATGAAGAAACAATAATTTTGGGAAATAATAAAATAAATGTAGATAATAACAAAAAAGAATCAACTATGTCAATTAATAATAATTTAAATATAATAAGTGAAATAGAAATGCTAAAAAAAAGTACTGAATCAAGTGATTCAGAAGATTATATAATTAAAAAAGATGAAAGAAAAGATGAAACTAAAAATGATACATTAAATGACTATGTAATAGAAAAAAAAACAGAAACAATAAAAAATAAAAAGAAAACAAAATCAGATGATGCAATTGAAACAATTAGTATGGAAGATATTGATTTTAGTACAGTAATGTCAGATGTAATTAAAAGTGAAGAAAATAAAATAACACACACAAAAAAACAAAATTCAGTACAAAAAAATGAAATAATAAAAATAGGTAAAAAAAAAAATAAAAAATAATTATATAAACATCTTAAATGACAGATGTAAATAATATGATAAATGTTGACGGAGATAAAAAATATGCATATGCAACATTAATAATGTTAAATAATATATATGCTAGTCCAGCAATAGTATTAGCAGAGTCAATAAGAAAACTAGGTTCTTTAGCAGATTTAATAATTTATGTTGATAAAAATTTAGATAAAAATACAGTAGATTTATTACGAAAATTTTATGATAAAATCATAATGATTGATATTAAATTATTAGAGATAGAAAATAAAAATAAAACACAAAAATACATATTAAATAAACTATGTGCTTTAGAATTAACAAATTATGAAAAAGTAATAATGATAGATATTGATTGTATAATATTTAAAAATATCGATAAAGTATTTATGATGAACGAACCTGGATTAATATTAATAAAAGGACCCAATAATATTGAGAAAATGAGTACAGGTTTAGTACTTATAAAACCAGATAAACAAAAATTTGATGAAGTAAAAAATTTATTAAAAGATGAAAAAATAGAAAAAGAAGAAAAACCGTTAATTTATGTATTAAAAAAAATATATGAAAATATTAATACATTCGAAGATACAATACTAAGTTCAAATAAATATGATGAATCATCAGACGGAATACAATATAATGTCGATAAACCATTTTTGATGTCAAGTGATAAACCAATAGAAGACAGAATTAAATTAGATATATTTAAAGTATGGTTTTATTATTTTGCAAATATATTAAATAAATATCCTGATATAAGAAAATATAAATGTTTAGAAGAGACAATTCAAGTTTCTAAATACTTTTTATCAGGAATTGGCAGAACTATTGTTTTATTTAGAAATATATCAAAATATAATAAATTTGACAATGTTAAAAATATATATGGAATACAAAAAAGAAATAATCTTGAATATTATCATTTAAATATTTCAAAAGAATATGATAATACAAATGTAAATTATTTAGTTAATAATATGGATTTAAATAATTTTATTAACTATATTAAAAGTAAGAATTCATTATTTGATAATTTATATAATGACGGTGAAATAGCAGATATTATATTACAAATAAAGGATGAAGATTTAATAAATTATTTTTTATCAGAATATATAAGAATGTATACAAATGTATTTGCTATATTATTAGTTAACGATGATAATATAAAAGAAAATAAAAATCAAGTAGACATTATAAATAATTTAATTTTTACAAAAGAATTTACTATATCAGGAGTTGTATTAAAAAATATATTATTTAATATAAATCAAGAGTATGTATACAATGAAAGAATAGAATACTTATCAACTTTTGATTCAGATAAAAAATATAATGTAATATTAAAAATATATAAATTTATACAACCACTAAATGATTTAAATGAATTCAATAAAAATAATAAAAAAATATTTATATTTAATGATACAAATTCTAAAATAAGATTTAGTTCAGTATTTTTAAATAGAAATTCTCTTAAAAAATTTAACAAAAAGGAATTAGTATATTTAAAAAAAAATAAAATAGACAAAAATAAATTAATTAATATAATGAAATTTCAAACCTTAAAAAAGTTTATATATAATATATGGGATGGAGAGGAAATATCAAATTTAATAATAGTTGAACCAATGATAATATTAGATACAAATGTATATAAATTAGGTGAAATAAAAAAAATTATTGATAAAAAAATAGAACTAATTGAAATAATTTTTACTAATGTCCAAGAATATAAAAAAGTTGCTTCAAAATATAAACAAATAATAAAAAATATTAATAATCCAAAATATTATTATGAGATTGAAGGTATCAAATTTTTTAATAAAAATTGATTATTTAATATAATCAATTAGTATTAAGTTAAAAATGGAATATTTATATTTTTGTTTGAGCAAAGATCTTGAAAAATTTCAAAATTCAAAAATGTCGTATATACCATTTCATAATAAATATGATTTGGAATTAAAAGACATAAAGGGTTCAAAAATATTTTTTTGTTATTCTAAATCATCTAAAAAAATGATTTACTGCTTATCAACAATAAAAAATATAATTTATAAAGAAGAAAAAGAATATGTATTATATGATAATACGATTTATCAAAAAGCATTAACAAAATATAGTTTAGTTGAATTACCAGATTTATATTTTATTGAATTAGGGGCTTTAATTATGTTTGAATATGAAATAGATGTGAAAGATTTAAATGAAAAATTAAGGGAAAATAATGAAGAACATAAAGATTTTAAATTTCCAAAAGGTAATAAAAATTATTATTTAACAGAAACTTATTATGATGATTTAGGAGAAAAAATAGAAGAATATATTGATATTTTAAATGAAAATAATTCAGAAAGCACAGAATATGAAAGTAAGGAAAGTAGTTCTGATTTTTACGACGAAGATGAAACAGAAGAAGACCAAAAAGAAAATAAAGATAAAAATTATAGAATTATGAATATACCTGTAAATTTAAAAGGATGTTTAGAACTAGATAAACACGTTAATTGTGGAACTATTACAAAAAAAATATTTAGAGAGCATTATAGATATTGCGAAAAATGTTATAGAAATGACAATAATAATACAGAAATAAATTGGTACAAAAAAAAAATATCATTTAGAACTTGTGAAAAAAATAAATATATGAAAGGAATAATGAAATGTTATTTTAAATCAAAAAATTATATTATAAAAAATGTTGATAAATTCATAGAAGAACATGGAGATATTAATAATATAAATATAATACAATTAAAAGATGATGATGATTTATTTGGAGATGAATTTTTTATAATATATAAAAATTAAACTAAGGTTATTTTTTATATTTTTATATAAAAATATTATTTATATGTGTGGAATATTTGGATGTTTAAAACATAATGATTCTACAATCAATATTAGTAGACTAATTATGACGGGTTTAAATTTATTAAAAAATAGAGGTTATGATTCTTGTGGCGTTTATTTAAATAATAAATTAAATGATAATTTTTTAGTTAAATATGGTATTGATGGAGATTTTATAAAAAATTCTGAAGAAAAAGATATTTTTAAAATTTTAGAAAGAGATATTAATTTAATTGAGAATCCGCAAAAATTTGAAATAGGTATTGGACACACAAGATGGGCAACTCATGGAGGCAAAACTGATTTTAATTCACATCCTCATAAATCAAATAATAATTTAATAACAGTAGTCCATAATGGTATAATTTCAAATTATCATGATATTAAGGAAAAGTATTTATCAAATTTTACTTTTAAATCAAGTACAGATACAGAAGTTGTAGCAAATTTAATTCAATATTTAAAAGAAAATGTTTTTCAAAATATGAATGATATACTAAGTCATTTAAATACAATTTTTGAAGGTACATGGGCACTTCTAATCCATGATTCAACGGAACCAAATAGATTATATTTTATGAAAAATGAAAATCCATTACTCTTAGCTAAAAATGATGAAATAACAATTGCAACATCAGAACCTTCTGGATTTATGAATATGGTATCAAAATATATATTGTTAAGAGATAAAACTTATGGATATATGGATAATACTGGAAATATTATTGTTAAAGGTGAATATAAAGAACTAGACTTGATTAAATGTTCGATGGATGATATAGAATTATCATCAGAGTTTCCCCATTGGATGTATAAAGAAATAATCGAACAATCTAAATTATCTATTTTAACTGACCCAATTACTAATACATTAAGATATAATAATAATCAAATATTATTTAATTTAGACTTTATAAAGTCTTGTAAATATCTTTATATTATTGCTTGTGGTAGTTCATATTATGCTGGTTTAATTGCTTCTAATTATTTTAGAGCAACAAAGGCATTTGAATTTGTAAATGTATTTGATGGAGGTGAATTTACAAAAGGACATTTAGAAGCCATAGAAGACCCTGAAAAGAATTTATTAATCTTACTAATTTCACAATCAGGTGAAACAAGAGATTTAAATATTGCTACAACTATATGTAGAGAATATTCTTCAAATAGAAGAGATGTTTTAGAAAAAAATAATTTACTTAAACATTCTGATTCATTTAGTATTTCTGAAGAAGAAACTCATTCTACTACAAATGAATTAGGAGAAATTAAGATTATTGGTATTATTAATGTAATTGGTTCTTTGATTTCAAGAAGAACAATTGATAATATCTACACAAATTGTGGAAGAGAAAATGCTGTTGCTTCAAGTAAATCATGTACATCACAAATACTTGCTTGTTTGCTTTTAGCTATATATAAAAGTGAATTAAATAATAAATTAAGTAGAATATTAAAAGATAAATTTTTTAATGATTTAAACAGATTAGAACTAGATATTTTGGAAGTTATACATAATAAGAAGCAAATTGAGGGACTAGCAGAACAAATATTAGCATTAAATAAAAATAGTATATTCTTATTAGGTAAGGATGAATTACATGGTTCTGCTTTAGAAGGTGCTCTTAAAATTAAAGAAATTGCTTATATTCATGCTGAAGGTTTTAATATTGCAGCATTAAAACATGGACCTTATGCTTTATTAGAAGAAAATACACCCATCATAATTATTTATAAAGGACGAGATCATTTTGTTAAAAGTATTATTGAAGAAACAAAAACAAGAGGGGCTTATGTAATAGAAATAAGTCCATATGCGAATAAAAATGATTATTCATTTAAATTACCAGATAATAAAACATTTACTGGTCTATTAGCAGTAGTTGCATTACAGCTTTTATCTTATTATCTATCAGTTAAAAAGGGAATCAATCCCGATAGACCAAGAAATCTTGCTAAAGTTGTAACGGTAGATTAAATAGACATAATCCATTCTAAATTCTTATCATAACCCAGAAAAAAATTTAATTCCTCACATGTATTATGTATATTAGTAGAAACTCTATCTTTCGTTCGTTTGTTCCGAGGCATGCCTCTTATATTATTATTGATTTCTTTTATTCTATAAATAATTTGTTTAACTTCTAAATTATTTATATTTTCGTTATTGCGTAGTTTTTCAATAAATATTTCTTTATCTATTCTTGGTCTTTTTAGACCCCAAATATCTTGTTCTTTACCATACTCGTTATTCATTTCTTTAATAATTTCTTTAATTTTATAATTAAATAATTTAGTATGGTCAATTGGTGTTCTTAAATTTATTCTATCAAATAATTTTAAGAAAACATCATTATTATCATCATTATTATCATTATTATTTATCTTCCAAATAACACAAGGAATTTGTTGAATTGGATATTTATTTCTGGTAAATAATGTATAATATGCTACTAATCTATGTTGACCATCAATAACATAATATTTACCATCATTTTTAAGTGCTAAATGTATTGGATCATAGAAAATAAAATTACCATTATTTTTATAATCTTTTCTCATTTCATTCATTATCTCTCTTGCTCTTAACTTATTTATTTGTCGTTGTAGTTCCCAGTGCTCTAAATGACCTATACCACTCCATAATATCCTACAGAATTCTGCATTTGTACTATATGGTACAATTGAATCTTTCATTATATAATTTGCAAAATTTTCCTCTACTTCTTTTTCTTGTTCTTCTTGTTCTTCTTGTTCTTCTTGTTCTTCTTGTTCTTCTTGTTCTTCTTGTTCTTCTTGTTCTTCTTGTTCTTTTTTTTCTATTTCTACTTTATCTACTTTTATTACATCCTTATTATCATATATTTGTTTATTTTGGATAAACTCATTAATTTTAACAAGTTTTTTATTATACAATTGGACTTCATTATTATCTTCCAAAAAAACATCTTTATGGTTTTCATTGGAATTATCTTTAATTTTTTTTTCATTATTTATTATTTTATTAACTAGAACTCCAAAAATATTAGGCATTGTATTTATAATATTATAAATACTTTGCATTTAAACTTATTTAATATTTTTTTATTTATATAGAGCCATTTGATGACCCTTAATAACAAAACCATTTTTTTCATAAACTTTAACAACAGAATCATCGCAATCAAGGATGACTTTATAGCAATGATTACTAAAAGCATAATTTTTTAAATATTCCAAAATTTTATAAGAAATACCTTGACCTCTAAATTCATTTTTAACGACAATATCTTCAATATGACCACATGATAATCCATGTCTAATAATTTTAGGTTCTATAATAATTGTTCCAGAAGCAACAATTTTAAAAGAATTATCATCATAAGAGGGAAGACCAGTGTAACCAATATAAATTAAACCCATTTTAGAAATATTTTTAATATTTTTAATAAAATGTTCAGTACTAATTACATGAGTAACAGTTAATTCAGATAATAATTCTAAATATTTATTTTTAATTTGTTCTATATAAACGATATTTTCATTAATAAATAAATTAAAATCAATATAGTGAATATTCATATAAAATAAACATATATAAAAAATTGATATATATTTATAATATAGCATTTATTATGAAAAATAAAAATACATTTATTTATAAAATCGATGTTAATAACTACGATAATATAAATGATGATTCAAATAATATAAATGATGATAATTCAAATTTAAATGATGATTATTCAAATAATATTTATAATGATGGATATCATATAAATAATAAAGTTAAATATTCATTAAAAACACAATTTGAAGGTATATTAAATCCACATAAAGACTGGAAACAATGTGAATATTGTGCTAGATATTATCCAAATACGATGTATTTAACTAATACAAATTATTGTGCACATTGCTGGGGTTGGTTAAATGAACAGCAATTAGATTTAGTAAATTTAAAATACACTGGTAATCATTCAATACCAGAAATTATATTATTTTTAAAATTAACATATCCTTATCACACAAATTCATGTAATTTAGAAGAATGTATTTACAGTAAATTAACAAAATTAATTGAAGGAAAAAAATTAAATCCGGAAATTATTAAAATGTTAGGTTTAAATAAAAAAAATGAAAATAAAAATAATAAGAACAAAAATAAGAACAATAAAAATATAATAAAATTAATAAAAAAAGATATTTATATTAATTATTCATTATCAAGCATTTCAATATAATTTTTATCATCTAATATATTTTTATTATATATAAAACATATTAGGAATGGATAATAAAGCTATAAATAATTTAATATATATAAAAAGTTCACTAACAAATTTATTATCAAAATATGATAGTTTTTTGTTAATTTCAACAAAAATTTTGTTGAAATATGTTATAAATTTGTTAGATAATATGATAAACAATACTTATATTGATATTTTGGATTTTTATGATAGAAAAAGTGTATTAATAGAAAAACTTAAAATAATAAAAATACAGATAAGTAAATATTATTCATTATATAATTTTGATTTATTTAATTTTTATGATAAAAATAATTTTAATATATATTTTGAATATAACAAAATATCGAATTTAAAAAACATAGAATATATTGATGATGAAATTATTACTTGTCTAAATCTATTATTAAAAACAAATTATTATAAAAATATAAATTATAAAGATTTATTTGAATTTGATGAAAAAATGTATGTTTTACAACAAAGAAAAATTATAAAAAATAAAAGTAATAAATATATTAATAATGAAAAAAATAAAAAAATATCATTTAGAAAAAATAATAAGGTAATAATAGATATAGATAAATCTTTTATTAGAATATAATATTTATTCTTATGAAATAAATATTATAAAATTAATAGTATCCAGCCATTGCCAACATAACATTAGCTTGGTCAGCAACAAGTTGTTGTTGAACATTAAGAGAAGGGTCATAGGTGCAGCATTTATTTACTTGATTTTGAGTATAAACTTGAAGAAAAGCATAATCATTAGGGAAGCATGAAGAAAATCCAGAATTTACATTGCTTCTAAGTGATACACCAAGAGCAGATTGATAAAGGAAGATGTTGTCTTCTGGTCTAACAACAAGTGGGCAAATTGTGCTTAAAGAAACATTAGTATTTACCTTTTGAACTGACATATTATAATATATTATTAAAATAGAAAAAAATAATATTACTATATATTTTTTTAAACTAATTATAATTAAAAAGTTTTAAAATTTTATTTATAAAAAAAATTGACTATATTATAATAAAATTATAAGACAAATATTTTATCTAATAATATATTAATCATAATGTTTGAAAATCTAGTTAATAAAGAAAATATGGAATTGTTTGGCGAAGCTATTCTTCTTGCTTCTATGCAATTTGCAATTGGAAGTGTTGAAATGAGCTCCAAATTCAGTGTAAAAAATTTTGCCAAAGACCAAGAAACACTTCAAAATGCTGCAGATGCTTTGAGTGATTATCTTAGAATTGGTATATTATGGACAGCAGGTCTCACAATGTTATTTTATGGTAGATATGATAAAGTAGGTGCCTTAGTATGTTTAATGTGTAACTTATTAATTCTTGCATGGATTTATTTTTCTTATATTAAAGCATTTGAATCAGCACAACAGAAAAATAATCTTAAAAAACCAAATGTTAATATTTTTTATTTTGATAATTATTAAAAACTTAAATATTATGCAATATAACTAAATAAATGAAAAAAATATATAAAAGTGTATCAATAACATTTTATGATAATAATTTAGGATATTTATTTTGTGAAGAATTTAGATATCGAGAGGATAAGATATTAAATCATCCAATTGGTGGTAAAACAGAAACATTTGATCCAAATTTATTTTCTGCTGGCTTAAGAGAGTTTATAGAAGAAGCAAATTTACTGGAAAATAAAATAATTAATAAAGAATCTTTAGAAAAGCAAGATTTGGTTTTAAAATTATATAATTTATTTATAAAAAATGCAAAATTTTATAATGTTTGTGTAAATAAAGATAAAAACTATTTTCATAGATATTTTATAATTGATATTTCAAATAAAAAAAATAATAGAGTAGAAGAAGAAATAATTAATCTACCAGTATTTTTTAATGGAATATACAAAACAGAAATAAATAATATTTTTTGGACAAATGATATTGGAAACATTGATTTTATCAATCAATCATCTTGGTTATTAAAACGACTAATTAAAAAATTATAAAAAAATATATATAATATTATTTTTAATCCTAACCATTATATAAATATTTTTTATATTTATATAATATATAAATAAAATGTCTTCAGTTAATGCAGTATCATCAGGACTTGTTCAATTACCTAGCAATACAACAACTACACCCACTATAACTTCTGCTACTACAACAGCAGCCAGTGCTACACCATCTGTCACTACTGATGTTGATATATTTCCAGTTGGAACATCAATTAATCCGACTAACTTTGTATATGATGGTCAAACAAATCTTTTAATTAACTCATCTGTTAATCAAACTACTAATAGTGTACAACTTCAATATTTTGACCCAGTAACTGGTTATTATGGTGGAAGTGCTCTTCCTATTACTCCTGGTTTTGGAAGTTGGAATTTTGATTTAGTTGGTTCTAATTATCTTAATGGTATTTTCTCTTCCTCTTCTGTTTTAGGAGAATCAACTTACACTTACAGTAATATGCAAAATGTATCTACAAACTATCTTGGAACCTACAACTTAGATGTCACTGATAACAATGAACAAACAACTGCAGGTGCATCTACTGATTGTTTATTCTTCAGTTTAACAGCCAGACCATATCTTTCTTATGCTGGTACAATGTATAACTCTCCAGGTGTTGCTGGCGCCCCTACAATTAATAACATTAACCCTAACTATACAAATACTGGTTCTGACAGTTTCTTATTCACTTCCAGTTACTTTAAACCTACAATGAATGAAATTCTTGTTATTGACCTTGTCTTCAGTGTCTCTAATACCAGTGCTACATACTATGATTCTACCTCATCAACTGTACCGCTTGTAAACGTGACTGTTTATAACAAAGTTTATACCAAGGATATGCTTGCTAGCATTGCTTCTGGTAATACTGGTATTAAACCTAAAGTTTATACTACTGGTCTCCTTCCACTTCAATACTTGCAATCTGGTGCATCATTTGACCCTAAACAACCAGGATATTTTGCTTACAACAATATTCCTTTAATCATTGCTGATGGTTTTCAAAAAGTTTATGTGACAATGCCAGTTGTTTATGTACCCCCTTCTGCTACTAAAACACCACAATATCTTAACAGAACTGCCGGTTATACTATTTCTGGTGATCTTCCAACTGTTAATACTGTATCTGGTGTTGGTGTAACTGATTTAGGTGCTGGTACTGTAAATTATGGTCACTTTGTTATTGGTGTAGCTTATTCTTACAATGTTTCTAAATATAATCCAGGTACAGTATTCAAAGCTGAAATTTTAATTAGAAATATTTGGAGATCACCTATTGCCATTTATAACAGTTATGCTGCTTTCTCAGTTAATGACCTTGCTTCTAGACAAGTTGTTGTACTTTTTGCTAAGAATGCAAATGGTGGTACTTTCTTGGTAACAAATACTGGTACTCCTATTTCTCAAATATACAGTTATGGTGTCACATCATTAGGAAACTTTATGCAAATTATGAGAGCCATTGTTACTCAATATGATGCTTCTTATTCTATTGTTGATTATTTCCTTAATCCTACAGTTGTTGCTCAAGCAAATAATATGGGTAATTACAATATTTCTACTGTTACATTACAACCTCTCTTAGAAGGTGCTATTTTTAATCCTCCTACAGTATCAAATTGTCCTAATATGTGGTATTTAATGATTAAGAATCCTAACACTCTTAATATTTCAGTCGACCCATCTCAACAAGAAGTATTTAACTATTATGCTGGAACTCACTTTGGATTACCAAATGGTATTCTCTGTTCTACTGGTTTAGCTAAATATTATAATAGTGAACTTCTTATGTTATCTACAACAAATGTCAGCTCCGGCACAGTGTCACTTTTCGGTAACTCACTTTATCTTGGTCTTAATACTATTAACAATCAATCATTTTACATTCTTGTAATTCTTCCTGAGGCTCTTTTCAATGGTACACCACTTTCTACAACTAACAATCAATTAAGTATTTATTCTACACCATCTTCACTTTTCTATATTGGAGTAAATTCTACTACATCAAGTGCCTTTGAACCAAGAACTACAAGCATTTCAAATGCTGTTGCTACAACAACTCTTGGTTTAGCCTCAACATCTACATCAACTTACCAAGTAAGCAAACTTGTGCTTTCTGTATCTAATGTACAGATTGTATAAAAATAAGTTAATTTCTTTTTTTAATTTTATAATATTCATATAATAATAAATATTATGAGTCAACAAACAAAGATAGTATATAAAAAACCAAATGAGTACGATAATTCATCATCAGAATCGTCTAATACAAATATAAGAAAAAAAATAGAAAATGAAATAAATGTAAAAATAGAAAAAGAAAATAATTTTAAAAAAGATATTGAAAATCTTTTACAAGAAATACAAAAAAATATTGATAATAATATTAATTTTGACATAAATACATTTATTAATACTATTATAAATAAATATGAACTGGATAACAGTCAAAAAATAAATGTTCTAAATTATATTAAAAGTAGAATATCAGAATATATTTCTAAAAATGTTAAAAATTTTAAAAATGTTAAAGAAACAGAAGATGTTAAAGTAGAAGAAGTTAAAGAATATAAAACAATAGAAGAGGAAAAAGTTATAATAAATAAATTAGAAAACAATGATATAAACACATGGTTATTCATTTGTGCATTATTAATAGGTTTTATTATATTTATGATGATGTTCATAAATAAAAAATAGTTTATTGGTTTATTTAACAAAATAAAAGTATAAATCTATAATAAAAAACATGTTATTAAATATTTTATTATATATAAAATATTGGTTATTTTTAGAATTAATTAACTGGTTAACTTATTTATATATTTATATAAATATAACAGGACCAAAATTTATGAAAATGAAAGAAAAAGATACATACAATATAATAAAAAGATTAGATAAATTATCAAAAGAAGAAATAGAGTATGTAATAAAAGGATGTATAATTTATGATAAATTTAATCATAAAAGTATTGATATTGATAATTTTAATTTAAAAGATTTATCTAAAACAGAAATCATAAATTTAATAGGATATTCATTATTTGCACTCGATAAAGCAGATATTTATCAAAGTAAAAAATACTCTTTGATAATATATTTAATTCATAAAATAGAAGAAACACTAGGATATCAATTTAATGATAGTCGTGAAGATAGATACATGTACAGACAATGGGGTTCAACATTTTTTAAATTTAGTTTTAGACCACTTATTATGCAAATAATAATAAGAATTATAGTATTTATCGTTCATTATTGGTTTGTTTGGGGTTTAAGATTTACTTATTGTCAAATAAATAAAATTGGATTCTTATATAATATTTCTAATCCAAATAAAAAGAATCTTTTTTTTATTCATGGCTTTGGGTTTGGTTATATTCCTTATGTTAAAGTATTATATGAACTTTCTAAACATTATAATCTTATAATTGTTGTATTACCTAATATTTCTTCATATAGTTATTATGATGATTTAAATTATGCTTATTTTCCATCATTAAAACTGTTAAATGATACTATTTACGAATTCTTGTTATCCAAAAATTTAAATAATATACTATTATTAGCACATAGTTTTGGTACTTATATTACACAAATACTAAGAAAGGACGAAAGACAAACAATATTTAAAAAAATAATAATGGTTGACCCGATTATTTTTTGGATAGGACATTTTAAAATGTCATTACATGTAGAAAATCCATTTATACAAAAATATCCACTAATGAATTATTTATCAGATAACATAATAAATTTTTTGATTTATCAATGTTTATATCTAAAATATGTATGTTATCGTGTAATGTTTGGACCTGATTTCTGGGTTTACAATATAAAAGAAATTGTAAACAGTAATATTTCATTTATTTTAGAAAAAGGAGATTATATAATACCTGCTGAAGTTTTATATAATAAAATTAATAATAAAGTTAAATGTCTTTATTATGATGATGAATCAATAGTTCATGGTACAGTTTTAATTGAGAAAAAATATGTTAATGACATAATAAAATTATTAGAAGAATAAAACTATTTATGCCAAAATGGTTTTTTAACAATAAATAAAATAAAATTGATAGTTTCATTTGAGTTATTATAAATTGGATAAACACCAGTTAAAGAAATAACTTTTTCTAAATCATAAAAATATCCTATACTTTCATCATATTTAATAACTAGTTCTAAGTTATTATTTTTATTATAATTAAATATTATTAGAATATTTGATTCATCATTTGTCAAATCTAATACATCAAAATATGAATATGGTTTTAATTTTATTAAATATGCACCCATAAAGTTTGGCAAAATATTATCACATATTTCTAAATCATTTGTAATATTTACATAATTTCCAATATCATCCCATTTATAAGAATTACTTATTTTTTTTATTTTATTTTCTAATATCGAAATATTGTATAAACTATTAAAATATTTTGAATCATATTCTACTTTCCTCTGATTATTATGACCACCATAAAATAATATTAATATTGTTAAGATTATTATTATTATAAAATATATTTTGTCATCCATTATTAATATTATATCCTAAAAAAATTATATTCAAAATTTTTTTATTTTTTTCCAAATAAACTATCTGTTATAAAAGAATCTGATCCTAATAAATCTGAAGAGAATATTGTATCACTACCGCCTCTCATTTTAAATCCAGATAAGTTACTAGGCATTTTTAAGCCAGATAAGTTACTAGGCATTTTAAATCCAGATAAATTTGTAGGCATAGTGCTTGGAGAAATATCAGACGAAAAATCAGATGAAATACCAGATGAACTACCAGATGAACCACCAGATGAACCACTTAACATTGAACCCCCTACACCTAATATTATACAGCAACATAATATACAACAACATATCATAATAAAAGGTAAAACAGGACCTAAGAATGCTAATCCGATTGCACCTAATATACCTGATACTGCATTTCCTAATTCTTCTATTGGACCAGTAGTTACAGTTTCTGATTTAACTTCAGTTTTTACTTTTGTTTCTGATGTTGTTATATTTTCTGCTTCTACTTTTAATCCTAAATCTTCAACAGCTTCATTCATAGACTTATTTATTGCCGAACTCATTGCTTTACATGTTTGAATTTGTTCTAATGAATTTGTTTGTATACAACTGATTTCAGCTTCCTCAACATCAGTAACATCACCTATTTTTTGTTTATTTGTTTGTGTTGTTTTACCAATACACTCACTTACAGTTTTTGATGTAAAATTATTATTTAACTTACTTTTAAATGTATTAGTAATATTTTGTATTGTTTCATTTGTAACATTATTTGTTACATTCTGATTTGATTTAGCTGAAGATGAACCATAACCACCAAAACCACTCTTTGTTGATGCTGATAATGCTGCATTTAAATCTGTTCCTGCTGATGTTCCATTCATTGCCTGTAATTCACTGGTTAACTTTGATATCATTGATACTGACATATCATTCGCTGCCTGCGTTTCACTTACACAACTAAAATTAACTTTTGCTACATTTGACTGACTCCCTCCTATTACCAATTTTTTTACTCCTGAAATATTTCCAACAGAACATTCATTATTTTGTGTTACAGCAGAAGAACAAGCATTTGCATTTTCAACCAAAGTATTAATACCTACTTCCATCATCTTTTCATTGAGAGTATTTAAATAGTTTTTATTAACAGTATTATTTGTTATAGTTTGTGTAGCTTTTGATTTTGAACCACCCATAAATAATTTCTATATATTATTTAAAGACAATAAAATTTATTTAGATATTTTTTAACAATTCATATATTATATTAATTTATTGTGAAAATACTACTTTGTTTAATATAGTTTTCAGGTAATTTTACTAGTTCTACTGATATTTTCAAGGCATTTGTTTGAGCTAAATTACTATTATTATCAGAAGCATTAAAACATACCATATTCACATTAAATGTTCCTAAACTATTAGTTACACTCTCTATAAATTTATATGTATTTACATCAAAATTACATGATGTTAATGTATAATTATTATCTGGATTACCATAAGAATCAAATGTTTGCATTGATATACTAATTGTTTTATCAGGATTTATAATAATTTGAATTGGAGAACTCTTACCAATATTATTAGTTGTAATCAAATATGTATCCGGATTTTTTGGTAAATTACATTTAAATTCTAAATTTCCACTGTTTTCAGGTAATACATAATTATTTATTAAATTCTTTTCAGTATCATAAATATTATTTTGTTTTGACATATTTGCAAAAAGTGATACTGGTATTTTTTCATTGTTATTATATATAGATGGTAAATAGCCTGTTTGAATATTTTTTAAATACATTTTATTTCCAACTTTAACAATTGTAAAATCACTATTTTTACCTAATGGCATTTCTTTATTAAATACATATTCCTCAGCTACTAGTACAAGTCTATAACTATTTTCCTTACCTAAATCTGTTAAATCCTTTATTTCACATCTCTTATTATCAGCATATAGATTCTGTCTAACATTATTAGCAATTACAAATTCACAATTGGGATCAAGTTTCTCAACACATATGTAAAAATAATTTGGATTTTTCCCTTTTGATATATCAAAGGTTTTTCCTTTAATATATGGCGGTGTCATCGGTAAATTTACTTTTAATTTAAATATTCCATCTAATAAAAAGTTATTTATATTTTCATTTGAATTTATACTTAAAATATTTCTTGCTTGTATTACTTCTGGTCTAACTTCTGGTCTAACTTCTGGTCTGGTAACTGGTACAGAAGTTGTAGTTGTAATTGGTACATTAGAAGATACAACTGGTATAGCTGATGATGTAGAAGAAATAACAGGTGCCATAATTGGTCTAATTTCTGCATAAGTAGTTGTTGTAGCTGCTCTTCTTTCTATAATATCTCTCATCATTTCTTGTTCAGATTTAATAATTCTATCATTTCTTTCTTTGTCAAGTTTGGCTTTTGCTTCGGCTTCAGCCTTTGAAAATGCTAATGCTTGTTCTTGTCTTATTATCGCCTCTTGTCTTGCTAATAATTCTTGTCTCGCTAATGATTCTTGTCTCGCTAATGATTCTTGTCTTGTAAGTTGTTCTTGTCTCGCTAATGATTCTTGTCTCGCTAATGATTCTTGTCTTGTAAGTTGTTCTTGTCTCGCTAATGATTCTTGTCTTGTTCTTAAAAGTTCTCTTTCTTGTATTACTAAAGCTTCTTGTCTAGCAAGTTGCTCTTGTCTGGTTAACTGTTCTTGTCTAGCAAGCTGTTCTTGTCTAGCAAGCTGTTCTTGTCTAGCAAGCTGTTCTTGTCTAGAAAGTTGCTCTTGTCTTGCAAGCTGTTCTTGTCTTGCAAGCTGTTCTTGATTTATAATATTATTATAATCATTTTTGAAAAGATTGCACCAACTGGAAGAATTATTATAATCAGCAACAGTGCATTTTGAAGGATTAAGAGGATTTGCAGATATAGTAAGATAATCTTGACATGATGAGGAACCATCTAGGTTAACGCAATTTACGCCATCAACACTCATACATTCAAAGTTACCACTCTCATTTAATCTAATAGGATATTTTGTTCTAGCATCACATTTCCAATCATTTTTAGTATTAGCATATTTAGTTGGTTGAAGTGTAAAAGTAGTATTAGCATAATTTGTGACATTTTTACCTGAAACAGTATTAGTTGTTAAAGGTAAGAATAAATATAATGAATCATCTTTCTTTACTCTGAATTGATTAAGATTTTTAATTTCTGCTTCAGATAATGCTCTTTGATATAAAACAAATGAAGAAATTGAACCATTTAAATATGGATCAGCTGTCCAATTAGATTTTCCTAAAAAACAATTATTTCTTATTACTGAATTTGGATATATTCCATCATTAATTGAATTAGATGTACCATTAATATAAACAGTCCATGTTGTAGTTGCACCATAAGTAGCACTATTAATTACCCATGCAACATGATACCATGTATTTAATTTAAGTTTTACACTACTATTTGAGTAAGTTTTTTGAGTCCAGTTATTTCCACTTCCATTTATAATTGAAGGATATAATCCAAACTCATTATTTGAAAGATTATGTATATATAAAATAACATTATTATTCCATTGTCCATTACCAAAATCAAATATTCTTGCATATTGATCTATAGATGTTAGTTTAAACCAACATGCAAATGTCAGACCATTTGCCTGTAAATTTGTCTTACCAATTATTAAATTATCCTGAGAATTTTTTGTAAGATTTAATGTACCATATGAAAATACAGAATCAGTGATACTTATTAAACCTTCTTTTGATAATTCTGTTGTTTGTATTGGGTCAAAACTAAAATTATATGTTAAGGGTTGTCCAATAGTTACATTAGTACAATTTGTATTAGTGGTTTGACTCCAGTTTGGATTCCATGATGCTGCCACTTGTGGATTTGAATAAGCTCTAAGTTGTCCATTCATATATCTGTAAACAACATTAGCGGCAGCACCTATTGTACCAGAACATTTATATGAATTTCCTTCTTTAAGTGTTGTTGTATCAGTAGACCATAATACTTGGTCATTAGCATCAAAAATAACAAAATTTCCATCATTTTGCATAACTGCTCTATAAGGTGCTTTTCCTTTATTTGCAGTGTTTGTACTCCAAAATGCACCACCAGTTGATTTATATGCTACAAAATTTCCATCATTTTGCATACATAATTTACCATTTTTATTAGCGTTATTTACTGTATTAGAATTCCATTTTGCTAAAAATGGAGAATTTTGATATAATACTATATTTCCATCATTTTGATAAATAAATGTATAATTACCATTCTCAGATGTTATACCTTCTCCAACATTTATACATTGATATGTTCCTGAACTTAAGATGCCTTTCTTAGTTCTGTTATTATCTGCTTCTTGTTTTGCTAATTGTTCCTCTCTAGCTAATTGTTCTTGTCTGGCTAGTTGTTCTTGTCTTGCAAGTTGTTCTTGTCTAGTTAATTGTTCTTGTCTTGCTAATTGTTCCTGTCTTGCTAGTTGTTCTTGTCTTGCTAGTTGTTCCTGTCTTGCAAGTTGTTCTTGATTTATAATATTATTATAATCATTTTTAAAAAGATTACACCAACTAGAAGAATTATTATAATTATTTACAGTACATTTTGCGGGATTAATAGGATTTGCGGAAACATTAAGATAATCTTGACATGATGAAGAACCATCTAGGTTAACGCAATTTACACCATCAATACTCATACATTCAAAGTTACCACTTTCATTTAATCTAACGGGATATTTTGTTCTAGAATCACACTTCCAATTATTTTTAGAATTTAGATATGTAGGAGGAGCAAGTGTAAAAGTAGTCTTTGCATAGTTAGTTACGGTAGTTCCTGATACAGTATTAGTTGTTAAAGGTAAGAAGATATAAAGAGAATCGTCTTTTAATACTCTAAATTGATAAAGATTTTTAATTTCTGTATCAGTCAAAGCTCGTTGATATAAAACAACTGATGAAATGCTGCCATTAAAATATGGATCTGCACTCCAATTTGATTTTCCAATATAACAATTATTTCTTTGAATAATTGTTGGATATTGACCATTTCCTAAAGTATTAGATACACCATTTATATAAATATTCCATAGTGATGTTGTAGATGTTTGAGTATTAATTGAAAAAGCAACATGATACCATGTATTAGTGTTTAAAACTGTTGTTTGTAAAGCACTTACTTCTGATGATGGTTTGTATAAATATGCTCTTAATCTAAATACATTAGTTTTTGCACCTTCTTTTCTAATATCAAGTATTAAATTATTACTTGAAGGTCCATTACCAAAATCAAATATTCTAGTATATTGTTTGTTTTCTTTAGTATAAAACCAACATGCAAAAGTGAAACCAGTATTATTAATATCAATTGTACCCATGTTTATGTATTGCGATGAAGTACCATTTAAATTTAAAGTTCCATATGGAAAAATTGTATTAATTGTATTTACACCTATTAAATCAGTTGTACTTAGAGAAATTGGAGAAATTGGAGAAATTGATGGAGGCACATATTGTGTTAATGGTTCTCCGATAGGAATATTATTATAAATTAAAGTAATTATATTAGAACCCCAATTTGGATTCCATGATGCTGCTATACTGGGATTTGGATAATGTCTTAATTGACCATTCATATATCTATATACTTTACCTGGATCTAAATCTGGTTTACCAACATATGCATAAGAATTTCCTTCTACTAAAGTACCATTTATTTCATTTAGCGTACTAAATGGTGATAAAATAAAATAAGATAATTCCATTTGAATATTAGAATTTGTACAAAAATCAAATCTAATTCCAGTAATATTGCTTGCAGTTACTTTTGGATTAGTTGTGATATCTATTACAATATTAAACGAAGTATTAAGTGTTGATTCTGCAGCTGTATAATTTCTGGCTATTCTTGTATCACCATTCCAAGCAGTATATGTACTATTTTTAAAAAAGAATTCCATGGTACCTGGATTTGTTCCTGATAATAGCCTTCCACGAATATGAATATATTTATAAATACTTGGATTAAAAGAACCAATACCATCTAACCATATTTGGGGATCACCATTTGTTGATTTTATATTAAAAAAATTTCTATTTCTACTAATTACTGTGGTATTTTGTACAGTATATGTTCTATTTGGAATTACCCAGTTATCATAATAAGAACAATTATTTTTTACAATATCAAATACACCTGTTGACTTACAATCTCTAGTTTTAGCTCCTATAAAATTACCTCCACAAGGTTTTATTAAAGTTGTGTTCGCATTACTTTCTTCCCATGTAATACCATCAACAGTACTTGCAGGACATTTTACAACAGTTTCTGCAAATGTTTCAATATAATTATTATTTCTGTAGGGTTTTGCATTAAAATATTCTTTTTCTATATTTTTAAACATTTTGTTTTATATAAAGATATATTATAAAATTTTTTTTATTAATTTATAATACTTATAAAAAAAATATAATTTCATTTAATCTTCTCTTCAATTACATTTTGATTTATTTTTGGACAAGTAAAATAATTTACTACATTCACAATTATCAATAACATTATTATTATAAATAAATACAATAATAAATAGTTATTATCAAATGCATTTAAAATACTTTTAAAAATACCCATTATTATATTTTATTTAGATATTTTATTTTTTTATTTATTCTTTGGAAATAAATAATTATAATCATAATAAGTTCCCCATGGCGAATATACTGGTAAATCTGCTAATGGATTATTAGAACATTTATTACAATTACATATATAATTTGCTCTTACTATTAAATTTGGTATTGTATCTTTCTCAAATGACGGAAATTTAACATTTTGATGTTGGCTTATTAAATCCGATTGTACACTGGCTCTCATTGCTTTATTTGAAACATTTGCATGTGGTGCCATATAACCTACACTCTGCTCAAAATTAAATGGATGAACTTCAACATCATCAATAATACTGTCTAATGTTTGATTCTGATTTTGATTTGACATTATATAATTTATAATTTATAATTTTTTTTTTATTCTATTTGCTTATTAATAAGGTAAATAGTAATTGTTCTTACAAATAATTCCATTTACCTAGTAATAAGGTAAATAGTAATTGTTCTTACAAATAATTCCATTTACCTAGTAATAAGGTAAATAGTAATTGTTCTTACAAATAATTCCATTTACCTAGTAATAAGGTAAATAGTAATTGTACGGCCAATTATACCAATTGCCCCATGGATATACAGCATTAAAAGGATAATACATTCTCCAAGGTGCATAAACTGGTACAATAACATCAGGATTATTATTAGAATTATCAGTTCCGTTATTAGAACAATTGACATTTATATTAAGTGATTTTGGTTCTTGTTGTTCTGATTGAAATGATTCATGATATTCTATAATTTTATAAATAGTAAAAAATAGTATTAATAGTATAAATAATATAAAAAACATAATATAATTTAGGTTTATATAAAAAATTGATTACTAATCAATATAAATATTAGATATTATAATTATTTTAATGAGTCTAGAGACTATTGACCATAGATATTCACGCCAAGCATATAGTATTGGCCAAGATGTAATGTTGAAGTTAAGTGATGCGAGTGTTTTAGTAATTGGATATAACACTTTGGCCCAAGAAATTATAAAAAATCTTGTTCTAACAGGAATTTCTAAAATTGGAATTTGTTTTAAGAATAAATTAGAAAATTATCAAAAAACTGGTTTATTTTATCCTGTTGAAAATACTACTGTTCCTCTTGAAAATATTCAGAATCTTAATCCAACTATTGTTGTTAAACAAGTTGATATTTTTGATGAAGATAATGAATTTATTGCTAAAAAAATTAAAAAATATAATCTTGTTATTATTACTAATTGTACTCTAGAAGATGCTAAAACACTTAATAGAATTACTCATAAAGCATCAATTCCATTTATTATGACTGGTGCTTTTGGATTAATGGGTTATGTTTTTAATGATTTTGGTAAAAATTTTACAATTCATGATATTGATGGTGATGAAAATGAACCTCTGTTTCTTGATGAAATTAATGATAAAATTCTTAAATTTAAAGAACCTCATAAACTATCTGATAACGAAACTATTATTTTGGAATTTAATGACAATACTATTATCGAATATAATGTTTTAAAGAAAAAAACACCAATAATTGTTGAACTTAAAGAAACTCCTAATCAGAATAAAAGTGATTATAAATCAATTATTAGAAAAAAAATATCAAAAAACTTTACTTTTAAAAGACTTGACACTTTTAATGAAATTGATTCTAATGATGTTGTTATTGGTGATTATTCTGTACCTTTTAACAGGTCTCAGATTCTTTATAAATTTATTATGGCTTATAATAAATATTTAACTGATTATAATGTATCTCCTAGAGCATGGTCTATTCCTGATTTTGATGTTTTTCAAAACTATTTTGAGCCGGTTCTAACTGGTGATGAATTACTTTTAGCAAAAAAGTTTTGTTTTACTTTAAGAGGTGATGTTCTTCCTTTTTGTTCTATCATTGGTGCTATTGTATCACAAGAAGTATTAAAGGCTTTAGGACATAAATATATTCCTATCAAACAATGGTATTTTATTGATTATTTGGAACTTATTCCTGATGATCATATTAGTGAATTCTCTGATATAACTGCAAGAAATTTTAGAACAAGAAGTAAATATGAAGGACTTGTTAATGTTTTTGGTAAAAGATTTTTAGATGAAATTCAAAAAACAAAACCATTTATTGTTGGTTCTGGTGCTATAGGTTGTGAATTAATCAAGAATTTAGGTATGATAGGTGTTAAAAATATATTTTTAGCAGACCCTGACCATATTGAAAAATCTAATCTTTCTAGACAATTTCTTTTTAATGATTCTGATATTAGAAAAGGCAAAGCTGAAACTGCTGCTAAAAAGATTAAAATAATGAATGAAGATACTAATGTTATTGTTTATCCAATGAAAGTTTGTAAGGAAACAGAAAATACTTTTAATAAAAAATTTCACAATAATATTGACATTTATCTTAATGCATTAGATAATGTTGATGCTAGAAACTATATGGATTCTCAGGCAATACTATACAATAAACCCTTAATTGATTCAGGAACGATGGGTTCTAAAGGTAATGTACAGGTTATTGTACCTGATTTAACTGAAACTTATGGTTCATCAAAAGATCCTGAAGAAAATAATGGTGTTCCAATTTGTACAATTAAAGCTTTCCCATATAAACAAGAACATACTATTCAATGGGCTAGAGAAATTTTTGAAACTGAATTTAATCAGAATCCTGGTTTAATAACAAAATATAAAGTTGAAGGAGAATTAGAAAAACTTAATGATAATGAACTTAGAACATTTTATAAACAAATTATAAAGTATAAAGAGTTTGATTTATCTGAAAAAGGATTTTTTAAAATATTGTCAACTATGTTTATTGAGAATTTTGATTCAAATATTAGAGAACTAATTGATAAATATTCTAAACCTGGAGGTGTAGAAGAACTTGGTGAAAAAAAATTACCAACTTATATTGATAGTTCTTCTCCATTAATTGCTGATTTTTTCACTTTTGGTAATTTACTATTGAATCAGATATTTAAAACTGATATATACATATCTGATACACCAAGAAGCATTCAACCAGTACAAGTTGACCATGAATTGGATGATAAGAGTATAAGTAATTTGGATAAAGATGATGTATTAATTAGAACTAAATTAATTTTATCAAGTTTACCAGAATCACATAAAATTGATTTTGAAAAGGATGATGATGATTTAGGACATGTACAATTTATTACTTTATGTTCTAATATGAGAAATACTCAATATTCTATTCCTATCGCAACTATTTTTGAAACAAGAAAAATTGCAGGTAGTATTATTCCTGCTATGATTACAACAACTTCTTTAATTTCTGGTTTTCAAATTTTGGAATATATCAAACTTATTAAATATTATAAGAAAGATAAATACAAAAATAATAAATATTTATCTGAAATTGATATTTACAAAAATAGATTTGTTAATTTAAATATTAATTACTGTGATGGAATTAATCCTACTAAAATACAAAAACATAATATCAATACAGGATTTTTATCAGCATGGACAGTTTTTAGTGTCTCTACAACTGTTGTTTCAGATATTATTAAGGATATTGAGAAAAAAACTAATAATAAAGTGGAATTTATTACAATGGGAAATAAAACTGTATATGATGGTGATACTATTAATATTGATGTAATTTATGATATAAATGAAACGATTCTTGTTTTAATTGGTGAAATTCCCTTGGGGATACCAATAATTATAAATGATTAATATTTTTTATTTTTTTATATAAATTTAATTATATATAATGACAAACAATTTTAATACATTAATTTTGGCTTACTCATCGGAATGTGGTTGGTGCAAAGTTTATAAACCACACTGGTACGCAGCCAAAAATAATAATAATAATAATAACCTAAGATTTCTTGAATATGATTTTGATATTGATAACGAAAGAGAAAAATTTTTTAAAGAACATCCAAATTCACCAACTCCAAAAGGTTTTCCTACAGTTATTGCTATTCTAGATAATGATAAATATATGTTACTTGAAGGAGCAAATAATCCTGATAAAGTAAATTCAGGTAAGGATGTTATACCCACTATTCAACAAGAAATAAATAATAGAAGTAAAGAAAATGCTGATATTAATATTAATTTAAATGGAGGTGGATTATTTGATTGGTTTTGTGGTAATCCGAACGAACAAAAAACAAATAAAAGTATTGAGGATGAAGATGAAAGAATGTATAAAGAAAAATATTTAAAGTATAAAAATAAATATCTAAACTTAAAAAAAAATTTAAAAAATAACTAAATAATTTTCTATGTTTTATTATATGTTTAAAATAATATTTTGGCTTATTTTAATAATTGCTTTAGTTATACTGTATAATAAAATTTATCTAAATAAGAACATAACTGAAAATTTCTCAAGAGTTAATAGAAGTTTAAATCGTGTTAAGAACGATAATAATCCTGCAGTTCAAATTGTTAATAATCGTGTAATCGAACCTAGAAAACCAATTGATTATACAAATAATGTTGTTACAGAACAACCTATTAATATTAATCTTCCACAACCTTCACCGAATTTAGAAGTTAATTTTAATCCTATGCATACTGTTGATGATAATCCAAATACTCCAATGAATGATATTTTAAAGAAAAAAGTTCTCTTTTATGATAAGAGTTATAATGATATGATTTCTAAACAAAATAAAGATTTAACTTATTATCAAAATGATACAATTAATCAAGATAAAATTAATGAAACAGCATTTAATGTTGTTTATCAAATTGATAAAATAGATTATGCTAATGTCAAGACTGGTTTAGATAAATGTAATGCAAACTGTGATGGAGTTTGCTTTGAAGGGGGTTATACTGGCGTTGCTACTTGTTATCCAAAAGAAACTAAAACATTTGATTGGGGTACATTGTATAAAAATCCCACATTCACTTATGGTTATCAAGCATATGGTCCTAAATATCAAAATAAATAATTTTATAAATAATTATATAAATTATAAATTTTTATCTTGAGAAAATTATATGAATACTAATACAGATACTAGTCTTGCTAAAATATATAATAAATTAGAAAATTTTGATAATAGTAACATTTCTAAGGCACCTATTTATGTTGACTTAAATTGCTTTCTTAAAAATATAGAAGTTTTAAAAAATAGAACTGATGATTTAATGATTGATCTAGATTTACTTATCACAAATATTAAATCTTGTTCATATGTTAAAAAAGATACTACTTCTACAGCTGCTAATAAAACTTCTTTAGAACCAAGTGTTGTTAAATTAGTTAATATTCCTACTAATGTAGTTGTTTCTGCACCTATTTCTCAAGGAAGTGCAAATGTTGTCGATATAATCAAAGAACCATTTGATAATTTAAGTAAAAAAAGTATATGGGGAATAAAAGATTTATTAGTTATTATTGTTATTTGTTTTATTATTTATTTATTGTTTTCACAAAAAAAATAAACTATTTTTATAATATATAATGATATATTATATATTATTATGACTTTTGATATTGGTATATTTATTTTTAGAAAAGACCTTCGTACATATGATAATAGAGGTTTAAATAAATTAGCTAAAGAATGTAAAGAGATATTGCCTGTTTTTATTTTTGATATTTATCAAGTTGATTTAAATAATAATAACAAGAATTATTTAAGTTTTCCTGCTCTTAGATTTCTATGTGAAGCAGTAGAAGATTTATATAATAATATTAAAAATGAATTTAAATCTAAATTATATATTTTTTATGGTGATCCTGATTTTGTTATAAAATATATTTTTGATTATATTTTAAAAAGTAATAAAACTATTGCTCTTGGTTTTAATACTGATTTTACTCAATATTCTATTAAAAGAGATTCTCAAATTATTGATTTATGTAAAAAAAATAATGTTGATACATTTATTAATGATGATGACTATACTATGTGTTCCATGGATAAACTTGTTAAAAATGATTCTACTGCTTATAAACAATATGGTGCATTTAGAAAAAATATGTTAGCAAATAAAAAAGATTTTAATAAACCAGAAAGTATAAAAATAAATTTTGTTAAAAAAGATATTAAGTTTAAAAATTTATTTGAACCAAAAGAACTTGCTGAATTTTGGGATGAACATCTTAAATCAGATTATACACCTTTAGAAGTTGGTAAAAGAGAAATTGCTTTAAATACTCTTAAAAATCTTAAACAATACTCTGATTATAATGTTAAAAGAGATACTTTATCTTATCAAACCACTCATTTGTCAGCTTATCTTAATTTTGGTTTAATATCGGAAAGGGAATTTTATTATGCGTTATTAGAAAAATTAGGTTCTAATACTCAATTAATAAATCAAGTTGTTTGGCGTGATTATTATTTATGTTTACTACGATTTTTACCAGATGCAAATTCTTATATTAATCATGTTGATGACAGATATAATAAACTTGGTTGGACTGATAAGAAACCAGCAAAAAGTAGTAAAGTTTGGAAAGAATGGGAGACTATGATGAATTCTAAAACAGGATTTTTGTTAGTTGATGCAGCAATACAAGAAATTAAAAAAACTGGTTTTATGCATAACAGATGTAGAATGATTGTTGGTGTATTTTCTGTTAAATATTTATTGATTAATCCATTATGTAGATATGTTGGTTTAAATGATTGGTTCTCTAGACATTTATTAGATTGTTCTACTAGTCAGAATAAACTAAATGCTCAATGGGTTACTGAACTCGATTTTCCAGGTAAAAAGTTCTCTCCTTCAGAAGCACCAATTGCTGGTAGACCAATGTCTATCTCTAATACTATGATTAAAAAATGGGACCCTGATTGTGCTTATATTAAGAAATGGCTTCCTCATCTAGCTAATGTAGATAATAAGGTCCTAATAGGATGGGATACTAAATATGATTTAAATATACATCCAAAGCCTATGTTTGATGCTAAGGATAGATATAATGAATGGATAACCCTATGTAAGAAGGTTAAATAATCAAAAAGTTGAAAGGCTCAAAAAGTTGAAAAATAATCATAATATAAATAATTCTAATTATATTTAGCAATCATAATGGCTAAGACTGAAACTACCAAAGGTGATAAGACTGCTAAGGCTAAAGCTGCAAAAGTACCATATGTCTATACATATGTTCTTTATGGTGGTGTCCTAAAGACTGGTTATTGTGTTGTTGGTACAAGTTTTGAGCATCCTGAAAAGGAAATTGACCGTTTTAAAACATATTATTCTAATGATTTAAAGGGAGCTTATACTAAATGCACTAAAAGTATTAATACTGTTAAAGAAGAAATTTCTGATCAACTTCAAGAATTTAGCGTTGCTGGTTCTGAAACCATTTTTAATAAGAATGTAACTGAAGTTAAAAAGATTATTAGAGATGTTACTGAAGGTAAATTCACTGTTATGAATGTTCTTGGTACTGAAAAGAAAGCAAATGATGAAAAGGATGAATCTGAAGAAGAGGAAAAACCAAAAGCCAAAAAGGAAGATGTGAAGGCTAAAGCCAAAAAGGAAGAAACTAAACCCAAGGCTGCTAAAGGTAAAGCCAAGAAGGAAGAATCTGAAGATAATGAATCTGCACCTGAAACTGCAGCTGAAGAATCTGAAGAAGAAGTTAAAGATACTAAGAAACCAGCAAAAGGTAAGGCGAAGGCAGCTGCTCCTGCTGCTAAAGCAAAAGCCAAAAAGGAAGAAACTGAAGATGAAGTTTCTACTAAATCTGAAGATGATACTAAAAAATCTGCTAAAGCAAAAGAAGAGCCTAAAAAATCTAAGGCTAAAGAGCCTAAAGAACCTAAAGAGAATAAATCTAAAAAAGTTATAAAGAAATCTGAGGATTCTGGTTCTGATAATGAAGTAAAGGCAAAGCCTAAAACTCAAATTATTTTATCAGAAGAATCTGATGAAGAGGATGAGAATTAATTTAAAATTTTAAATTTTTTTTATAAATTATTATAATAATTATAATTATATATGTCTATTGAAAAAAATGATCTAAAAAATATTTTTGAAAAATCTGCTGAAGCAATTAAAAATTCTGATATAAGTTTAAGTAATGATGAACTTTCCATATTATATGGTTATTATAAACAAGCTACCTGTGGAGATTGCAATATAGAATCACCTTCATTTTTTTATTATAAAAAAAAAGCAAAATATGATGCATGGAATAAAAATAAAGGAATGAGTGAAGAAAAAGCAATGAAACTATATATTAAAGAAGTTAAAAAAATATTTAGTTCTCACTGAATACTGTATCAAATAATGCAAAGTTAAATATTTGCCCAAATGAAAAATCAAACCATGTTTCACCATAGTCCTTTCCATTTAAAAAATTGGATAAAATATGAATTGTTGCTAATCTTAGAATAGTTTTAGTTACTGAACGCAATCTTTTATTGCATAAATTATTATAATTATATAACTTAAATATTATTGTTTCATAAAATATACATGCAAATGCCAAGTTAAAATAATATACAGCATTTAAATTTGGATGAGACATATCTGTAATAAATTTTATTAAAAAGTCAATAACAACAATTGTAATAACATTATTTAGTACAAATTTATAATATTCATTATCTACTCTAAATAACAATATATTTTTTAAAACTACATCATAAATAGCAAGAACAAAACTTGTTATTATTATGCTTGTTATTATAAAATATTTTTCTGAAAAGAAATGAAAATAATATAATAAAAACCCCAAGACAACTAACATTATTTCTGGACTAATACCCATTATATTACAAACATAATTATTGAGTGTTGACATATAATTTATATAATATAAATTATATTATCATTTAAATTTTATAAAAAAATATACCATTATATTTTATTAATATATGAATTATTCAAGAGAAATATTTGTTAATTATTTTGTTTTATTTTTTATAATGGTTTGTGTAAGTATAGTTTTTTTAATTGGACTATATTATTTTACCCCTAATAATTATATTTTAATTAATGATAAAAAAGATTTTAAATTTATTGAGGAAAAAAAATATATTGTCTTACCAAATGATATATTTATTTTAAAAAATGATAAATTCTTAAAAATTATTTTTTCTAAAAATGAACTTGATGTTGTTGGTCAAGAAAGCAATCTTGTTATAGATGATAATATCAATTTTATTGTTAAAAATTGGTTTAAATCTCAAAATTTAAATTATGATTCTAATGAACTTTTACAATTAGGTAATACTTCGGAATTATTTTATGTAAATAACACTAATGAACCTGTATATTTTAAAGTTTCCTTTTATGATTTAATATAATATATTTTATACTAATGCTCTTTCATATGAATTTATTGATTTTAATTCTTCCTTTTTTCTAATTACTGGTTCCAACAAATTTAATATTACTTCGGTATTTCCTGTCATTGATTGTCTTTCAGAATTAATTTCTCCTAATAAATGTTCAATTACATCGAATCCTAACCAGTCTGTTATAATTGATTTATCTAACCATTCTTTTTTTGTTTTGCCATATTTTAATAATAAATATTGTATACATGATAATCTTTTAGTTATTACACCTGAATAATTAAAATAATAATTATGATTTTTGTTATCATATAATAATTTTAATACTGACATTTTTCTATTTCTATTATATTGTAAATATTCCATAAATTTATCTTCTTCATTATATTCAAAACTTCTAGACATACCTAAATCAACTCTAGCTAATCTATATTGTTCTGATAAACCTTTTCCTTCAATAATACACTCAAAATTTATCATTTTTTGTTCTGGTTCTGATAAGAACTGAGGACAATGAGCAACAATCATTTTTCCACAACCAACTTTTTCTAATATACTAATTAAATCATCACAATTAACTTCATTATAACCCCATTGTCTGCACCAGAACATATTATGTGTAGATTTATTATGCATATCATATTCAACAAATAATTTATACGCTATGCTTTCTCTTTCTGAAACTTTAGAACGCTTATATAAACCATTTGCAAAATATTCTCTATATAAATCATTAATATATTGAACTATCTCATCACCAAATGATATCTTATTTCCACCTATCATAAATATTTTTTTATTTTTTATTTTTTTTATAGTTGTTGCTCCAGAACCTCCTGTAAAAATTTGTCTACCAGAAAACACACTATGTCCATCTAAAAATCTTAAATAATCAGAACATAATCCACCATGTGCTATTAATATATCATTTATTTTTAACCATGCATAACTATTATTGATGTATTTATTTATAAATTTAGTATTTTTAAAATATTCCTTATTTTTATCTTCATTTCTTGAACTAGTATATCCCATATCATCAGGATCTAATATACTCATTATTTCATGATTGCCTGAAACTATTAATATATCGCCTCCGTTAGATTTTGCACTTTCTTTTAATCTCAATACTGTATTAATTATGTATATATCAGAACATTCATCATCTAATACAATATCAAATCTTTTTCTATGAATTAAATCTCCACAAAATACAATTATAGAATCATTTCCTGTTTTCCATTCTAAAACTTCTCTTTGTTCTGTTTGGAATTCAATATCTCTTTCTATTCCTGATATTTTTGCTACTTCACATAAATCAACTAGACAATGTAATAACACTTGATAATCACCATGTATATCACCTATTATATAAATATCTTTATTATCTTCAATTTTAAATATTCCTGTTCCAATTTCTTTCATCTTATATATAAGAAATATATTTTTTATTTATAAAAAAATTGATTTTATTATAAAATACTTTAATATATAATATATGAATTCTATAATGAATTTTCAAAATGGTGGTCAATTAGATATAATATTAGGTACTATGTTTTCTGGTAAAACTACTTTTTTACTATCTCAAATAGCAAAAATTGCTGAATTAAATTATTCAGTTCTTTATATTAATATTGATTTTGATAATCGTAGTAATAATATCTTTTCAACTCATAATCCTTTTTTTGATGAACATGTAGATTTTATTAAAAAAGAAAGTATTAAAAAAAATGTTAAAATGATTAAGGCTAAAACTTTAATGGATTTGGATTTAGAAGATAAAGAAGTTGTTATTGTTGATGAATCACATTTTTTTGGTGATTTAGTAGAATTTGTTAATAAATGTTTAGATTTAAATAAATATGTTATCGTTGCTGGTTTAATTGCTGATTTTAAAGGTCATAAGTTTGGTAAAACTCTTGATTTAATTCCAATTTGTACTAATATTCATAGATTACATGCGTATTGTAGTGAATGTGCTAAAAATAAAAAATGTACTGTAGCTATTTATTCTAAAAAAACAGTTAAATCCAAAAAAAATATTGATATTGGGGGTTCAGATAAATATATTCCAGTTTGTAGAACGCATTATTTTGAAGATTCTAAACAAATTAATAAATCAAATAAAATTGAAATTGAAAAAGAATATGTTGATAAAATAGAAGAAACTAAAGAAGATGTAGAAAAAATTAATTAACTTTTTATAAAAATTATAAATATTATTTATAAATGAATAATATTATTATACTAATTATTCTGCTTTTTTTTATCTTTTTAATTATAATAAATTATAACAAAGTATATAAAAAAGAATATAATAAAGAGTCATTCAATAATGATCCTAATACTATACCTAAAATTATTATACAAACTTGGAAAGATAATGATATTCCTGAAAAATATCATAATGATATTAAATCTCTAAAACAATCTAATCCTGATTATCAATTTATTTTCTTTACTGATGAAGATATAGATAAATTTATTAAAGATAATTACCCAGAATATTATGAAACTTATAACAAATTACCTGTTAAAATACAAAAAATAGATTTTTTTAGATATCTTGCTGTTTATCATTATGGTGGTTTTTATTTTGATTTAGATATTTCTGGACATCAATCATTAGATAATCTTCTTTTATTTGATTGTATATTTCCTATTGATAATCATATTAAAAATTGCGATTGGCCTCGTTTTAATAAATTATGTGAAAAAGGTGTTTATATATTATTAGGTCAATACGCATTTGGAGCAAAACCAAAAAATGATTTTCTAAAACTACTTGTTGATACAATTAAACAAGATATCGATAAATATGTTAATGAATTTAATACATTAGGCTTCTCTAATGCTTATGTTTATGAAACAACAGGGCCAGATTTTGTTACTAATATATATGCTGAATATCAAGACAAACACAAAATAAATATAATATATCATCCTGAAAATCAAAAATTTGGTTTTTATGCTAGTCATAATTGTTATGGTACTTGGAAATAATTTTTTATTTTATTTTTATATTGTATGTTAATATTATAAACATGGTATTAAATATAAATTTATTTAATTATTTTGTATATAATCAGTTTGGTGGAAAAAAAAATAATAATGCAAAGTGGAAAACTTTTTCTCATTCAGGTGTTTTATTTCCTGAACCATATAAACCTCATGGTATACCTTTAATTTATGATGGTAAGCAGATTAAATTAGACCCTGAATCTGAAGAATATGCTACGATTTATGCTAAATTTACTGAAACTGAATATGTTAAAAACTCTGTCTTTAGAAAAAACTTTTTTAATGATTGGAAACAAATTCTTAAAAAAAATGGCTTTTCTCAAATTACTGATTTAGAGAAATGTAATTTTAAACTTATACTAGAACATATACTTAAATACAAAGAAGCTAAAAAAAATCTTTCTAAAGAAGAAAAATTAAAAGAAAAAGAAAAAAAGGATAAATTTGAAGAAAAGTTTAAAGTTGCTATGGTTGATGGTAAAGAACAACCTACTGGTAATTTTAGAATTGAACCTCCAGGCATTTTCCTGGGCAGAGGTTGTCATCCTAAAGCTGGTAAACTTAAAAAAAGAATTTTACCTGAGGATATTACTATTAATATTGATTCGAAATCATTAGTACCTGAAATGCCTCCTTTTTATAAAAATAAGAAATGGGGTAAAGTTATTCATGATAATACTTTAGAATGGTTAGCAAGTTGGAAAGATGATATTACTGGTAAAGTTAAATATGTTTGGTTAGGTGCTAAATCTGATTTCAAAGCTAAATCTGACCAACATAAATTTGATACTGCTCGTAAACTTAAAAAGTTTATTATTGAAATTAGAAGAACTAACTGGAATAATATGACCTCTAAAGATACTGATACCAAAACTAAACAACTCGCTACTGCTCTCTATCTTATTGATAAATTAGCCTTAAGAGTTGGTAATGAAAAAGGAGAGGATGAAGCGGATACTGTTGGTGTATGTTCTCTTAGAATAGAACATGTTAAATTATTAGATGATAACAAAATATCTTTAGATTTTTTAGGTAAAGATAGTGTAAGATATCAAAATACAGTTAAAATTGACCCAGAAGTCCATAGACAATTATCTTATTTTATGAAAGGAAAAAAATCTTCTGAAGAATTATTTGATGAAATTAATCCAGGAATGCTTAATGTATATCTTAAAACAATGATGGAGGATTTAACTGCTAAGGTTTTTAGAACTTATAATGCATCCAAACTCTTTCAAGAAGAATTAAATGAAATTAATAAAAAAATAGAAAAAATGGACCATAATGATAGTAATAAAATTAATCTTATATTAGATATGTATAATAGGGCAAATGTTAAAGTTGCAATGCTTTGCAATCATCAAAAAAATGTATCTAAATCTTTTAATGAACAACTAGATAAAGTTGATGATAAAATTAAAGAACTAAATAAAAAATTAAAAGATTTAGAAAAAGAAAAATCCGAGAATAAGGATGATAAAGATAAATTAGAAAAAATTAATGAAAAAATACAAAAAACTAAAGATAAAATAACTGATGCTGAAAATAAAAAAGATTTAAAATTAGAATTAAAAAATCTTTCCTTAACTACTTCAAAAACTAATTATATTGACCCTAGAATTACTATAGCATTTTTTAAGAAACATGATTTACCTTTAGAAAAAATATTTTCTCAAGCTCTTAGAGATAAATTTTTTTGGGCTATGGATGTTGAACCCAATTGGACATTTTAATGCTTTTTTAATTTAATATTTATAACTTGTTGGCCTTTATTATTTATTAAACTTACAGAATGAATTAAATTTTTTCCATCAAAATAAGTTGTTGTTATACCATTACCATCTGGATTTATTGAATTAATTTCTCCTGTTTTTTTATTATAAAATCCAACTAATTGAAAATTTATCTTTTTATTTATAATACCTTTTAGTAAAAAAGCATTATTATTTATTTCTTTTATATATAATTTTACACTAATTTTTTCTATAAACTCTTTACAACCATTTATAATGGTTATTTCACCTTTTCCTTTCCATTTTCCACAAAACTTCATTATAATTAATTAAATATAAAAATATACATTTGGATGATAGTTTATATATAAATAATTTGATTTACAAATTAAATTAAATTATTATATTTATATATATAAGATTATGAATACAAATCCTGTTGTTGGACAATATGAATTGATTATAAATGATTTAATTAATTCTAATAATCCAGGAAAAATATTTTTACCTAATCAAAAAAATATTAACTTTAATCAAAATAATAACAAAAATCTTGTTAATAATAATATTCCTATTCCTAATGGTATATTAGGTGGCTCTAGTAATAAAAGTAATGAGGATGATGATTTAAATCAATATCAAAAACAAAAATTAAAAGAATTAGAAAATCATATAGATACTTTTAGTAAAAAATTTATTTCTAATGATTATAATGATAAAATTATGAAAAATTATATTGATTGGATTAATAAAGTTAGATTATATTTAACAAAAAGAATTAATAATAAAACTCTTTATAATTTTTTTAGTTTTGATGCTAATAATTACAATTTTACAGAAATGAGTGATTATTGGGATGTTCCTGATACTGAAAAATTATTTTCTTTTTCGCTTTTTATTTCTGATACAAATAATCTTACTTATCTTATTGGTTTAGTTTATAATTATGCTATTATGCGTAAACATTTCTCTTCTTATATAATGAGAATTTATATCGATTTTCATAGTGTTTTTGGTTCTGCTGAAACATTTAATCTTCTAAATATGTTTACTGATATATTAAAAGAAATAGACCCTACATATATGGAACATATGCAATTTATCGTATTCTTTTTAAATCCATTTTATTCTGTTGGAAATGAAAGTATATATGATAATATTGTTATGGATATTGATAAAGTTATTGAATATTATACTTCTATTTTATATAATACTGCTTCAACATATATTAAATCTCCCCTTCTTGATTTTTCATTAGAAAAGGAAAATGTTAATTCAGAAGAAGGAAAAAAAGATATTAAAACAGAAACAAATAAAAACACAATAAATATTGATAATATGGAAATAAATTATAATAATATTGATAAAACTACTGCCCGTTCAACATTTGCTTTATTTTCTACACATATTGCTGTAAATCTGCGATTTTTACCATTAAATGAAAATTGCGAATTTCATGTAAGAGATTTAGATTCTAGATTAAGTCAAACTGATATAAATATTATTAATAAATTTAATAATCCAAAATTTAGTTATGTTCCTTTCTATGTTTTCCAATTCTATAAATTTTACTTTCCTTATTTAAAATGGCGTATTGATGTTAATCCTTATCTTGCTGGATGTTTTGGTGGTAATAATAGAAAAAATGTCACTATTTCTAAAGAACTTGAGAATACAGAAGCTTGTAAAATACTTAAAAGAGAAATTTTCTTTAAATATATACTTTTCATATCATTTAATGCTACTAACTTACAAATTGGATTTTTAAACGATGAATTTATCTTAGCTAATATTTTTGAAAGAATTAAAGGTAAATTCTCTGAAAATATTTTATATCTCAATCTTGGTTCATTTGCTAATAAACATGTTAATGAATATTATTATGGTATTTCCAATTCTCAAAATTATCCTTGTATGCTTAAATTAGGCATTCCTATAGATATTTTAAGATATCCTTTAAATGGTAAATATCTTACAGTTGACCCGATTACTGATTTTAAAATTGGTATAATTCCATTAAAATATCACAATGATATTAAATTACTTATTACAGAACAAATCAAAATATTTATGGGTTCAACTAAGCAAGAAGTTTTTGGTCTAGCTAATAGAATTAGAAAGAATTATAAATTTAGACTTGATGATGAAATTAAAGATGATTTAGAAGCTGCACTTTTCTTTAGCATGGTTCCTGTTTCCTACACAGTTAATGCTATTGCTGAATTTAATCTAGAAAATTATACAGAAAATTCTTATAAAAATCAATTCTTTTCTTCTGTTGGAAATTCTACTATGCTTGTTAAAAATGAAAGATTAAAGGCTACAAATTTTCTTTTGGCTGGATATTTATTAGCAGATGTATTAGAGGATATCATTTTTCCTAAAAATCCACAATATATTAATTCTAACTATTATTTATCTTCTGATAATTATGATAGACTCTTTAATTGTCTTTACTTTGATGAAACTAAAAAAACATTTATTCAAAGAAAAATTAATAAAAATGATGTTTCTAGAAAATATGCTGATCAATCAATTATTGACCATATTCCTGAAAAATTTATAGAATTTAAAGATAAAACAGAAATTAAAAATATATTAAATACAGAATTCAATGATTATTTAGTAACCTGTCAATATAAACCTAGTATGTTTTCATATATTCAAAATATTCCCTATACTAATTTTATACAAGTTCAAAATAGACTTATTAAATCAGGTATTCTTTTATTTATTAAAAATTATGCAGAACCTATATATGATATTAATAATGGAATTTTTAATAATGTTAATCCATATGATGTTAAAACTCTTAAATATTCTATTTCTGGTAAACAAGATAGGATTAAGGGAATTAATATCGATAAAAATAAATTAAGATTTAATATTCTTTTTATTGATGATAAATTTATACATCAATTAAAATATCAAAATAATAATAATTCTATGACAACTAATATTAAAATGTTAAAATCAAAACATTTAGATAAATTAGAAAATCTTATTAAAAATAATAATTTAAATGATTTTCTTATTATTGATAATCTATAAATTATTTTTATTCAACTATTTTTATTTTCTTTAACTCTTTTTTTAATCTTATATTTTCAATTGATAAATGTAATATTTTATTTTCTTTCTCTAATAAATTAATCATTTGGTCGCTGTCTTTTTCTAAAAATAATCTTATTAGGAGTTTTACATTTGATAAACTTATGTTTAATTCTTTTGATATTATTTCTTTTTCTACTCCTTCTAAATATTTATTAAATACTATTTTTTTTATTTCTGCTCTTACACCACCATCTGTTCTTTCTAATTTCTTGGATATTTTTCCTATTATTTTTTCATTTAAAATATTATTTGTTTTTGGTTCATATTTTTTTAACATATTTATTATTATCATCCTCTCTTCATCTGACCAAGAATTACCATAATTAGATGGCATGTTTTTTTCTAATTCTTCCTCAAACTCTTTCTCTAATTCTTCTGATAAATCTTCTTCTTCTTCTTTTTTAATTTGTTTACTTATTATATAATTTATACTTTTATTTCCTTTTTCATTAGATTCTTTATTAATGAATGAAATTTTACTAGACATATTTAATAATATAGATTATTTATTTTAATATTCATTTTTTTGTAAATATATATATATATAATTAATAATGTACGGTGAATACATTGCTGAAGGTTTAGGAACATTTGTTTTCCTTACTATTATTCTTACTAGAAAAGACCCTGTTATGATTGCAGTTGCTCTTCTTATTGGTATTCTTATTGCTACTATTGCTTCTCAAGGTCACTTAAATCCTGCTGTGACTGGTATGGTTTACTTAAATAATGGTATTACGGGTGATAAGGCTGTTGGTTACATTGCTGCTCAAGTTATTGCTGCTATTGCAGCTGTTCAATGGACTAAATTTCATGGTGGTTTAAATAAAACTGCTTAAAATTTATTAATGACTATAATACTTAATTTTATTTTTTAAGGTAATATAAGAATATGATATATATATATTCTTGTTTATTATTGTGTTTAAACCTACTGGTTCTATAATTAAATGTAAATTAATTTGTTTGTTTGATGGATATCTTATATTATTCTTTTCTGATTTACTGTTTAATAATTCTTCTTTCTCAAAAATTTTTTTATTATTTTGTGTTACATAAATGTCTTTGATATAGTTATTTATATTCTTGGAAAATCTTATTTTATTTATTGATGTTATCTGATTTATTTTTGGTAATGTTATTATTAGTTCTATACTATTGACATTTTTTGTTACTGCACTTATATCTTCAAAAATTTTATATTTTATTTCTTGTTCTTTAATATCGTACTCTTCTTCATTTATATATTCTATTATTCCTGATACATTTTTCTTAATTGTAATAGAGTTTTTAGGTGAATTTATTTTTTGTTTATAATCATAATCTTCTATATCATTATTGTCTTGTTGCAAATAAAATTCGTCTAATTTATCTTCTATAAGTATTAAATTCTTTTTAAACATAATCTATGTAATTATATATTTTATATTTATACTTTTTTTTAAAAGTGTCTAAATTATTTTTTCACCCAGTCAATATACATTTTTGATAATTCTAAAATCCTCTTTTTTTTGTCCGCATTAAATGTTTTCCATCTTTTAACTGATGATGCTGTTGCATATATTTTTTCAAATTCATCTATATTATTATTTATATGCTTATAATATAATGCATCATATATCTCATCCCATTTGTATTCTTTAGCATCTATTTTAATTATTGAACTTTTATAATCTGACATTTTTATTATGTAATTTGATGAACTAAAATAAGGTCTTGTCATCATGTGATATTTATCCGTAAGTTTTCCATAACATAACATTCCATATACATTTGGAACCATAAATACATCATACGCATCTATATACATTGTTTGAAACCAATTATATATTTCATCTGGTGCTACTTCTATTAAAATTAAATAATTACCTATACCCATTAGTCTCTCTATATGATGCGAATATCCATTTAAATTTACATTTTTTATAATATTATCTATTGGAGGCATTAGTGTTTCTCCTTTCCATACTTTTTCCGGTATTTTATTTTTATAATTTTTGTATAACGGTGTATTCATTAATTCTTCTCCATATAAATCATATGTATAATAACAATATTCTCTCCATCCTATAACTTGTCTTAGAAAGCCTTCTTTTGATGCTATGTTTTTTTTAGTTTCTTTAACGTTTTCTATTTTTTCTAAAATATCTTGAGGTGTTATTAGACCTATATTTTGGATAGGTGATAGAATAGAATGGTAACCAAATCTTATATGGGATGATAATGCATCTTCATACTTACCAAAATTATCTAATCGGTGTTTTATAAAATAATCTAACCATTCTTTCGCCTCTTTATGATTTATTGGATATATAAACTGCTCTAATTCTAATTGACCATAATTCTTTGAAAAATTACTTTTAACATATTCAAATGCTTCTTCTAAATATTCTTTTCTTGTTTTTATCTTAAAATGCAAATTCTCTGGTTCTTTCATATCTTTTTCAAATGGACTTCGATTTTCTCTATCAAATGACCATTTTCCTCCTAAAGGTTCATATTTATCTGCACTTATTTTCTTAACCATTATGTTATATCTTATTCTTTGTTGTTTATAAAATAAGTCGTGTCTTTTAGCAGTTAAAACTTTATCTATTTCTTCATTTATACCAAATCTAGTCGAATTTAAAAAATATGGTGTTGGAAACATTATATTTTCTACATTTGATATTGTTTTATTATTTATTATGTTTTGAACTAATTCTTTTTCTATTAAATTAAAATATCTTATTTGGTCTATTTTTGATGATTTTATATATTTTTCAAGAGATAAATTATCATCAAATTGTATATACTTTTTTTTATATTCTTTCGGTATTTCATCATAATAATTCATCATTGATGCTCTATGAAAGGCTAATTTTATCTTAACAAATCTATATTTTGTAAAAAAATATTCATGTTCTAAAAGTAATATATGCTTCTGCTTTATTTTGTTGTTTTCATAACTAAATATCTTCTTTATAAATTTCATCTCAAATAATTGATGTGGAAATAAAATTAATAATATATTTGACATTATATATTATATATTATAAAAAAAATTAAATAATGTTTGTTTGAAGTGCCTTTATTATAAATTTAAAAATAGTTTCATCGTTTTTTTATACTTTTTAATTTAATTATTTTATTATATATGTTAATTGTTATTGCAAGATATAATGAAAATATTGACTGGTCAATACAATTCCCTAATGTCTTAATATATAATAAGGGAGAATTAATAAAAAATTGTGATAACCAAATTTTATTAGAAAATGTTGGTACAATATGTCATACTTATTATAAATATATTTACGATAATTATGATAATCTGGAAAATTATACTATTTTTTTAAAAGGAAATCCTTTTATAGACTCACCAGATGCTCTTTTAAATATTTGGAATTATATAAATGATAAAAATCTTGATATCAATTTTAATTATATTAGTGAAAAAATAATTAATTGTAACTTATCTGGTTGTTATTATGATATGTCATTACCTTTAATCGATGTTTATGAAAAATTATTTAATGAAAGAAAAACAAATATGCCTTTTATTTTTGGGATAGGTTCACAATTTATAGTTTCAAGAGAACAGATACATAAAAGACCAAAAGAATTTTATCTTAAAATTATTAATCTTTTAAATTATAGTGAATGTCCTATTGAAGCATTTGTTATCGAACGTTTTCATAAATTAATTTTTAGTTAATCATAAAATATTAAAAATATAATTAAACTTTTATAAAAAAAATTGATAAATATATATTTAATAATAATATATATTATGTATCAATTTGATACTGAAAACGATCTAGTTATAAAAATAAATAAGACAAAAGAAAAATTAAATATATTAACAAAAGAATATAATACGCTTCAAAAAGAAATTTTTTGTTTTCAAGAAAATGTTAGACGTGATGAAGAAAAATTTTTAGTATGTAAAACAAGATTTTATTATCTTAAAAGGAGAATACCTTTTCTAAAAAGAAGATTAGATACATATACTGAAGATTATGATAAATATATTGCTGCAAAATATCTTTGTTTATTAACTAATTATGATAGGTTCTAAATTTTTGTTATAGAAATATCACAATCTTCAAAATGATAATTTAACATACCACCATTCTTAAATTCTAAATCATAATAAGCATTATTTTTATTACGTTTTACCATTATTTTATTACCTGTAAAAATAATTTTTTCATAATCTTTTACAATATTGTATTTAATCATAATATATTCGATTAATTCAGTCGAATATTCAATTTCCAAATCTTTAGTACTATCATAATATGTTTGTTTATATGTTTGTTTTTTATTTTCCTTGACAATCAGAATAAATGTATTTCTGTCTGTCCTTATTGTTAAATTATATAATTTGCCTAAAGTCGATATTTTATTTATCAAATCTTTTTTGGCTTTTTGAATATAGTATTCTTTATCTTCAATTATTATATTCAATAAATCTTTATATTCACCAAATATACTTTCATCATAATTTTTAAAGTGATTAAATAATTTATAATATTTATCATTGGTACTATCTGTTATTATTATTCTAAATATTTTTTCTTCATCAGTATAACCTGTATTATATTGTATCATTGTATTATACCAATTTGTAAATGTTTCATCAGACATCAAATTAATTTTATCAATTAGTTCAATATATTCCATTGTCCTATATAAAATTATTATATATTATTTGTAATTATCAATTTTTACATAAATTAGTACTCTTTTCTAAATAAGTATGAATTATTTTTTTAATTATTATTTATTGTTCATAAATTTTTTCATCTGAAATATTCCATATAATATCATTGTTATTACCATATTTTTTAACATATGGCCAAATTTCAGAATCATAATTTTTAACACTTGAATAGTATTTTTCGTAATCATTATCTGAATCATTTATTTTGAATTTTTTATTATTATTTAAAATAATAATATTTTTATTTTTATTAGACCAATCGATTACTTTTTTTATATATTTACCACCACCTGTTAAATATATATAAAATTTATTATTAATAAAAACCTTAGATAATACTTGTACAATACCACCAGAACCTGCAACTAACCAAAAATTACCGGTATATTCTTGTAAATTTATAGGTGATATTTTTGTTTTTAATATTGCTTCTTTTATTTTTTTACTTAATAACTGTATCATTGTACCATTATTATCATTTAAACCAATTGGGACTATATAATAATCTTTTCTATTTATCCATTTATTTTTATGTATAGATTTTATTGTTGAAAAATCGTATTCAAGATTTTTTGCACTTCTATAATCAGGACACAAATATATTTTAGCATTTAATGCTTGTAATGTATTTATTTGTTTAGAATTTATTATTTCATTAAAAGATGATTTTGTTTTAAATCCTGTTCCTACTTCTGATAAAAAAACTTTACATTTTAATCCAAGTTTATAAGAAGCATATGCTGTAGCGATTGCACCAAAACCATTAAATGTTCCAGCATAAACAAGTGTACTTATATATTTATTTTTATTTAAAATATTTTTAATAAAATCTACACAAACACGTTGTTTTGTACCTGCTATTAAAACACCTTCTTGTATTAAATATAATTTTTTATCTGGTAAATTTATTGTTTCTATTCTAAATGGAGGATTGTCTTCATTATATTTTAAATTATGTTTTATTATTTTATATTTTTCAATATTTTTATCTTCATTTGTTAAATATTTAATAATTGGTTCTTCTGTTATTTTTAGTAAAATAATATAATTTTTAATATTATCTCCTAAAATATTTATATTTCCTAATTTTTTAAATTTATTGTTGTTATTTATTTTTTTTATAAAACTATCATAATCTATATTCCCTAAATATAATATTACAACACCATTTTTTTTCAAACATCGTGCAGATAAATTTATTACATATAATAAAAAATAATTTTCCCAATCATTATAATTATTAAATATTTCAATACTTTGATTTTTTAAATTATCTTTATCTTCTTCTTTATCTTCCTCTTCTTTATTAACATATATTTCTTTATCAAAAAAAGGTGGTGACCAAAATATTATATCAAAATCATTAGAAAAATTTATATAATTTACTTCTTCTGCTTTTTCATTAATTAATTTTATTTTATTTTTATTTTTATCATTACATAAGTCAGAAATCATTTGATTATATCCTCTAAATAACCTTTTATTAGGATCAATTCCAATATATAAATTTATATTATCTTGAACAGATAAAATACCTAATAATCTATCTCCCCAACCAGATGATAAGTCTATTATTTTTCCATTATTTTTACAAAATAAATTTATTAATAATTTAAATAAATATGGTTTATAGACAGTACAAAATTTATTGTCTTCATACATTATATTTTGTAAAAATATTGCATTTATTGAATTTTTATATTCATCATCATTATCTTTAAAACTTAATTTTTTAATCTTTAACCCTTTTTCATAGAATTTGTATTGATTTGAAAAATATTTATTTAATATGTATTTATAATTTTCTGTATAATATTTTTCTGGACTAATATAGTTTTTGACAACACATTTAACTCTCCATTTATTATTATAAAAATCAGATAAAGCACATATGTGAACATAATTATATTTATAATCATCATCTATAATTGTGAAATTAAAATTACAAAAATTATCTATTTTTTTTTTTATTGTAATTTTTTTTATTTCTGTTTTTTCAATAAAATTAATTACATCTGTTAAATTATATTTTTTTAGTAAATCATAATTATTTGGTTTTTCAACAATATGATATTTTTGATTATTACATAAAATTTGAAAACTATTATTTATATCTTTAAGGTTATATTCTACTAATGGTAACTTTTTATTATAATTTTTATAAATATATTCTATATATTCATCTCTTTCTATTTTTGATAACTCTCTAAAATTTTTTTCATTATTTTTTGCATTTATGATATTTTTGTTATTATTAAATGATAACATACTTATATATATTATCATAAAAAAATATAATTTTAACAATTAATCCAAATTAAATAGAAACTATTACTTATATTTACAAAAAATTATACTATTATCAATTTTTTCATTTTTATATAAATTATTTCTTTAATTCTTAATAAGTGCATGTTATCTTTTTACAAGGAATACGATTACTTGTAGTGGTTTTACGATTAGTACTTTCTCTTATTTTAGTTGTTGAATTATCTTTATCAACTTTTTGATTATTTCTATTATATTTATTATCATTATTTTCAACACTTCTAATGTATGTTAAATTTGAATTTATTTTTTTTTTCTCTGAAAGTGTAATAGGATTATTATTATATTCATCATATAATTCATAACTGTTAATATGAATTCTTTTAGATATAATCTTATTATCGCGTTTAATTACATTAACGGAGTTTATAATATTGTTTTTTAACCAAAATTCTTCAATTAAACTTTGATCTGGGTTATATCCATCAATATCAGTGTTATTAATGATGTACATTTTAGTATATATATAATTTAATAATATATTTATAAATTCAATTTTTTTTCTTTCTAAATACCATAATAGTTTTTTTAAACCACCATAGTTTAGAGTCATTACGCATTTTATTTTCTGCGTTTATATCATTTGTATAACCCAGACTCATTATTTTATTCTTTATATAATCATTATCTTGTTCATTAACATGTCCATGACCTCCTTGACCTTTTAATGCCCAGCTTAACACTATACCATGCTTATTATTGTTATGTAAATTATTTATAAATATATCTTCATACTTTTTAGGTATATGTTCTCCAACTTCAAAACTATAAACCCAATCATATGGTTTATCAAATTCCACTGGTTCTGATAAATCTAATACTTTTCCATATCCACTTGTTAAAACTGGAGTATTTGGATTACCATCATATCCAACATCTTTAATTCCTTCTTGATTCAAATGTTTTACATAATCACCCATACCACATCCAAAATCTGCTACTGTTTTTGCTTTCTCATTTTTAAAGAATTCTAATAAACTCTGACTTAGTCCAGGATCATATATATGTTGTGATGTTGCTTCTAAACCTTCCCAGAACCCCTTTTCGTTTATTTGTGGTTTGTATTTTGCTGCTTTAAATTTCCCTTTTTTATGTTTTTTAAAAAAAAAATCTAATTTACCAAAATATTTTTTTTTCCCACCCTTTTGATCTTCTAAAATCTGTTTTTGACAATAATATATCATATTCCAATCTATTTGTTCACTACCAGCCTTTTCTACACATATTAAAGTACTTGGAGATTCTTTTTTTATATAACGTCTAGAATCTATAAATAAATATTTAACAATACTATGAACATTACTTATTTTAGTATTGTCAATTACAATATATCCTCCATTACTTACAAGTTTATCTGCATAAAATAAATCAATAATGATATTTTTATAGTCAAACCAGTTATTAAAAACTATTAAATCATATAATTCTTGTGATATTTCACTTTTTCTGTATAATTCTGGTAATGCAATTGAACTATCTTTATTTATAAAAGTATGGTATTTATTTAAATTATGTTTCTTTATCAAGTTTAGTCCAAAACTTTTCCATTCAGTTTTTTGTGTAGGATCAATTGATATCAGATGTCCCTTATTTTTTTTTATATAATCACATAAAATAACAGAATTAACACCATATCCCATTCCTAATTCAATTACATTTCTTAAAGTATTTTCCTCAATTAATTTTTTATAAAAAGATGATTCATATCTATCTATATTTATACCTATAGTTGGAACTTTGACAGTTAATATTTTATTAAATACATTCATTATATCTTTTTGAGTTTTATACATATAATTAATATCTGCAAACTTTAAAAATAATTTGTAGTGTTCTTTTATGTATTTTACAATAAAATCATCAGGATTTGATTTTATTAGTTTATTATATTTATTTATAATTACATTACAATCCTCAAAATGTTTATTTAGATTATTTAAATCATAATAAGTTATATTTACTTCTTTATCTTTTTCTATATTTTTTGCAATTTTCTCAAATTCTTCTTCTGTTATTTTTGGATTGAAATTTATATATATTACAAAATCAGTTCCAATTATTATAAATCTTTCAAATAATTGTAATCCTAAATATAATGTATTCCATGATTTTTTATATTTCATATTTGGAAAATGTAACTGTAGATTTCCCTCTTTAAAAAGATTTTTATAACAAGTTCTAAATGCATTTAATTCAAATGGTATCGCATAATTCTCTCTAAAATCCATGTCTTTTCCAATAATATCAGGATAATAAACTGTTGTTGACGATAAACTTTCATATTTTGAATTATTATCCTTAACTACAGTTACTCTATTTTTTGCATAATCTAGTATTTCAAATTTTGTTGGAGATGTATAATTTAACCATACATGATCTAAATCAAAATATCTCCTTATAATATCACTCGTATTTCCTTTCGTAAAAAAAATAATTATTTTGTTAATGTATACATATTTTTTTCTAACATCAGTAATTAATTTATGTGTTTTTATTATATTCTCAAATATTTGTTTATCATATACTAGATTATCTGTTGGATTTTCTTTTGTTATAATTGATATCTTTGATACAAACATATTATTATAATGTTTATATAAAATATTTTATAATATCTAATAATTTTATCATTTTTGTATCATATATAATTATAAAAATTGATTTTGTTTAATAATAATTCTTATCTAATATAAGTATAATGAGTAATATACAAGACTGGACTCCGGTTGTTTTTAAGAAGACAACTAATAAAACAAAGCAACCTACAATACAGCATGCAGCAAAACCTGTTAAACTTGATGAGAATGATGAAGTTGTTCAAGTTAAAAAGGTTTCTAAAGAAATGGCATCTGCAGTACAAACTGCAAGACTTGCTAAAGATCTTACTCAAAATGATTTGGCTAAACTTACAAATCTTCCTTCAAAAGTTATAAATGATATTGAAAGAGGCGGTAGCTTATATAATGCAAATCACTTTAATATGATTTGTACAAAGCTTAAAATACAAATACCAAGAAATTTTGATTAAATAAGTTTTTATTTATAAATAATTATATTTTATATAAATTATTATGAATTTGATTTTTTCTATTCTATGTGGTGGTGTTGGTAGTAGATTATGGCCCAAATCAAGAGAAAAGTTACCTAAACAACTGTTGAAACTAACTAATGAATATACTATGCTTCAAAACACTGTTTTAAGAGTAAATAAAATGGATGAGGACTTTGATATAAAAATTCAAGTTATTTGTAATAAAGAACATGCTTTTCTAGTTGAACAACAAATTTCCGAATTAAATATTGAAACTAAATGGATTATAATTACTGAACCTAAAGGAAGAGATTCTGCTCCTGCTGTATGTATTTCCTCTTTAATTGGAAAACCTGAAGATTATACCTTTATTATTCCTTGTGATCATGTTTTTGATGATAATGAATTTATAAATTGCTGTAAGCAATCTATTGAATATCTTGATGATTCTATAGTAACATTTGGTATTAAACCTACAAGAGTTGAAACTGGATATGGTTATATTAAAGCTTCTAATAATATTACTGAAAAATTTGTTGAAAAACCTAATTATGAACTTGCTCAAGAATTTTTTAATTCTGGCTTATATTATTGGAATGCCGGTGTTTTTGCTTTTAAAAATAAAAACATGATTAACTGTTTTTCTAAATATTCTAAAGATATTCTTGATAATTGTCAATTAACTTTGGAAAACACGGATAAAACAGGTAAAATTATTAATCTTTCTCCAACTCCTTTTATTGTATGTAAAGCAATTTCTGTTGATTATGCTATTATGGAAAAATTATGTTCTGATTCTAATAAATCTTTTAGAACTATTACTATTCCTTATAATTCGGTATGGAACGATATTGGTTCATATCTTGCTTTATACAATGAACTTGAAAAAGATTCTGATAATAATGTTGTTATTGGCGATGTTATTAAAATTAATACTAGTAACTGTTATATTGAAGGTCAAGATAAATTAATCGCTACTATCGGTTTAAATAATGTTGTAATAGTCGAAAGTTGTGATTCAATATTAATTTGTGATAAGGATAAAACTCAGGATGTTAAATATGTTACTGATTATTTAAAGAAAAATAATATGGAAGAATATATTATACATAAAAAAGCATATAGACCTTGGGGATGGTATATTAATATCCAAGGTGACGACCATAGTGGTTTTAAAGTTAAAAGAATTGGGGTATATCCTGGTAAAAGATTATCTTTACAATCACATAATCATAGAAGTGAACATTGGGTTATCGTTAAAGGAAATGCTAAACTTCAGATTGGTAATGATATACTATTTTTAACTGAAAATCAACATGTTTATATTCCTAAAACTGTTTTGCATAGAATCGAAAATGTAGGTAATGAACTACTGGAATTTATTGAAACACAAATCGGTAATTATTTAGGCGAAGATGATATTGTTAGATATCAAGATGATTTTGGTCGAGTTTGATATTTTTTTTGTTTGCTATAATTTTATAAAAATTTATATTTTTAATTATTTTTAATCATTTTTATCATTAAATTATATCATTATTTTAATTGATTTTATTTATATTTTTTATCTATTTTTAACATTAAAATGATATGATTATTATTTTTCTAATTTTTACATCAAAATTATAATTTATTATTTTTTTATTATTTTTTATCATTTTTATATCATTTTATTACAAAATTATAACATTTATATTTTACGATTTTATTTTTGTTTTTTGTTTTAACATCAAAATTATATTATTAGTTTTTACTGGTTAATAAATAAAATTTTAAAAAAATTTTTATATAAATCAAAAAAAAATGTATAAATTTAAAAAAAAATAATTAAAAAAATTTTTATTTTTTATTTTCATCTCTCTCTCAACACAAAGTGATAAATTTAAAAAGTATTAAAGAGTGCTAAAAAGAAAAATAAAAAGTAATGAAGAAGGCTAAAATAGAAATTTGAAGATTTACTAAAAAATTAGTAAGTTGTGAGGATAAAATTAGTAAATTAGTAAAAAATTAGTAAAAATTAGTAAATAAAAAAAATATAAAGATAATTTTAAATATAAATAAATATATATACATGTCTGAATTTAAATGTGATAACTGTAATCGTGAATTTAATAAAAAACATCATTTAGATAATCATATAAATAAAAAGAATAAATGCAACTTATTAATACTAAAATCCTCACAAATCCTCACAAATCCTCACAAAACCCTCACAAAACCTCACAACTGTGAGGGTGAATGTGAGGGAAAATTAGTAGAAGTATTAGAAGAGACTAATAAGGTAATAAAAACTGGTATAAATGAAGAATGTACATATGTTTGCAATTATTGTAATACATCGTTTTCAAGATGTGATAATTTGAGTAGGCATATAAACAAATTTTGTAAGGTTAAAAAAAAACAAACTAAAGAAAAGGAAATGATATTCAAACAACTACTATTAAAGGAAGAGCAAAATAAAGAACTACAGGAACAAATCAAATATTTATTAGAGCAATTTAAGAAGAAAGAAGAGGAAATATCTAAAAAAAATGAGGAAATAGATAAAAAAAATGCTCAACTTGATACTAAAAATGAACAAATAATAGATTTAATAAATGAGGTTAAGAAGCCAATTAGTCAATTAAAAAATATAAATAAATCAAGAAAAATCATAAATACTATAAATGCAAATAATACAATGAATAATACAATGAATAATACAATGAATAATTGTGGAAATATTAATATTCAGATAACACAGTTTGGAAAAGAAAATTTTAATGAAATAGATGACAAACACTTTCAAAAAATAATTAGAAATCCAAGAATTTTAGGTGTTAAGGTACCTGAGGAAATATTAAAACTTTTACATTTTAATCCAGATTATCCCCAATTCCAAAACTTTTATGTATCTGATTTTAATCGTGATAGAATAATGGTTCATGATGGGCAAGCATGGATACTTGAAACACCTGATAAAATAAAAAGTGTTTTAGAACAAATTATTACATTTGGTAAGGAGAAGGTAGAAGAATATAAGGATAAGAAACTGAGCGATGAAGTAGTAAATAGATTAAAAAGAATAGAAGATGCTATTAATAAATGTGATGATGACTTTATTGCTGATTTAAAGGAGATGGCTGAAGATAAAGATGATAATCGTAATCTATTAAATTTAATAAAACAATATGAGGAGTATCAAAAAGAAGTATTAGGGAAGATAAAGAAAACTTCTTATAATGAAGGTAAGAAATTAGAATTAAGAAAATAATTTAATAAAAATTGATAATTAAAGTTAAAAGAATATTATAATAATATAGTATTCTTGTTAAAGATGAGCAAAGAAGAAGCAGTCTATTCTTACTGGAAAGAAAACGATATTTTTAATAAAACTATTGAAGAAAATGAGCATAAGCCCGAATATGTTTTTTATGATGGTCCTCCTTTTATGACTGGATTACCTCATTATGGACATATTCTTGCTGGTCTTATTAAAGATTCTGTTTTGCGTTATAATCATAATAAAGGTATGAATGTACCAAGGTTTGCAGGACATGATGACCATGGACTTCCAATTGAATATGAGATTGAAAAAGAACTTGGTATCAAGACAACGCAAGAAGTTGAGGAGTATGGAATTGGAAAATACAATGAAGCATGTCGTTCTATTGTTTTAAGATATTCTAAAGAATGGGAAGAACAAATGGGCCGTTTAGGTCGTTGGATTGACTTTAAGAATCAATATGCAACTATGGATAAAACATTTATGAATTCTGTTTGGTGGATATTTTCTGAACTTTATAAGAAAGGAAGAGTTTATGAAGGTGTAAAGATTATGGGTTATTCAACTACATGTGCTACACCTCTTTCTAACTTTGAGATTCAACAAAATTATCAAGAAGTTCAAGATGATTCTTTATTCATTAAATTACAGGTCCGAGAAGATTTTAAGGGTTATGACAATCTAAATATTATGGTTTGGACAACAACTCCTTGGACTCTTCCTTCAAATTATTGTTTATGCGTTGGGGAAAATATAGATTATGTAATTGCTGAATGGGAAAATCAAAAATATATTCTTGCTGAAAAACTGGTTATTAACGTATTTCAAAAGAAAGTTCCTACTATTTTAGAGAAATTTAAAGGTATTGAATTAGTTAATTTAACTTATAATCCGCCATTTACCTTTAATCCTTTACATAATGATTATAAAATCATATCTGGGGATTTTGTAACAGATTCTGATGGTACAGGTATTGTACATTTAGCACCAATGTATGGTGAAGACGATTACAATATTTGTATTCAAAAAGGAATTATTACGAAAGAAACAAGGTTGCTAATGATATTAGATGCAAACGGTTATGTTAATGATTTAATTCCAGATTTGAAGGGAATGTTTTATAAAAATTTTAAGAATAAAGATAATCAGGATTTAAATACATGGGTAATCATAAGTTTAAAGAAACAGGGTTTATACTGGGATAAACGACAATATGCCCATAATTATCCTTTCTGTTGGCGTTCTGATACACCGCTAATTTATCGAGCAGTTAATTCTTGGTTTGTTAAGGTCGAAGATATGCGTGAAAGATTATGCGAATTGAATTCTGAAATTAATTGGGTCCCTAAACCTGTTGGAAACGCGAGATTTCATAATTGGTTAAGTAATGCTAAAGATTGGGGTATTTCAAGAAACAGATATTGGGGTACACCAATTCCTATTTGGAAAAGCGAAGAGGGAGACATTATTTGTGTTTCTTCATCATATGAACTAGAGGAATTAGCTAATCTACCTAGAGATTCTATCACTGATTTGCATAGACATCATATTGATGATATTGAAATTGTTAAAGATGGTAAAGTATATAAACGTATTTCAGCAGTCTATGATTGCTGGTTTGAATCAGGTTCAATGCCATATGCAACTGTAAATCGAGTTGGAATTCTTGAACTTTTACAGAACATAAGAAATGTTGAGAACAAAGATGATTATGGTATTAAAAGAAATGGAGATGGGGAACCGTGTATCATAGTACCTACAGAAAATGGGCCTAAAAGTTATAAGATTTTGCCAGCAGATTTCATTGCGGAAGGATTAGATCAAACTAGAGGATGGTTTTATACCTTATTGGTATTATCAGCAAGTTTATTTGACACAATACCATTTAAAAACGTTATTGTGAATGGATTGGTACTAGCTGAGGATGGAAAGAAAATGTCAAAGAGATTAAAGAACTATCCTGATCCGATGGAGATAGTGAATGAATATGGTTCAGATGCATTAAGATTATATTTATTAGGTTCCCAAGCGACAAGAGCAGAGCCATTAAAATTTTCCAAATTAGGAGTATTTGATGTTGTAAAAGAAATAATTATACCATTAACAAATAGTATAAACTTTTGGAAAGAATATGCAACTTTATATGTTTCACAAAAAGAAGAAAATCCAATTTATGATATTGAATTTGAATTTAAATATGGAATAAAAATAAATATAAATCCACTTAATTTATGGATAATTAAAAAGTATTCTGATTTAAGAAATGAATACAAAATGTATATGGATTCATATGATTTAAAGAGTGCAGTAAATGTTCTATATAAGTTGGTACAAGTATTAAACAATGGATATATCAAGATGGGTAGATTTATACTTAAAGGTAAAGAGACACAAGAAGAATGGCAAGAAAGTTTAAGCACATTATTTTACATTTTAAGATATATTTTATATGATTTTAGAGCAGTTATGCCATTTTTTTGTGAATATAGTTATATTTTAATTAATGAATTTATTTGCAAACTTAAAGAAGTTGAAAGTAATTATGAATCAGTACATTTAAATTACATAAAGGATTATATAACTTTAAGCGATGAACAACAAAGTAAGTCAAATGATTTTGACATAATTTATAATATTATTATAAATATTTATGCATTGAGAGGGCAAAATGATATTTCAATGAAAAAACCGATTAAAAATATCAAGATTATTGCACAAAATAGATTACTTGACATTTATTCATCAAGATACCAGAATTATTTGAATATTGTATCAGAAGAATGTAATATTTTAGGTATTGAAGTAGAGACGGAAGATAAAGTTAAAATTAATAAACAAATAACACCTTTACAATCTCAAATATTTAAGAAATACGGTAAAGAAGTAAAGAGTACATTTGATAAAATAAAGATATTAGACCAAGAAAACTTGCAAATAGTTTTAGATAATGGAGATTATGATGGATATGCTTTTGATAGCACAATGTTTAATATTAAAAATGAAATCATATTACAAAATGAAGAAGATAATAAAGATAATTCTAATTATGTTTATAGAGATTTTCAATATGGTATTAATAAAGATAAGATAATGATATTGCTAAATAAGAGTTATGACGAGATGACAGATAAGTTATATTACTATAGATTAGTAGCAACATCAATTCAAAGATCTCGTAAACTAGCTGGTTTACATCCTTGGGATAATATATCAGCAGAATATAGTGGAGAACCTAAATATAATTTAGAAGAAAAAGAAGCACAAGATTATATAAAGAATATAACAAGAATCAATTTGAATAGACAATATAATAAAGAACAAAGTTATATTTATAGTCAAGAATGGGAAAATATCAATTTGACTCTAAGTCTGAAACAAGAGTAATTTTAATATATAAATTATTTTTATAACCAATAAAATAAATATTTTGATAAATAAATAATATATAATGGGAAAAAATAAAGACAAATCATGTTCCTCAAGTTCAACAGATATTTTGAGTTCGAGTTCAACTAATATTACAAGTTGTAACACATCAAGTTCGTGTTCTTCATCAAGTTCTTGCTCAAATTCTTGTTCATCATCATCATCATCATGTTCTTCATCATCATCTATACCATGTTGTAAAAAAAAGAATAAATGCAGGGTTAAATACATACCTTCATATAATCCAAATAATTGCATAGTACCTTGTAATCCTTGTTTACCACCAGTGCCTAATTGTAAAGGTATTAATTATGAAGTGGGTAATTTAACCACAATAACAGCAGGTGGTTCTTATGTAATGCCTATAGCTATTCCAAAACAAACAACTGTTTATGCATTTTCAACTACAGGTGCTGGATGTTCAATAGAATTACCTGGAATATCATATTTTGATTGTGGAAATAGAAGACAAATAATTTTATCTAATGTAAGTGGAGATTCTATAACAATAAATCCATACACAGGAGATAGTGTACAAGGACAATCAAGTTATACTTTAGCAGCATATAGTTCTGTTACTTTATATAGTACTAACTTATTAATTACAGGTTACCCTGGTTACCTTTGGGTTATTGCTTAAAAATTTTTTATAATGATATATATTTAAAAACATATGTATTATTTAGTTTATAATTAAATGAATCAACCAAAAAAAGATTATTACAAAGTCTTAGATGTTGACAAATCAGCAAGTGATGCTGATATAAGAAAAGCATATTTAAAACTTGCCCAAAAGTGGCATCCCGATAAACATCATCATAGTAAGAAAACTGAAGCAGAAGAGAAATTTAAAGAAATTTCAGAAGCATATGGAATATTATCTGATGAAGAAAAAAGAAGAAGATATGACCAATTTGGAGTATGTGATGGTGATGCACCAGACTTTTCTCAAACAGGTTTTCCAGATTTATCAGAAATATTTGGTGGAATGGGTTTTCCCTTTGGAGCAATGGGAGGAATGCCAGGAATGCCAGGTATGGGTGGATTTCCAGGTATGGGAGGTAATCCGTTTGGACCGAATGTACAGAGAGAAAAACCTAAACCAGTACAAGAAATATTAATAAAACTTAAGTTATCAGAGATATTTGAGGGATGTCAAAAAGATATCGAGATACCAGTAAATGAGGTATGTGTTGAATGTGCGGGATCAGGTTCTAAGAATAAATCAAGAATAACATGCACTGATTGTAATGGAAAAGGAGTAAGAATGATGATGAGACAAATGGGTCCAGGAATGATATCTCAACAAGTAATACCATGTGGTACTTGTGGTCAAAAAGGAACAATTATAAATCCAAGTGATAAATGTAAAGAATGTGATGGAAGGTGTGTAAAACAGACAAAGATTAGTAGAACTCTAAATATAACCAAAAACTTTGATTATGAAACGATAATGAGATTAAAAAATATGGGTAATTATGATCCGGATTCAAGAACTAATGCTGATATAAATATAACTTTTAAGATTAGTGATTTAGATAGTTATAATTTACATATTGTAAATAAACATGATTTAATCCTTGAACATAAAATAAGAATAGCAGATGCACTAACTGGATATTCAATGTATCTGGATGAATATCCAGATGGTAAAAAATATTTATTCAAGACACATCATGTAATAAAAGATAATGAAGTAAGATTTGTAAAGCATTTAGGTTTACCAAATGATGATAATGGAAAACGTGGTAAACTATATATTAAATTTTTATATAGTTATCCTGAAAACAGATTAGATTTAGATCAAGAAGAATTATTAACTTTTATGAGACCAACAGGTTTTAATAAGAGTGGAAATCCAGAAGATTATATCAAAGAAAAAATGCATGATATAAAAGAGGATGAATCAAGAAATAGACATCAACAACATAGAAGACAAGATGGTGAAGAAAGAGGAGGAAATGAAGGAGGTGATTGTAAAATTGCATAAAAGGAGGTGATTGTAAAATTGCATAAAAGGAGGTGATTGTAAAATTGCATAAAAATGATTTTTACATAAAAATAAATTTATTAAATTAATTATAAAATGAATATATTTAATAAATTTAAAACAAAATTTAATGATTGTATGAAAACATATTACGATTATGAAGAAGAAGACGATATAGAAGATTATGAAGAAATAAAACAAGAAAAAAAAGAAAATATTTTTAATATTAAAGAAAAAATTATGAATCTTGTTTTTCAAAAGATTATAAATAATCTTGGTTACGAATTGCCATCATTTCATAATGGATTAAGTAATCAAAATAATAATGAGGAAAAAGATAAAGAAGAAGATAAAGAAGAAGATAAAGAAGAAGATAAAGAAGAAAAAGAAATAAAATACATAATAGAGGAAAGAAGTCCCAAAGAATTAATTGAAGAAAGGAGAAAAGCAGATATAGAATTTCTAAAAAATATATTAAATATCTTACAAAATTTGGATAAATTATCAAAAAATGACATACAAATGTTATTATATAAATTAATGGAAAAGTTATTTGATAACATAAATACAATAGTAAATACAAATGTGACAAAAGAGCAAGCAATTTTAAATAATAATTATTTAAATATAATATTTAACATACTAATAAAAAAAATGATGAATGATATAAGCGTTGAAAATAAAGTTGTTTTAATTGAAATTAAAGAAGACAAAAAAGTTATAGAATTTGAGAATAAAGCAGAAGAAGAAGAAGAAGAAGAAGAAGAAGTAGAAGAAGAATTAGAAGAGCAAGAAGATATTATAGATGATAATATGATTAAAAAGATAAATAAAATAGCAGAAAAAATAGGTATAAAAAAAATGTTAGAAAATGAAGAATTAAAAAATATTAAAAAAAAATTTTTATAAATATTTTAGTAGTTATAATTAATTAAATGACAACTAAAATAAATATTTATTATTTAAATTTGGATGGTGATTATTTGTTTGGTATGACAAATAGTTCAATATATATAAGGGTAATATCACAATATGCGATAATATATAGTCAGCGTTTATTTATATTATATGATATAGAACCATATAAACTAGATAAAAAATATTACACAACAATAAATTATCCTTTGGTTACAACATCGACAATAATAGAGAATATACAACTACCAATGGGTTTAAAATATGATTTGATTCTACCAGCAATAGCAGGTAATGATGTTAATTTATATATTTATCCACCAACAACAAATATACCATTAGTTTTTTTAGGATTAGTAAATACAATTGGAAAAGTATATATTGATGTAAATGTATCAAGTTATAGTGTTGATTACAATACACTAGTAACTTATTCAAGAAGTTATAAAATAAATCTGTTTAATAATTACACTGGAAATTATTTTAATATTCAAGGAAACATTACAAACATAAATGCAGGTGGTTTAACAATATCAAATCCATCTAGTGTATTTTCATTATATTATCCATTACCATATGATATAGATATGAAAACCAAAATATATTTTTATGATACACTGTATTGTAGTATTATAAACCTTGCAACAAAAAGTGTAAGAAAAGATAATTCAATAGTATTTATGATAACATTGTATAATGGTGTAATACCAATATATTCTTATATAATATGTGTAAATATTGATGAAATAAATTATTTGAACGAATACATAAAAACTATATTTTTTGAGATTAATCCTTCTATAGTTGGTGTTAATACGATGTCAATAAATATGTTTTCATATGATTATAATAATTATTTTTTAGGAACTCCATTGCCATTAGTATACAATACAATATTTGTATTATCAAGTGTAAACTTTACTCTTTATAATCTTATAATAGATTATGTAGGTACACCATTAGTACAACCCATTATACCAACAGATTTATGCTTTACAGAAGACATATTTAATCCAATAAATATACAATACTACCAAACATGTGAACATTACATAAAAAATTTAGAATCGATAAAATTAGTTGATTTAATAAATTTTCAAACACAAGACAATTATATGAACGAATTTTTACAGGATAAAGTAATAAATTTACATAGAGTTGCATTATATTTATCAAATTATGCAATAAAAGATTATAATTTATATAAAATAATAAATTCCCAACAAAATATTTCGAGTAAAATAGTAAATATAGCAAATAGTATAACAAATTGTATATTGGTAAAAATAATATTTTTATATATTGGTGAAAGTAATCAACAAAAATATTATGAATTATATGGAAAATTATTTTTAGATAATTATAATTTAGAAATATATCACATAAAATATGATTTTACTGCACCACCTGTAAATAAATATCTAAGTTTGCTAAATTTCTTATTATACATGATGGTAAATTATTATCAGATAAACATATTTTTTTACAATAACCCATTAGACCCAGTAATGACCGGTCCAGTACAATATTCAACAATACCAAATCCATTTTATAATTTTAATTATATGAGTTTAACAAGGACAAATGGTACACAATTATATTTTTCATTAGATCCAAATAATTATTTAAAATTAAACTTACAAATTAAATTTGATTATTATATATTATTTTTTTATTCAAGTATAGTTACTGATAGTGAATTAATATTTCTAGTTGGGAATATATACTTTAAGATATTAAAAATTGATAATCCAAATGGAAACATAAATTATCCAAATAATTTATATTATATAATGTTTGCGAATTTGATAGAATTAAATATATTTATGAAATACATAACAACTGGAATTTATCAATTAGTTGACGTCGTACTATTAGATTATTTTAACATAACGACATCAAAAAATTTTATCAAAAATATAAATGGTTATTGGGTATTATCAGATGGTCCAGGTAGTTTAATAAATTTCACAATTAATTCATTATATGTTGACCAGATATATTTGTATGGAGATTTTTATATAAATAACATTATAGTTCCTTAAAAATAATAAATTTATATATATAATATAATGTCAAATTATAAAGAAAAGTATTTGAAATATAAAAGTAAATATTTATCACTTAAAAATAAAGTTATTTTAAGAGGAGGAACAATAGAAATCGCAGATATTGATCCAGATATTGTTGCACAAAAACTTATTGAAAAAAAAAGTAATCTTGGTCAACGTAATTGTGGAATTGTATTTATAGATAATTATGCTATAAAATGTTTAAGTAAATCATCAACACCAGATTATAATGCAGAATATGAAAATAAATATGCTATTAAAGCAGAATTAATTGAAAGAGAATTAGAAGGGTTTTATCCAAAACTATATAGATGGAGAGATGGAAGATTTATAAATTTTATAAAAATTATAAATCCCGATAATGGTGAAATAAAATATGCGAAATGTATAATAATGGAAAAATTAGATGGTGATTTAACAGATTATTTATTAAAAAATTCTTATTTAAGGACTTTTGGTAATTTTGATAATTATGATTTTTTTTATAATAGATTACCAAAAACAGTTGGTTTTTATATTGATGAGTATGTACTAGAAGATGATACAGAAGAGGTAAAACAAAAAAAAATAGAAAATACTAGAAAATTTGATGAAATTAAAGATCCTATTACACCAGTAATTTATGAAACAATTAATATATTAAATGAACAGATTATAATGTTACATTATTATTTATTAAGAAATGGATGGAAATATGGAGATTTAAAGTTAGATAATTTAGGTTATAAATTACAAGATGACAAAATAAAATTATATTTTATTGATGAAGAATCAGGACTTCGCAGAATAATAGAAGAACCTAAACCTTATTGGTTTAGCGAACCAGATTATAAAACATATTTAGAATCACGTGGCTTAAAGACAAATCTTGGAAATTATGGTATTTTAGGCCAGTATGAATTAAAACATATATTTGATATATCATTTGATGATTATGAACCAGTATTTGAAAATAAACAGGAAATTTTAGATTTACTCTCATCAAAAGATTTTCAGATATTAGAACAAGACAAAGATTATTATGGTAAGGATTTAGGTTGGATTAAAATAAAAAAAAATGGAACAGATAATTTTTTTGTAATACAACCATTATTAGGACGTTATAGACTAGTATTTTTTGATAATGAAGGAAAACACAAATCTAATCCTACATTTAATCATGATTATCCACCAATTGACGAATTATACGATTCTTTAGAAGGAGTTTATAAAAAATTATCTGAAGTTTATAGAGTTGAATTGTTACCAGAATAATATTAAAAAATAAAATAATTACTCCTATTTGACATTTGATATTTACATTATATTTTATATATTGTAGAGTAAATATATTTGTATGGAGATTTTTATATAAATAATATAATAGTTCCTTAAAATAATTTATAGTTTATACACATATATTTTATTATAATAATAAATATTATATTAGAATGAAAATTTTTTATGGTGTTGAAAATAATTATGTAGAAATTACTGGTCAAGTATTAGAAAAATGTTTAAAAAACAATGAAATTTATATACCATCAAATGATAATTTAAGAGCCGTAATGTTTGGTGATCCATTATATGGTGTATTAAAAAATATAAAAATAGAATTTGATGATAATTTATGTAAAATTTATTATCATAATAATCCATTATATTTAAAAATAATTGATGTAAAAATAGAAGAAATAAATAATATTACAAGAAGAAAAACATGGTGGAAAAATGTTGGTAAGAACATTAAAAATCCTGAGGAAAAAGTTATGGAAATGCATAAATATATTAATATTAATTATGGTAACATTAAAGATGAGTTATCAGAACAAATAATGGCGACAACATATATATCCGAGGATGATAAAGTTTTAGAACTAGGTGCAAATATAGGAAGAAATACTTGTATAATAGCACAAATATTAAATGATGATAAAAATCTAGTTACATTAGAATGTAATCCTCAGCATGTAAAAGAATTAATAGAAAATAAAGAATTAAATGGATTTAATTTTGTTGTAGAACCATCAGCATTATCAAAAAAAAATTTAATTCAGCAAGGTTGGGATACTTTTGTAAGTGATATTGTATTTCCAGGATTTTTTAAGGTAAATACTATCAGCTGGTATGAATTAAATGAAAAATATAATATAAAGTTTAATACTCTTGTTGCTGATTGCGAAGGTGCATTATATTACATATTACAAGATGAACCAGAAATGTTATCTGATTTTAATAAAGTAATTATGGAAAATGATTATAAAGATATAAATCATTATAATTTTGTAATGGAAAATTTAAAACAACATGGTTTTAAAAATGTTTATTCACAAAAGGGAGGCTGGGGAGTATGTGAAAATTATTTTTTTCAAGTTTGGTTAAAATAATTTTCTAACTCAAAAATATTAATTCTTTTTTCTGGGTTATTATCAATCATTTTGATAATAATATCATTATAAATATTTGTAATAAAAAATTTAGATATTTCTGGATTATTAATTTCTAAAGGATTTTTTTTAATTTGAGAAATGATAGGTATTTTTTGATGATATGTATTAACATTTAAAAGTAATTCTATAAAAGTAATTCCTAAAGCATATATATCGATACTTTTATTATAAAAGCCTGAATCAATTTCAGGAGCTATATAAATTCCAGTACCAATATAATCAGTAAGCTGAAAAGGCACAATTTCTTTATTATTATGTTCTGATTTAAGTTCAAGTAATTTGATATTAGTATAGGAATTAGTATCATTATTAGTTAATTTTTTACTTAAACCAAAATCACCAATTTTAGCAGTATTGTTAAGAATAAAAATATTATCGGGTTTAATATCTCTATGTATAATATTTTGTTCATGAATATATTTAAGACCTTGTATAATTTGTTTAATAAAATTAATTTTATTATTTATATCATCATCTAAACCATTAGACATAATATATTCTTTTAATGTCTTATCACATAATTCCATTTGAATAAAAAGAACAGGACAAATAGAATTAATAGTGTTTTCACCTAAAAGATATTGTTGTTTATTAAATTCGACAATACTATGAACATCAATATCAATCCAAGAGGAATAATATTTAACAATATTAGTATGTTCAAGATTACAATAAAGTTCAATTTCTCTAAAAATATTATAATCATCAGAAACGATATCAGGAGTAATAACAATTTTTTTAATAGCATAAAATTTTTTTTCAAATTTATGAAAAACTTTATAACAGTATCCAAAAGCTCCATTACCTAATAGAGAAAGTTGATTAAAATTATTATTAAATTTGTTCACATTGTTGTTAACAATTTTATATGACAATAAATTAGAATTATTAAAATTATTAGATATGTCGACAATATTATTATCAGAAGAGGAATTAAATGATTCTATAAGAAAAGTAAGGTTATTTCTGATATTAGAATATTTATCTTCTATAACATCTAAATCAATAAGACTATTTTTATTGAGATATGAATAAATTTTATTTAATTTATCTGTTTTATTATTAAAAATAATTTGAAGAAGAGAAACTATAAGTAAAGACATTTTTTTTTCTGTTGTTAATGACAATTCAAAATTAGAATCAGAAGAAGAATTATTAACATCACTAGAATAATTATCTTCTGGAAAATTACAAACTTCATTAGGATTAATTATTTCATCATCCATGTAATATAATAAATAGACAAATATTTATATTTATATATTTAAGATTTTACCATCTTTTTTTTCCTTATTTTCCTTATTAATTTTGTATAGTAAATCAGAATACGAAATACCAGTAATACCTTTCGTTGTAACAACAGAATCGGCAGCTAATCTCATAAGAACTTCAATATTTTTAAGTTTAAAATTAAGAGTTCTAAAATCATCAGGAAAATATTTAACTTTTAATTCCCATTTATCAGAAAGATTAAGATTTCCTTGTGAATCGATAAGATATATAATTATATGAACAGTTAAAAGAACTTTGTTTTTGATATTCTTATATTCTTTTATATCATCAATTTTATTAAGAACATCATCAGCAATAGTTATTTTAATATCAGCAAATTTTTTATCTTTATAATATTCTCCTTTTTCATCAAGAACATTATCTCTAACTTCCTTAATAGAATGTAGATTGTTTGCTATTTGCTTTTTACTATTTTTTTTACTATTTTTTTTGCTACTATTTTTCTTGCTATTTTTTTTACTATTTTTTTTGGGTTCAGAAGATTTTTTTTTAAGTGGACGAAAATCAGATCTATCAACAATAATCCAGAAATTAGTATTAAGATTCTTATCATTAATTTTTTTATTAAACGATGATATATTTTTTTTTATTTGTTGCAAAGTATAATTATTTTTTCTCATAGAATTCTATATATTAAATAAATAATATAATTTATAGAAAATCAAATTAATTTATCCTTTAAAAATATAAGTGTTCTTTGCTGTGGGTCAATACTAAATAAATCATTAAGTATAAGTAGTACTCTTTTAGTACTAATAAATGACTTATATTCTTCCCTAGGTTTTAATAGATTCATAAAATAGTCATAAAATTCAGGTTCTTTAATACAAGGGAATTTTTCCTCTAATTTTTTTTTACGAGAATACACATTTTTATATTTTTTAATGGATTCATTATTTTCATTAGAATAATTATAACAAGCAATTTGAATTAATGGAATCATACCTTTAATATTCATTGGAATATTATATTTTAAAGCAAGTTTAGAAAAATAATAAGAGGCAGTACTTTCACATAACAAATCAATTAGAGAAATAGCTAATGGTATATATATACATGTAAAATTATAGTCAGGGTCTTCATAAATTCTCTTTTCAGTTTCAATTTCAATTGTAGAATAAGTTTTAACAATTCTACATTGTCTACAAGGTGTATATGATTCACAATCCATATATAAATCAATAATTTTAAGACGATTATCAGAACTAATAGTAATATTACCAAGTTTAAAATCTGTAAGTAAAATTTTGTATTTTGAAACAATAATAGCGATGTTAAATAATTGTTTAAGTATATGAACTAAATGTGAAAGTTTAATATCATTAATAATAGATTTTAATGTTTTACCTCCATACTCCATAATACTAAAATAAGAATATTTTTGACATTTAATTCTACCAGCAATATAAATATTAATAACATAATTTCTTAGTTTTTCAACATCAGTTAAAGAAGTATATCTATTATATAACTTTTCTGCTTTTTCATTTTCATTAATTTTAAGAGCAAAATAATCATTACCAATTTTTATTTTATAAACTTGGCCATATGAACCTTCGCCAAGAAATTTACATATTTTAATTTTGAGTTCAACTGAAGAATTAATTTGCAAGAAATCTTTTAAAATTGGATTATTAATAAAATTATTATGTGTATTAATATCATATCTATTAGTTAATTTTAATGTAATATAATTATTACTATGTATATCATCTTCATTTATTTCATTTGTAATATCGAGTAAAATCATTATATATATTTATAAATAAAATAAATATTTTATTTATTACACGAAAAACTAATTAAAAACAATATAATATTATTAATTATAAAATGTCTGATAATTTAAATGACAAAAGAGATGATTCAATAAAAGATAATAAAAAAGATGATATAATAAAAGATAATATAAAAGATGATTCAACAACAGTTAAAAATAATGATATAATAAATTTTATGAATAAAATTTTATCCTCTTCTCTTAACAATAATGGAAATTTTCCAATAGAAACAATAATACCTATTGATTTAAAAATAGAACATTATAATTCTAAAGGAGAAATTAAATCCGAGGAACAAATTATTTTCAATAAAAAGAAAAAGGATTCAGAAATTAGTTCAGATTCCGAAATAAGTGCAGATAATGAAATCAATAATAATGAAAATAAATTGAATAAAAAACCTGAAGACAAATCAAATAAAAAATATATTGAAAATAATCAAATTAATACAAAAATGCCTGATATAATAGCAATTCCAACTAGATTTTTATTAATTGATTATGCATCATTAGTAAATGATGAAAAATCCTTGGATAAATGGTTAAAAGCAAATTTAGATACAAATGAAAAATTTATTGGTAATGAATTTGAGTATTCTTATGAAGCGATTACAAATGCATCAACAAAAGGTAATATTAATATATTAGATTGGTGGTTAAATGCTCATAAAAAACATGATTTACCATTAAAATATAATGAAAATGCAATAAATTTAGCGAGTGCATATAATAAAGTAAAAGTTTTAGAATGGTGGTTAAAATCTGAGTTAGAATTAAAATATGATGAGGGTGCTATAGATTTAGCATCAAATAAATGTTCTATTGATTCATTAAATTGGTGGTTAGATAATTATAAAAATAATAAGGTAAAATTTTTATATACAAGTAAAGCAATTGATAATGCAAAACTAGATAAAGAAAAATATATGAAATTAATAAAATGGTGGAATAGTATAATTAATAATGATATTAAGTTTAAATACTCGAATTTATTTATAGAATATTTAGAATATGAAGATTTGGAGGATGTTTTTAATTATGCTAAAGAAAATGAAATAATAAGTAATAAAGAAACATATGTGAAAAAAAGTTATTCAGAAACCCAAAATACTTTTAATATATTTGACATGTTTGGTTTATCATCTATAAAAAATAATAAAACTAGAACTAATATAAAAAATTCAAGTTCATCATATGATATATCGGGATTACCAGAAGATATACAAAATCATATTAGAGAAAAAGAGGAGGAATTAAATAATAATATGTTGATTAATGGAAAAGCAAAAGAATATATTGATAATTTAATAAAAATTCCTTTTGGTAAGTACAAATCAGAAAAAATATTTGTATTTTTAGAAGAATTAATTAAAAAGATTAATGAGCTAAATAAAAAATCAGAAAATGAATTAATAAATAGTATTGTTTTAAATAATGAATCAGATTTAATTAAATTTTTTGATTTAGTAAAGATAGTAAAGAATTTATCACAAAATAACTATAAGACGATGTATAATATTTTTTGTGAATTAAGAATAGAGTATTTAAAGTATGTTGATAAAATATTAGATGATACAGTATATGGACATGAATTAACAAAGAAACATATTAAATGTATAATAACACAATGGTTAAGTGGTGGTTTTAAGAGTGGTGTGGTAATAGGTATACAAGGACCACCAGGTGTTGGTAAAACAACATTAATTAAAGGTGCTCTTTCTAAATGTCTAGTTGATTTTATAGATTATGATTTGGATGAAGATGAACCATATATTAAGAGGATAGATGAATCAAGTAGTCCAAGACCATTTTGTTTTTTGTCATTAGGAGGTACAACAAATGGTTCAACACTAATTGGTCATAACATAACATATCACGGTGCAACATCAGGTGATATAGTAAAGAATTTAAAAGAGGCAAAAATAATGAATCCAATATTATATTTTGATGAATTAGACAAGATATCAAATACAGAACATGGTCATGAAATATCATCTGTTTTAACTCATATAACAGACCCTGTACAAAATTCACATTTTATTGATAGATATTTTAGTGAAGTGAAGATAGATTTATCTAAATGCATAATAGTATTTTCTTATAATGATTCATCAAAGATAGACAGAATATTACTAGATAGAATACAAGAAATTAGATTAAATCCAATTAAACTAAAAGAGAAGTTAATAATTTGTAGAAAATTTATAATACCTGAAATATGTAATAATTTAGGATATAATGAAACGGATATTAATATATCAGATAAAAACTTGATATCAATTATTTCAGAATATACATTAGAGGCTGGTGTTAGAAAGTTGAAAGAAAAGTTATTTGAAATATTCAGAATGTATCATATGGAAACACTAAAGGATAAACATAATGATATAGAAGGAAAAATAATAATATCAGATAAATTTGTGAATGATACATTTTCGGATTATCCTAAAGTAAATTACAAAAAGATTGGGAATAAAAATGAAATTGGTAGCATTAATGGTTTATATGCCTCATCTAATGGATTAGGTGGTATAACTATAATCCAAGTTAAACCTATATATCATAAGGAAAATTTAGGAATTTCTATTACTGGTAGTATAGAGAAGGTAATGAATGAATCTGTGCAAGTTGCAAGAACTGTTGCTTGGAATCTTTTAAGTAAAGAAGAACAGGATGGTTTAATAAAAGAATACGATGGTAGAGGTTTACATATACACTTTCCAGATGGAGCAACACCAAAAGATGGTCCAAGTGGAGGAACAGCAATAACATGTGCCATATACTCATTATTTACAAAGAAGGCAATTAAAAAGAACATAGCTATAACTGGAGAAATTGATTTAAATGGAAATGTAACAGAGATAGGTGGATTAGATGCGAAGCTAAATGGAGCAAAAAGAGCAGGAGTAAATACAGTATTAATTCCCCAACAAAATCAAAGAGAGTTTGATGTAGTAATAAAAAATAATCCTGAGATCCTAGATAAAAAATTCAAGGTTATTAAAATTTCTACAATTCAAGATGCTTTAAAATATATTTTTTAATTATTTTATTTAAAATTATTTTTATTATAGTTTTATATATACTAATGTTTTTTCTCTATGCAGTATTATTTTTATACTTTTTATTTAGATTATATGTAATTGTATTTCCAAATAAAGTAAAAGTTTTAAATCCATTTGGATTACAACATGTACAACCTTCAGAAGATGAAGATAGTGAAGAAAGTGAAGAAAAAAATAAAGTAATTGATGATGAAGAAAATAAAGTAAGTGGTGAAGAAGAAAATAAAGAAAGTGATGAAGAAAATAAACAAAATGAAGAAGATACTAAAGAAGAAATAAATAAAAAAAATGATTAACAAATTTTTTAATATAAAAATATAATTATAAATTTTAATTATATATTTAGATGAAAGCACAAGAAAAATCCCCAAAAACATACTTTAAATCTATTGAAAATGATTATGAGGGAAATCAAGAGGATTTATTAAAACAATTTTTTAATAGAGTTAAACCTAAAAATGGTACAATTAAATATCATATGTCAAAATGGTCTGAATATCCTAAAACAGAAGAAGAGGCAAAAAATATAGGTAAAAAGTGGAATACTGAATTTAGAAATAATTCTAAATACAATAAAGTAACAGTAAAAGTTTATTTCAAAATAGATAAGAACATAATTAAATTTAAGGTAAAAGAATTTAATGGTAAAACAACAGTTTTATCAGAAGATGATGATTTTAATCAAGTATGGGATAAAATAGATATGACAGCTGAAAATACTTATATTTATAATATGTCAAACAATGTAAGTTATCAAATATTAGATGTATCAAATATTAATGAAGCAAAAAAATATGCAAAAGTAATAGCTGAACTAATTGAATCTCAAGAAAAATATAAAATGTTTTCATTTGTTGTATTTGTAGATTATAGAAAAGATTTAGTAAAAATAACTTGTAAAAATAAAGTTAGTAATACTTGATACCAAGTATACCATTATAATTTTTAAGAAGAATATTAGATGCATCATAAGTTTTTGGATCAGAACTAATTATGATAATACTAAAATTCATATTATCAGTAAGTTCCTTATTTATAATATTATCATCAAATTGTTTTTTAGAATCTGCATGAATATATAATTCTTTTACATTATATTGTTCAATAAATTCATATATATCAGAACCAAAAATAAATTTATCAGGGTCTGTACTCATTTTATCTAAAAGTTCTTGAAATATAATAATTCTTTTTTTCATCTCATATTTATTTATATTTTCTATGATATCAAACCAACTATTGAATATTGGAATAGTTTCTAACATATTTTTATTTTTAATTAAAGTATTAGGTTTACCAATATAAAAGAATGGTTCGGAAATAATTTTAACATATTCAATATTAGTATCTTTAGCAACAATCTTTTTTTTATATGAATTTCCTTTATAATAAGTAAATTTATTATTATTATTTATAACAATATTGTAAAAATTAAAATTATTAAATAAATCAGTTAGCCATTCAATATTAAAATATTCTCCATACTCAAAAGTATATTTAGGAATATCATATTCTTTAAGAAGTTTGATATCATCAGATTCTAAATTTATATAAATAATATCATCAGAAACGAGGATAATATGATTAAATATATGAATTTTATTATTTTCTACTTGTTGCATTAAGTTAAAAATTCTATCATTAAGTTTAATTCGTTTGAATGAATTTTTAATACTTTTAATTTGATTTAGTTTATCTTTTAGATCTGAAATAAATTCTTCTTTTGTAAAATTATGAAGAAGAATAGTAAAAAGAGATTCATGATTATCCCGTTTATAAGACAAATTTTTGTTTATAAATACCATTTAATTATATATTTTTATATAATTATAGCTTAAAATAAAAAATTAACTACTAATAAGTGAATTATCGATATTGATATACAAATAAGATATTGGTAAATAATTATAATTAATAAGTTGTTTATAAAAATCAATATCAGTAGTATTATAGTAATAATCATAAATATCGTAATTAATTATATTAACCTTTTTAATAATATCAAGTATATAAGGATTAAAATTGAAGGAACTGTAATCTAAATTAATTTTAACAATATTTAGGTCTTGATATGAGATTACATCAGAACCTCCATAATTTATAATTTTTTTATTATTTAAAATATCCATAAAAACAAGATTACCTAATCTTTCCTGAGCTAATTTCAAGCGTATTGCTTCAATATATCTTGATATTGTATTATAATCCTTTTTAACTAAAACATCATCAATAGATTTAATAAGTAGATTAATATATTTTTGTGCATTTTCAATAGTCATAATTTTTAATAAATCATCATAAATGTAAACACCTTCTTTAAGTAATAATGAATTAGAAAAATCAACTTTAAGTTGTGCATATAATAAGAATTCTTCAATAGAAAAAATGTATAGGTCTAAAAAATTATTTGTTAAATTATATTCTTGAAACATTTGAACATCTTGTTCTTTTAGCAATCTAAATACATTTAAATAATTTGATTTAAATGTTTCTAATAATTTATAGAAATTTGCTATTTCAGCATTATCAAAAATATCAAGTTGTGGTAATCCAGGAATAGAAGGTATGTTATAAATATATTTGTAAATAGAAATAATTTTATTATTAATATCTTGAAAGTTAATAATACTTTGTGATAGATATATTAAAATATTTTGGGCAATAAGATTTTGATAGGTTAATGCAACAGAAGGAATAATTGAAGTAGAAAAAGAATTAACTATAGTTATAATATCATTAAAAAAGTTAATAATATCAAAAGTTGCTACATTAATATTTGTATTATAATATGCGTTATTATAAATAAAATAATTTTTAACAACCAAGTTATTAAGATTTAAAGGTATTAATGGATCTACAGGTGCATGATATATTAATTTAACTAAATTTAATAATTCATCAATTTTTGTAGAATTATTTAAAATAACATTAATAAAACATCCAATTTGTTGTAATAAAAAATCTCTTTTTTCTAAATTAATATTAAAACCATTAAAAATAGCAATACTAGTATTATTTTCAAAATTATAAATATCATTTTCCAATTCATCAATAACAAGATTATCAATAACTTCATTATAAAAGTAAATATCAAAATTAAAATTATTAGTATTACAAAAATTTATATAATCTAGATTAGAAGAATTTATGATTGTTGGTTCAACAAGACTTATTTTTTTAAGATAATAGTTGATAAGATATTTAGTTTTAATAATATAGTTACTAATATTTTCTAAATTATTTTCTATCAAAATATTACTTAAACTAACAAGTGAATTTTTAGTAATATATCCACTGATACAGTATGTAATATTAAGGTCATAATTAATTTGGTCAAATTGTTTAATAGTTGAAATATTATAAAATACCAAATTAATTAAATATGAATTATTTTTATCAGGAGAAATAATTTTATTATTTTTAATTATACAAAGATAGGATAAACATCTTTTTAATAAAATAATTATTTTTTTAAGATTATCAACAAGAATAAATCTTTTAATATTATATTTAATCATAGTTAAACAAATTTTATTTAGATATAACTTACTTGTTATTAAAGGATTGTATAAATTATATTGATTAGTAATATCTTGAAAATTGAATGAATTAAGAAATCTTTGAAAATCATAGTAAACAATTTGTTGTAAAAAAGTCTGATTATGTAGTTTTAACATAGTATTGTCTACATTAAAAATTAAATTACTTTCCTCATCAAAAAAGTTATATGTTTCAATAAACATATTAATTTGATATAAATTGAGATAATTATTAATGTACAAATTAACTATTGTTTTATTATTAGTATTGTATATATTTTCTTGATTAATATAATTATAATAATCAAATAATTGAATACCATAAATAATATTTTGAGAATTAACATACGGTGTATTCATGTAGTTTAAAAGTACAAGAAATATATATGTTGTATTATCTCCATTATTAAAACTATAATTATCAGGTGTCCAAAAATTGGTTGTAGTACTATTATTTACAAAAAATTCATCATCAATATTAAGATTATCAGGTAATCTTATCATAAGACAAAATTTATATTTTAAAAACTCTTCAGTAGTTTTAATAGATTGTACTAATGAATCATCTATAGGAGAAATCAAATCTTTGATTGGATATAAATTAGTATAATTTATAATTTTATAATATCCAGCAGGTAATGCTTTAAAATTTGAATTAGGAATTTCTATAAAATTTTTATATTTATTAATTGGTAGTAAACTATAAATAGGGTCTAATTGTATTGAAGGTAGATATGTATAATCATAAATATATTTATTATCAATATTATTATCTAGAAGAATAGAAATTAATGTTTCAGTTTTAATTGTATCAGAATTATATTTTAAAGAAAGAAAGTTATCACTAATATTAATAATATTTTTAATAAAATTATTTATTTTTGAAATAAGTATATTTAGTAAATTATTGTAAAATTTACCAGATTTATTTTTAAGTGGTGTAATACAATTAGAAATATCAAAATAAAAATTTTTAATTGACATTGTGTTATTTCTATTTTTATATGGACTAAAGAATTGATAATCAATAAGAAAATTATACTTTTTTAAATCCCAAAAATTTAATAAATTAAGATTTTCATAAATAGAGAGATTATTAGAAATATTATAGATTATAGGATTTAAATCAACTTCCTGTTCTAAATTTGTATAATTTATAAATCCTAAATCATCAGCTGTACTAGTAATTGATGTATCAGTAATATTAATATAATTAGAATTATAAAAAGCAATTGATAAAATAATAATGTACTCATAAGATATATCATTTACTATTGTTGAATAAGATATTTTATATTTATTAATATAATAAGTATCAGTATGTCTAATAGTTCCAATAATATTTAATTTAATTTTATTAAGAAAAGTACCAAATTCTAATTTATTATTTAATTCGAATAAATCATTTATTTTTAAAGAAACTGTATTTTGAACTAAATAATTTGCGTTAATAATTTTAGGATCTATTAAAATAAGTATTTTATATAGATAACAATTAATTACAGTCATACTATTTATACCAACATTATTAATTATATCATAATAACAATCTACGTAATAATTTTTGCATTGTTGATAAATAGATGACATATTTGTAATATCATAATTATAACAAGAATATGTATTATCTCTATCTAGATTTAGAATTGCAAATTTATTATTACCAGAAAATGAATATTTATTTTCTTCATTAGAATAAGTATTATTGTTATTAATATTACTAAAGTTCAATTGTGTTGTTGTATAAGAATTTTGATTATTAGATTCTGTATCATTATAATAAATTCTACTAATTTCATTAACACTAATCATAATATTTTGTTTATTTGAATTATCTTTTATATAATTCTCATAATTTTTAATATATCTAGAATAATTTTGTATTAAATCTAACTTATTATTTTGTATAGCAGTATTATCTTTATTTTCAAAATATTTATAAGCAATTTTATCAACATATTTAATAATATCTCTATCATTAAAATCAATTGTTCTAATTATATTTTTGGATTTTGATTTTTTTAATGAAGTTATATCATAATTATAGTTAATATTTAAACTACTATAAGGTATTATTTCAGTATTTATAAATGGATAAATGATAACATTCCATAATTTACTATTATAAAAAACAGTAGAATTATATTTATTTAGATTGTTATAAATATCTGAATTAATAGAATTAACTGCAAAATACATATAAATAATATTTCTTTTTATAGTCGAAACACTATCAGTTACAGTAATTTCTTGATAATAAAATTGTGTATAAAAAGTTGTATCAAATTGATTTGCAATAGGAGGTTGTGTATACACAATGTCTGTTTGTGAATAACCAATATTTTGTAAAAGAGTAATTATATTTTCTGTTAATAAATTTGTTGAATAAGTAATCATATATGGTGAACTATTGCTATCTATTTTATTATAAAAATATAAAGGAGGAAATAAATATGGTATATTTGCAGGTGTTTCGACTCCATAAAGCATATATAAAGGGTCATTGTATTTATTTGTAAGACTATTATATTTACTATTTAAATTAAAAATAAATATATTAGTATCAGCTGCAATATAAGTTGATTTATTTGTAACATCTGCAGTATTATAAACATTATTTTTAATAAAAATATCAGGTGTATAAGGTCTATTATCAATCTGTATTTCTATATCACTCATAATTAAATAGATATATAAAACATTTTTTTATATTTTAATAATTTGAATTTTTATAATATATATAATATTATATAAATATGACAAACGAAGTTTTTTTATTAATAACCTGTATTGTTGTTATTTTCTTTTTTAAAGATATCTTAACTGTTCTTATAATTTTATGTATGTTATGTTCCATTTATGCTTATTTTGTTGATAAGAATGTTTATAATGGACTGTTAAATAATAAATAAAATTGAATAATAAATAATATATATTATTTATTATAGTAAATGAATAATAACAATTCTGATACAAATCTAATATCTAATACAAATATATTTTATAGTATTATAATTAATACTGTAAATCAACAAGAAGAATCATCTGAACAAAAAGAATCATCAGAAGATATAGATAAGTCAGAAGAAGAACAAGAAGAACAAGAAGAACAAGAAGAACAAGAAGAACAAGAAGAACAAGAAGAACAAGAAGAACAAGAAGAACAAGAAGAACAAGAAGAACAAGAAGAACAAGTTGAACAAGAAGAGACGAGTTATAGTATATTAATAGATAATATAAATAGTGCATTAATGGTACAATTATTAGAAGATAGGTTTAATGAAATTATGAAATATGCATATGATAATACATTAAATTTTAATATGGATATAATAAATTTTATAGAATTATGTTATTTAAAAAATATGCAATTTGAAGATGATAATAATGAATTGATAAGATACACAATAAGAACAGTATTATCCAGAAATACCCAATTTACTTTAAAAGAAATAGTAACAAATATTTTAGGTTATTGTTTATTAGGAACTAACTATGTTTTTGGTGAAAATATGGAAATGGTAAATGAGTATTTAAAAGTGGAATTAAAAAGAATTCTAAGACAATTTATAGTAATAGAAATATTGTCATATACAATACAAAATGCAAATCGTATGGAAGATGTTCCATTAGTTTTAGAGAAAGTAGAATTAGATAAAATACCGATAAAAATTTATAAAGATATAGAAGTTCGTATTAAAGAAAAGAATTGTAAATGTACAGTATGTCAAGAAGAATTTAGAGAAAATGATGAAACAAGAATTTTAGGTTGCGAGCATACTTATCATATGGATTGTATAGATGGATGGTTAACAAATCATTCATACAAATGTCCATGTTGTAGAGAGCCAGCAGGAATACATAAAGCAAAAACAGAATAAATAAATAAAAAAAATCTTAAATTCTAATATAATTATATAAAATGTCAGAAAATAAAAATATTGTAAGCACATATAATGTAACTCAGAAAAAGACAGAAAATTTGTGTTTAATAGACCCAATGATGATATTAATAATTGTATTGATTATAGGAGTATTATTCTATTTTATAGAATATAGACCAAATAATTAATAAGAAAAGAACAATAAAAGAACAAGATGATAAAAAAAATTATAAACAAATAATTTTGTATAAATAATATAAATTATATATATAATTTATAATGCAAGGAAATTCCTACAAATATTACGCTTCATATGATAACAATATAAAAGGAATCTTGGGTTCTGGTACAATTACACCAAGACCACCTCCTGATAGAGAATCACAACAAGATTATTTAAGACAACCATTTTATCCAGGAACCAGAGTAATACCTCCAAATCATCCAGTAATGTATGATAATAAACCAAATGATACAAATGGTTATCTTAATCCAAATAATTTTATTGAACAAAATGATAATGATTTTTATTTTCAGGTATCACAACAAATGGATACTCCTGATGTTATTAAAGGAAATATAAGTAGTGATGAAATGATGGAAATAAACCAAAAAAATCCTATAAAAATACCCCCACCTTTAATAACAACTGAACCTAATAAAAAAACTAAAAAAAAGGATAAAAAGGATAAAAAAGATAAAAAAGATAAAAAAGAAAAAGAAGAAAAAGAAGAAGAAATAAAAGAAAAACAAAAAACAGCATTAATGAATTATTTAAAGAAAAAAAGTTCATGGTATGATGGTAAATATTTATACATATATAATTCTTATGAACAAGATGATCCTAAATATAAAGAATATAACAACAAAAAATGTTATATGCTTCCATATGAAAAACAGATACCATATGAAAATCAATATAGAAAAAAAGTATTAGTACAACAAATAGAAAATTTTGGTTTAGTAAATAATAATGAAAATACAATATATTTTATAGCAGTAGTAATATTATTATTAATTTATTTTTATAAAACAACAAAATAATATATAATAATATTATAATTGACTTTATAAATGTTTTTTGAAAAATTTAACCCATTAAATGAAAATTTTGATCCATTGACAATGATAACAAATACAATTAGTGAAAGTATTCAAAATACGCCTTTACAAACATTGGTTGAACAGGTTAATGAGGGAACACAAAATTTATATAATATAACTACACAAAATATATTACCAGAACAAAATTTATTACCAGAAGTAATACCAGAAGTTGCACAAGAAAAATCCAAGAAAAAAGAATTATCTGAAATAGAACGATTATTAAAGAAAGCATATGAAGGTTGTTTTCCAGATGATCCAACAGATTTAACAATGAAAACATATCTCGGTGAGGTTAGAAATCCTATAGAAGGTATAAAATTAGGTAAAGAAAATGGTTATAAATATATAGGTATACAACAGGGTGGAAAATGTTATGCATCTAATACATTACCAACAGGAATATCTGATAATGCAAATTGTAATTATAAGTTTAATAATTTTAAAAATTATGAAGGAAGTGATTGGTATTATAGTACATGTGGAGGATATTATTATAATAAGGTATTTAATACAAATATAGAAATAGATGATGAAATAATAAGAAAATGTTGTAGAGAAAATATTTCAAATGAAGAGATAAAAAAAGAAACAAAAGATATGATAGAAGGGTTTGATAATTTAAATAAAGAAATAGATATGATAAATTCAAATGTTAATCATAATAATCTATTAGCAAAAGAGCCATTAAATCCATATTATTTGCTATTATGGTTATTAGTAATACTATTCATAATATTTTTGATGATAGAATATTTTAATAAAAAAAATACTAATAATATAAATGTATAATTTTTTTATAATTTTTATTATATGAATAATAAAAAAGAAGAATATAATGAAATATGTGATTTAAATTTAGGATTTTTAGACACAAATTACTGTGAAGAACCAATTTATACGATTGTTGTTAACACAGTATTAATTGGTATAATATTGTATTTTTTATGGTATATATTTAGAGTTAAAAAAGTATAATATAAAAATAATTTATAATAATATTATAATGTATTATATACAAAATTCAGATAGTTGGAATCTTGCAATATTAGTATTTGTTGTATTAATTTTAATTTTATTTTGGATACATAATTTTTTTAAAGTTCCTGAAAAAGGAGTTAAAAGTATTATAAGCTAAATATTTTTTACTATTTCATAAGATAATTTATAAGCAAGTAATTCATAAGGATGTTCTTCATCAAATAAATTATAGTCTAATATTATCAATTTATTAAATGCTGTATTATATTCGAACCATTTAGTTTCTATTAAATTTTTATTTTTTAATACTAATAAACCTAAATATATTTTATCATTTTTTTTATAAATATATAAAAAATCATAATAAGTATCTGGATTATAAATAACGATTTTTTCATTAAAATTATTAATAGAATTTTTAATATTATTAAATAATAAGTTATCTTTTGTTATTTTAATCCATTTACTATCAAATTTATTTATATAATTATCCCAAAAATCATTATTTTTTCTTTGTAAAACATGTATTTTTTCATGAATAAGTGTTTCTATAAATTTATTTTCCTCATTATTATTTTTACAAGTTTCAATAAAATTAATTGGTAAAAATATTATATTTTCTAAAGTGAAAGGTAAATTAAACATCATATCATTATATATACAAACATTCCATATATTATCATCAAATGTATTTAATAAATTATTCTTTTTAATTAAGTCATTTGAAATATCTATACATTTTATAAAAAATAAATATGATTCTTCATTATTAGTTATATCGATATATTTAATTTTATTATTATTTATATAATAAGATTTATCACCATTAATACTTGATAAAAACTTAAATAACACTGATTCAACATTTGTCTTAATGTTAATTTTTATATTATAATTATTAAAATTAATATTTAATTTATCAAGTTTATTTTTAGTATCAATATATTCAAAATTCATAGTATTATTTATATAATAAAAATTGAAATAAAAATAATATATTATAAAATTATATATGTTCTAAAATGGATTTTGATGATGATAATTTCTTCTTAGCAACAAAAGAATCTTCTTTGAATGATAATTTATACAGATATCAATTAGATAGCCTAAAAATATCAGTAGGTGGTAAAAAGGGTAATTTAACAACATATTTTGAAAATTCTGAATATTTTGCAAAAAAATTAGAAGTACCTTCAGTATGTTTTATGAAATTTATAGCAAATAAAATATCTTGTCCTTCATCAATGGATAAAGAAAAGAAATGTGTATCTTTTAAAGGAGAACATAAATTAGAAACAATAAGACAATATTTAATGGAGTTTGTTATTATTTATATTCTTTGTAATAAATGTGATTTACCTCAAATTACATTAAATTTAAATGAACATAAAAATATTATTAAAAATTGTAGAGCATGTGGAGAAACACAATTAATTGAACCTAAATATATGGATAAAACATATGATTTTATAAAAAAAAATTTATAAAATATAAAAAAAATAAAAATTAATATTTTTTTAATCTTTTTTATATATAGAATATATAAATATGAATAGTTCTGAACTTTTCTTTCAAGCAGTTATTTTAGGTGTAATTACAATAATTGTTGGTCTTTTATTAAGTATGGCATTATCTTTTATGAAACCCGAACTCGGACCTGATTGTGATAAATGGAACCAATATTATGTAATGGAAGTATCTCTGTTTTTAACTGGTTTTATTCTTAGATATATTATGGAAAATAGATTAGTTAAACAATATGTTAACTAATTTTTTTATTTTTTATTATTCAAGTTCTTCAAGATTCTTAATAATTACATTTTTTTTTATATTATTAGTATCTATTAAATCAATATAATCTTTTAATAAATACAAATTATAAATTTTATTATTACTTAATCCATCTGAATTTCCTGTCCAACATTCTAAACTCAAAATAATATTAAAAGCCTTAATTCTTCCCTTTACTCCACAAAATCCTTTGGGTCTTATTCTATGATTAGTTGGATGTTTAATTCTCCATTCACAAGATAATGCTTCTTTATGTGTTTCAAATCCTTCTAAAATAGCATAATATTCCCATGGACCTTTGCCTTTCGTTGCTTTTGCTCCTCCAACAATTTCACCATTATGTTGTCTTAATCTTCTTTTTAAATCATTTGTACTTCCATTATAAGTTATGTTTTGATAAAGTGGATTAGTTGATTTAATTATATAACAATAATATTTTTTATCCATATATATAAATTTTGATATTTTATAAGATTTATATAAATTTTATAAATTTTACTAATTTTGAATAACTGTTCTGCAAATAGGACAAGTTCTTTCACTATCATTATTATCACAAGTAATAAACCAATTATTAGCACATTGGCGACAAATGTGTGAGTTATGAAGACAATTTAAATTATCTTGATAACATATAAAATTATTAAAACAAACAGCACAATTATTTTGTACATATCTGTTAAAAAATGATTCAGTAGTAATGTAAAATGATAAATCATAATATTTCCCATTTATATAATCAAATAGTGAAACTTCTGATTTTTCATCAATTTGTTCAGCTAATTCATTATTAATTTGTAATGCTTTAACAATTCTATAATTTTCAGTAATTCCTAAATCTCTAACAACTTTTTCATTAATGGTATTTCGCAATTCCTTTAAAGGACTATTTAAATCGAGTTCAATGTAAATTGTATTTCCTGTCTCAGAGTTTTTAAAAGAAATTGGTTTAATCATATTACTATATTTAGGCTAATTTGTATTGATATTTAGTATATACTATAAAAATCAATTTTTTTTTACTATAATCAAGTTAAAGACTATATTATATATAAAATATTATGAATACAGAATTTAAGAGTGTATGTAGAAACTTTATGACAGGAAAATGTACTCATATTCCTTGCAAGTTTATACACGATAAAAAACTATGTAGAGAATTTTATAAGGACAATACATGTAAATTTGGTGAAAAATGTAGATTTAATCATTGTTTAACCCTTCAAAAACAAGTTATTGTTGATTTAAATAACATAAAACCTGAAGAAAAACCAGAAAAAAATGTTGATAAAAAACCATCTCCACCAAAAAAGAATAAATCAAAATATAGTAAAGAAGGTAGGATGTTAATTAAAAGAAATACAATAAATTTTGAACCAGATTATCGTGTTGCAGATATGAGAGTTTTATTTGAATATGGAAAACAAAAATGCGAACTTGAACTACAAAATAATGATGTAGCAGTATTTCCAGATTTATTTATTAATGATGTAGATTTATATGACAAATTATTAAAAGAAGTTTATGCAACAGAATTTGATAAGGAAAAGTTAATAATTCCATGGCACGAAAAAGCACATGTAATAGTCGATGATCATCTAAATTGGAAACCACAATGTCCAACATTTAATTATATAGTTAAAAAGATTGCAGATTATTTTGAAATGGATATTAAAGCAAGTAGAATGAATTGGATGAGAGATTATAAAGAACATAAACATCAACATCATGATAGTGCAGCAGTCAAAGCTGATAAGGCTAAAACACAAAATTTTACAGTTGGTATAAGTTTTGGTGCAACACGTGATATAAGATTTGAGGTTGCTAATTTTAAGGATTGTAGAAATACAGTATCATTCCCTTTAACAAACGGAACTACATATTGTTTTGGTAAAGATGTTAATGTTAATTGGCGTCATGGTGTGCCTCCTGTAAAAACATCAGAACCATATGAACCAAAGAAAGAAGATGGAAGAATCAGTATAATTGCATGGGGTTATCGTAAATTAGTTGAAGTATAAAGTTTATCTACCATTAAAAAAATTAATTATATATAAAATATATAATGCCATTTTTTGCTATTGGAACATGGATTGGTGAAGGTGTACAAGTGTCTACAACAGATTCTGCTCAAGGTAAATTAACTTCAGAAATTAAAAGATTTACACTTGTTATTGAATGTGTAACTTCTGAAATATGTGCTTTTATTTATACTGATGAACAAGGTGTAACTAAAAGATTTATTGGTTACACTGTAGAAGAAAATATTGGTAGAGCAATGAGTGAAGCTGGTAATGGTTTCATTACATTAAAATATGAAGCAGATAGAGATATTATTTGGGGTGGTTTAAGTGTATCTGCAGATATTGGTGGTGGTGATGTGTTAAGTTCTTCAGTTGTTATACCATTTTTTAGACAACAAAAATATACTTAAATTTTTTTATCACTAATATAATTATTTTTATATAATTATAATTATATGGTTTTTTTTGCTATCGGAACATGGTTTGGTGAAGGAGTTAAAGTTATATCAAATGGTTCTAAAAATTTAGAATCAAAAATAGAAAGATATAATTTAATTATACAAAATATTACTCAAGAAATTTGTGTATTGACTTATACTGATGAAACAGGAACTGAAAAAAATTATCTTGGCTATTCTGTTGAAAACAATATAATAAGAGCAGAAGCAGAGGATGGTTTTGGTAATCTTACATTAAGATATGAACCTGAAAGAGATATATTATATGGTGGTATAAGTACTTCTAAAAAAGTTTGTGATAAAACACAGAATTCAGTAATAGCAGTACCTTTTTTTAGACAACAAATATATTCTTAATAATAATTATTTATAAAAATAATAATATTATTATTTTTATTATGAGCAAAGAATACTTATTTAACAAAATTTATGCAAGTTTTTTGGGACAAAAAGAAGCAAATACACAATTTATTTTAACATCATGGATAAATTTTAGTAATGGTGAATATAAATTATTAGATAGAAATAATGTAAATTCACTAAAAAGTCCTTATAAAGCATCAGATTATCATTTTTCATGTATAATACAATTTGAAGAATGTATACTGGATTTAGAATCAGAATTTAATATAGAAAATGATAATGGTAAAATAATTCTTAAAACAAAAATAATTGAAGTAATTAGTGAAAGTAATAAAGATTTAAATTTGGAAAATACTAAATATATCAATATAATATTAAATTCAAAACAATTAATTTATTACAACTTAGGATACGAGTTATTTAATTATATAAATTTTAAAAATGAAAATGTTTCTAAAAAAGATGATGTTATAGAAATATATAGTAATTTACCTTATCATATGAATAAACCAATTGATAATGAATATTTTTTGCATTTTACAGAAAAACCTGAGAATGAAGAAATATTTATTAAAATTAAAGAATATTTATCAAGTATTATAAAACCAAAATTGATTCAAGATAGAAAAAGAACTGTATTAAAATTAATTAAAGAAATGCATGAACAAAATGATAAATCTAGCATAAATGATATAATTATGTTTTGTGAGATATTAGGTTATAAATAAAATTTATAAAAATTTGAATTAAAATATAAATAATAATATTTTAATTATTAAAATGAATATTTTTGAAGAAAATAATGTTTTAGAAATATATAATTTAATAGCAAATAAATTTGATAATACTCGACAATATCATTGGAAATGTGTTAAGGAATATATAAATTCTATAAATTCTTTTAGTTTAGATAACACAATTGATTTTATAGATATTGGATGTGGTAATGGAAAATACTTTTCATTATGTAATAATTTTAGAAATGTTTATGCAGTTGATAATTCTATTGAATTACTTTCAATAGTAAAACACAGATATCCTAATGTTAAGACATTAGAAGCAGATGCTACAGATATTCCAGTAGATGATAAAACATTTGATTATGCAATATCAATAGCTGTTATTCATCATTTAAGTACAGAAGAAAGAAGAATTAATTTAATAGACGAAATTTATAGGATACTAAAACCAAATGGTACATGTATGGTGACAGCATGGGCATCTACTATAAATAAAAGCAAATTTGAAAAATTAGATAACCATAATGATTATTTAATTCCATGGGACCATAAGTATATGCGATTCTATCATTTATTTGATGAAAATGAATTTGATATTCTTATTTCTAAATCAAAGTACAGCCAAAATATAGAAATTATTAAAAAAATATTTGAATGTGACAACTGGGCAATAATAATAAAAAAATTAAAGTAAAAAAGGAGAACATATCATAATATTTAATCTGCCACTAATATAAAGGTTAAGATAAAATATAAGAGAGTTTTCTTTTTTATAATCGAAATGGGATTTTGATAAATCGCAAACAGTATCATTATATTTAAAAATACCACCACTTCTATAAGCTTTGTTTGCCCTATAACCATAATTAAAGCAATAAATAATATTTTTTGTATGATTTTTATCAATTTTAACATCATCTAATTTAACTTGATGTTGATCAAAAAGTTTTTTAATTTTTTCATATTGTTTATTAAATAATTTATTAATAGAATCGACAAGACCAAAATTAAATATGCCTTTTTTAACACCATTTTGTACATGATTAAAAAGGTTAAGTAAAAGTACATGTTCTGATTTTTCCGCATTTCCAGCAAATGAATCTAATATAGTATCTCTTTTTTTAGTTGGTATATCATCATAAAAGAAATCTTTAATGCCTTTTTTAAGATTTGTGCAAATACAAATAATCATAAATACATCTTTAAATAATTCTTCACTAGATGATATATTATAAGCATAAAGTAATGAAAGACCATCCATAACATCAAGTTTTGATTCAGTAACAAGTTTACCAATAGGACTTAATACCATATCTAAATTTATAAGATTATTAGTAATAGCAAAATCAAAACCATTCATTATAAATGCTTCAGAAGGTGGTTCAATAAAATGAGTAAAAGTATTAATAGCATCTTCTACTGTATAACTTTCAGGTTTTCCTTCTTTTTCGTATAAATCAGTTCCTAACTTTAGCATGGTTAAACAGGTATTTTTAATATCAATTCTTTTAATTTCAGGGTCAGGGAATCCTTGAGCATTTTCTTCTTCTTGAACTGTATATAAATGATAACAAACACCTGGTTTAGTTCTGCCAGCTCTACCTTTTCTTTGTGTCATTTGTGCTTTAGTAATATAATGTTTATCCATAATATTAATATTTTTTTCTGGATTAAATTTAACAGAAAGTTCCAAACCAGAATCGATTACATAAACAATACCATCAATGGTTAAACTGGATTCTGCAACATTTGTTGATACGAATATTCTTCTTTTAAAGCTTGGATTTAATTCTTTGTATTTATCTTTATCAGAAATATATTGCTCTAATTCAGAATCAAAACCACTATAAATAGGCATAATAAAAGAATCTTTTATTTTTTCCCCTAATTCTTCGGCAGTATTTTCACATTCTGCAACAGTACAAACAAAAAATAAAATATCACCTTCCATAAACTTTTTATCACCTTTATTAATAGAAGAGACAATATTTTTTACAATCTCTTTACCTTTTTCTAAATATTGATTAGATTTAACATTTAATGGTGTTTCTAGATAAATAGATTCTATAGGGAAATTAGGAGTGCCAGATAAAAACATTGAATGAAATTTAAGTTCAGAGAAATAAGATTTAAATAATTCTTCATTTATTGTTGCACTCATAATAATAAGTTTTAGAGGTCTAATACCTTTTTCTCTTCTTAATACAATTGCATTTTTTAAAAGATATAAAAGCAAATCAATTTGTACTTTTCTTTCATGAGCCTCATCGATTACAACTATATCAATTCTTTTTAACATAGGGTCATTAATAATTTGAGAAATAACAGAGCCATCAGTAGAATAGAGTAATTTAGTTTTATCAGATTTCATATTATCACCTCTGAATTGATAACCAACTTGTTCTCCTAACTCAACATCTAACATTTGAGCACCAAAAGTAGCAGCTCTCTTAGTAATAAGTTTTTTAGGTAGTGTTGTAATAATTCTACCTTTATAATGAGTAACAGCTAAACAAACTTTATTTAAAATAACAGTTTTACCACTACCAGTACCAGAAATAGCGAGAATAACATCGTTTTCACATATAGCTTTAGCTAAATCCTTGGCAGCACTGTAAGCAGGTAAATTAGACCAGAATTTAGCAAGATTTTTATAAGTATCAGAATATGGTTGGTTATTAAACGGATTTGGATTCTTACCTTCTGGGTCAAATATACCTATTGTATAATCAACATCTTCATAAAACTTTTTAAAGTCTTTTTTATCTTTTTCGTTATCTTCTTTATTATTTTCATTTTTATCTTCGTTACTAACTATATTTTCTTTTTTATTTTCTTTACGAATTTCTTTATTCATTTATAATAATAATCTTTAAAAAAAATATAAAAAAATTAATTCTCAGCCATCATGTAACTTTCATCGTCTTCATCACGAGAACTCACCTCAATGTAATAATTTTCTTCACAGAGTTCAACATCGTTTTCATTGATGACTTGCGACAAATCAGCCATAGTAGCAAGATAACCAGCACCCATAATATGACCTCTTTTAGGCAATTTAACTTGCCTGCTAACAAAGGGCAAAGTCCTTAAAATGGTTTTGATATTCTCAGGTACATAATATGTGGCATGATGATCGGTTGTATCTCCACTAATCGCAGAAGCATTCCGGCGACTAGTATATTCTTCATCAATGACAGCAAGACTGTCATAAACCCGATTAATCATATGAATCATCTTTTTAGTGTATTGAGCGTTTCTAAAAATACGCTTCGTTAAATTCTCAATTTTAAGGAGTCTTTTACAGTTCTTAGAAAGATTCTCATACGAAAGAAAATCACTTTCTGTCCAAGCATTATCTCTGGCTCTAAGTGCTTCAATTCTGACCTGTTCAACACAATCAACGTATTTCAAAAACAGATCATGAAGAAGATTCCTTCTAAGATTGATCCTTCCAGCCTCCGTTAAATCCTTACCAATAAGCTCCAATGCCTCCTTTGCAAAGTAGTTAATGTGAATCCTCATTAAACTCAAGTATACTTTTATTATATTTAGGGTACATCAGTGAACATATTTTTCAATTTTTTTAGTATATGCTAAAATATTATGTATCTTTATATACTTTTTAAATAATTAAAATAAAAAATAATTTTTTTTAAATATAAAATAATATATTTAATAAAATGGAAGTTTTACTAGAAAGAAACACGGCATTTAAAAACAAATATGAAAGAGAAATATTAATAAATAAATACATTGAGAAATTTCCAAAAGTTAAATTAGATGCAATAATTAATATAAATAAATATTATAATAATAATGATTTAGATAAGAAAAAAGATATAAATAAAATAATTTTTGAATATGTAAATTCATATGAATAATTTAATCTTTTATTTCAACATAATTATCTTGGTCATAATCAATAATAACAGCAGACTTATTACCTTTTATTTTATTTAATAAGTGAATAAATTCGTTTTTTATATTATTATAAATCAGCTTAATTTTGTCAAAATATGAATAATTATTTTTAATTTCATTAATTGGTTCTATAAATTCCAATTCATAATCAGCAGCAATATTATCTATTACTGATATAATTTCATTATTATCATTTGACATTTATAAATAACAGTATTTATTTATATAACTGTTATATTATTTTAATTCCAACTTCTAAAACATATACGGATTGATGCTTTGCATTAATCCTATAGTTGTGAGCTTTGCTCAAAACATATACGGATTGTTATTCTAATAATCCTAATGTTTTAGACTACGTCTAAAACATATACGGATTGATGCTAAGCATTAATCCTATAGTTGTGAGCTTTGCTCAAAACATATACGGATTGTTATTCTAATAATCCTAATGTTTTAGACTACGTCTAAAACATATACGGATTGATGCTAAGCATTAATCCTATAGTTTTGAGCTTTGCTCAAAACATATACGGATTGTACTCAATTTGGTCTAATGGGTCAATTTTAACTCTATAAGATTTACCGAGTTCAGGGATGAAGACAATATCACCGGAATAAAGTTCTTTTCTGTTTCTATTTCTAACGACAATTTTAATAATTTTATTACCTTTGCTAATAGAGGTAAAATATTTATACCAGTTATCAGTAATTTTTCTTCCAATAAGTTCAAGAATATCATTTTCACCAGCATTACCATTAATATTATAAATATTAGTAGTATTTTGGAATCCTTCAATTTCTGAATCAGAATAAGAATCAGAGTCAGAACCATCAATAGTAGCAAAACCTTCAAAACTTTTAGAAGATGCAGATTGTACACCTTTATATGGTTTAACATTAAAATCATTTTCAGAAGAAATACTCGGTCTTCGTTGTTTTTTTGATGTTTTAGAAGGTCCATTCCAAATAAATTCACTGGAGACATTTTCTTCTTTGTTTTCATCTTTATCTAATGCAATAAGAAGACCAACCCGATGATATCTATCAATAACACCTTGAGTAGGAAAATTAAATTGCATAGCGACTTGAGGAGTGGGTATTTGGTCAGCAGAACTTCTACCTCTAGGGTCAACGAGAGGATCTAAAAGTTTAGCTTTATCAAAATTAGCGATTGGGTCAAAGATTACAGGGGGAGGCTTATAACCATTATTAGATGGACCATTAGATTCAGTATTAATGTTAATATTAGCGGGAATATTATTAGAGAAAGATGAAGAATTAGATTCAAAATTAGATTCAGAACTAGATTCAGAACTAGTAGGTAATTGTTGTTTAATAGATAATAATTCATTATTTAATGACTGAATATTATTTTTAAGCGATGTTATATTTTTAATATTATTTTCAGAATCAATATGATTAATATTATTAAATTTAGAAATAACAAGATAAAAACAAGTAAGAATAGAAACAAAAATTATAGAGTATATAGCAAAATCATAAGCATTCATTATTAATATAATTATAATTTATAATATTTTTTTAGATACAATAATTATATGTATTCAGAAGATACAAGAATAATATATTATATAATAACTGTAATTATTGGATTAGTTATTGGGATAATAATTGGTATATATTTATTTAAAAAAGATATATATAAAGGACCAGATTCTAATATTATAAAAAAAAATATATATGAAGAAAAAGATGGTAGAAAATATAAATGGGTGCCAAAAATAACAATATGTCCAATATCATATTCAATGTATAAATTAAAAGATAATAATTTTATAGATGAACATGATTAAAATAATAATTTAAGAAAAAGACGAATTAATAGGTAATATATGAGTGTAGAACAACAAAATTTTTGCATTATAAAAAGAAACAAATTTTATGCACAATTATATGATTTACTAGAGGAGGAAGAATTATTTATGCAAAAACCAGAAGATACAAGTCAAATAATGTTTAAAATAAAAAAACTTGTAGATAAATCAAAAATATTTATTTTATCTAATTCTTATAATAAAAAAAATATAGCTGAAGAAATGGTAATTTCAATTACAGAAAATAATAAAGATGATAATATTCAAGGTCATACATTATTTGTTTATGCAGATGATAATGTAATGTATGAAGTATTTTTTATGGAAAATTTAATAGATAAACCAAATGTGGATGTAATTAATGAATTTTGTTCAATATCAAATATAGATATGCAACCAATATTTTGGGATTGTGCTATGGTAAAAACATCATATCATAATGGAATTTTAGAAGGAGTAAATATAGATAAAGAAGATATATTTAGGATATTAATTGAGAATTTTTATCATTATGGAGTAATGATAAATCCCAATGGTACAATGCAAGATATACAATTTACAGGAGAAAATCCATTTAATGTAATAGGAAAATTTAATGTATTAGGACATACAGATATAATAGGATTTCAATTAATATTTTACAACGATGAAGGAACTGAAATAAATGAAAATGCTAGTAAATTATATGGTCAAACTATAAAAGGTAGATTATTTGTAGCATTATTAAGTCCAATGTCAAATAAAAAAATATGGAGTATAAAAAGTACAACAGTAAATAATATTTTAAAAATACTAAAAAATCCAGATAAAATTGAAAAAATAAAAAATGAAATTGAATTAAATGAAAAATATGTAAATCCTTTTTTTATTCTGAAAAAAACTTGTCAAGAGTAATAAAAAATATAATATAATTTTTGAGAAAGATTATATAAAAAAATTAAATGTATTAATATATATTATAAATAATGAATAATTTTTCGAATAGTTATATGAATAATAATATGCCAAATATGTTTAATCAGTCACCAAATATGTTAGCTAATAATAATAATAATGGAATGATGAATATGATGGGAAATTCATTTAATAATCCAAGTACAAATGATTTTTCAAGAATGGATTCAGATTTAAACAGAATAGGTTTAGATACAAATCCAAATTTAATGAATATGGCAAATTCATTAAATTTGGATAGTATAACTTTAAATGGTACATCATTAGATGATATGGGTTCAAATAATATGTATAAACAAAATAGTATAAATGATGATAATAAAACATTAATAAAAACTTTAACAAAAGAAATAATTAATAATTTAAAAGAAGAAGATAGTGATATAGAAGAGTTTAATGAAATTAAAGAAGATAAAGAAGATAAAGAAGATAAAGAAGATAAAAGTACTAAATCTAATAAAAAAAATTCAGATTCTAAAGAGGTAAAAAAAGCAATAGAAACATTTGTAGCAAGTCAAAATCCAGTACCTTCAACAAATGGATTTGTAAATAAATTATTAAATGATTATATAAATTACAAGGATTTTTTAATATTATTTATTTTGTATTTTATGTTATCACAATCAATGGTAAAGGATTTTTTTGCAAAATATTTTACAAGTTTAAATCCTGATGATGAAGGTAAAATAAATGTGCAAGGAGTAATAATTTATGGATTAATTTTATGTGTATTATTTGTGGTAATAAGAAAATTATTTTAATTTTTCAAAAGAATTAAAATTTGTTGTTAACCAATAATTTTTAAATTCAAGATTTTTAATATTTGTTTCTTTAATAAAAATAATATCATTAGAAAGTTTATATATTTGAAATTTTAATAAGTAGTTTTGGTCATATAAATCAGAAAGTGTCAAAGGCATTTTATGATTATTAACTTTTTTATATTTCCAATTAAAAATCAAATTATTATTTTTATTAAAAGATTCATGTTTAAAAGAAAAAGTTATGGTTTCATCATTATTAATATTTTTATATGATATAAGTTCATCAAAAATATGTATATCATATACAATTTCTAAAAAGGATAAATCATCTATATCAAAATTAATAATTTTAGAAAGATTATATATCTTATTATCATCAATATTAATTACCTTATTTACATCAAATATTTGGAAAAATTCATAAAAATGCAGATTATTATATAGCCAAAACATATTATATAATATTAATGGTAATATATTATAAATCAATTTTTATAAAAATTGATTTGTAAACATAATATAATATTTTAGGTATTATTAGTATGGGTGTAATTTCAAGATACATCGACATAAATAACACTAAACAAGTTATAGGTGTGCTAAGAAATTTGGGCATACAAAATGCTGAAAATTTAGAAAACTATCGTGATTATTATGAGAAATCAGAAGAAGAAACAATATCATTTATTAATGATAAATTAAACAAATTTATAATATCTAATTTAGAAAGTATAAATAACGAACAATATGATATAAATTATTGTATTGAACAAATAAATAAATTTTTAAACAAAAAATTTTATGATATTTTAAAAATATTATGTATAAATAGTTTGGTATGTAAAAATGAAAATTATAACAATAGTAAAAATGGATTTTATTTTTTAATAAAAAATAAATTTTATAATGAAGTTTATAATAAAATTTTAAAAGCAGAATTTAAATTAGCAAATATAAAGCAAAGTAAAATGCTAATTGATATAATAAATGACAACTGGTCAAATATAAATTTTGATAATATTGTAGGATTATCTCAATCTTTAAAAAAAATAAAAACCAATAACACAAATATTGAAGAATATATTAAAATATATGAAGAAAAGTTTGATAATAAAGCAAATATAATAAAACTAATTAATTATATTACAGAAAAATTAATTAATAATGATAGAAAAAATAAAGAAGAAAGTTATAATATTTGTCAAATAGTTGATATGATAAAATCAAATGGATTTTTATTATTTGAAGAATATCATAAATCAATTATTGAAAAATATAAGAATTCTGTTAGTATTGATGAATTATCAGAAGAAAAAATGTTAAATATATATTTTCGTCATATAATATCATCAAAAGAATCTAATAATGTAAATAGATATGCTAATGAAAAAATTCTTATAATAAGAAAATATTTAGATGATTTATGGGATAATTATCATAATAATATAAATTATAAAAAAATAACTGTTAAACAAGTTTCAGAAAAATATAAAAATCTAGATTTAAGTAATTATAATAGAAATAATACATCATTTAATATTTTTAGATATTCTCATATTAATAAAACAACTATTCAAAATTATATTCTAAATGATAAAATTTCTCCATATTTTGACATATATAAATCTTATTATGATTCAAGATATCCAGATAGAGAAATAGAATTTGATATTTTAAAATCAACCACGATTGTAAAAGCAACTTTTTTAGAAAAGACTTATTATATTCATATGGCTATTATTCAATATTTGGTTATGGAAAGTCTTTTTAATAATATTGATGGTCAAACTATAATAGAAATATCAAAAAGTACAGGGATAAGTCCACAACATTTACAAGATACAATAAATAGTTTATTAAAAATAAAATTAATAAAACATGATAATAATAAAAATAATAAAAATATTGAAGATATTATTTTTACTATCAATTATGGTTTTGAATATGATAAAAATAAGATATCAATAAGTTCAATGATATTAAAAAATGAAGAATCTGAAGAAAAAAAACAATTCTTACATGATAGAGATACAATTGTATTAGCAAACTTGTATGATTATATTAAAAAGAATAAATATTGTTTAGAAGATATATTATTAACGGAATTACAATATAAAATACCATTTAAACTAACATTAGAGCATATTCAAAAAGCAATTAAAACAGCTATTTCTAAAGAGCATATTAAAGCTATTGAAACACAGATAAATGGAGATCATATACAAATAATGTATCAATTAGTAGTTTAACTTTTTATATAATAAAAAAATTGATTTTTATATTATATATAAATTAGTATTGGTATTAGTAAAATGGGTGATAATTATTACATTATCTATCGTAACGAAAATAGTTTAAATGGATTAGATTTAAAAAAGATAGATGAAATAACTTATAAAAAATTATTAAATAATAATTATCATAAAAATTTTAATTATGAAGTTTTAAAAGATAAAGTTGAAACAGAATTTTGTGTTAAAATAGATTCTTCTAATCATATTATTAATTTAATATTAATTAGTGAATTAAATCAACGACAACTTGAATTATATTTAAGAATGAATGAAGAAGAACAAGATAATATAAAAGAATATGCTGAACAATTAAGTATTTTAAAATATAATCAAGTATCAAATAATATAATAAAAAAATTAAATAATATTTTAAGTAGTATTGATTTATTTTGGGAAAATAAAGAAAATTCTTTATTAAATTTTAACTTAAAATTTTATCAAAGAAAATTTAATAACTTTAATATTGATGATATTGGATTCACTAATTTTTTTGAAACTAAAAATCAAGAGGGAGATTATTTAGGAAACTTATTTAAGACAAATAATTTGTCATTAGATTTTACAAATAAAAGTTATTGTATAAGTAATATTTCGAAAATAACTATTAATGAAATAAATGAAATTTATAATGAATTGTCTTTAGAACATTTACAATATAATTTTATAGCAAATTTATTATGTTATAGAACATGTTGTCATTTAATATTAAATAATAAGGAATTATTAATAATGGCAAAACCAATTTTTGATAAATATATTATACTTTTTAAATATTTAATTGGTTATGCATGGTTAACTTTTACTTTGGAAGAGACAAAAAAAAGTACAAGAATTAAAGATACTGATAGAATTGTATTTGATATAGATACTGTATATAACTTGCCATTATTTCCTTTCACTTATGAAGATATAAATCAAAATCCATATGCATGTGTACTACTAGATAAAAGTAATATAAATTTAGCAAATAACTTTGTAGCTTTAAATCCTATGAAAAATTATAAAAAATATTATGGTGTATGTAATTCAGAGGAATTTTCTAGAAGAATTAATATTTTTGTGAATGGTAAAAATGAAAAAGGTATTTTAGATAAAATTGATTGGAGTCTATGTGCTATTACTGGTAGTGCAATGACTGCTTGTGGTATGAAATATAATCCTTTGATGGATATTTGTAAAACACATAACAATGAAGATATTTTAACTGATGAGGATATAAATTCATATTTTTTTCATTACTATAATGATTCTGATATTGATTTAATTTGTAATCATGAAAAAACATTTGATTTTTTAGATACAGTAGATAAATTACAAAAAGACATTGAAAGTTTACATGGAACTACAAATATGTCATCTGTTCATACTGCTTCTATTGTTATTTCTGACGAATTAATTGTATATTTATTAGAAGATATTAAAAAAGAATTAAATGATGATACGATAAATTTAGAAAATTTTAAGAAAAATTATTCTAAACAAGAAATAAAAAATTATTTTTATGATAAATATTATGTTCCATGGAAATATGAACAAAAAGAATTAGTAATTTCAGTTGATAAACAAGATAATAATATATATAAAGAACACTTAAATTATGTTCCTAAACATGAATTTAGAATATATATTCAAAATCATGAAATTGATACAGAATATTATAAAATTCATGATAATGAAAAATGTATTTATATGAGTAATTTATATGAATTATCTGGTTATGAAGAGAAAAAATCAAATGATGAGGATAAAATTGTTGCAAAATTATCAGAAAGTTTACGTTTTAAAATTTCTGCAAATGGTATAAAAACTTTTGAAATATTTAGAACCTTGAGACAGGATTTTATATCTATAACAGCTAGATTTCATATGGGTATTGTTAGAGCATTTTGGAATGGAAAAACATTAAAATGTCTTCCAAGTTATATTACTTCAATGATGATACAAATATCTACAGATTATAAATATTTTTCTTCACTAAGAAATCCTGTAGAAATACTTAATAAATATCGTTCAAGAGGTTTTGGTGTTATATTAAATAACTATGAAAAAAAACAAGTAATTTATTATAATTCATCAAAAAATGATAATAAAGAAAATATATGGACTAAAATTTATAATATTAATATTAAAAATAAATTTTCTGTTTTAAATGTATTTGGTCCAAGAAATTCTAATGATGATTTATTCAAACCATCCAAATATATAATGGGTTTACCTAATGATTGTTATAAAATTACTAATCATGATGTGTGTAATAATTTTGATAATGCTTTTATATCTATTAATAATCTATTGTTAACAGATATTTTTAGAATTAAAGCAATTGACGATTTAGGTCATATTAATGTCCTTGATAAAGATATAATCGAATATGTTTGGAAGAAAATAAATGTTCCTAATTGTAATAGAAGATTCTTAAATTAAATTTTATTTATAACATAGATATCTCTTGATATACTTTTGAAAATAATTCATAATTTATATTTTTTTCATCTAAAATATTTTTAAGCTTATTAAATAAATATTCTTTATTTGTTACCATATTATCAAAATCTATAAATATTGTAGGTATATTAAATTTTGTCATATAAAAAACATAATTTGAAATTATTTTATAATAAAATTGAATTTGTTCTTCTTCTGTCTCAGCATTCCATAAGCCACCATGTTTTTTTTTATGATTTACTCTAGATTTTGCTGATAATGAATAATCTCTTATAGGTATGATAACAAGTTTAATTATTATGTTTTTATCATTTATTATTTCATTTATGTTTTCTAAAAATAATGGATTTTTTAGTATATAATGATTTTCTTTATAAGATTTCTCTAGTCCAGAATTACAATTTTTATATATAAATTTTTTGTAATTCTCTTTTGTAAAACCAGTATCATATCCTAAAAAAGTAAATAGTTTTATCAAAAAAGTTGTACCACTTCTTCCTGTACCTGTTATTAAAATTTTTTCCATTTTTATATAATTTGTATTATATAAATTATTTTTAACAAAATTTAAATGTATTATGGCAAACAAGACAAACAACAAATGTAGTCATAGGTTCATCAGCAGAACGAGTTTGAACTTGAGTAATTTTACTTTTGGATTCACCACATTTACGACATTTATAAGCATCAGAGAAAGCAATATTATTTTCACGCTGTTCTATGTATTCTTTCTTCTTTACAGTGTATTCCCACTTTTTTGGATGAATTTGTGCTGGTGATAAGAATGCAGTATCAGTTGGATTTATTTTATTAGATAATAACATTTTTTTAAAAGTTTTATTCTCAATACCTTTTTTATTTTCATCAAGATTAGACATAATAAAATAAAATTTATCTTCATAAACAGATTTAACATAATTTTTATCATATTTATTATTTTGACAATAAATGAGAGCATATTCTAAAATACTCAATTCAATTTTAATAGCCATCTTTATATCTAATAAAACATCACTTAACATAATTTGATGTTTAGATCTATCAATATTTAGTTCAGCATATTTAATCCATGAATCTTTGATATCAATACTATTTTCACGAACAAAATCATATTGAGAATTATTAAAAGGACTTATGATTTCTTTTATTTCCATTTTTGAATTTATATATAATTATTTATTTATATTGTTAAATAATCAAATTTTTATAAATATAATAAACTATTTATTATATTAAATTATTAAATAATTAAAGTAATAAGCTACTAAACTAACTATTTAGCAAAGGGGAATGGCGACAATGACGAAAGCACCACATCCATTAGCACATGTGTCAGCAGTAAGACTTGGTACATTAACAGCAAGTAACCATTTTTGACCACATTTGTCAGAGACTTGAATAATGTTACCTTCTTCCTTTTGGTTGGATCCAATAAGTTCTACAGCCATTTTAGAGACTTTGTAGAACTTGTTAAGAGCGTGAAGTTGCTTTCTTTGGGTATTGGTAATAGCACCATCGGGGAGACTAGAAAGAGCAAGTCTGTTAACATTGATGGGGAGGTTGAGTTCGCAGAGACCTTGGAAGAGTTCAAGTTGTCCGGTTTGGAAATCAACATACCAACCAATTACTTGGTCTAATTTACCACATTCTTGGAATGCAAGGTATCTGTGTGTGTTAACGAAGAGATAAGCATAGTAAGCAGCGTTAAGAACGGGGTCAATTACACCACCAGAGACAGTTACTAAACCAGTACCATCAGTAGCATCAGCTTGTTCAAAAAGTTCAGCAACAGGGACAGCAATAGAATCACCAGCTCTGTTCTTAGGGCCAACAATTAAACCACTAGATTCAGTAAGTGGTAAGAGGTTGTTACCAGCTGCAGCAATGATAGACCAGCCAGCTCTTAACTTTTCAAGTCTTTGATAAGGAATGGCACAGCAATCAAGAGGGGATTCAGGTTTGCAGCAATCAGTATTGCAAGGATTAGATTTTTTTGTCATTTATATATATATTAGGATTATAATAATTTTTTATTACTGGTTGGAAAAAAAATGTTTTATATATTTTTAAACGAATTTTGTTTAAAAAAATAAATTTATAAAATATCTAATATTTAGCAAAGTTTAATAGCAACAAATGTAAATTGTTGGCCAGCAAGGCAAGTATCAATATTAAGAGCTGGAAGATTAACAGCGACTAACCATCTTTGGCCACATTTATCAGTAACTTCAACAATGTTACCTTCTTCCTTTTGGTTAGAACCAACAGCAGCAACGGCAGCCTTGCTGAGTTTGTAGAATCTGTTAAGATTGCGGAGTTGTTTTCTTTGGACTGGGGTAATTTCAGTCTTGTTAAGATTGATTAAATAACCTCTGTTGTCAGCGACAGTAAGATTAAGTTCGCATAAATCTTGGTAGAGTTGGAGTTGTCCAGTGCAGAAGTCAACACCCCAGCCAACAACTTGGTCTAATTTACCACATTCTTGGAAAGCAAGGTATCTGTGAGTGTTAACAAAGAGGTAAGCATAGTAAGCAGCGTTGTAAAGGACAGTAATGGTAGAACCAGAAACTGTCACGAGGCCAGAAGGAGAACCAGAGCCAAAGATTTCGGCAACAGGGGCAGCAATAGCAGCACCACCTCTTGTAGTTGGGCCAACAATATTGGCACCATCAGCTTCTTGGGGTAAGGTGGTATTACCAGTAGCGGCAACGGATGACCAGCCATTTCTTAACTTTTCGAGTCTTTGATAAGGAACAGCACAGCAGTCTAAGGGGTGTTCAGGTTTGCAGCAATCAGTATTGCAGGGTTTAGATTTTGTCATGGATATATAATAATTTTATATAAAATTATTATTTGTGGGTTAAAAAAATATTCTATATATTTTTTTAAAAATTAATTATTTTATATTATAATTTAGCAAAGTCTGATAGCAACAAGCACATATTCACAATTATAATCACAAACTGAAGCACAATAATGAAGTCTATTAACAGCAACTAACCATCTTTGACCGCATTTATCAGTTACTTCAACAATATTACCTTCTTCTTTAAGGTTAGAACCCACTTTTTCTACAGCTCTCTTAGAAAGTTTGTAGAATTGGTTAAGAGATTTAAGTCTTGCTTTGTCAATTGGAGAAAGGTTGGCAATAGGAATACTAATATATTGGCCTCTTGTATTTCCTCTAAGGAGATTAAGTTCGCAAAGATCTTGGAAGAGTTGGAGTTGACCAGTTTGTAAGTTAACATACCAACCAACAACTTGATCTTGTTTACCACATTCCTCAAAAGGAAGATATCTAACAGAGTTTACGAAATCATATGCATACATAAAGTTAGAGAGGTTATCATCACCAATATTAGCGTGAGAAAGAGTAGTAGTTGTGCTTAATCCACTTACAGTTACATCAGTTAAAGAGATGGCATTAACAACAGCGGGACCTTCACCTTGAGTCCAGATGGATGGGACATCATAAGAAACAGAAGAAGCAACGACGTTTCCTCCAACAGGAACTGGAGCTTCATTACCATCTCTAGTACATACTTCATTAAGTCTATTCCAAGCTGTTGTCACATCACCAGATGCACTAAGAGTAACATTAATACCCATGTTATTTTGGGCACGGTTACCAGTTGAAGCACAAAATGCCCAACCATCTCTTAACTTTTCAAGTCTTTGATAAGGAATGGTGCAGCAATCAAGGGGTTCTTCAGGGGCACAGCAAGAAGTATCGCAATGAGAATCACTTTTCTTGTGAGATTTTCTAGACTTTTTGTCTACAGGACATTCGTTACAAGGCATAAATTATATAATATTATTCTATAAAAAAATTTATTTCAGGGGATAAAAATATCTTATATCTTTTTATAAAAATTCTGAATAAATAAATTTACGCATATTTTATATAAAAAATTGAATTAAAAAATAAATCTAGTTAAGTATATATATAGATACAGATATAGATGAGTAATTCTTTAGATATATTAATAACAAAAGATGAGCAGTTTAAAGAAAAATATCCTGAAATAATGAAACAGATTGAAAAAAAAAAGTTGCTAGAAATGGAGCCTTCTCTAACAGAAATAAATACTATCTATGATATTATAATTCAATTTATTAAAGAGAAAAGAAGAAAAATATATGGTGGTGTTGCATTGAATAAATTATTAATCGCAAAAGAACCAAAATTTGCAATTTATGAAGAAACAGATACACCTGATATTGAATTTTATTCACCTGAACCAATAAATGATTTAGTAGAACTTTGTGATAAAATTGCTGGGGCTGGATTTAAACCAATTATCGGTGAAGAAGCTCAACATAAAGAAACTTATAAAATTTATGTTAATTTTCATCAGTATTGTGATATAACTTATATGCCTTCAAATATTTATAATAAAGCAAGATATTTACAGACAGATGGTTTTAATATTATTCACCCATGGTTTATAATGATAGATTTTTTCAGAATGTTTTCTGACCCATTATTAAGTTATTGGAGATTAGAAAAACATTTTTCAAGATATCTTAAATTACAAAAAACATATCCACTTCCTTTGATTAATAAACCATTAGTCTTGGAAAAGTATGATAATAAAAATATAAATAAACTAATCAATATTTTTCAAGACTATATGTCTACAAAAGATACATGTATTCTAACTGGATTTTATGCTTATAATTATTATTTAAATTATTCAGAATACAACAAATATAATAGACAACAAAATTATATTTATATGCCTTATTTAGAAGTATATTCTAGCAATTATATAAAAGATAGTTTAGACTTAATAAAATATATAAAAGATGATATTTTTCAAGAATATCATCATAAAATAACTTATACAGAATTTTATCCTTTTTTTCAATTTTATGGTTATAATGTTGTATTTTATTTCAAAGATGATGATATAGAAATTCCTATTTTATATTTATATTCAAATAATAATAAATGTATACCATTTAAAGAAGTTCCTTATATACAATTTGATAATACAGCTGAAAAATCATATAATATTCCGAAACCAGTTAATAAAAAAAATATATTAATTGGTGCATTTGACTTTAATATTTTACAAGCTTTAATTATTTTAGTTAAAGTTAGGGTTGACGATGATAATGAATGGAATGATACATTATATACTTTAATAAATGGTTATGTTAAATTTAGAAAATATTATTTAGAAAAAAATAATAAAACAATTTATGATGATACTATTTTTCAAGGATTTGTCATTAATTGTATAGGTGTAACTATACCGCCTGAAAAAGAAAGAAAATTATTAATTCAAGCAAGAAAAAAATTAGGAAAACCACTTGTTTTTAGATACGAACCTGGAGTTTCTAAACCTCCATCAAAAACTTATAGATTTGCTAACTCTTCTGGTAATAGAGTTAATAGTGCTAATAAACTTAAACTAAAAGAAGAAAATTTAAATAAAAAATTAGAAGATGAAATTGAAGGAAATGAAGAAGAAGATGATGATAGTAATGATTCTGAAGAAAAAAGTAATAAATCAGGAGGAAAAAATAGTAAATCAGATGAAGTAAGTAATGATTCTGAAGGTAATGATTCTGAAGGTAATGATTCTGAAAGTAGTAAATCTGAAGATAAATAAATATTTTTTTAATTTTATATTTATAATTATATAATTAATATAATTATGGACATTAATAGTTTATCAGAAAGCATTTCAATAAATGACTTGAAGATAGGTGATTACATATTAGTAAACGGAAGATATTTTGGTAAAATAGTTGATATAATATGGAGTCACAATGGATATATTATAAAATTAGAGAATTATGAAAATTATGTAGATGAATTAATTTTAACATATAAAATTACAAATTTTGCAGGTAAAAGAGGATATATGTTAGTAAAATATGATGATAATATATTAAAAATTGATACAACTAATATTTGTGAAATATTTCCAATACTTCAAAGCATAAAATACGAAAATATTTCACAAAAAATATATACAAAATTATTATTATTAAAAAAGCAAATAGATGATTTTAAAAAAGAACAAAATGATTTTATAAGAAATAAATCTTTAATCGTTTCTGATGAAAAGATGAAAAGATATAAAGAAGAAGAAGGTTTGGATGATGATTATGCTGCATATGTTGCTAAAATGTATGATGATTTATTTGTTGAAAGTACTAATGTTAAATTTGAAGATAATTTTATTAATCCTGAAAAAGAATCTTCATTAGATATATTAGGTCAAGAACAAATTGATAATGATATCAAACCTGCATATATTCAAAAGTTAGAAGAATTTGATTCTATTAATGATATATATTATTATGATTTAAAAAATACATTAATGTATAAACATTTAATTTATGATGATGATATAGATACAATTTCTCTAGGAAAAGAATTAATTAATAAAATTAAAGAAAGTTTACTAATTTTACAACAAGGAAAAATTGAAGGACTTGAATCTGTTAATATTTTTGATTTTCTTACATTTAAAATTATTGGCGGTTATATTGAAATTAGTAGTATTTATCCTGAAATAAATGATAGAAGAATTATTACTCAAGAAATTGTTCCTAATTTAAAAATTTTAAGAAAACAATATGGAAAACCAATTGATTATCGTTTTAATAGAAGAATTATTTTACAAAATAAAACTGAAGAAGATATAATGGAACATAAAGATATAGCTAATGAAGCTATTAAAATTTTATCTCAAGAATATTTAATTGCAATGCAACCAAAAGTTGAATTTTTATTTTGGGTACTTGTCAGATTAATTGTTGCTTGGTTTGCTCATCCAAAACTTAATGAAAATATTTTTAAAATAAAAGTTTTAATAAATTTATTTAGAGGCCGTGGTGCAAGAGAAATTAATAAAGATATTGGTATTATGCCTATTATTATAGTCGTACCTCAATATGGTAAAAAATCAGCAACTACTGTATTATCCTTTTTAAGTTATTTCTTCTTTCCATACAGAAGAATAGGTATGGAAGATAGCACACCCACATATTTTAATAAATTAGATGATTTATTATATTATACAAATGGTTCAATTGAACTTAAGAAATATATAAAATATTTAATTAAATTAAAAAGAAAAATAACAAATCCTATGAATGAAGATATGACTAGTTTTAATATACCAAAAATAAATATAGAACATAAAAATTTATTATAAAAATTATTTCATTCCTCAATAATTTTTTATTATAAGTAATATAATAAAAAATTGTTTCATTCCTCAATAATTTTTTATTATAAGTAATATAATAAAAAATTGAATTCAATATTATATAATTATACTTAAATACAACATTATTAATTATAAATAATATGGCTCAAAATAAATTTGATTGGAATGAATTTCAAAAGGATACTATAGATAAAATAGGTAAAGACAATCTCATTAAGTATATTCTTAATGAGAAAAACAGAATTATTACTGAAAAATTTATTAGAGAAACATTAGGTAATTACGGTATAGATTATAAAGTTAATGATATTAGAATATTTCAAATTGCTATGACTCATCCTTCATATATTTTAAAAGATTGGACTTTATCCAAAAATTTTAAATTAATATTTATGGGAATTAATTTGATTGAAGGTGATATGTTATTACCTATTTCTGAACAGAATAGAAATATGGCTGTTAGTTTAGGTAAAACATCTTATGAAAGACTAGAATTTATTGGAGATTCTGTTCTTCGTCTTATTATTTCTGATTATCTTTTTATTAGATATAAGGATATGCAGGAAGGAGATTTAACCAGACTTAGATCACAATTAGAAAATGGTTCAGCTCTTGCTGAAATGACGCGACGAATTGGATTAAATAAATATGTTTTATTATCAAGAAATCATGAAGTAAATAAAGCACGAGAAAAAAATGAAAAAATTCAATGTGATATTTTTGAAGCATTTATTGCTGCATTATATTATGATACATGTGGTATCAAATATGAAGATATTGGAAAAAATCAAGAATTAATTAGTTTTGATAGAGGTATTGGTTTTGGTATTTGTTATAATTTTGTAACTTCTCTTATTGAAGATGAAATTGATTTAACTCTTCTTTTAGAAACAGATACAAATTATAAAGATGAAATTTTGCAAGAATTTCATAGAAGAAATTGGGGAGACCCTAAATATGGTCTTATGGAAGTTATTGTTGATTCTACTAAAATGGGTAAAAAATATTTTAAAATGTATGTTCGTGATAATGAAGGTAATATTATTGGACAAGGTATTGGCTCTTCTAAACAAAGAGGTGAAAAGTTAGCTGCTAAAAAAGCTTTACAATTTCTTCAAATTATTCCTGAAGATAATGAAGACATTATATTAAATGAAAATTCTGATGAAATTTATTTTAGAAATAATAATGATGATGATGGTTTCACTAAAGTTTCAAAAAATAAAAGAAATAAAAATTAATCATTAAAACATTTTTTTAAACAGAGGAGACATCTTTTATAAATGTTAATGCTTTAATTTGTTCAAAAATTGCATTTTTATCAAGAGTAGTAGCAGTAGAGGCACCAGGAGCATCAGGAGCACCAGCAGGTGCGGCAGGAGGAGCATTGGCATTTTTATATAATTCAAGTAATTTTTTTAATTCAGAATATTGATCCAAATATTTCATCATTGTATCTTTATCAGGAGGGGAATTGTTATTATTAGAAGTAGCAGGTTGTCCTAAAGGAATACCCACAACTGGACCAAATGGGTTATAAGGTGAAATAGGAATGACAGGTGCAGGATTAACACCCGGATTCATTTCAACAAAATCCATTTGACCTGGTATAGGTATTACACCTCTAACATGTCCTTTAACTTGAGCCATTTGTACAAATGGAATACTTCTTGTTGTGCAACATGATTCAACAAGTGGTGTATCAACCCATTCAAATTTAATACCATATGTACCTTGAGATTGTTCCTTTAATTCTTTTCTTTTCTTATTAATTTCTGTTGCAGTAATTCTTAAAAAATTTTCACATGCAGCCGGATTAAGATTAGGAAGCATCGGCATTAATGTTTGGTAGAGTAATCTATTCATATAATATAATATATATATAAATAAAGTCTATATAATATTTTTCATAACACTAATAATCATGATATGGTCTGAAGAAGGATTTTTATACCATGATTCCATTTTCATACTTTTTGTAATAATAGGTGAATTATATGAATCTATAACATGATCATAATTATATTTGTGTCCATATCCTTTTAAACTACAACAAGTTTTATTATTATTTTTATTTGCTTTAAAAGTAAAGTTTTTATTTAATACTTTTATATTTATATTATCATCAAGTTCTTCTGAAATATCTCTATTAAAATCACCTACTATAATAATTCGGTTAACATTGTACTTTTTAATAAAAAAAGACATATCATTTAAGGCAATATTAATTGGTTGAAAAATTGTTTGTTTTGTATTTACATAATGTCCAGCATGAATATTTATAAGTATAAAATAATAATTTCTTATTTTGTCATAAAATAAAATAATTGTAAAAGGTCTACCGGGTTCAAATTCTCCTTCTTTAATAAATATTTTATCTAATTTATGTTTATTCCAAATGGTTAAAATATATTCAGGATTAGAAAAACCAAGAAAACTATCAAAATCTCTTTTATCAAAAATCTGTAAAATCAATTCATGATTAACAACTTCTTGAAAACAGTAAATATCAGGATTATAATAATTATGTACATAATAGATATTTGATAATAAATTTTTTTTATTTAATTTTAAATTTCTATCAACCATATTTTCCCAATATATATTGTAGGAACATATCGATAAATTTAATTCATCATTCATTTATAATAAGTTAATAAATTATATTTATTATTTTTATTTTCAAAAACAATTATATAATTAATATATGGATAGTGATTATAAAGAAAAAAATAAATATCCCAATCTTAAAATAAATGGTAGATTATTTCCTGTTTGGATATTAAAGAATTTTGCAAAATATAAATTACCTGAAATTATTATAAAAGATGATGAGGACCCTTGTCAAATAAAAACTAAAGATGAACTCCGTAAATATCAAGAATTTATCTCTTCTTATTTAGATTATAAATCGCCTTATCATGATATTTTACTTTATCATGGTCTTGGTTCTGGTAAGGGTGCCACTGCTATTAATGTTTATAATGTTTTATATAATGCTACTCCTGGTTGGAATGTATTTTTACTGATAAAGGCATCTTTACATGATTATCCATGGGAAAGTGAACTAAAAAAATGGTTAGGAAAAACAGATTATGCACAAAGATATGCAAATATTAAATGGGTGCACTACGATTCTCCATATGCTGATAGAGAATTTATGGATGTTGTTAAAAATACTGATAGCACTCTTAAAAATTTGTATATTATTGAAGAAGCTCATAACTTTATTAGAAACGTTTATTCTAACTTGACTTCTAAGAAAGGTAGAAGAGCTGTAAATATATATGATTATATTTTACAAGATAAAAAAGACAATCCAATGACAAGATTAATTATGTTATCAGGTACACCAGTAATAAATAAACCATTTGAATTAGCACTACTTTTTAACTTGCTAAGACCAGGTATATTTCCAAAATCAGAAGCATTATTTAATCAATATTATGTTGAAAAAGGTTTAGTTTCTTCGATTAATCCAAAAACAAAAAATATGTTTCAAAGAAGAATTATGGGTTTAGTTTCTTATTATGCAGGTGCAACATTAGATTTATATGCAACCCAATCCGTTCATTATGTTGATGTTCAAATGACTCAATATCAAACTGATATATATAATCATTATGAAGAAATAGAAAATGCAATGGCTAAAAAAGTAATTTATGGTCAAAGTAAAGCATCTGAAACATATAAAACATATGTAAGACAAGCAAGTAACTTTGTATTTCCAGCAATAGACCAAACAGTAACAGGTGAAAACAGACCAAGACCATCAAAATTTAAAATAGGAGAAAAAGAAATGGAAATGCTCTTAAAAACAAAAGATACTAAAAAAATAAAAGAAACATTATCATCACAATCACAGGGCTATTTTAAAATGTTAGAAAAATTCTTAGAAACATTTGATGAGTATTTGGAAAAAATTTATAAAAAAGAATTAAATAGTAAATCAAGTATTCAATCAGATATGGAGAACTTTAAAAAATATAATACATTTGATGAATATGTAGAAAAAGAAAATAATAAATCAGAATTAATACAAACAATGATTAAATGTTCTGCAAAATTTGTTAATACTATTTTTAATATACTTAAAAGTCCTGGTCCAGTACTTATATATTCTAACTATGTCTTAATAGAAGGTTTAGATATTCTTAAAGTTTATTTGAAATATTTTGGTTTTGATTCATTTAAAAATAAGAATTCAAAAGACTATTTTAGATACGGAGAATTTCATAATGATATTAGTAGAGAAGTAAGAAAAGAAACTATTCAATTGGAAACTCAAAAAGATAATGCTTATGGTAAGTTATTAAAAATTGTTATGTTTTCTCCTGCTGGTGCTGAAGGTATCTCTCTTGAAAGTATTAGACAAGTACATATTATTGAACCATACTGGAATGAAGTAAGAATTACACAAATGATTGGTCGTGCTGTTCGTCAATGTTCTCATAAATATTTACCCAAGTCCGAAAGACATGTTGACATATATAGATACAGATCTGTTAAATATAATATAATAACAAAAGAAATCAAAGAAGGTCAAACTGTTAGAAAAGAAAAAATAGTTATAGAAGACCCAATTGAATTACAAACTGTAGATTTTGAAATTGAAGATATGGCTAGAAGTAAAAATAATTTATTACAAGGATTTTTAGATTCAATGAAAGAGGTTGCTATTGATTGTGAGTTATTCAAAAATCATAATATGATGGCATCAAAATATAGATGTTTTCAATTTAATGAAATATCATTATTTGATAAAAATATTGGTCCTGCATATAAAGAGGATATATTGGAAGATATTAAAATATCAAATGGCTCTAATAGTACTAATACTATTACAATTAAAGTTAAGGTTATAAAAATTAGAGGAATTGCCGAAAAAAATGAGAAAGAACCACTAAATTATTGGTATAATACTGAACATGGTACAGTGTATGATTATGATCTACATTATCCTATAGGTAAGGTAGTTTATGATGAAGCTGGAATACCTGAAAAGGTTGATAAGGAAACATATAAAATAGAATTTATAAATATTCCAACAATATAATTTTCTTCACAATTTTATATAGATTTAATTTATATAAAATGATTAAAAATGCAATAATTATAATTTTAATGTCTCTTTTATTAATAACTTTATATTCCTATTATTGTTTATCTAAAAAAATGATAGATTATGAAAAAAAAAGATTAGAATATATTATTAATAAAGAAAATGAACTTGTCGCTAAGGAATCTAAAATTAATAAAATTGAGGACTGTAATGATAAATATCTAAAATGTAAAAATATATTAGACCAAATTGATAACCTTATTGAAAATTCTAAAGACAAAGATGAAGATGAAGAAGATGAAGAAAATAAAGAAGATGAAGAAGATGATGAAGATAAAGATGAAGATAAAGATGAAGAAGATGAAGAAGATGAAAAAGAAAAATTAGATTCTTCTATACCCAAATCTGAGGGTACTGTTAATGCTGAAAAAATATTACAAATTGAAGATAATACTAAAAAAATATAATAATATTTAATTAAATTATTTATAATAATCAATTTTAGTATTAAGTTCGTTATTATATTGTCCAATAACAAATGTTAAGAAATTTTGAAACATTTTATTAGATGGTAAATTTATTAATTCTGTCTTTAATATATCTAATACTCTAAATCCAAAACTCCTATAATTAAAATCTAACTGTTCAATATTATGTTTTATTTCTGTTTGATAATTTTCTAAATCATTATCAAACCATATTATATTATTTATATATGCATCAATAGATATTCTTACTTTCTTTCCAGAGTTTGTTTTCTTAATTGCGTCTATAAATCCATTTACTGAAACAAAATCATTCAATTCTAAATATATATTATCAACAGTAAAAAAGGATTGATTAAGCTTTATATTAACATAATCATAACATCCATCATTAATCAATAATTCAAATTTCTTATTTTCTTCTAATAATTCATCAGATAATAAAGAACTAATACTTTTTTCTCTTTTATCAGTAAAATTAAAGAATCTTCTTAATTCACTTATATTTCTATGTTTACACATTGACATCAAAATATTATTTTCACCAGAATTATAAAATGGAATTTTGTATTTAATATCAAAATTTATAATTACAAAACATTTAATAATATTATTCATCTTTTCTATAAACCATTCTATAAATTTTGGTTTATCAATATATTCTTTAAGACGAAATTTTTCCGGATTAATTATATCTGTTCCTAATATTTGATCTTTTTCATAATTTATTTGTGATGTGTTTAATGTTATGGGATTTCCCCAAGAATCAAAAAACTGTATTGAAAGTTTTCTTATATTTCCTAAAAGTGAATCTTTATTAGTTAATACCGCAGAATACGGAATACATCTAAAATATAATGCTCCTAAATTCTTGTCAAATATTAATATAAATGATTGGTCTGTTATTGGATTTGTACCATAACTATAATTATTGTTTAATTCTTTAATGTATATTTGTATAAATCTATCACCAATTGGAGTATATACTTCTGTATCATCTGGTATATATCGATAATTTAGAATTACATAATCTTTCATTCTATCATATTCGTCTTTAATAAAATTTCGTTGATGACTTCTTTCTCTACAATAATCCCAACATGAATTAATTTGAACAGAATTATATTTAGGTATTACACCTGCATCTAATCTTATAAACTTTATATTATCAAAATCTCTATTAATATATGGATTATTTGTATTAATCAAATTAATAGTATATTCTTTGATTAATTCTGGACTTTTAAATACAAATATTTCCTCTTTAATTTCTATTTCTTTGCTTGGTTTAGTTTTTCTATTAACAGACTTTAATTCCTGTTTTAAATTACTTCTTGATACAGATGCATTTATACCACTATTAACTACTGGACCAAAATTTATTACATAATTAAAAGGATCTGGATAAATTTGAACATCTCTATCAATTGAATCAATATTTACTCTTATATCGAATAATGCTTCCTTTAACAAATTTTCATTTAAATTATTATAAATTGTATCCTGTTTATATTTAGTATCAAGCATTCTTTCAATTGGTTCATTCTTTTCAAAATTGGTTTTAATATTAAATTGAGAAAAATCTCGCAAGTTTTCTAATTTTGAACTATTTACTTCAGGTATATAAAAATCACTTCTAGGTTTATAGGCATTATAATTATTAACAAATTGTTGCTGGTCAGATACAGCCTTTGATAAATCAGCATTATTTGAAAAACCTGCTGCTGGAATAGCACTTGCATCAAAAGGTAAATTTTGTTGTCCTTGATATTGATAATTTGGTTCAATTCCAGATATTTGATTGTAAGGTTGTTTATTATTTTGAACACCATTTTGAACTCCATTATATGATGTTTGATTATTTTGATTTCTATTATCACGCATATTATTCTTCATGTTATATCTTACTATATAAATTAAATTATATATTAAGTTTTTAATTTAATTAAATTTGTGTTTATTTAGATATAAAATAAGATAAACAAATATTATATTATTATATTTAAAAAACATGGATGAATATTTTTTTTCAGAAAAAAATGTTTCAGATTTAACTAAAAAGTTAATATTAAATTTGGAACTAAGTCGAGAACAATTAAATAAAGATGTTGTTCTAAAGTGTAAAAAAATTGTTACTAATCATATGAGAGATACTTATAATAGGTTTGGTAGCATAAAACCTGACACTATCTCTCCTCAAGAATATATTATTAAAATGAATAATAAAAGTCTTAAGGATTGTATGAAAATGTTTGATTTAAAAAAAGAAGATGATTTAAAACAAAATAATCCCCAAAAGAAAAATGTTTCTTTTAATTCTGATTTTGGTTTACCTGAATCGCGTAATAATAAACCTGTTAATAATTCTCAAAATCAATTTATGCGACCGGAAGATATTATGAGAAATATGAAAAACCCTCAGCATCCTCAACAAAAGGCTAATCCTTCTAAGGAATATCAAGCTTATAGTGGTGATGGTGGTTATGCTTCTTTCTCTTCACTTGATACTGCTTCTGGTCCTTTTATTACTGCTACTGGTGAATATGGTATGCCTTTAGAAATGGAAGATACTGCTAAATATCCTTCTCATAATGGAATGGATGGTAAAAAGAATTTCGCTGATGAACTTGAAAGAAAAATGGGTTCTTTAAGTGCTCAATATGGTGGAGGACCTGTGAATATGGGTCAAATGAGTAATCAAAATCAAAATCAAATGCAACCACAAAATAATATGTATTTTGGTTTACCACCTCAAGGTCAGGGACAAGGTCCTCAGCAACTTAATCCAATGGTTGCAAAGTGGTTAAATCTTGATCCTAGTGGAATGCCTTTAGACCAAAAAGGTGGAGGTAATATGGGAGGTGGTATGGGTGGTAATATGAATGGTAATATGGGAGGTAATAATAATCCTAATTCGCAATTACAAATGCAAATGCAACAATTACAGATGCAAATGCAACAATTACAGCAAAGTGGTCAAATAAATCCACAAATGATTCAACAAATGAATCAACAAATGCAAGGCATGCAACAACAAATGCAACAACAAAATCAAATGCAAGCAAATCCTTATCAAGCAATGAATGGACAAATGGGTCATGGTCAAGGTCAAATGAATCCTAATGTTGATTATACTTTTTCTATGGGAGATGATATGGGGAACGATTTAAATGCTGCTTTTGGTGGTATGGGTAATAACTCTGTTTATAATGGTCCTGATTCTTTAAATGCTAGTTTTCAACAACCTTCTGGTATGAAAGGTAGTGTAAATACTAATTCTAATAATTCTAATAATGCAAATGATTTAGATGTAAGTAAAAGATTAGAAATGTATAAATCACAAAGAGAACAGAATTTTAATATCCCTAAAAATCCTAATTTTGATCCTATGAAATCTCCTCATGCACAACAACCAATGATGCAACAACAACCAATGATGCAACAACAACCAATGATGCAGCAACAACCAATGATGCAACAACAACCAATGATGCAACAACAACCAATGATGCAACAACAACCAATGATGCAACAACAACCAATGATGCAACAACAACCAATGATGCAACAACAACCAATGATGCAACAACAACCAATGATGAATAGACAAATGAGTCATCAACAGATGGGAAATCAACAGATGGGAAATCAACAGATGAGAGGTCAACAAATGAATCAGAATAATCAAAATGATTTTTTTTTTTTAAATAATAAAACAGATAATGAATTTGAAAAGAACATTAATTCAATAAGTCAGGCACCAAAACCAGAAAAGAAAAAAGAAAAATCAAAAAAAAGTAAAAATAACAAGAAAGATGATAATAATAAAAAAACTAATAAAAAATTAAATAAAACGAATGATTTAGATGATATAGATAAACAAATAGCAATATTAAAGAAACAATTAGAAGAAAAGAATAAAAAAAAAGATAAAAAAGAAAAAAAAAATATTATAACTAATGAAAATAAACAAGAAAATAAACAAGAAAATAAACAAGAAAATAATGAGATAGAAATTGATGATAAGAAAAAGGCATTATTTAAATTATTAATTGAGGCTAAAAAATCAGGTTATAATAATGATTCTAATAATAATGATTCTGGTTATTCATCATCAGTAGATACAAGTGAAAAAAAGGAAAATAATGAAAAGCCAATGACTTTAATTATAAATAATAATGATGTTTTAGAAAAATTATCAAATTCATCAGAAGTCTCTCAAAATTATGAAAATATTTTTAAAAATAATAAAAAAATATTTGTTGGAGATGATAAGGTATCAAATATACCAAAAAATCAAATTAATACTATGTTAAGTAGAGTTATAAAAGGTAAAGAATTGAATAGTTTAAGTATCGAATCAGGTAAAGTAACAGAAAAGGAGTGTTATAATGATTATATGATTAAGTTAGAAAATCCAATAAAATTAAGTGATATAGATATAACAAATGTAAATCTACCAAAAAGGGAAAATGAAAATATAACAGAGGAAAATAATAAATTAAATTTAGAAATAAATGGTCAATTAAAGGTTTTTGAATTAGAATCAAATTATTATAATAGAAATGAGATTGTGGAGTTTTTAAATGACGGTTTTGATGCTAATTCTTTTGATTTAAAGGCTTCAATAAATGAAGCTGATAAATTTGTTATAGAGTCTATAAATGGAAATAAATTCAAGATGTTTTCTAATGAACGAAGTATATTACCATATCTTGGTTTTGGTAAATCATCCTATATTAATAAAAATAAATACGAAGCAGAAAATTCTTTAGATTTAGGTGATAATATATTTTATTTAGTAATAGAAAATTTATCAGAGAATCCAATGTTTAAAATAGATATGGATTCAGATACAATTGAAAAATTAGAAAATCTAGATTCAGAAATTAATCTAGATCATCTGATTATAAAATTTTATAAAACAAAAAATAGTCTAATTAAAAATGATAGAGAATATTCATTTTTCTTTGAGTCTGAACACAGTATAAATTTTGATTTTACATAATTATTTTTTATTTACTTTATTAAAATAAATGTTTCTACATTTATTTACTTGTTCATCTGTTACTCTCTTAGCACAAATATGGTCAAATGTTTTACCTTTTAATAATCTTAAAATAAAATTAATAGAATATACACCACATTCAGAATTACCTCTTTGATGTTGTGTTTTATTATATCTAATATCATAATTATTTATACCTTTGTTTTTAAAATAATTTTCTATTTTTTTCATAAATTCTTTAACTTCATCAGGTGGTGGACTTGCATAAGAATCAGCAAAGTAAGCTTGACATTTTTTTAAATCAATAAATAAAGATACCCAATGACTACCAGATTTATAAGATGGATCTAGATTAAAAATAACACCTACTCTATTACTACCATTTTTTTCCAATTCACTAAAATTTAATGTTTTAAATGGTAAATAATCTAATTCTTGAAAATCAATTGGCACTGCTCCTAAAAATTTAAAATCATTATATTTATCTTCATATTGATATAATACTTGATTAATATCTATTGTAGATAACCAATCAAATTTACCTTGAGGACCATCAGGTCTAAAAACCTTATTTTCTAAATTATCTTTTGCCTCCTCTGACATTAATTTTGTAAATTGTTCATTTATCCATTTCTTATGATTATTATCAAATCTATTTTTAAATTCAAAAAGTAAATATCTTTTATATTCATCAGGATATAATGTTTCCATACTAGAATGTAATTCTATTTTATTACCTTCACCTTTTGAATCACACCATTTATTATATGCTTCAGACATTTCAATTAATACTTTTAAAGGTATACAAGAACCATTTTCAAATTCTAAATCAGGTGCACATTTCATACATGAAGGATCTTTTGGCATAATATCCTTAAGTTTTATAAGTGGAATGGGTGGTTTATTACTCATGTATATATTATTTATACAAAAAAAATATACTTTATAAAAAAAAACTTAAAAATATTTTTATAAAGCAAATATATCACATGTTAAAAAAAAATAAAATAGTATCAGCATTTTTATCTAATGTTAACACAAATCGTTTAATAGATAAATATATCGAATTAGGCAAAGTTTTATTAAATGTTGAAACTGATAAAATAATATTTTTGGATGAAGATGTTTATGAATTATTAAAAGATTACAATAATCAATTTAATACAATAATTAAAATAAATAAAAATGATGTTTATTTATTTTGTATAAAAAATGAAATTACAGATTTTCATTTAAATACTGATAATCCTAATAAAGATACATTAGAATATGTTTTAACACAATGTAGTAAGACTGAATGGATTAGAAAAGCAATCGAATATGATACAATAAATAATAATGTTTATGACAATTATGTTTGGTTAGATTTTGGATTAAGACATATTTTTAGTGATGATAATATTTTTATTAATTGTGTTGTGAATTTAAATAATAAAATTTATGATAAAGTTAGAATTGGACATATATGGAATTTAGATTATAAATATAATGTAAATTTATTAAAAAATATTTCTTGGTATTTTGCTGGCGGTGTTTTTGGGGGTAATCCCAATTTTCTTATTATATTTGCTGATAAAATGAAAGAAATGTGCATTAATCATATTAAAATATTTAAAAGTATTCCATGGGAAGTTAATTTATGGTATCTAATTTATCTTGGAAATAAAGATTTATTTAATTGTTATAAATGTGACCATAATATTACTTTATTAAATAATTATTGATTATAAATTAATTTGGAATCAATATAACTTTTTTTATAAAATCCAATTTTAGTTGTTCTATCCCACTCACTATAATTTATTATAACTTTGTCTTCTTCAACAACAATACTTAAACAATATTCAATTGGTTCCCCACTAAATTTAAATGGTGCAGAATATCTAAGTAAATTCAAGTTATCATCAAATACTACTATAGCATGATAATAATGTCTTGGTGATTCATATGAAACTAAATGTACCACAAACCATATTTCTTTTTTATTAGTTTGTTCATTAAAATAATGAAAACCATTTGTTGAACCTCTAAAATATTTAAAAATTTTTGGTACTTGTTTAATTTCAACTAAATTTAATTTATTATCTTCTATTTTTGAAATTGTTAATGGATACCAATTATATATAACATGTGTTTCTCCTTTATATTCAAAAAATACCCAATTCTTTTCACAACCTGAATCCTTAAAAGTACATTTTATTTCATTTGCTCTTAATATAAAATCATCAGTATTATACTTTCCTTGCATTATGCCTAAATTATTATTTTCATGTAATCCTGTTCCCATAAATAATAATTCATTATTACTATCTTTATAAATTCTAACATCCTCAATACCAATATATCTTCTATTATTAAAAAGTAAACCAAATATTTTATCGTTTATCAAATCAAATTTATAATCAAATTCAATAAATTTATTAATTGTAATAATGTTTTTATCACAATTTAAATATGAACCATTATTTGTAATATTATAATTTACATATCTAATATTTAGTTTATAGGTATTATCATCTTTTATTAAACAACTTGATGAAGAATTAAAATTTGTACTTTCATTATTTATAGGAACCTCTAATTTATTTGATAAATCAAATATTTTATAAGATGTTAATGTATCTTTATAAAATTTCATATTTTCTAATACTTTTCTATTCAAATTATCATCATTTGAATTGTTTAAAATTGTTATTATATTATTATTAATATTTCTTATTCCTAAATAATATGCAATAATAGAATATTCATATTCTATTTCATAAGTATATACATTATTATGTAAAAATAAATAATCGTCTTTATTTCGTTGTATATATAATTTTTCTAATGCCATCTTATAAAATGTATATGCTAATTTATGTTTTGATAATACTCTATAATATTTTATAATTTCATATAAATTTTCTAATCTTTCTGGATAACTTTCATAACCATTTAACCATGCATTTATTGCATCTGCTGGTCTGTCTAGTCTCATGTAAGATAATCCTATTCTGTAATACGAATACCATACTTCTTGTATCCATCCTCCCATTTCTATTCTTTTTTTATAAGTTTTAATAGCTTCTTCAAATTTACCACTATCATGATAACTGTTTGCAAGATAAAAATAATATCTTTCATTATTTGGTTCTTCTTTAATTCCTTCAGTCAATAATCTTATATCTCTTTCAAATTTATCATTTTTAGCACCACCATCGCCGATATCATTTATAAATAATACATTTTTATCTATATTAATATGAACTGAATCTGGAGGAGTTGCAATATGTTCATGTGTCACACCGACATATTTATATAAACCATTATTTTTTACTATTCTAAGATTTTTATAATAAAATGATTCTGAACCTTGTAATAAGAAAAAATTATCTCCTGTATTTAATATTTTTTTGTCAAATTTTCTTATTTCTAATATCATATCTGCATCTAATAATAATATATAATCTGACATACCAACACATGCTTGTAAAGCAAATGTTCTATTATAACAAAAGTTTTTAAAAGGTTCTTGAACTACTTTACCAGGTATATTATGTTTTTTTCCAAAGTTTTCTATAAGTTCTATTGTATTATCTGTAGAACCAGTATCACATATACAAAATGTATCAATAATTGGTAATACTGATGTTAATAATCTTTCTATAATTCTGCTTTCATTTTTAACAATCATATTTAAGCATAACGTTGGGATTTTTGAATTATTATCTGATATATTCATAATTATAATATTATCTTAAATAATTAATTTAAGTAATAAACTCATTAATTATAATAAGATTATGTATGAACTTTTAGAAAAATTGGATTATATTATTAATTCTAATGGTACAGATTATAATAAAATTGAAAATATTATTAAAAGTAATATATTATATGTTAATTTAGATATGGATGAACAGTCTCTTATTCTTGAGACTTTACAAGATAAAATTAATGAAAAAATTAAACAAGAAACTAAAGAAATTAAACAAGAAACTAAAGAAATTAAACAAGAAACTAAAGAAATTAAATCAGAATCACAAGATAATGATTTTAAACCACTGTATCCTTTTAAGAAAAAAGGTACTTATATTCCTAGTAACCCAATAATGGTTAAAGGTAATGATGGTAAACTTGTTTCAGAAGGAGCATTTATGTCTTCTATAACAAAAGCGGTTATACTTGATGAAATTAGTGAAACCGAATATTTTAGAAGAAAAAGTATATTTGATAAATTGGCTGCTATTATTTTACCTGCACAACGTTCTCCTGAATGGTATGCTGCACGGAATTTGCGTGTTACTGGTTCTGATGCTGGATGTGTTTTAAATATGAATAAACATGAACCTCAATTTAATTTTATACTTAAAAAAGTGTTAGGAAGTACATTTGATGGTAATGCTGCATGTTATCATGGTAAAAAGTTTGAGCAAGTTGTTACGATGATGTATGAATTAGAAAATGATGTATCAACAGTAGAATTTGGTTTACTTCCACATGAAAGCATAAATATTTTAGCAGCAAGTCCTGATGGTATTTGCAGTCCATACAAAAGAGATGGAAAAACACCAAGTTCACTAGTTGGAAGAATGCTTGAAATTAAATGTCCAACAATGCGTAAAATTAAATATAGCGGTGATATTAAAGATACTATCTGTCCTGTTTATTATTGGTGTCAAATCCAACAGCAAATGGAATGTTGTAATTTAGATGAATGTGATTTTGTTCAATGTAATATTGAAGAATATAGTTCAAGAAAAGAATGGTTATTAGATACAAGTGATGAATGCGATTATAAATCTAAAAAATATGGTTTAGAAAGAGGTGTAATTATTGAATTAATACCATTTAAATTAGGTGAAGATGATTATAAATTATATCAAGGTAAAACATATTTAGCAGATTTGACTCTTTGGAATAAAACTACATTCTTATATCCTCCAAAAATTGATATGAGTATTAAAGAATTAGATGATTGGGTTCTTGAACAACTTGAGAATTTAGATAACACAGTAAAAGTTAATAGAGTTATATATTGGAGACTTGTAGAAAAGAACTGTACTTTGATATTAAGAGATAAAAAATGGTTTGATTCACAAATGCCTATATATGAAAAAATATGGGGTTATGTAACTTTTCTAAGAAATAATCTAGATGTAATTGAAGAATGGAAAAAATGGATTGATTTGCAGCCAAGAAAGTATAATGATAAAATAATGCAAAAATTAGATGAACTTATTGAAAATAAAAATAATCCTGATAAAAAAATAGTTAAAAAAAACTCCAATATATTTATTAATATTGATGATTATAATGAAAAACCTAAAGAAGAAAATAATATAGATAATTTAAAAAATGAGAATAAAGAAGAAATAGCTATAGCTTGTGATGATAAGCCAAAAAGAAAATATGTTCGTAAAAATAAAGTTAAAGATGAACAATAAAAATTGATTTTTTATAAAAATAATTATATATACATATTATATATAATGAGTGTCCTTGTTTCAGAAAAAATCGAAAAATGTATAAATTCATCTGACAAAATAATTTATTCAGAAGAAGATGATTTGGGAACAGATGAATTTATAGTAGAATTTGAACCAAAAAAATATATAAAACTCGACCCTAAAAAGCAGAAAGAACAAGATATTTTAACTTTAATGGGTAAAGTTTCAAATAAAATTTACGATGTTATTAATTTTCAAGGACAAGAATATTATTTAGATAAAGATTTTAATTTGATATTTGATGAACACATAAATGTAATTGGTATTATACAAAATAAAAAGCATATTTTTTGGTCTGAATTTAATAAAATTATTGAAAAAAATAAAATAGAAGATATATGTCTAAAAAATATAATTAAAGAAATATTATTATAATTTATTAAAAAAAATTATTTTTATGTCAAAGTCAAATGTTCTCAAGTTAAATGATATTAGGAATAATTTAGAATTAAAAAAACTATTGGATAATATAAAACCATTATCTTTTATTGTTTTTGGCTCATATGCTAATAATAAAGCGACGATGACTAGTGATATAGATTTTATGATTTTTTTAACTAGAAAACAAATTTTATCTCAAAATTTTAATGAATTAATATTAAAAATAAAATTTAATTTGCAATCAATTTTTAATAAAAAAATTGATTTAATTATCATGTTATTTACTAATAAAAAAATTAAATCCTATCATAATCTTGATGATTTTAATACTAATTTTATTTATAATGTCTTAGGAGAAGGTATTACTATTTATGGAACACAATTTCAAAATATTATAGAAGAATCTTTAATATATCAAAAAATTTAAAAAGTTAAAAGTTTAAAAGTTTATTTTATTATTTCCGTCTTATTTTTATATGTAATTAATCGCATTTTGCAACAATATAATTTTATATTTAATGATTCGATTAATTTTTGTTTTTGTTCTAATTTCATTTCTTCATCATAATTAGGATTAGATTCTATCTCTTCTAGTCCCCTTTCATAAGGTATCTGTCTGTTCGCTATTAGTGTTCCACAAGATGGGCAACGGGGGTATATCATGCTTATAAATATATATAACCTTATATTTATAATATTTATTTTTCAAAATTTTTATTAATACCATTATATATAGGATTATAGATGGAATTAGTTGCTCCGTATAATGTTTTATATCCTAATGATTCAGACCAAATTGTTAAATCTGAAAATAAGGAAAAAGAAAAATATGTTAACCCTACTAAACAATTAGTTAATAATTATTGGGATCTTAATCGCTCTATGTATGATAATAGAGGCAAATATTTTGATTCTTATCTTTTTAATGCAAAATTTGATGAATACATTAAAGAACAACAAAAAAAAAGACTTCTTAAGCAAGAAGTACAGTTGAGAGATTTGAATAATGTCGAAAATATTAAAATTCATCCTTATCAATTACCTCTTAATAAAATTATGATTAATCTTAAAGACTCTTGGTTTAATGTTTTTGATAATATTTCTAAAAATAAGCCACCTCTTACTAATGTTTCTAATGATGATTTATTTTATTTTGGTGTTACATTACTTGCAATCTATCTTATTTATACTATGTTGTCTTTTATTTTTGATTAACAAATCGCTAACGCATTCAAACTAATTTAACAAATCACTAACGCATTCAAATTAATTTAACAAATCGCTAACGCATTCAAACTAATTTAACAAATCGCTAACGCATTCAAACTAATTTAACAAATCGCTAACGCATTCAAACTAATTTAACAAATCGCTAACGCATTCGTTGATATCATTACCAGTAGGAGGATTTGTATAAACAAAATTATAAGTTGGATGAAACTTATACATAATTTTAAAGTTAGGGTCTTTATTATCTAATTTCTTTTTTCTAATTGTTTGAATAAATTTTTCAAGTTTATCCTTTTCTAATTGATAATCTTTAATTTCCAGCATTTTATAAGTAAAAAAGCAGGCTCCTTTAGAACTTTCACCTTCAAATAAAAAAGAGCGAATAGCTACTTTACCATTTTCATCAAATTGAGCAATTTGGTAATATCTTACTTTAAGTTTTTGAAAAACTTTTTTATCAGGCTGGTCATAATATCTTTTATTATAATCACAACCATTAACAAATTCAATATCTTTATTGATTGCTAAACCCTGTTGTTGAGTAAGTGGTAAATTTGTATAATCAGTAGTTTTAAAATATTCTTCTAACATAATATTTATATATTTAATTTATATTAAAAAAACAATAAATTACTTATATTTATATCATTTCTATACATATCTGATAAACCATTCATTATATTAGATGGTAAAACATTATTATAATTAATTACTGCTGATTTTATATTATATCCTTTATAATATTTTGATTGTTTGTTTAATAATATTAAATTGTCTAAAAGAGTATTTAATGTTTTTTCTACTGATTTTCGTATTTCTATTAATTTATTATCATATGCATTTTCGCCTGAATTAAATACAAAATTATTTAAATTATTCAAAATCCTTAATTTTGTATCAACTAGTGTACTAAAATAACTATCAGTTAAATTATTATCAATTAAACAATACTCATATATTTTACAAAAATATTCCAAATCATTTGTTATACTTAAATATATCGGTATGCTAACATTTTTATAATCAGCCATATAAAATAATATATCTACTATTTCTGGATATTTTTCTAATATATTAGATGATGGATGTATTAATTCAAATTTCTCCTTCTTCTTTTGGGATATCCCCAAAATATTATATTCTCTATATGTATAAATATAATATATCAATATTGATGCAAATAATAGTCCTATTAATAAATTTGTATTAAAATCTATTTTGGAAAATACAAATAAAAATATTACTAATAATAAACCATATAAAAATACATATTTTGGATCATCAGTATTTATTATATTATATATTGTATTATCTGTTTTTATTTCTCCTGTTTCTTGATTAAAAAAACTTTTCATAATAATTAATATTATTTAAGAAATAATATTTAATATATTAATAATTAATGGAAGAAGAAGAAGTATTTAAACATAATATTTCTGATAATAATTCTGCTTTTATCAATTTACAATCAATTGAATTAGGTAAATGTTGTTATGCTAACATTAAAGATTCTACTTTTTTTTGGAATAATATTAATTCTTCTGATGATTCTTTAATCAATCATATGTATTCTCTTATGGATAATACTTATCAAAAAAAAATTAATCTTGTTAATATGCTTATTAAATCTAACTTTGTTTTGCCATCTAAATCATCATCTGATATTATTAAATTTTTTAATACTATTTCTATTCTTAGTCCTGAATATTCTTTAGGCGAACGAGAATGGGTTTATAAGTTTGTTAATAATAATAATCTCAATAAATTATTTATACACAACTCTGTTTCAAAAAAAGATAAATCATCATATTTCTATAATAATTTAATTAATCCCATAAAAAATATTTTTGTTAATTCATCTATTAAATATTATTATTATGAATATAAATCAAAAAGATTTAATAAAACTACTGATATTATCTTTGTTTTTGATTTATAATTTATGTTATTTTTATTCCATTAGTGGATTTAACTTTTCCACTAATACTAATTTTTGAATCATGTAATTCATCATGACACTTATAACACAATACTATTAGATTTGCTTGTGAATCTTTTAATAAATGTGGCTTTTTGCTATTTATTAATCCATTTATTCCAGATTTAAAATCCTTCTGCCAGTTTATATGATGTGATTCTAATTTCTCTGAACCTCCACATACAGAACATGCATCCATATATATATCCTTATTATATAAAGATTTCTTATCCGATACTAATTTATTTTTCTGGTCTGCTTTCTCTAATAACTCATTTTTTAATTCAATTGCTGAATTTATAAATATTGGGTCATCTAATATATATTTTGCAATTGTTATACCATATATTTGTTCTCCTGTCCCTTCTGATAATTTTCTGTTAAAAATTATTTCATCTCCTTTCTTTTCTACTGATAAATGAAAAAATCTTAAGGAATCCAAATTCTTTATTTTCTCTATTTTTACCAAATCATGCAAATGTGTTGCAAATAAAAATTTTGATTTCATTTCTATTAATTTTATTATTGCTGATGCTACTATTGCATTAGCTGATAAATATTCAGTGCCACGACATATCTCATCTCCTATAATCAATGTCTTTGAATTAGCCTTCTTTAAAATTGTTCTTAATTCATTCATTTCTACTATAAATGATGAATGACCTTTGAATAAATTATCATTTCCTGATATTCTTGTATACAGAGAATCAAATATACCATATTCAAATTTTGTTGCTGCTACATATAAACCACATTGAGCCATTATTAAATTAAGACCAATTGCTTTCATATATGAACTCTTTCCAACTGCATTACATCCATAAATTAAATTACCGTTTGTATCATTATCTAACTCCACATCATGAGGTACATATTCATAATCAATGATTCTTTCTATTATAGGATGTCGCATTTCTTCTGCATATATTTGTGATTCTTTGTCTGATATAATAGTTGGTTTTACATAATGATATTTAACACTAGTGAATGCATTATTTGTAATCAAATCAATTTGAGAAATTGTACCAATCAATTTTAAAAATAATGATGAATACTCAAAATACCATTTATGTACATCCTCATAAAATGCAGTTTTTACCTTTACACCTAACTGATTATATAGTTCATCAATTTCATCTGAATGGTCTGATAATCCTTTATATGTAATTTTACTAGTTGTTGTTTGATATGTAAAAACCAAATCTGATACTTTTATTATTTTACCATCAGTTAACTTGATTTCTGTTTTATGTTCCTTTTCTAATAATTCTTGTAGTTTCTTACCTCTAAGCTTAGTAGTATTTAAATAGTAACCATCTCTATCATTATGTTTAATACTTAATGTTAAATTTGCATCATATTTTTCAAGTGTTGAAGCAAGTTTTTCAATTAATCCAATTCCATTTGATATTTTATCTTCTAATTCATCTATTTCTGGATGAATATCTTTTACATAAAATGATTCTTTTATTTCAATTAAATTATTTATTTTTAATTTTTCAATCTGAAAAGTATTTTCTAAATAACTTACTGCACTATTAAATTTTTTAATGTCTTTTTTATCAAACATTGTCAAAATATTCGTTTTAAATTCACTTTTCATTAATAATTCAAATATCTTCACTATATTTCCAAAAGAATCATATACTGAATAAAGTTCATATGGTTGTATAACTTTTATAGAAATCTTTCTGAATAACTTATCTAAATCTGATACTCCCTTTAAATAACTTCTAGTTTCTTCCCATAAATTTAATTTTAAAATCTTCTCAGTTAAATTGTATAACTCATTTATTGTCTTTGTATCAGTATAGGGAGCACATAATCTGTTTCTCAAAACTCTTTTACCCATTGGGGTAGCACAATTATTTATTACACTATTTAAACTATGAAATTTAGTATCTATTTTATCCCAATTATAATAATCAACAATATTTAATTGATATTGGGCATTATTTCCTAATATCATATATTTGTGTTCATCAAAATATTTGGGAATTTTAAGTTCCTTTAATAAATTTTCATTATGTTGAAATATGTAATCAAATGATGATATCATTGATATTATTGCATATGGATATTTAGATAAATCCAAAAATTCAATTGGTGTTTCCATTCCGCATTGAGGATATACCTTTTTGAGTTGTGTATTTTGATAAGATAATTTAGTAAATGCTGGATTAATTTTATTATATGTTAACATTGTTTGATTTGGTATTATATCGATTTTTTCTATTATCTTTTGTTTTAAATCATTATTTGTATTATCAATTTGATATACTATAAGTTCAATTGGCCTAAAATAATGATAAAATCGCTGTGCTTCTTCTAAACTCTCATTCTCATCGATAATTCCGGAACCATGTGATTCATAATAAATTACTTGACCAGTAGATGTATCGACTGCTGACATACCAATTGAAATATTTGATTTTGTACTGTTCAATGATGTATTTACTTCAATATATAAAATCATTAAATACTTATTTTCAACTGTTACTGTGTCAATAAATGTTCCCGGAGAATATACTCCTGTAACTGCTCTTGCTGGATTAGGTGGTGGTGTTACTTGGTCAATTACTACAACTGTATAACTGTTATCAATTAGAATCTTTAGAAATTTTGATATACTATGTGATGGGAATCCCAACATATATGGATTTTTCTCATCTATCACAGATATTGATTTATCTTTTCGTGTTACCACTATATTTAATAAATCACTTAGTTGAAATAAATTGGGACCACGCTCATTTGTTGAATATGCTTCGTGAAATGAACCAACTGCCATTAATACCACTACTTTTGAACCATACTTACCTTGGTACTTCTCATGATATTGCCAATATTCTTCATGAATATTCATTTTAGGTTGCTTATTGCTTTTTGACATTTTCTAATTAATTATATAATAATATCTTTAAATTATTTTATGTTATATAAAAATAATTATTCACAATAAAAAAGATGTTGCTTACAATATAAATTAATTTTTGATATATTTTTAGGTGTCTTATTAATATTTTTTATAAGGTGTGTTTTACAAATTGGTTTAGTACAGATTTTACCATTTGTATGAATATAATAACATTTATATTCGTATATTCCATTATTTTTTTTTATTTTATTTTTCATCCATTCATTAGAAGACAAATCAAAAAATTCTGATGTAAATTCTGATATATTATAATTCATTATATAATGAAAAGTAATAATAATAAAAAAATAAAAATAATAAAAAATCAATTTTTTTTATCAATAGCATCTTCTAATTTATCAGAAATATAATCTTTAAAGACCTTTATAACATCACTTTCTTTTTTATAGAGGTCATACCAATTTAAGTTGTTTTCACGAATAATTTTTTTTAGAACATGTTTAACCATATCTTTAGTAATTAGAATATCTTCCATATAACCAATTTTTTTTTCAATATCTCTATCTGTATCTCTAGCTAATTTTCCAACATTATAATCAGATAAATTTTTAATAAGTGAAACCTTTCCATCATCTATTTCTAAATAAGCAAGAAGTTGTAATAATTCATTATATAACCATTTATCAATAATTTTATAATAAAAATATTTAGTTATAACTTTTTGCACTGATTTATCTTTATTTAGGTCTTTATAAAATCCGGTTGTAAAATATCCTGGTTTATTATATGATACAAATGCAGTATCTGTTTTAGGGTTATAAAATTGGTCTTTACCATAAATAAGAGGATAGATTAAAGCGGTATCTTGTCTTGTAGACGGTTCTGCTGTCACTAAATTTAAATATGATTTTGCTGTATCAGTTATCCAAGAACTAATTGTGGTCATAATTATATAATAATATTATATATAATTATTTCTATTTTTGTGTTAAATTTATAAAAATATCTTTTATATCCTTAATATTTTTTAAATTTATTATTTTTTTATATAATTTATCTTGCTCAATATCTTTATCATATATTACTTTTATTACAATAGATACTTTATCTCCAAAAAATTTTATAGGGAAATCATTATATTTACCATAAACAATAAAAATACTATTTAAAATTCTTTTTTGAGAATAATAAGGTAATTTATCAATTTCATCATTAAGATAATTTACAGCATCTTTTAAATTATATATTTCATAAACATCTTTTAAAAAATTATAATCACTGGAACAAAAAAATATTGTTTCATCAAAAATATCATGAGATTCATATTTTTTTGATATGGTATCACATTTTATACTGCTAATATATTCATTAGTATCTTTTTTATATATTACTTTGGTTGGACAAGAATTATATTCATTAATTATTGGTTCAAAACTTAATGGATTATAAAATAAATAATTTGCAGGATAACAAGGACCAATACATTCATTAGCCTTTATTTCTTTATTTTCTCTATTTTTTTTATTTTCATCTACTGATATAAAATTATTTTTTAAATTATTCATTATATAATATATTGTATATTATATATATAATATGAATTTAAATAAATCTCTAATTAAAAAAATAGATAACATTACTAGTTTAACTAATGAATTTGATAAAACATTTAAATTGATACAAAGTATGACTGAAAATGAAGAACAAAATAAAAGTAATATTATTGAAAATATATATAAAATTACACAATTATATATTTTTCTAAGAGCTGAACATGGAAGTATTATTGTTTTTTTAAATAATATTATTGATGAAATAAAATCGATGGGTAAAGAATTTAATGATGCATATTTACAAAAATTATATGATTTATCTGTTTTTAAATCAATTTTAGGAAATGTAGAAGAATTAATAAATAATATTGATATGGAATATAAAAAAATTGCTCTTAAATATCCAAAATATATCAATAAAAAACCATTAAGATTATTATTATTTATTAAAAATAAACAAGAAAATGTAGATAAGGTTGATATTTTAGAAAGAGTTAAAAATTTGCATCCAGAAAATTCCTATAAAGTTATTGAAACAAAACCTAATGCTAAGGTTAGTCTTAAAGAAATAATTAATAAAGATATTACTCTCAAAATAAAATCTTTACCTGCATTATTTATTATTAACAATAATAATATTACAGAAATTTCTTCAGATAATATTATTAACGAAAATAGTATTATTAGTCTTATACAATAAGTTTTTTTATCAAAATATAATAAATTTAATTTATTATTATTTATTATATTTATTTATATTATTGGAATAATGGATATTAATTACGAATATAATATAATTAATCAAAAAGATCAACTATTTTTATATAAAACTACAGAATCAATAATTTATAATTTATTTAACAAATTAAATAAACAGCATCAAAAACTACTTATCAAATATTTATTTAAATTGATAATGATTTTTACTGTCTATTTTAATGATGAAAATATTGTTAAACAACTTTGTATTAATAATTATCAGGATATTTATAGCTTACTTATTTTATTGTTGCCTTATTATGATATTAATCTTTCAAAAAATATTACTTCACTTGACGAATTATTTCTTAATAAAAATAATAAGGCTAATAGTTTTGAATCCAGTTATTATATTGATCACTATGATTTAAAAGATAATCAAAATTATTTAAATGAGTATTTTGATTCTTGTTTAAAAGCAATAAATGACACCCTGAGTCAAGTTAATACCAAATTGCTACCTAATTGGCTAAATATTTTTCCATACACAATGCTTAATTATAAACAAAGTAATGCTTATAAAAATCTTTTAAGTAAATTTATTAAAGGAACATTTACAAATTATGATATTGTATTTTGGAATGTTAATATTGATTCTTTTAGTTTTAAAAATAATTATTTTATTAATAATGAATTCTTTATTTTAGGTTATAATAATTTGTATGGAACTATTTATAATTTTTTATATATGGATATTAAAGATATTAAATGGATGATTTTTGATGTTAATGTAAATAATATTATTGTACCAAATATTTTAGTTATTAGTCAATATTTAAATATTTCTAATATTTATCATATACCATGGAATAAATTGGAAAATAAAAGTTTTATTGTTAATAATTTTATTAATTTATTTAATAATGTTAACAATAATAATAATTTTAAATCGCTAATACTATTTTACCTGAGATGGGAAAGAGATGTTCAATTTATTAAATTAATACAAAATATTAAGGAATGTGATTTTATAATTAATAATTTGCAAAATTTATATGAAGATAATATTGATGATGAAGATAAAGAAGATAAACTTATTTACGATGATGAACAAATTAATAGATGTATTCTTAAAATTATTCCTTTTATTAAAGTTGAAAGATTATATACATATATTTACGAATGTATACATAAATTTAATTTTACATGGTATGGTTATTATTGTCTATCTGATGAAAAAAATATTTTATCTTATGATGATTTTTTTAATAAATATTTTGCATCAAATGATGTTATTTTTAATAACGAAAACCAGATGTATTTTTATATTACTCCAAAAAACTTTTATAATTACTTTAAATCTTTAATACATCATACTGTCGATAATAAATATGTACCTTTAGGAAATACACATAAATGGGATAATTTAAGCACAAATTGTAAAAAAATTTTTATTAATAGAATTAATTCTGATAAGATGTATGAGTGGTTTAATATTAAAAGGAATCTGACAAGAACATTTAATAATCCTAATTTAGCTAGAAAATATAATTCATCCATTATTAATAAAATAACTAAAAAAAAAATTATTCCTACTATTATTTTTGAAACACTTGTTTATAATGGTTTATTGTCTTATTTTGTTTTTAATAATAAGTTAACAAATAGTACAATTATTCCAAATAAAAATAAGGATTTTAAAAATTGGAAAAAATATATTATAAAAAATCTAAGTATACTTCCTTATAATGATTCATATCATTGGATTTCGAATACTAAAATGTCTGTGTATGGTGATAAAATGATAAATTCTATTATTGATTCACTTTGGATGACAAATTTTGGTGGAGACTGGATTTTTCAAATTCAAATGTTTCATCGATACTTACATCAAAGAGTAATTTTTATTACAGGTGCTACTGGTGCAGGTAAATCAAGTATTGCTCCATTTGTTATTTTATATGGTGTTAAGAGTTTAAAATTTAATAACAATGCTAAAGTTGCCTGCACACAACCAAGAATTCAACCAGTTACAAATAATGCTTCTAACATCTCTAAAAATATAGGTATGCCATATGAGGAAACTCGAAGAAATATTAATTATATTCAATATAGATATGCAGAAAAAGAAATTTATGATGAATATTATCATCCTGCATTAACATTTTATACTGATGGTTTATTATATAATATTATTATTAATAAATATATCTATAAAAAAACTGTCAATTTTACTGAAAATAATATTACTATTTCTAAAATTTTAAATAAAAATATTTTTGATGTTGTTCTTATTGACGAAGCACATGAACATAATAAATATATGGATTTAATTTTAACTTTATCTAAGTTTGCTTTGTATATCAATAATCAAGTTACTTTAGGTATTATTAGTGCTACTATGGATACCGATGAAATTATATATAGAAAATTCTTTGAACCTATTGATGATAATTGGATTGCTCCTGTTAATATAAATTATATTACTAATCCTAAAGGTAATTTTAATTCACAATTTATTGATAGGAGAATACATTTATCAGTTCCGTTTGGTGGTACTAATTATGAAATTAAAGAATTTGAATATGATGCTAAATCAATTGATTCAACGATTCTAAATAATAAAGTACTTTTTATATTAAATAAAATTATAAATAATTCTAGTTCTGGAGATATTCTTATTTTTGAACCTAGTGTTAAAGATATTGAATTCATGGTTAAAGAAATTAATAAAATGACTCCAGATAATATAATTGCTATTCCTTTTTATAAAGATATTAAACAAGATATTTTAGAAAATATTGTTAAAAAAATTGATGATCCTAGAGTTCGTAAAACTATCAGATATCCAAAAAAAAAATATTCTATCAATGATGTTTTAGATAAACATGATGATGATTTACCAGAAAATAGTTATAATCGATTTATTATTGTTGCAACAAATATTGCTGAAGCATCTATTACTTTAGATACCTTAGAATATGTTATCGATACAGGAAATCAAAGAATAAATATATATGATTATGAAACAGATACAGAAAAAATTGAAACTAAAATTATTGCTATTCCTAATCAAAAACAAAGAAGAGGTCGTGTTGGAAGAGTTAAACCTGGTTCGGTTTATTATGTTTATGATAGAAGTAAGCTACCACTCAAAGTATTCTATAAAATTGGTATAGAAAATCTAACTAATGAAATTATTTTATTAATTACGCAGACTGATTCTTTTTTTATTAATAGTGATAATGACCCATATAAAGCTAATGATATTGATATTTTACCAGAAATTCTTAAAAATCAATATTCTTATCTTGATGATACTAATATTAAACAAATTTATTCGTATGATAAATACAATAATATTCCTTGCAAAAAAAATGTTTCTGATATAGTATATCCTCATATAGATGGTAAATATAATATTGATGATTTAATTGATAATAAAGGTATATTTTATATTATACATCCTAATGAAGATGATTTTATTAGAGAAATTAATATAACTGATTCTATAAATAAAGGACTAGCTATAGTTGAAACACTTGAATCATATAAAAATAAAATAGAATTAATTATTAAAAATCTTAAAAATGATAATATTATTAATGAAAATGATAAATTTTCTTCTTATGGTAATTTATTTGTTAACATTTATACTATGTTTAGAAATTATATAGACAATATTAACTATATTAAAATTATTTTAGATATAATGTCCTTTAATTTATCAATTGATTCGCCCATTATTAAAAATTTAATTCTTTTTATTATTCAAAATAGTACTGATATAACTTTTTTATTAAATAAAGGAATAACTGGAAAGGCTGATTTTTTAATTAAAACAAGTTTTATACCTAATGATTTATTTAATAAAATTGATTTTAGTAAAATTGATAAGAATATTATTAATGATATTAAAAATAATGAATACAAAATAATTGACAATTTTTTTGATAAAGAAGTTAAAAACATATTAATTAAAAAATTTAATATTAATATTGATAAATTTAAAAAATATAAATTTGTCTATTTGATACCTGATATTATAAAAAATAATTTATTTCAGATTATTACCATTCTTAAATTATTTTATATAATCAAATACTTTATATACTCAACAATAAATGGTTATTTTGATGAGATTAATTTAAATGATAATAAAAAATATAATAAAGAAATTTTTAATGAATTTCTAAATCTTAATGATTATGATAAAACAACTCTCATTTTAGGTAAAAATCTTTATAATAATATTTTAATTAAAATTTTTGATACAAAATATTATATTAATTATAATAACAAAAACTACATTTATAAATTAGAATCATTTGATATAATTATTAAAAATAAATTAAATACAATTACTAAAACTATGGTTTTACCTATTTATAGAAATTATTATGTTTTATCAAATAAAATTAATGATGAATTTAAAATTAGTGAAATTACTATGATAACTGAAAATATTATAAAAATAATTAAAAAGTATTTTTATAAAAATAACAGTTTACAAAAAAATATTGTTAATAAAAAATTATATGTAGGTGATAATGATATAATGCTTAATATGAACAAAATTATTAATTTTATTAATTCATCCATATCGTAAAATTAATTTTGTATATATAATTATATATTTACTAATGATTGAAAAATATTTTGAAATTAAATCGATTGACCCTAAATTATGGGGAAAACAAGGTTGGATATTTTTAAATTGCATTGCACTTACATATAAACCAGAATTTAAAAATAATTATAAATTGTTTTTTGAACAACTTCCTTATATTTTACCTTGCATAACTTGTGGTAAAAATCTTAAATCTAATATTAATGATGTTGATAATGCTTTAAAATCAAAAGAATCTCTATTAAAATGGTTAATTACTATTAGAAATGGTGTATATGATGATAATAATGAGTCATATAAAAAAAAGAGTATGAAAGAAACATTTAATGAAATATTTGAACAAAATCAAGATAATAGATATATATACATTATCATGAGTATTATAATTATGTTAGTTCTTATTTTTGTATTTAAATATGAATTTAACAAAAGAAATGTCTCTTAAAATTTATAACATATTACTTATTTCTTTTACCAAATTTATATTTAATTGCTCTAAATTTTTTTGACTAATAGTATCATTTATCCATTCATTTATATTTGTATCTGCTTTTATAAATATATTATCTCTTACTTGTGTTATATAACTGCTATAATCTCTTATTAATTTTTTATAGGAAAACTTTCTGTTTATTAATTCTTTATTTATTAACTTAAATAATTTATCTCTAGAAATATTTGGATTTTCCATTCTCATATCTGCCCACCATATACACCATAATGCACAAAAACCATTTGGATCACCTATATAATCACTCTTTAATTCGCTTATTTCTTTTATCTGAAAACCTATTTTAGGCATATAATCTTTAGGTTTAAAATATTTTATTTTTGTATTTATTGAATTCATTTGATTCTCTAATTCTACATCTAATAATTCTGCAAAATAATTTAAATCAACTGGAGCATAGGCTCCATGTGGTTCAAATCTTTCTGCTTCCATATTTTTAATGTCTATTATTAAGTAATTTGCATGATTATATACAGTATTTGTAAGTACTAGTTCTATATTAATTGGTACTATATAAAAATGATATTTATTTCTTCTATTATACTTTATCAATGATTTTAGTTGACTTTTTAAATCACCCTTTTTTGATGAAGGTAAATATAAATTTTTATTTTTCCATACTATTTCAAACCCTAAAACTTCACATATTTTTTTTGTTGGATCATCATTAATATTATGACAATTTATTAATGATTCATTCAAATTTAATATTTCTAATGATGTTGATAAAAAATTTGTACTTATCATATTAAACTTATTATTTAAATAAATTAATCCTGTCATTACATCTATTGATGAACCTGTGAAAGTTGATATGACTACATTTGGATAATTTTTAATTAATTTTGTAAATTTATTGGCTACTGGATATGAAGTCATTTCAAATGTATTTTTATTTTCTAAAAATATTGTTATTGAATTTGATATTTTTTTATGTATTATATCATAACAAATATTTTTATCTTTTAAATTTACCTTTAAATTCTTCAATAATTCTATTTCTGTTTCATTTAATTCATTTTTATATAAAATCTTTTTACATCGGTTATCCCAATAATCTAACCATTTTATTGAATCATCTGCTGTTAATTGATATAAATAACTTTTAGTTATCATATCTATAAAATCATCTAAATCTGTTTTATCTAAATAATCAAATATTGTATTTTTCTTCTCTATTATTATAAATATATCAATCTTCTTTGTTATTAAAATGTTTTTTATTTCTTTCCAATATCCATTTTTCACTATTAAAAAAAATACACTTTCCCCTTTAAAATTTTGGATATTTAGATCTATATTATCTGTTATCCAATTTATTAATACATTTATTTTATTTTTTTTAAATATTTCTATATTATCAAAAAATAAATGTCCTGATGTATTTCCATCAATATTATATAAATTTAGATTAAATTTTATTTTTTGAAATAAATTATTTAAGTTTGTTATGTTTTTTATTTCATCAATTGTTATTTTTTCACTTTTTATTATATTATTTATGTAATAATGATAAAATATATTTCCACTTATATCTTGTATATTACCATCTATTTTTTCTAATAGTTTATATTTATCTAATATATTTATTATATTTATGTCTAAATATATACATGCATAATGTAATATTGTAAAATTATATTTATAATCAGTTGAATTTAATATTTGTAAAAAAAAATCATTCTCTATATTTTTATCTATAAATAAGTCTAACATATCATATGTTTTGTATTTTATCATTAAATGTAAATAACTTTCACCTAAATTATTTCTTGCTCTTATATCTTTTATATATTCACTAACTATTTTATATATATCAATGTTTTGAGACTTTATTGCTAAGTGTAAACAATTATCTCCTTCTATATTTTTTATATAAAAATTTATTGTATTTTTTAATATTATTTTTATACACTCTTTATTAAAAAATTTTATAGCATAAAATAATGCAATATTATCATCATTATCTTTTATTTCTAATAAACTCTTTCCTATAGTTTCTTTATCTCTTTCTAATAATAATTCTAATATTGGAATATATGAAAATTTTATTATATTATATAATATGCATTTGTTATTTTCATCAACTATATCTAATCTAACATTCTTTTCTATAAGTAATCTAATTATGTCTTCTCTATTAAATATTATTGCATATTCTAATAAATATGTATTTGATGAATCTTTTATATTGTAGTCTATATCATTCGTTTTTATTATTTTTATTAATTCATCCCATTTTTGCAATTTTATTGTTTCAAATATATTTTCTTTTATCTCATTTAATTTATCAATTTCTTTATTATAATCTATGTTTTCCATTATATTATATACTATTATAATTACTTTATTTTTTTGTAATATATTATTATTTACAAAAAAATTATCCTATTTTCATAAAAATTCTACATTAGAATACTCCTTCAAAAAATTATTAATTAATATATATAATCCTTTAATTACTCTTTGTTTATTTTTGTGATATGGTCTTATTACTTCTAAACAATCATTTATATTCATTATCTTTAAATCCCCTATCTCCCTATTCTCTAATTTGTATTCTTCTGGTTTACTATTTAATATAGCTACAAAATAATTATGCATATAACTTATATTATTTGTTCCAATTAGATTTTCCTTTATTGGACGACTGTTTTCTAATAAATTATATGAATCGTCATTTAATCCTGTTTCCTCCTCAAATTCTCTCATAGCACATATTACATCTGATTCAAATTGTTCTCTTCTTCCTTTTGGAAATCCCCATTCATTATAATCATATAATGTTTTTATATTCTTCATTTTATCTAAATATTTTAATTTTACTTGATAAAACTTTTGTTTTGATACTATATATTCTTTAAAATGATTTTTATTACGGATATTTTCATTATCCCATAAATTATTCCATAATATGTCAAAATCTAATTCTATTATATTCTTTACCTCTTCTGGTGTCATTTGTTCTAATAAATATTCTATAGCTGCAAAATTTTCTACTGGATAACGACCTCTTATAAATTCTAAGTATCCTAAAGAACTTTTTCTTTGTACCATTAAAAATTCAATGTTATCATTTATAAACTTTAATTTACCATCTGTATCCATTATATTTATTATAATATTTTTATCTGATTTTATTGGTTTCTTATTAGAAAATATTCTCATATTACAATTTATATATTCCTCTAAAAATGGTATTAGTGAACTTTCAAAATTTTTTATATAAACTGCTATTATTCCATTTGATATTATCGGTTCATTGCAACTTTTAAATGTATGACCTTTTCTATTACAGTTTGAACAATAATAATTTTTTTTTGGTATTATTATTTTTTCATCATCTAATTCATTAATATCTATGTCATAATTCATAACTACTATTATTATAGATATTTTTTTTTAAATTTTATTTATAATTAAAAAAATTAATATTCCTGATAAAAATTATTTTCTTCTTTTTGTTCATTTTGACTCATATATTCTTCAATTTCTTCTTTATTAGCCAGATCCTGTATAAAACCTATTACTAATATATTTTTATCATAATCACTGAATGATGATGATAATACTAATACTCGTATATACATATTAGGTACTAAATATTCTTTTGTTTCTATCGTTTTAATATTTCTATTTTTATCCATCAAAAAATTATCTTTGTTTATTTTATCTGTTGTTATTATTGATTTTATTGGTCCATTTATACCACTTATTAAAGCTTTATTCATTCTGTCTATTTTACAAATTATTTCTTTGTTTTTAATTGGTATACATAATTTGCAACTAAATTTTACTATAAACTTGGCAGAACATGTTGAATCTTCTGGTTCTATTATACCATCTGATAATTCATCTATTTTATATATCTTTGATATGTATCCGTAATTTTTATAACACTTTCCTATCAATTTATTGTTTAAATTTGATTTTAAATGTAATATTATTTTATTATCCATTTGATTTGGAAATAACATTACGGGACATACTAATATTGTATTTATATATGGTGATATTACATTCGGAGATTTTCCCTTTTTAACTATTATTTCTTTTTTTTCAATATCTTTTGTTTTATCTTTATCTCCTTTATCTTCTTTTTCTACTTTATCTTCTTTATCTATTTTTTCTACTTTATCTATTTTATCTTCTTTATCTTCTTTATCTTCTTTTTTATATTCTATTTTATCATTAATTATTTTGCTTTTATTCTTTTTAATCTTTATTTCATTTTCAGTTTTATTAATCGATTTTTTATCTATTTTTTTGCTCATAATAATTAATATATATAATTAATATTTTTATATATATATAATATTTATCAATTTTTTTACATAACTTATTGATACTCTTATATGATTTTATTTTATAGTATAATTTGTATTAAAGATATAATTATTAAAATTATTAATTAAGATGGACAATAATAATCTTAATCCAAGTGATCCTGATTATCTTATCGAAGATTTTTGGCTAGGATTTAAAATTTCTATGACTAACTTTTATAATCTTGTATCAAAAGATTATCAATTCATTACTGAATGGTCAAAAAATCTAAATTTTCTTAAATCTGAGAAAAGATATTCTGATATTGAATTTAATATTAGAAATTATATTTCACATTATTCTTTTGATTTGATTAAATTTAGTAATTCTATTTATTATGATGAAATTTTAATTACAAATATTAAAAGATGGAATAAAATTTCTATACAATTTAATTTTGATTATAGTAATGAGCATAGTAAGGTTTTATTGGTTTTTTTAATTAATTTAGAATTAAAAAAAGACCCTAGTAATAATCCTGATTTTATTTGTCTTTATAATTTTATCAATTTTTTTGATTCTATTGATAGTATTATAACTAATACTAATTTTGATTATTTTATTATTTATGCTTTCAATAACGAAAAAGCCAAAATATTAGAATATCTTAAAAATATTCCTGGTTATAACTTATTTGATAATATTATTAGAATTTATCCTTTTATGAATATCAAAAATATTAATAATACCAAATTTAATAAATTATGTTTGTTTTTTAGAAAAAATAATAATATTTAATTTATAAGTAATGACCATTTTATTTTATCTTTTGATGTAAATTCTAGTTTTTCTAGTTTTTCTATTTCCTCTTTTATTGGTTTAGATTCTAGCTCAAAAGATAATTCTATTTCCTTATTTTTATTATTTGTCTTTTCTTTCATTTTTATGTTCTTTGATAGAATTGTATTTACTTTATCTTTAAGATATTCCACTCTATCTTCTAAATTTAATGGGAATTTTAGAGTCGGGTGATTTGATGGTATCATTATATATGTCATCTTCTTATTTCCTGTGGAATACTTTTCTAATTCTATTAATTTATCCCTTATATTCTCACATATATAATCTCTTGTCTTTTCTTTTGTATCTAGTTTTATTCCTAATTCTTTTGCTAAACTTTCTAAATATTCCTTCTGTTTTGATGTTGCACATACTGCTCCTTTTAATGATGGTATACCTGTCCCCCTCTTCTTTTCTAACACTTTATCACGTTTTTCTCTTATTTTAAATATATCTTTAATATCCTCTGCTCTTTTACTTTTCTTTTTATTAGTTTCTTTATCAACTATACCAACTATTTTATATTCATTTCTATTATCATAATAATCCATAACTTCATCAAAATTATATTCTGATAATACATCATCTGATCTCATATCTGAACTTATATCTGATTCAGTTTCATGTTTTTCATTTACTAAATAGTTATATAAACTTAGTTTTGATTCATATTTATATTGATATGATGTTCTATAGTACATTGGTGCATTTTCATTCTCATCAAATGGCTGGAATATGTAATAACCATCTAAATATATTAAATAACCAGGTCTATATGTCTTATCATATATTATGTCTTTAAAATTGTTAAAATCATTCTCTGTTATAGGTATTAATTCGTCTAATCCTTTTTGTACAAAAAATTCATCAAATAAATCTTTTTTATCTTTTGGATATGTATCTTTCACATAATCTATTATCGTCTTTAAGTTGTAGACATAATTAGTCATATATAATTCTTTTATCCTCTTTTTAGCAAATTCTATTTCTGATCTTGCTAAATTAGTTGTGAAAGTCGAATAATCTAGTTCTGAACTCTTTAAATTTTTATACATATGTCTATGTGGATCATAGTATTTTTTGTTTAATAATTTATCATCACATTCGTAGTAACAATTCTCAAAATCACATTTTGCTGGACATACATTTATTTCTGATTTATCACCTTGTCTTATTAATGTATTTTCCATACTCTTGTTGGGAACTTCGCATTTATTATATTCTTCATATTCCTCTTTAAACATGTTCCCTGTCTTGTTTAAGGCACAATCTATTGCAACTTCTTTTAATGCTCTTTCTACTTTTTTAATCAATAAATATTTCATTTCTGCTTTTTGATATAACTCTTCTTCTGTACTTAATTCATTTCCCTCTAGAGATACTGCATATTTATAAAGTTTTACCTTGGGATATACATTGGTTTCATTCATCAAATTATAATGTGAACACCATCTTATGGCTCTTCCAACTACTTGGTCTACTCTTCCAAAATTAAAATATACATCTAAAATTTGTGCAGTATATACATTAGCTAAACTTATTCCTTCATTCATTACTTTTGAACCTAATATTAATTTAATATTTTTACCTTCTTTATTATCTATATGATTAAATACTTTAGTAATTATTTTCTTATTATCCTCTGGTATAACTTCTGCATTTTCTTCACTTGCTTGACCAGTAACAACTAAATATGTTGATGGTGCAAAATTATGAGTTTCATCTTTATCAGAATGTTCCTTATGATTTATACCACAATAATAACATATTGTATCATCTTTTATCTGATAATTGTTTTTGTTTTCATCATATTCTAAATAACCATTCATATTTAAGACTTCTTGAAATATCTGTATACCTGTTTTTACCAAGTTTGAATAAACAAATCCAGTTCTTGCTTCTTTTTGTGAATCTTTTGAATTTGCATATAAATTAGACTCTAAATCTTCTATAGCTTGATGAAATTTTGTTGAAAAATTTTTTAAATATTCTTTCTTTAAAATTCCTCCTGTTATATTTTTAGTGTTTTCATTTATATTAATTAATTCTTTGTCTGCTTTTTTTAATCCTAATATATCTTTTGCTATAAGTTCATTAATTTTTTCATAATGGTTTTTTAATTGATTTCTTAAGGTATTTAATCCTTCTCTACCATATAATCCTATTAATTTCTTTCTTGATTCATCTAAACCTGGAAATACAAAATTTGCTACTGCTTCTGATTTTCTATCTAAAGCATCAGCATCTTCGATTGCTTGCTTTTTTGCTTCATGATATGCTTCAAGTTGAAATTTATCCATATAGCATCTTGTTATCCTTGTGAAGATTAATCCTTTCGGTTTATCACCCATTTCTATCTTCTCTGCAAATGTCATTGGATCTGCACCTCTTAAATGACTTACATATCCTCTAGTCATTTTTTTAAGATATTCCAAGCCATTTGATTTTAATTGCATTGTGTGATTTTTTTCAGATGTAAATATTTTTTCACGCTCTATTGGAGAATCATGTGGTCTTATGAAATTTATTAAATCTATTATATCATCAGCTGAATTTTTCATTGGTGTTGCTGTTAATAATATTATTTTTAGATTTATCGAATTTTTTAATATTTTCATTAATGCTTCACCATATGTATTTTTATTTCCTGTCAAGTTATGTGCTTCTTCTACTATTAATAATGTATTGTTTAAACTATGTAGTACATCCATACCTATATCTCTTTCATATTCTCCCTCTTCTGTCTTTTTATAAGTTGTTTTCATTTTACCTTCAATTACCTTTTTTTCAACAATTCTTTCACCTAACACTTTTTTATAAAAGGTTTTATAACTCATTATTTTATAATATTGTGATGCATTTCCTATAGCTTGTTTTCTTATTTTTTCTTTTTCTTCATCATTTAAATATAATAAATTTTCATGAGTTTTAATGTATGTATCACCTGTACATTTTAAAAAATGTTCTTTCCAACTTTCTTTAAGAAGAGGACCAGGTACTAGAATATGTATTTGTGTACCATATCGCTGAACCTGTGGTTTAAATTTTTCTGCAATTGCAATAGCAGCACAAGTATTATGACATAATATATTATTTGCAACAAAATTATGATATGTTTCAACCTCCAAATCATATACATATCCTTTATACTCTTGGATAACAATATCTTTTATCTTGCATTTTTGAATTTGATTTGACATATTAATATGACATATTTCTTGACCAACACTAAATAAATTTAACCAATCTTGACCATTATATAGTTTATGTACAATTGTTTTTATTATTTCATATCCATTTTCTAATACTATTTTAAGTAAGACAGTATTAACATACTCTCTATATAAATTTATTACATTACCATCAACTATTTTATCATCATTATTTAAACTTTTTACTGTTAATGCAACTTCTACTTTAGACCATTCACCACCTGTATCATCTTGCATTATATAAGTGAAATATCTTTTCCATATATCTTCTATTCTCATATTTATTCCATTTATAAATGTTCTTGGATGTACACATTTACCTGTTCCTGTACCATGAAATAACAATAAACCCTTATATGGTGTATCAGGATTTATAAAATTACTTAGCAATGCTTGATGTTCTAATAATTCACCACTTGGTTCACATATTCTTTTTCTATACTCGGCAATTTCTTTATAACTTGTTAAATCTGGTCTATTTGGTAATTTATAATAATAAAATTCTCTTTTTTTATATATTTTTGATTGAAAATTTGGATCATTTGGTTGAGGATACCCTATAGAATCCATATCTTCACTTTTATCATTACTTGATTCAGATTCTTCTGGATTATTATTTTTTTCTATTTCTGTTTCTGTATATGATATATCATCTAAATCATCAGAAGTATTATTTTGTCTTCTAACCTTCATATATTTTTTATTATTTTTTTTAACCATAATATTATAATATTACAATATATAATAAATAGAAGCAAAATTTTTATATTATATAAAAATTTGAATAAATGACTTAATAATATAATAATATTAAATTATATACTATGGGAGACTTTATAATTGAAAACAATACTGATTCATCAATTTTAAATATATCATCTATGGATCCTGATGATATTTATAAATCTGTTTTACATCACATTTATGATATGATTGGTGAAAATCTTAATCTTAATGGACGCTCTCTTCCTAGACCTGATGTTAGATATGATATTTCTAGAAAAACATTTTGGACTAATTTTAAATTAAATTGTGATATAATTAATAGAGATATGAAACAAGTACAAAAATTCTTTGATAAAGAATTTACTGTTGAATCATCTATTAATCAAAAAAATGAACTTATTATTAAAGGTAGATATAACTTACAAATGATATTGTCTACTTATTCTAAATATATCAGAACTTTTGTTTGTTGTTCTTCTTGTAATTCTTTTGATACAATTATTGAAAGAAATAAAGAAATGAGAATTAACTACTTAAAATGTCAAAATAAAGTTTGTGGTACTTCTAAGGCTATCAAATCATCTAAAAAATAATTTTTATATTTTTTATTTTTTTATATTACTAAAAAAAAATAAATTTAAAATTATAATATTTTATTTAATATATATAAAAAACTATAGTGTCTGATTTTGTTTGTGAAATTTGCAATAAAGAATTTAAAAGAAAGCAACATTTAGAAAATCATAATAAGAAAAAGTATTCATGTTTATTAAATAAAAACAAAACTCAAAATAACTCCAAAAATTTAAAAAATCAAGATAATCAAAACAATCAAGTTAACGAGAAAAAGAATATTTGTAATTATTGTAAAAAGCCATTTACTCGTATAGATAATTTAACTAGACACATTGATAATAGATGTAAAGTAAGAAAAAGATTGATACAAGACAAAGCAGCCATAAACAAACAAACCGACGAACTTAAAAACCAGAATATAGAGTTAATAAGTCATATAAAGACATTAACTGAAATTTATAAGGAAAATAATGAAACACAAAATAAAAAACTCGATAAAATAGTTGTGTTAAATAATATATCTGATTCACCAATCAACTATAAGTTAATTAAAATTATTTGTGAAAACAATAAAAAAATTAGTGAATTAGAAAATAAAGAAACTAAAGAAACTAGAGGAAATAATAATAACAATATAAATAATAATACAAATGATGTAGAATGTTTAGTGTTAAATAATATTAGTATTTCATTAAGAGTCATAGATAATTTTATCAATGCTCAACAACTTTGTAGAATCGAAAATAAAAATTTTAATGAATGGCTTGAATTAGAAAGTACAACTAATTTAATTTGTTTTTTATCAACAGAACTTGGAATTGCTCAATCTCAACTATTTGATATAAAAACAAAAATTGAAATATCAAATAATCAAGAGATATGGATACATCCTGATTTAGCAATTCAATTGGCTCAATGGATTTCTCCCGTAACAGCATTTCATATTACTAAATGGATAAGAGAAATTATTTCTAACAATAAAAATATTACCAATATATTGAAGGATAAAGATCAAGAAATTATTTCTAAAAATAATGAAATTAAGTTGTTAATGGATACTTATGTTAAAAAACAAAAGAGAGATATTTATCCTGATGCAAATGTAGTTTATCTTATTACTAATAATTACTTGAAAAAAGATAGAATTTACATTATTGGTAAGGCTACAAATTTAACATTTCGTTTAGGTGTTTATAATAAATCATCTGAACATGAAGTTATATATTATAAAAAATGCAATTCAATATATAAAATGAAATTAACTGAAGATGCAATTTTGAATAAACTTAACGAATATAGAGAAAAAGCAAATAGAGATAGATTTATACTTCCAATTGAAAAAAATATTGATTTTTTTACTAATGTTGTTGATGAATGTGTTAATTTTTTTAATTAATTTTTATAATCCTTATATTAAGATTATAATTAGTTTATTATGTTCTTTTTATAATTTAAAAGTTTAGATTATCATATTTTTAATTGATTTGTTTTATTCTTTTTTGTTTTTATCATTTAAAAGTTTAGATTATCATATTTTTAATTGATTTGTTTTATTCTTTTTTGTTTTTATCATATTTAAAAGTTAGATTATTATATTTTAAATTGAGATTGTTTTATTCTTTTTTTGTTTTATCATTTAAAAGTTAGATTATTATATTTTAAATTGAAATAAAAAATATATAAAATATTTTTTTCTAATTATAAAAATCTATATAAATTTTCATAAAATTTTTAAAAAAATTTTTGAAAATCCTGTATCATCTCTCTCTCAATAAAAAAGTGATAAAATTTAAAAGTGTATAAGATTACTAAAAACAAAAATAAAAAGTAAATAAGAGTACGAAATGTGAAAAAAACGAATTTTATGTTGGTTGTGTGTAAAAATAAGTTGGATTTTTAGTAAATTCTACGTCTATATAAAATAAAATGTATCAAAGGTTGTAAAAATATAAATAATAAATCAGTATTTTTTTGAAGTTTCTACCTCACTCTAAACCCACACATTTTGGTGTAAAAAACAGGTAAAAATATAACAGTGATGTAATTGTAATGTGTGTAAATTCTACATCATAAATAAAAGTATATAAAGAATATTTTATATATTTATATATAAAATAATGACAATTTTTACATGTGAAACATGTAAACATGAATTTTCTAGACAAAGATTTTTAAATGATCATTTAAATAGAAAAAATCCATGCAAACCAACTGATATAATGTTTAATAAACCTATTAAACCACAAAATAATATACAACAAGATGATAAACAAGATGAAAATGATGAAAATGATAAAAATACTTGTAATTTTTGTGGTTTAGTATTATCTCGATCTGATTCTTTAAGGAGACATCTTGGAAACTTCTGTAAAGTAAGGAAGGAACAAATTCTTGAAAAAGAGCAAATATTTAAACGACTTTTATTAAAGGAAACAAAGAATGAAGAATTACAACAACAAATTTTTGCACTTTTAAATCAGAACAAACTATTAATAGAACAATATCAAAAGAAAGATGATGAACTTATTAAGAAGAATGAGCAAATTATTGATTTGATTAATGAAGTTAAAAAACCAAAAGTTAATAAATCAAAAGTAGTTTCAAATTCTAATAATAATACAGTTAATAATGTTAATAGTAATAATACTGTTAATAATACTGTTAATATTCAGATTGCACAATTTGGAAAAGAAAATTTTGATGAGATTGATAATAAGCATTTTGAAAAAATCATTAGGAATCCGAGAATTTTAGGTGTTAAAGTACCAGAAGAAATTCTTAAAATTATGCATTTTAATCCTGATTATCCACAATTTCAAAACTTTTTTGTTTCAGATTTTAACAGAGATAGGATAATGGTTCATGATGGTGAGGCATGGATACTCGAAACACCTGATAAAATAAAAAGTGTTCTGGAACAAATTATTACTTTTAGCAAGGATAAATTAGAACAGTATAAAGATAAGAAGTTAAGTGATGAAGTAATGAATAGATTAACTAGAATAGAGGATGCAATCAATAAATGTGATGATGATTTTATTGCGGATTTAAAAGAAATGGCGGAAGAAGGTAATGTTAAAATATTAGAAAAAATCAAACATTGTGAGAAATTTCAAAAAGATGCACTAGGTAAGATTAAGAAAACTTCATATAATGAAGGTAAAAAAATGGAATTATTAAGAAAATTTTGTCATTTATAAAAAAAAATGAATAATATAAAGAATAGTTAATTTATAATACTATTAATTAACTATGGAATATAATATAAATCAGGAATTACAGCCTTTATTAACTATAGCTACACAAGGTCGTGTAGCCAATGGTAAAACATCATTAATTACGAATTTAACAGGGACAAATCCAATGAAATTTATAAAAGAAATTGTTAATAGTATGACAATAAAATTGGGTTATACAAATGCTAAATTTTATAAATGCGAAACATGTCCAAAGCCATATTGTTATCAAGTTAACAATAATAAATGTTCTATGTGTGGAAAACAAAATACTCTTGTATTACATGTATCATTTGTGGATTCTCCAGGTCATAATGATTTACAAGCAACAGCATTATCAGGTGCATCTAATGTTGATAATTGTTTATTAATTGTATCAGCAGATTGTGAACAAGACCCAGAAACTAATGAACACTATAAAGCAATAAAAATACTAAATTTATTAGAAAAAACAATTATAGTTCATAATAAAATAGATTTGGTTACAAAAGCAAAAGCTATTGAACGTTATGAACAAATAAGAATTAATTATGATATTAAATATGTTGTACCTATATGTGCACAGTTTGGTTTTGGTGTAAATTATTTAGCACAATTAATGTGTGAAACAATTCCAAATCCTATAAACGATGAATTTATGAAAAAGGTATCTGAACCATTAAAAATATCTATTATCAGAAGTTTTGATGTTAATAAACCTGGTACAGCAATTAAAGATATAACAGGTGCAGTTGTTGGAGGTACTATTAAAAGAGGAAGTTTAAAGATTGGTGATAAAATAAAGATAATACCTGGTATTATTAAATCAACTGGTCAAAATCAAGAATTAGAGGCTTATGTAACATCATTAAAAACAGAAAATACTAAATTAGATGTCGCTTATCCTGGTGGTTTAATTGGTATTGGTCTTAGTATTGATGCATATTTATCAAAGGAAGACAGACTTGTTGGTAATTTTATTATTAAACCTGATGATGAAACAAACAAAGTTTTTAAAACATGTACAATATTATTTAAAAAGTATAATGAAGAACAAGATTTAGAAATTAAAAAAGGAGAAACATATGTATGTCTTCTGGGTTCAATAAAAAGATTTGCCAGAATTAATAGTATTAATTTTGTTGAAAATACTATAAATATTACAACTAATTTTGTAATGGCTGGTGAAGTTGGTGACTCTATAATTATAACAAAAAATAATCATATTGAGATATACGGAACAATTGTTAAAATTTAGATTATTTTATTATTATTTTTTATATAAAATCATAATATATATTTATAATATATTATGATAAAGAAATCAGATATTAATCAATATGGAGGACTTTTATTAACTCAAGAAACAAATAATGATATTGATGATAAAGCAGAATGTTTTATAAAAGAACATCCAGAAATGAATAAAGATTTGTATAAAATATTATATATAATTGAAAATATACCTATTATTAGAAGTTTACCATTAAAGCCAGTTGCAACAAAAGTTGCTAATGTATTATCCAAATTAGATGATGATGATAGAAATATAATAGAAAATGAAATAGTAAAATTATATAAAAAAAATATAGATGAAATAAAAAAGTCTATTAGCAATAAAAATATTAAATTTGATTATGATGAATTAATATTAAAAATTGAGAGTAAAGATAAATGTCCGATAATATTAAATACAGAAATAACAATATCTTTTTTATATAAAAAAGACAATTTTTGTTATTATGCATTTGAAATAGATGATTTTGTTTTAGAAAAAGATGGGGAAAAATTTTATTATGAAAAATTTGATATAATTAAAGCATTATCTAAAGAAGAAATGGATATGATAAATGAATTACATCCACCTGATATAGAAGATTATAAAAAAGAATATTTAAAAAATCATTTATTAAAATATATTAGAAAAGATGATAAAGATGAAGAACCTGATATATCAGATGATTTTATATTAATTAATATAGAAAAAGAATCAGGAACGGAACATTTTATATATGTTTATTATCCTAAAGTTGATGGTTATGTTGTTAATTTGGATAATGGTAATTTAATATATACACCTATGCAAGTAATACCATCTATTAGTGATGATGATTATGAAGAAATCAGAACACTAAATCCACCTTATATTGATGGTTATATAAGAACATTTGGACCAGATTTCAAATTAACTTATGAAAAAATAGAAAAAGATGTTGAAAAACCTAGTTTACCTGATTTTGAGTTAATTAAAGAAGAAATCAATAGTTCTGGAAATGAAATTTATACTTATGTTCCAATTATCAATGGATATTTATATGATCAAAGTCAAGGTATATATAAAATCGATGATACAAAAATTGATATATTATCTTTATCTGGAAGTAAAGACAAAATATATAAAAAATTAAGACCTCCAGAAATACCTCGATATGTTAAAAAATATAATTCTAATTATTTATTAACATATAGTGGTCCAAAAGCGGATATAAATAAACAAAATGAAATTATAGCAACACTTAAAAAAGCCGGTTATGATTGTATTGAATTTGAAAGTAAAGATAATAAAGATACATATAAGTTTGTACCTATTGAGTACGGATATGTTTTTAAAGAAATTAATTCTGATGGAAAACTAGAATATGTTAAAATGGAAGAGATACCAAGTATAGATAAAGTATCAAATAATAAACTTAAAAAGCTTTATGGAATATATAAACTCGGATTTCATAAGTATTATCGTAATAATCATATTTTAGTATATACACAAAGTAGTAAAAATAATGAATATCCAGGTGTTATATCTGGATTTGAACTCGTTATGTTTGATAATCCTATTATATCAACTGTTAAAAAAGGAGGTGGATATTCTGTTTCTAATTCTAATAAATACAATATTGCAAATAATAAATATAATTATTCAAATAAATTAAGTTCATCATATGATGATTTATTGTCTACAGAAAAATCAGTAATAAAAGGAGGCACAGTAGATGAATATCAAAAAATTGCTGAGGAATTAAAAAAAAATTATTCAAAGGGTAATTATTTATCAATATTTAATTTAAATATTTTAAATGAAACTAATGATAAGAAAAAACAAGAACTGATTGCAAATTTTAATAATATAACGAAAGATTCTATAAATGTATTGACAACAAGTTTAAAAAATATATTAAGTAACGCAGATTTAATTTCCAAATTCTTAAGTGAATATAGAAAATTAAGTACATCTTTTATATATATTCCATTAGTAGATGGTTATACATTTGATAAAATAGATAATTCTAAAATAGTTTATAAAAAAATGATATATATATCTGTTTTAGAACCATTAGATCAGGATAAGTTAATGAAATTACATCCACCATATTTAGACGGTTATAATAAAAAATATGAGACAAATTATTTGTTAAAATATACTAGATTTGATAATAAAGATATTCCAACAGAAGAAATTCCTGGTTTTTTATTTGGAGGAAAAAATCAAAAATTAGATCATTGGACTTATTATTATTATCCTAAAATTATTGATTATACTTTTAACAATATAGATTTTGATACAGATGCAATAACTTATAAGGGTGATAAAGAATTAAAATTAGAAAAAGATAAAGATGTTTTAGTAGATTTAGAAGCAATACCTGAAAGAACATTTTCAGATACTTTAAGTAATGAAGATAAAAAGAAACTAGCAACAAAAATAAAACAAATTAATGACAGTATTAAAATGAAAATGCATGCCTTAATCCGTATACAAAGATTAATGAAAAGAAGACTAGATAAAATACGCTCTGGAATAAAAGGAGGAGGAGGAGAATTAGTAATTCCACAATTTGATGAAAATACATATATATGGACTTTAGATAAAAAAGATAAAAGATGTATATTAAACCCACAAATTGATGAGAATAATAGTTATCATTTAACATTTATTGGTGAACAAGATGAAAAATGCCAATATGGTTTAGATATAGATGGTTATGTATTAACAAAGGAAGGTTCTGATTATAAATACAAAAAGATGACAACTGATGAAAAGTACCATAAATACCATCCAGAAGATATAGAAGGATTTGAAAAAACATATACACCAGACCAAGTATTAACATATACTTCATTAAGTAAAGAAAAACCAACAACTATTCCAAACATACCAAATTTTGTTATGCAAGGAAAAACACCAACACAAAATAGTATAGGTAATTGGGTTTATACATTTACAGCAGAAGAACCAAAAAAATCTGAAGAACCAAAAGTTGATAAACCAAAATCTGATTGGGAAGAGCCAAAACCTACAACAACACCAACTAAAACAGTACCAACTACAGAAAAGAAGCCAGACGAGAAAAATATAAAATATCCTAAAATATTACAGAATCCTTTATTAAGTCCAGATGAAAAAAATAATTTAATGGAGGATTTAACTAGAGTATTAATAACTGAAGGAAATAAGCCTTTTTCTTCATCAAAAGAAGGTATAAAAATAGCATTTACAAAATTTATAAAAAAAGAATTTATTTTTGTCGTAGATAAAAGAGGAGATAAATGTTTTAATAATAAAGGTCAAATGATTAATAGCATGGATAAAGATGGAAAAGAAACTGATTATAAATTTATTTTTATTGGCGAATATCCTGATATAAATGGAAAATTAAAATGTGTATATGCATTAAATATTGATGATTATGAAATTAAAAGAGAAGATAATAAATATTTTTATGTAAAAATACAATCAGAAGCAAAACCAGCAGTAGGAGAAGCAACACCAGCAGTAGGAGAAGCAAAACCAGCAGCAGGAGAAGCAACACCAGCAGTAGGAGAAGCAACACCAGCAGTAGGAGAAGCAACACCAGCAGTAGGAGAAGCAACACCAGCAGTAGGAGAAGCAACACCAGCAGTAGGAGAAGCAACACCAGCAGTAGGAGAAGCAAAATCAGAAGCAAAATCAGAAGTAAAATTACCGTGTCCTTCTGAAGGAAAAGAACCTGTACCATGTGAAAATGAAGAAACCAGTTATAAGAAACAGGTATTAACATTTGATCCAGATAAAAATAGTGGGTGTTCAAAAGATGCAACGACAAAATTCAAAAAACTTTTTAAATTATGTATAACAAATACATTTAGTCAACTTGAAGAAACAGATGAAAAGATTGTTAAACAAATTTTACAAGATGTATTGATTAATAAAGGTATAAGACCATATATTAATGAATCTATAACTGAAAGTAGTTTTATTATCGATATTGATAATGGATACATTGCTTACATTTTACCATATGACATTGGTAAACCCAGTAGTTATTATTATCCTGTAGGAAGTATGAATAAAGATGGTGAAAAAAATAACACATATACATTTTCATATTCATTTGAAATTATTCCAAGAAGAATTATTATTGATGGTAAAATTATTGATAATGAAATACTACATATTTATAATTTAGATATTGATGGTTATACAACTGTTAAATATGTTGGTTATTTTCCATTATACATTAAAATGGAAGATATAATAGGAATACCAGATGGATTAAATGCAAATTTAAACAAATTACGTCCCAAAGAATTAAAACCTCTTCCACCAAATATAATCGGTTTAATATATAAACAAGAATTTAAAGATGTTTGGGTTGGTGGTAAATATTATGAATCATATACTGGCGAATCATATTTAAGAAATGGTTTAGGTGTGTATGATAAAAATCCTGTATATTTTATTAAAGAATATATGCCTAATCATATGTTAATTTATTTATCTACAGAAAAAAATGATAACAGTTTATGGAATATTGAAAATGTTGAAGGTTTTAGATTTTTAGATATAAAAGAGCTTAAAACAGATGAAGAACGAGTTAGCATTCTTATTAGATATGTACCTGATATACCTGGATATAGATTTGTTAGAATTAATGATAATAATAGATTAGTTTATGATATAGAATCACCTATATCAACTACTTTATCTGAAACATATCCAGAATTAAAATATGTATCTGAAGAAGCAGGAAGACAAATTTTAGAACATGCAAATAAACTAAATAGTACCCCAAAATTTCAGGAATATAATATAAATGGTAATAAACCACCTAATAAGTTTGGATTTAAAAATACACACTGGTACCAAATATTAGGAAAAAGAGAAGATAATAATGCATTTTCTCCTTCCCTAGAAATAACTGATTTAGAAATAAAAAAAGACCAAATAGTGAATGGTATTAGAATAGAAATAGAAAATGGAAAGGAGAAAAAAATATTTCGAAGAAATTTACTTACTTACTTTATATCTAGATGGTATTTAAAAGATGATAAATATTCATTAATATTAATGAATTTTGCTACTAGAGGACAGCAAGTAATTCCGCTTAGAGACTATATATGGTGTTATATAGAAAGAGTAAAACAAAAAAATTTATTAATACCCTCATTTGAACCAATAAAAGTATCATCATCTTCAGCACCTGTACCATCAGCACCTGTACCATCAGCACCTGCAGCACCAGCAGCATCACCAGCATCTGCAGCACCTGTACCTGCACCAGTACCTGCAGCACCAGCAGCAATACCATCATCAGCACCAGCAGCAACAGCAGCAATACCATCACCAGCACCTGTACCATCAGCACCTGCAGTACCAGCAGCAATACCATCACCAGCACCTGTACCATCAGCACCTGCAGTACCAGCAGCATCACCAGTACCACCAGCACCTGTACCTGTACCTGCACCAGTACCTGCACCAGTACCTGTACCAGCAATACCACCAGTAGCATCACCAGTAATATCATCACCAGCAATACCATCACCAGCAGTAGTACCAGTGCCAGAAGTTAAAATTGAATATGATTATTTTATGTTAATAAAAACTCTTAGAGAAAAAAATGAAGAAATAAAAAAAGAAAACTCAGTATTAGAAATGTTGCTAAACAGTTATTTAGAAAACCCAAATATAGAAAGAAAAAAGAGTAAGCTGAAAAAAATAAAAGAAAAAACAGATTCAATAAAGTTTCTAATAAAAAAAATAGATGAACTTTCTTTGGGATTATCAAGACTTAGATTATCCGAAGAAACTGATTTATCAGACGACCAGTTAGGGGGTGTAAAAGAAAAAAAAATAAGAACACATAAAAGTGAAATATATAAATCAGTGACATTTGAAGAAAAAAAAATAATAAATGAAGCGAGAAGAATGATAGTAATTGCAAGAGAAGTGAGTGCAAGTGTAGATTTGGAATTAGCACAAATAACTGCGGAGTTAGAAGAAAAACCTAAAGAAGAAGCAGCAGAAGCAGCAGTATCGGTATCAACAACTACAGAACCACCAGCAGAACCACCAGTACCAGCAGCACAAACACGAGCAGCAGCACGAGAAGCAGAACAAGCAGCAGAAGCAATGTTAGAAGGAGTACCTTTATCAATGGATGATCAATTAATACTTTTAGAAGAATCTGAAAAAAAAGTAAAAAGAATACAAAAAGAACAATTAGATAGAATGATGTCACTAGAAATTAAAAGAGCAAAACCAGAAGAAAAAAATAAAGTAAATGATAAAATAGAAACAATAGTTAACTTGAGAAAAGAAATAGAAATAACAGAACAATTAATTAAAGAAACAGAAAAGATATTATTAAATACAAAATCAGCATTACAAGAATATAATGAAAATAATAGTGTAGAAAATAAAAATATATTAGAAAAATTATTAATACAACTAAAAAAACAAACACGTCAGATAAATAAAAAATCTAATCTAATAACTGATTTAGATTTAACACTGTCAGTAAGTCTTTTGAAGATAGGTGGCGTAAAAGGTCAACAAATGCCAGAATATATACAGACGCCAGAAAATATAATAAGTGCAACAGAATTATCAATTTCAAAAGCAAAAAAACAAATCACAATTTCCAAAAAGACATTAGAAAAATATGTAAAACAAGAAATAGAAGAATTAAAAAAATCAGAAGAATCAAGAAGTAAAAAAGCATATAAAATAAAAAAGAACAAAGAAATAACATCATCTGTAGAATCAGAGAGTTTAACAGGAGGTGCATCAGATAATCCTTTTATGAAATTTATAATGAATAGAGCAAAGGATGTATTAGATAGTAAAAGAAATGCATTAGAAAGTGAAAGGAATATGTTAGAAAGTGAATTATCAACATTTTCTAAAAGTAAAAAATACAGTATAAAAAATAAGAATTAATTAATTTGAACATTTTTTTCTTTAGCTCTTAAACCAATTTCATTTATAATAAATTTAAGAGCGTCATCAATTTTATAACCAGAAGAAACAAAATAATCTTTTTGTTTCATTTCAATACTATATTGAGAACTAGCAATATAAGATATTTTAATTTCAAAATCATTTAAAAGAGGTTGGATATTAGGAAAAGATTCAAAATCTAAAGCATACTTAATATCCTTAACACCATCAATGCAAAATGATTTAAGTTTAATTGTTTCACTAATAGTAGGTTTAACACGATTTAATTTAGTATCAATATAGTTGTCAATAATACTTTTAAAAGAATCAATAGTAATTGGGTTCTCATCATTATATACGATATCAATACCATTAAAATTAATTAATTGTAAAATATCTCTATTAAAATTTTTAGATAATATTTTATCAAGAATTTCATTTGTTTCGTAATGTTCTTGAATTTGCCATAATGTTGAACACATGAAACTATAAAGTTCATCTTCATTAATGAGTTTTTGGAATTCATTATTTTTATCAAAATTATTTACTTTAAATTCTTGACTAACAGTAGTCTCAATATGATCATTCACATCATTAGCATCATTAGCATCATTAGCATCATCTGAGTTAGAATCAGAATTATTATCAACAGAAATAATTTTTTCTTGTAATTTTGGTTCAGAATTAGAAACTTCCTTTTTTTTATCTAAAATTATTTTGTCTAATTTTTTGATTTTAATAAAAACATGTTTAAAGATGTTGTATAATTGATGATAAATTTTGTTTTTTTCACCAAAAATTTTAATTTCCTCATCATTAATACTTCTCTTAGACAAGTCAATAAAACCATTTTCGTTAATATTGATTACAATAAGTAGAACATCTTTACCAATTTTTAAAAGTTTATTCATATTAACCTTCTTCTTTCTAGAGATTTCAGTACAATTAATAAATCCTTTAATATTATTAAATTCGTTTAACGAGACATAAACACCATATTCAGTAATATTAAGAACTTTAGCGATGACAACATCATCAACAGATGGAATCTTTTTTTTATAATAATATACCATAATAACTATAATATATATAGTTATTAACTATCTAAATCAATTTTTTATTGTTGATTTTGTGTAAGATATTCTTCATATTTTTTTCGTTTCATAATCATTTTTTCTCTATTAGATAATTCTTTATTATTATTAATTTCAACAGTATCTGAAGTAATTAAAACCGAATCAGAAATTTCAGAAGTAAAAACATTAAGAATATTATCATTTTGTTTCTTATGCATTTTATAAATTAGATTAACATAATTTTCAAGTTTAGCATATGCTTCATCATCAAGATTATGAAAAAATACAAAAACACCATTATTATTTTCAGTATAATCCTTGCTATATAAAAGAATAATTTTAAAAATATTGGCCAAATATTCTTTTTTTTTAATTTTATTAATTTTTTTAACTAAATCCATTTTTTTATTGTAATCATATTTTTTTTTTAAGGTTATGTCGAAAGAATTATTTTCGTTGTTATTTATTTGTGTAATAAGATTTAAATCCATTATAACTGGTATTATATATTAATATAGTATATATTTTTTTTATAATTAACTCACCTTACCAGTACAACCAATAAAGTAATAAAAAAAATTGATTTATAAAAAGGATAGTATATAATAATAAATAATAATGAACAAAATATATTTGGAAAAATTAAGTGAATTTTCATTAACATCATATAAAAATTATAATCAAAATTCAAAACCAATAGAGATTGATGAACAACTTGATTTAATAAAACAAAATAATTCATTAAATGAAAATGGTTTAATAATAAAATTAAATTTTGTTGAATTATCTAGTTTAATATTAAATTTAGATTATGATGAATTAATACTTTTATCACCAATATCATTTAATGTGAATCGAAATATTGAATGGTTTAACTTTTTAAATGCCATTTTATTAGTTCTAAAAGATAATTACATTAATGAAAATAATTTAATGAAGAAAATGATTATTGAAACTGTAGATAAAACATACAGAAAAAAAATAGTTATGGAATTAGATTTAAATGAAAAAGTAATTAATAGTGTTTGTGTTTTAACAAAAGTATCAATAATAATTGTAAGTGTTAGTGAAATAAAATTATATAATTTAGATGATTCAAATAAATATGTAATTTTATTCAAACATAATAAAGAATATTATCCTTTTATAAATTGGAATCAGAGAAATTATAAATCTAGTGATAATATTGTTAAATATTTAATTGAATTGAGTATAAAAAATAATAAAATACAAAATATAATTGAATCTGATACTAAAAATATTAAAGAAGATAATATAGATAATTTATTATCAACAATAAGTGATGAAGAAGATAAACCAAAAAAGAAAAATTTAATAAAAATTATTAATGATAAAGCAGAAGATAAAGATAAAGCAGAAGATAAAGTTAAATCAACAAATTTAGATGGTTATGCAGAATTAACGACTAATGAAAATTATGCACTATATATATCAGAAGCAGTTGATAATAATACTAAATCTAAAAAAAATAGTTCATCAGAAACAAAGAAGAAAACTAAAAAGTCAAAAGATATATTTGTTGTAAACAAAGAAAGTGAAACTGATAAAAAAGATAAAGAAGATAAAGAAGATAAAAAAGAAATAATACAAGAAACTTCTATATTTGCAAAGACTGATAAGATTAAAAAAGAAGAAGTAGATGAAATTGTAAAAAATGCAAAAAATACATGTACACTATTAGAATTACAGAATTACGCAACTAAATTAGGTTTATTAATTGTAGGTGGTTCAACTAAAACAGGGAAGCCTAAAAATAAAACAAAGTCTGAGTTATTAGAAGAAATTTCGTCATATAAGTTTGTTGAATAAAAAGTTAAATATTATTTTATATATTTTAATTATAAAAGATGGAAAAAAATATATGTTATGTATATAAAAATGATTTGAAATTTAACAATATCAACATTGAAAATAGTGAATTTGATTCAGAAAAGGTAAAAGAAATATATAATAATTATAAAGGAAAACCAAAAATAGAATTGAGAATAGAGGATAGTAAAATGGAAAATTATAAATTTTTAGATTTATCAAAATTAGATATAAATGATATATATTTCGAGCAAATAATAAATTTAGAAAGAATAAAAAAAATATTAGAAAGAATAGAATTTTTGGATTTATCGAATAATAAATTAAAAAAGTTTCCTGATTTATCTAATTATAAAAATATAAAATTTATAAATATTGCTTTTAATGAAGTAGATGGAGAAATAGAATTTAATAATTTAGATGAATTAACTTGTCACAATAATGAAATTAAAAGAATAACATCAAAAAAATTAAAAAGATTAAATGCATCAAATAATAAACTTATAGAAATAGAATTACCGAATATAGAAATATTAATAGTTAACTTTAATAAGTTAAATTATATACCAAGTTATTTAAATTTAAAATATTTAGAGTGTATAGATAATGAATTAGTGAATATAGATAATATGATAAATTTAGAAGAACTTTACATAGGTAATAATAAGTTATTAAGAATAAATAATATGCCCAAATTATTATTACTGAATTGTATTAATAATCCTGTAGAAAAAATAAAATATTTTCCCAATCTTAAAATGTTATTAACAAGTGTTCCTAACATATCATCTCAATATAATATAAGTAATATTTCAAAAGTAAAAAATGATTATTTAATCAATTTTAAAGTATAATTATATATTATAAAATATATAATGTCTGAATTTAACAATGAAGATTTAAGTATTCTTGCTGACAAGATAATTAGAGCTTTAGGTGTTTGTCTTAGAAACAAAGAAGTATGGAAGACTGACAAAATTAAAATGAAATTACTAATTAAAGAAGATGATCCAGCTTTTTATTTAAAATATCCAAGAATTTGCAGTATAATTGTAAATTCTGATGATATTACACCTCTCCTAGGTATGTTAAAGACATTAGGAGAAGTACAGAATGGAAAAAGAAGATTTGATGATGCAAATGAAATGATTACTAATGCAATTAACGCAAAATATGTTGATCCAATATTAAATTCTGAAAAATTAGTTAAAGAAAGAGAAAATAAGAAAAAAGATATAAATTAAAAAAATTTTATATATTATTCAGATCAATAATATCGTTATCAGAATCTAATTTTCCAATATCCATTTCTGAAGATTTTACAGATATATCACTTATGAATTCAACTTCAGAATCTGATTTTTTATCAATATTTCCACCCTTTTGATTATTAAGTTTGGATTTATTCTTTTTAGTTTTAGTATTTTTATCAGTTTTACTGGTTTTAGTAGTTTTACTAGTTTTAGTAGTTTTATTTCCTTTTGCCGTTGTTCTAGATTGTTTCTGAGAAATAGGTTTTTCCTCAGATGTCTCTGAAGTTTGAGGGTTTTCAGATTGATTATTTTGAGTATTTTCTGGAATATTATAAGTTTCAGGTTTTTCATCTTCAAGTTGTTTTTTAACAGAATTTTCTAGATGTTTTGTGAAAGTTTCTTTAAATTCAAAAAAGTTAAATCCTTTAATATATTTTGCAAGTTTTGGATAATTATTTTGATTTAGAAATAAATCATTCCAAAAGTGAGATGCTTTGATTTGTTTATTAAGATAATTATTAAATTCAATGCCATTATATGTATCAAGATTAATAAAACCAACAATATTATTAATACCGATATATTGTCTAACAGTAAACTCATTATTAATTCTCTTATATTCTACATACTTTTCTTTACTAAGTTGAATATCAGTAAACATATCAATAATATTAAATTGTTCATGTTTATTCATGGAAACCAAGATATCTTCTAATTTTTTAATAATAGAGGAACTAACATTGCTTTTATTAAAATCTTTACAAACAATATATTTTTCAGAATTAGAAATTCTGCTAGTATATGGCTTACAAATATAAACTTTATTATAACAATTTCTGAGTAATTCAATCATTTTAATAGTAATTTTAGTAAAAGATTCAAAAATCTTAATAACAAAGTTTCCTCCATCTTTTTGTAGTTTGATAGCAGTTAAAATTTCACTAAAAATAAGTTTATATGCTTCTTGTTCTTGAAGATTTTCGCGTTTCCAATCAAACCCACCATCAGCAGTAATTAAATCTGATGGTTTAGCAAATGATTCAGCATCTTTAGCACCAGCAAATTGTTTAATAGTATTTAATTTAGTTAAATCACCATTAGTAAAAAGTTTTTCTGGTTTCTTACCACCACCATACATATCTTTAATTTCTTTAATAGATTTAGTTTCCATAATATGAAGTCTTTCAGGTTTTTCTTTTGAAAAATATTTAATAAAATCCTGTTGCATTAATAAGTGTTCATGGTCAGAATGAAGTGTAACACCATAAAAATTATCTTTAGAAGATGATTTAATTTCTTTTAATTTTTCTTGTAAATCTCTGAATAAAATAGTAGCTTGAATAAAAGAACCGGGTCCTTCAGCCAAGTGAGATGAAGTAAAGTTTTCTATAGGTGGAATTAATCCAAAAAGCACAATCATTTCCCAGAACTTTAAGAATGCTCTGTTCAAGAGTGGTGGAAAATCTTTGTTAACCTTACTGATTAATTCTTTAATACCATTATCAATAGAAGTAAATTTAATACCATCCTCTGTTTCTTCTTTGTAATCAATATTCTTTTCAAAAAGAGATGTAACTAAATATATTTTCTTTCTATTAGAAAACTGTTCTACTGCTTCCATTTTGTTTTTGGCTTGATGTATATAATAATTAAATCCAAGGTTATATTCAGGATAACAAATATTATTAGAAAATTGTACATCAAGAGAAGTTCCAAAAATTTTAATTTTCTGAAGATTATCAAGATCGAATACTAAAGGATTATAATTATTAAATTCACTAGTTAGTTTATTAAAGTCTGTCATATCTTTTATATATTAATCATATAAAATTGTATTTAATTATATTTAATTCAATTTTTATCAGTATATATGAACTTAAAATATTTATTAGATATAGGAATGATAAGTTTTATAAGTTATGATTTTTCATCACCTTATAACAAAAATCATAAATACAACTATAATGTAAATGAACTAAAAGAAGAAAAATGGATGAATGATTCTTTAGAATACAAATTAAACAAAATGGTATTACAAGATAATTCTAAACTCAAAGTAAAATATGTTGATGTAGAACTAATAAAATATTCATTAGGAATTCTTAAAGAGTTTGAAGGAAGTATTTCAGTTTATACATATAAAGGAATAGCAAAACAAAGAAGAGAGGAAATATTATTTGAAATAATAAAAAAAGCCAAAGAATTACACAAAATGACAATAACTTATGTAGAACCAGAATTAAACTTGAATATATTATCAAATCATATAAACATAATATATCTGAAATTTATAAATTATAGTTATAATGGTATTAAAATAGTAACAGAACCAAAGAGAAAAAAAGAAAATCCTTTAATTATAGAATTAGAAATAATAGATAATATTGATAATATAATCTTAACAACAATACAAAATGACTTAAAAGAACTTAATAAAAAATATAACAGATATAATATTTATTTTAGATAGTATTGTAATTATAATTTTTACTTTTTAATGGTATAGTCTCAAAATTATTTGTTGTTGATGCAGAATTATAATTAATATAATAATAAGTAGAACCAATAGTAGCAATTAAATCAGCAATAATTTCAATAATAATCATATCAACTTGAGACATTAAGATATTAAGATAAATAAACCAATCAAACCAATTATAAATAGTAGAAACAAATGTAACCTCATATGCAAAACTTATAATTTTTTTAGATTTTTTTTTACTAATATCCTGAATGCTATTAGTAATCCAAGGAGTAATAATATTATGATAACATGCTCTAATAATTGCATTAATAAAACAATAAGTTAAAATAATAAAATATTTAGGAAAAGTATTAATATTAAATCCAAAAATAACTAATTTATCATTAGGACCAAATACAAAAAAACTTTTATACTGGTCAGAAATAAGGTTAAACATAGTATAAATAAAATAAATAATAATTATTATCCATAAAAAAATAATTCTACATAATATTTTTTCTATTTTCATAATAATATTAAATAATAAATGTTCAGATTTTAAGTTATATATAATGATATATATAACATAAATAACATATTTTTATATATTAAATTGCATAACTATATACTTTTATATAAAAAACTGATTTTTAAATAATAAATATAAGAATATTAGGATATTATATAGTAATTATAATGAAGATTATAGAATTATTAACAAAAGAGCAGAATTCTGATATAAGTGAATTAATAAAGAAATTTGGTAAAAACAATGAATTTGAAGTATCTATATTTTCGAATAAAGAAACATCATCTCATCTTTTAACTTTAGAAAAATTTAATAATCTAAATAGTGTTCTTAGCATAATATCTTCTAAAAATGAAGATAAGTATAAACCAATACAGAGTCAAAGTTTAGATATAGTAATGAGTATTAAAGATAATAAATTTGAAACAAAAAAAATTACGAATTACAGAATAACGATAGAAGGTATTGATAAAATAAATCAGTTTATGGAAATGTTACATATAAGAAAAAATCATTTAGTATTTAGTGTTTTAATCCGCTTCTATTTAGACAAAAAATTTGATGAAAAAGATAAAAATGCAATAACAATAATGAAGAAAACAAAAAATGTATCAGAATATGTAACATTAGAAGAGGTTTATATGAGATTTAAATTGGATTTAGAAGAAGAAGTATCAGATGAAGAATTAAATAAATTAATAAATATAAATAAAAATTGGGAACCAGATGTATATGATATAACATATAGATTCAAAGAAAGAATGAGTTATTTTGTAAAAAAAGATAAAAATATTTATAGAATTGATTTAACAACAGTAAAGACATCTAATCAAATAAATAGAATAGAATCAAGTTTATTAAATTATGAAATAGAAATAGAATGTGATATACAAGATAAGTCAACTGTTTTGAAGCAGATATTTGATGTTGGTGAATTTATAATAAAATCAATACAAGGTTCTAATTATATAATAACTAAATCTACTTCAAATATAGTATTAGATAAATATAGAGAGCTTCTATCAATTGATTCAACAAAACAAAATTTATATCTAAGACAACCGGTATCATTAGAAGTACAACATCTAGTAGATTTTTTGCCTAATAGATATGCTGTTACAGATAAAGCTGATGGTGATCGAAATTTATTAATAATATATCAAAACCGGTGTTATTTAATATCAACAAACTTGGTAGTGAAGGATACAGGATTAGATGTAGATAGTAAATATAATGGTACATTAATTGATGGTGAATTAATATATTTACCAAAATTCAAAAGATATTTATACATGGGTTTTGATTGTTTAATGCTAGGAAATGAGGATTTAAGAAAGGAAATAAAATTTATGAAAAGATTAGAAACGATGGATAATTTAATTTATGAAATGAACAAATGTAAATTTAAACATAAGAATTTATCAGATAATAAAATAGATGTTAACAATATATCAAAAATATTAGAATTTCATAAAAAATGTTTAGAAGAATTTTATGATGATATAGATTCAGAATTACAAACAAAGTCAATACAAATGGTATTTAGAAGAAAATATTTTATACCAGTAAATGGTGTACAAGATAATGAAATATTTAAATACACATCATTTTTATGGAGAAATATGATATCAAATAAAAACATGAAATATCCATATTTAAATGATGGTTTAATTTTTCAACCATTAGACCAAAGATATGAAGTAGAATCTGATAAGAGTAAATATGCAGATTATAAGTGGAAACCACCAAATAAAAACTCGATAGATTTTTATGTTGAATTTGAGAAAGACAAGAGAACAGGAAAGATATTAAATGTATATGATAATTCAGTTGATGGATTAATTAAAAATAAGCCATATCAAATTGCTAATTTATATGTAGGATTAAGTTCAAAAGGAATTGAAAAACCTGTATTATTTGGTTCAGATGAAAGTATATCACAATCTTATATATATATTGATACAGGAGATTTAACACAAGAGATAGAAACAAAAGAAGTATCAAAAACAAAAGAAGTATCAAAAACAAAAGAAGTATCAAAAACAAAAGAAGTATCAAAAACAAAAGAAGTATCAGAAACATCAGAAAAGACTTATGGGTTTGCTCGTTCTGAAGATGGTAAAAAGATAAATGATAAAACAGTAGTAGAATTTTATTATAATTTAGATGCAGATACAATGAATCAATATAAATGGATACCAATGAAGACCCGTTATGATAAGACAGAAGCAGTACAAAGATTTGGTCGAAGATATGGAAATGCGGCTAGAACGGCAGAGGCTGTTTGGAGATGTATACAAAATCCAATTTATATGTCAGATTTTGATACATTATCAGATGATAAGATATTCGAAATTAATTTTAATAAAATGAAAGAAAGAATTGACTTTAATGCATTAAAACTAGAAAAACAACAAAATATATATTTCCAGAAAAAAGACAAAATGATTATAAATATGAAGAAATTCCACAACTATGTTAAATCTGTACTAATGTATACATATTTCATGTATGAATATAAAGATGATATACAATTAAAGATATTAGATTTAGGTATAGGTCGTGGTGCAGATATAGAAAAATACTATTATGATGAAGTTGAGCTTATGGTGGGCATAGATCCAAGTTTAGATGCATTAACAAATTCTACGGATTCCTGTATAACGAGATATAAGAACATTAAAAAAGGTAAACTTCGTTTTCCACCAATGTTTTTCATACATGCAGATGCATCAAATGTATTGCAATATGATGAGCAAGTAAAGAGTTTAGGAAGAATGACACAAGAAAACAAGAATATGTTTGAAAGATTTTTTACATGGGATAATAAGAAAACATTATTTGATGCAATAAATTGTCAATTCGTAATTCACTATTTACTAGGTTCAGAAGAAAGTTGGAGTAATTTAACTGATAACATCAATATGTATTTAAGAGAAGGAGGATATTTTGTTTTCACAACATTTGATGGAAATATAGTAAAAGAAAGATTAAAAGACAAAGACAGATATACTGAATATTATGATGATAATGGAGAGAAAAAGATATTATTTGATATAGTTAAAAAATACGATGATAAATCGAAGGAACCGTTGGGTCAAGCAATTGATGTTAATATGTCATGGCTTTTCGATGAAGGAGTATATATTACAGAATATTTGGTTTATCCAGAATTTATAATAAAATCTTTGGAAGAGAAATGCAATATGAAACTAGTAGAAACAGGATTATTTGAAGAGATGTTTAATGATGGAAAAGAATTTTTGGGTATTGCATCAGAAGCAGAAGAATCAGTAAAGAGAATTAAAACATTTAAAGATATTAATAAATTTTATGAAGATACAGATTTAAATAAGAAATTACAAGCATATTCTTTTTTAAATAGATATTATGTATTTAGAAAGACAGAATCAAATTTAGAAGAAGTAAAGAGAAAATTTTATGGACCAGATAGAAAGAGAATTTCTAAAGGAAAATCAGAACTTAGTAAGATTAAAAAGAAATATGGTTCAGAAAAATATGGTTCAAAAGAAGAGAAAAAGCCATATAGAGAGAAATATAATAAATCAAAGAAAAGAGACTAATTGATTTTTATAATATAATTTTTTATAATACTAAAATTATAAAAAAAATTGATTTATAAATAATAAGATAATATATTATATATACATAATGGAAGAACCAATATATTCAGTTTATAATTATAAGGATTTGTATGAAAAATTAAATACTATAACTGATAAAAACGAGGATGTTGTAAACTTTTTTAAGAATTTTACATTTGACATTGTTGTAAATCATAATATAGCAAAGAACAATTCAACTTTTGTTTTTAAAAATGCTATAAAAGAAGATATCAATAAATCAAAGATAATACAACATTTAAATAAATTACACCAACAGAATTTATCAAAAGTAATAAGTAGCATTCGTGAAATAGTGTTCCAGACACAAGAAGAATTGAACGAGTTGGTTAATCAATGTATACAAAAGATAAAACGCGAAAGTTCAGAAATAAGACCATTAGTAGCTGCATTATGTTATGAATTTTTATCATTATATTTTGTAATGGCAGATGGAACTAAAATATATTTTAGACAATTATTATTATCGGAAGTTAAAAAAGAATATATTCAAAGCATTGATTATGAAAATTCTGAATGGTCAAAAGAGAAAGCTGATAAATCAATGATATTAATTGGGACATTATTTAATAATAAAATAATTGAACCAAAGATAATGACTAGTATAATAAAAGATTTTAAAAAGACGATTGAATATCAAGAAAATGGGACTCAAGAACAGTATTCAAATGTAGAGAAGAGTCTACAACAATTATCGTGTTTAATATCATTAATAATATTAAATGATGAAACTAAACCAACTTTTGAAGGTTTAGATAAATTTTTAGAAGAGCAAATGATAATATATGACGATAAGAAAAAGATACAGAAGAGGGTAAGAATGATATGTAAAAATACAATTGGTGAGTTAAGAAAGTAAGTAAAATAATATTTTTATAAAATATTTTTCTAAAATAAATTAGAAAAGTTAAATTTATTTATGCGTAATATAATTTTTATAATATACGAAAAGATTACAAAAAATTTATATTAAATGTAAATTTTTTATAATATACGAAAAGATTACAAAAAAATTATAAAAACATTAATTATAATATAATTAATGGGTGTAGATGGATTATATAAGTTTATAAATAAACGAGTGTCAGATATATTTAATTCAGTCAGTATAAATGAAATTAGAGGTAGGTCATGTATAATAGATGGTATGCAACATATATATAGTCAGTTAATATATATGAGGTCAAGAGAGAAAGAGATAATATCAGACACAGGTAGGAATGTATCTCATATACATGGTTTAATTAATTCTCTAACATATTATTTAAAAAATGGGATAATACCAATATTTATTTTTGATGGTAAACCACCAGATATTAAAAGGAAAAAAATAGAAGAAAGAAAAAGAAATCTTCGTGAAAATTTATCAAAACTTAGGGAATTAGATGCACAAAAAAAATCAATATCAAAGATAATAAATGCTGCAGAAGATACAATAGATAATGATATAGAAATAGATGAGGGTATAGGATATGAAGAATTAATTTATGGAACACCACCAGTTGAAGTAATAAATCTTGAGGAAGAAATAGCGAAAATGAATAATATTCAAGAAGAGTATAAAAAAATATATAAAAAATCAATAATTTTAAAGGATTATTATATAAAAGACTGGATAGAAATATTACAATTATTAGGATTACCAGTAATAAAAGCAGAAGGAGAAGCAGACCCACTATGTGCTTATATATTAAAAAATAATCCAGAAATATATGGTATAATATCTGATGATTCTGATATGTTAGTTTTTGGGGCTTCAATTTTAATGAGAAAATCAGTTAATCAGCATTTTACTATAATAGAATTAAATGAACTATTAGATAAAATAAGTGATTTATTATCTAAAGAATATGAAAAAAAAATAGATTTTGTATTAGATAATTTAATAGATTTTTCTATCTTATTAGGAACAGATTATGGTAGTGTTAAATTAAATAAGTCATTATATGATACATATGATATTTTAAAATATTATATAGAAAATGATAAGGATTATACACAAATTATTTATGAAGAACATCATGAAGAATTTTTAAAAATCAAAAAGTATTATACTGAATTAAATTTTGGAGAAGAGTATAATAAATATTTACAGAAACCAATATGGGAAAAACCAAAATTAATGGAATTAAAAGAGAGATTATTACAACTCCATGTTGATGAAGATTTTATTGATAAAAATAATGATTTTTTGAACAAATGTTATAATAGAATAAAATCAGGAAAAATATTCCAAAAAAATGATAATTATAAAATGAAAAATTTAGATTTTTTTCCTGATTGTTCTCAAAAAGTTTATAACACAGATGAACTTTATGAAATTAAAAATAATTTAGGTAAATATAAGAAAAATTTAGAAGCGTTTGATATTGATAATGATATTGATTCAGATTCAGAAAATGAACAGTTAAATGAAAAAAAAACAATGGATGATATGACCTTTTTTAATTTTGAAAATTAATTTATTATTCATATGATTTATTTGATTTATTTGATTTATTTGATTTATTAGATTTGTTTGATTTTTTTGATTTATTAGATTTATTTGATTTATTAGATTTATTAGATTTATTTGATTTTACAGAATTAATAGAATTAGAATAATTACTTAAGTCAGATTCACTTGAGTCATATGAACTATCATCATTCATGTCAAAAAAATTATCATTAAAATTAGTATTTTTAATATAATTAACATTTGTATTTTTAGAAAATAAATATTTATAAATAAAATAACCAACGCAAATTAATGCTAATAATATTAATATAAATATCCATATAGAAATATCGTAATTAAATATTTTAATTTTATATGAAAAAAAACTATTTTTACTAGAAGACAAAAAGTTATTATCTGTGGTATTATCATTTGAAATATTGTTTGAAATATTATTTGAAATATTATTTGAAATATTATTTGATTTAATTTCTTGTATAATTTCAAGTTTATTTTCAATAATTGGATTAATAACTTGTGTATCAGACACAACATTACCTCCAATAAAATTATCAGTCTTATTATAAAACAACTTATTTGTATTTTTACATATAGTACCAATAGTTGGTCCATATGAAGTATAAATATTTTCAATTAAAGAATCAGAACTATTTTCAGTCATTAAACTATAATTTAATGAATGGAAAAAATATATATAAAAAAACGAACTATACTTATAAATAAAGTTAAATAAAAAATTGATTTTAAAAATTAATAATATATGATTATACAGTTTTAATGAATAAAACTACTCACAATAATATTCCATGGATAGAGAAGTATAGACCTAAACGGTTAACAGAAATAGTTTCTCAGGAAGAATCTGTTAGTATTTTAAATAATACATTAAAAACAGGTGAACTTCCTCATTTGCTATTATATGGTAGTCCAGGAACTGGTAAAACAAGTTCAATTTTAGCCTTATGTAATGAGTTATTCGGACCAGAACGAGTTAATGAAAGGGTTATTGAACTTAATGCATCTGATGAGAGAGGAATTAATATTGTTAGAGGAAAAATTATTAACTTTGCAAAAATAGCAATTGGAACAAAAGATCCAAAATATTTATGTCCTCCATATAAAATCATTATTTTAGATGAAGCAGATGCTATGACCAAAGAAGCACAAGCAGCGCTTCGTAAAGTAATGGAAGAAAATTCAAATATAACAAGATTTTGTTTTATTTGTAATTATATAAATCAAATAATTGAACCAATTAATAGTAGATGTGTTAAAATTCGTTTTAAACCAATTGATAAAATTAATATAATTGATAAACTTAGAAATATTGCAAATTATGAAAAAATAACAATTAATGATGAAGCACTTATTAGTATTTCAGAAATATCAAATGGTGATTTAAGAAAAAGTATATTAATGTTGCAAAATCTTAAATACATTAAATATGATTTTGCATCAGATGAACAGATTAATAAATCACATGTTTATGATTTATGCAAATATATATCTCAGGATATATTGGAATTATACATTAAGAAAGTTAGGGAGAATTATAATATAACAAATGTTATTAAGATAACTAAAGAAATAATTAATAAAGGTTATGTTTTTAATTCCATAATAAACACTATTACTAAATTCATCATCAATAGTGATGATTTTAATGATAAACAAAAAGCAGTAGTTTTGTTTGACATAAGTTTTATTGAGAAAAATATTAATGACGGAGCCGATGAGTATATTCAGTTATTAAAATTGTTATATTCGATTGCAACTCTATAAAAATATTCGTATTAATATCATTTATTATTATTTATTATTTATTATTTATTATGTTGTATTATTTATTTATTTATGTTGTTGTATTATTTTTGTAATTATTACTAAATTAAAAACTAAAAAGTATTTTTTTTTTCTTTAAAAAATATTTTAATTTTTATTTTTTATTTACAATAGCATTAAATTTTTCGACATTTTTTAATAAGTCTGGATTAATTATAGGAGTTACTTGACTTATTTGAGGTATATTATCTATTTTACTAATTCTGTTTTGATCATAAGCAAAAATACTAGACATACAAAGAAAAAATAATATAGGTAAACTAATAACAAAATACAATATTGGTATTTTAAAAACAACAACAATTATAATAATTATTACTAAAATACACAAAGACATAAATAATACAAAAATATTTGATTGATTCATAGCACCACCATTCATATTAATATATTTAGAAGAATTAGATATAAAATTCATTTATAATAAAATAAATGAAGAATAAAAAATATTTATATAAATTATTGTGTTTAACTAAATTAGTATAATTTATATTATTTTTCGTATTTACTTAAATTGTTACTCTCACTGTAGGAATACGCACTAGAGCAACATAATAGTATTGCTAATATTGGTAATATTATCATTACGGGTAATGGTATTTTTGTATTAACCATTGCTAATACTATAGTTACGATTATTAATAAAACAGTAAGTACAGAAGACATCATACCAGCAGCAGTGTATTTATCTGATTGACTCATAGCACCGCCAATAAAACTAGTAGTTTCAAAAGAATCTGATACAAAATTCATTTATAATAAAATAAATAAAGAATAAAAATAAAAAAAGTTATATCATTTTTTCTAACTCTCTTTCTAGTTCTTTTTCTAACTCTTTATCTAATTCATTATCTTTTTCTCTATTCATTTCTCTATTCATTTTTTTATTTTTTTTTCTTTTAATTGTATTAAGTAATGATTTTTCTCTAGTTTTAACTTTTTTTAGACTATTTTTTTGACTAATATACATATCATTTATTTCGGATTTATCATCATCAGTATCTTTATCATCTTCTTTTTTATCTTTAACATTTATATTTACTTTTTTTAAAGAACTCATTGCTTTTAGTAATAAGTTATTATCAATAAACAATTTATTATTAGTTTTGTTTATACTATTTGTATTTTTTATTGCTTGTTCACCATTTGTATCATTATTTGTATCATTATCTCTTTTTTTAAGAATAGATGATGAAATATCACTTAAGAATGGTAATGTTTTTTTGGGAAAATGATTAATTTCTTTAGGTTCAATATATATATCTTCCTGATTATCGTTATTGATAACATCTAGTAAAAAATTTTTAAGATCCTTTTTGGATTCTTTTTGAATCATTAAAATACCAAGATTAATTTTAAGAGTATAATTACAATCATTACCAGTATAATCAAGATTAATTTTAATAACTTTTAAACTACTAATTTCAAAAAGAACAGTATAAGAATCATTAAAATTTAATAAAGTAAAATCAATAATATCTTTATTTTCGTTTACAACAAGTGATTTGCTATTTGTATAGAAATTAAATAAAAAGGGATAATTATCATATTCTTTCCATGGCAAATCTAAAGTTATATTAGGGAAAGTATTAGACATTTTATTAATCATAAAATTAGATAAATTTTTAATAAAAGAGATTAATTTTATAGAATCATTACTTTTATTATTGATAAGCATTTTAATAGTTTTATAATTATTATATTGATTGGAAAATTTTACTTTTTTAAGACTAAACCAGAATTTATGTAATGGTTGATTAATTTTATTATTATAAATATTATAGTAAAATTTTTCTTTATTGATATTTTCATAATCAACTTGTTTTTCATCGAATTTATTATAATTAGTTAGAATATTATCAGACATATATTATATTGTACTATTTAATATAATATATAAATTTTTAAATTTAGAAATTACTTATTAAAAATAATAATAAGTTTTTGTTTTTGTGTTATTTTGTCTTTATGCTTTTTTAATTTGTAATTTAATCTATATAATACATTATTACACATATTATAAACTAATTCAATAACTTCTTTACTTTCATAATCATAATCTGCATCAAATTTGCTAATATCAATTAAGGGAACATCTAATTGATATTTTTTAACAATTGCATTGTAAATAATAAATACGTATTCATTGATAGTAATTTTTTGTATTTTAATACTAGTAATATTATTACTTTCATTTTCGAAAACCAAATTTAAAAAGTCTAATACATCTCTATAATATTTTCTTTCTTTTTTTTTAATTAATTCTTGTGTATCCTCAAGTATTTTTTTGGTATCTTCAATAAAATTCATAATAAATATATATATATAATAATAATATATTATGATTGGTAATAATTTTCAATATTTTGACATAGAAACGACAATAAATGAGAGTAGAGACATAAGAGGTATTGAACTAAAAAATGGAATAAAAGTAGTATTAATTTCTGATCCTAAAATTAATATGTCTTCTTGTTCAGTAGCAGTAGGTGCTGGTTATTGGCAAGATGAATATGAAGGAACTGCACATTTTTTAGAACATTTATTATTTATGGGTAGTGAAAAATATAAAGAACAAAATGAATATCATTCTTATGTTCAAATATGTGGAGGTTCAGATAATGCTTTCACAACAGATAATATTACATGTTATTATTTAACATTAGAAACAACATTTTTAAAAAAAGGTATTGAAATATTATCATGGTTTTTTAGAGCTCCTTTGTTAGATGTTAAACATATTAATTCTGAATTAGATATTATTGATTCTGAACATAAAAAAAATATACTTCAAGATATGTGGATTATGGATGATATTTTTAAAAATTTTATTAATAAAAGTAAATTTACTAAATTTGGTACTGGAAATAAAACTAGTTTAAAAGGCATTAAAAAGGAAGATATAATGAATTATTATAATAGATATTATACTACTGATAATTTATTTGTTTGTATAGTAGATTCAAAACCTATAAATGTTATGCAATCAGATTATTTGGATTTTTTTATTGAAATACCTGAAAAAAAATATTCGGGAAAAGAAAATAGATTTGAGAAAGAAGATTTAAATTTGATAAATAATAATTTAATATTATATAATCTTCATTCAGATTATAAATATTTTAACTATATTCTTTTAATTGATTGTGATGAAAGAAATCAAGAAGATTATCAAATTTTATATTTAATAAATTATTTAATTGGACTAGAATATGAAGATTCATTATGTTATTATCTTAAAGAGAATGATTATATTAAACACATGAATTGTAATCTAGAATACTTTTATGATAAACAAGCAGAAATAAATATCAATTGTGTTTTAAATGATGATAAAGACATAAATGATATTTATAGTGCAATTGAATCGTATATTAAAAATTTATCAGAAATATCAGAAAAAGAATTTAAAGACATATATACAAATTATCAAAAAATAAAATTAATAAAATCTTTATATTCAAATAATAATGATTCTATGGATATAAGTAATGAGATTGTTGAAAATATGATAAAAGGAGATAATAAATACTGTGTTATAAGAAAAAATTATGTACCAGATTATAATAATAAAACGTATACAAATTTTATAAACAAAATAAAAAATTTAAATAAAAAAATTACAACAAATATGATAAATGAAACTAATAATTATAAATTTACAAAATCAAAATGGTATGATAGTACATTTTATATAACTGATATTGATAAGAAAATAGATGATAAAGTAGATTATAATTATAAAATAATAAAATCAATAGGAATTAATGATTTTATTATAAGACTAGAACAAAATTTAAAAAAAAATAAAAAAATAAAAATACCAAAATTAATTTATGAAAATAATAAATTATCAAGAAAGATTTATTTATTGAATGAAAATAAATTTGGTAAACCAATAAATAACATAAGTATAATAAGAAGAAATATAAAAGTTCTTGATAAATATAATAAAGTTGTTGTTAATTTATATATTTTATTATGCAAAAAAATAATAAATTATTATTTAGAAACTATGTCATCATATAAAATGAATTTTACTATGATTTTAACAGATGAATATTTAGTTCAAAACTATTATGGATTAAATTATATTCTAAATAATTATTTATCACAAATAATAGTAAAAATTCATCCTGACAACATATTTGTCATATTTAATGTAGAAAAATACTATAATGAAATAATTAGAGATTTGAAACATAATATATTAAATTCTAAATATAATTCACCATATCAAATTTGTTCCGAATATTTAAACATTATATTAAATAATTTATTAATGCCTGATGAAAAAATAGAGTTTTTATCAAAATTATCATTTGATAAGTTTAAAAAAATGTTATTGGAATGTTTAACATATACTGAAGAATTTTATATTTTTGTAGGTAAATTTGATAATGATATGGATTTTGATAATAAAAAGGTGTATAAAAGTGATAGTAACATAAATTATATTGTAGAACAATTATCATTAAATCCAAGAAGATATTTAGATATAGAATTAGATAAAAAATATAAATTAATAAAAGAAGTAAATTTAGAGTCATTTATAATTTCAAAAAAAAATTATAATTCAAAAGAAATAAATAATTGTTTAATTCGTAATTTTGTAATATATGAAAAAAAGTTTGAAATTATTGATGGTAAAATGGATATTGTTATTATAAAAGAATATATAAAAAATAGATTAATTTGTGGCTTTATTGCAGATATGTTAAATGAACCACTATTCGATAGAATTAGAACAATTGACAAATTAGGATATATTGTGAAATGTGATAAAAAAATAGTGTTTGATAATGATAATATACTAATGGGAATAATATATTTAGTTCAATCAGCATATTCAATTAAGAGAATAATTTCTTCTATTAATATATTTAATAAATTTATTACTAATGATATTAAAGTTAATAATGATGTTTATGTAGAAAAATTTAAACTTCTTAAAAAAAGCAAATTATTAGAATTAAAAAAACCTTTTTCAGATTTAGTAGATGAGATTTCGTCTTATGTTGATACAATTGTATCTAAAATATTTGATTTTAATATTAATAAGTTAACTTATGAAATATGTAAAAAAATAGATTTTTCTAAAGATATTATTAAAGCAATATTATTAATTACTAATGGTAAATTATTAACTTTTGATATAGTTTTGAACAAAGATAATTAAGATAAATAAAGATAAATAAATAAAAATTGATTAAAATAATAATATATTATATAATTTATATACAAAAATGGATGCAAATGTGTTAAAACAATTAGGAATTGGTGATAATGTCAAATTATCTGATAAAGATATGGATATGCTCTCTAAATTACTCGGTTCTCTTGGTTCTGGTGGTAAGAGACCTAAAATGACTGCTTCTGAAAGAAATAATTTAATTTCTAAATTATCTAATTTTAAAGATGTTGAAGAGGCTCCTAAAAAAGATATGAAAGATATGACTGAACAAGAAAAACAAGCTCATCGTGAAGAACTTAGAAAAAGACTAAAAAGTAAACAAAATGAAAAAAAAATGATGAGAACATCTAATCTTCAGAAGAAAAAGACACTTGATGACCCATCTAATAAATTTAAAGATATTATAAATGGTATAACACAAGAACAAAATGCACAAACAACTACAGAAACAGTAGTAGGAGGAGCATCAGCAAATACAGTTGCAGCAACAGAAGCAGTGGAAGAGGATTTATCAGATTTTATAAATTAAAGGTAATGATTTCATTATCAATTTTATTTTCATCAAACAAGGAAATAATTTCTTTATTAACATTATTTTCTTTATTATTAACAACAATATTATCAGTTGCATTAATTTTAATATCATCATTATATTTATTAAATTCTTCCTTAACAAAAATATCAGGATTATCTTCTTTATTAGAACGGTTAATTTTATTTTTTAATTTTCTCTTAGAATGTCTTTTTCTAACAGAAATAATTTCTGGATTTTTGTTATCAAAATAATCAGTAATATTATATTTAAAAACAAAGAAAACAAAAATACTAGTAACATCAAGCAGCATTAATATAATTAAGACAACTAAATAAACATAGTTTTTTCCAGAAATTAAATCATCAAACCAAGTTTTTATAATATAAATATAAATGCAAATAGTTATTAATATAAGAATATAGATATTAATTGGTTTCCCAATTAAATAGTTAATAACATTCATAATAGTAAACATAATTAGATTTATATAATATAAAAGTTTTCTTTTTTTAACTCGTTGTAATAAGTTAAAAATTAAAAACTAATTTGATATAGTAAAAATATAGAAAAATGAGTTCTAATAATGATTATAAAATTTTAATTGATGCAATTAAATATACAAGTGAAATAGTATTAGAAATTACAAATAAATTAACTGTTTTTGAAGAAAAATTTAATAATTTGGATGATAGATTAAAAAAAATGGAAAAAAAAATTATTATGTATCGTGATGCAAACCGTGATGATGTTAATTCAGTTCAGGTCAGTAAACTTTTAAAAAAAAATGCAGATAATTCTTTATCTAATTATTTACTTAAAAAAGACAATTATAATATTGAATCAGATGATATTAGTTTTAATATAAAAACACAAAATGATGATACAAAAACAAATAAATCAATTAATAAAAATATTAATAATAATGATGATAAAAAGAAAATTGACAAATTAATAGGTAGTATTATTAAAAGAAAAAATGAATTATCTGAAGTATTACATAATAATAAAGAAGATGTTGATAAAAGTACAAAAGATAAAAAATATAGTAATCACGAAGAAAAAAGTACTGGTGAAGAAAGAGTAGTAGAAGAAGAAGTAGAAGAAGCAAATAATATAACAAATTTAAAACAAATAAGAAGAAAAACTAATTTTGCTAAAAGATTTTAATTTATTTTTTTAAATAAAAGATTATTATAAATAAATTATGGATAAAAATAATAATCAAAGTATAACTCAAATTAAAAAAGAAGTAGAAGATGATAAATTGGTAAATATATCATGTTATTGTAATGAATATTTTAAGGAAAAAGATAAGATGTTATATATAATACCTTGTTGTCATATTGTTCATGAAAAATGTTTTAATGAATATATAATAAAAAATCAGTATCGAGCTTTAAGTCCAAGAAATATTAATGAAGAATCAAAAATATCATTAAAGTGTCCATTATGTAATGAACAAATAACAACTGTTTTAACAGAAACAAAAATAAATTCTAAAAAAAAATACGAACAATATAGAATAGATATGAAATCTGTAAGAATGGATTGTTCAGCAACTATAAATTATATGCTTTTACCATTAAGTATTATAAAATTTACATCATTAATTAATAAATTACTTGTTGCAAATTCAAAAGAAGATTTACTTAGCACAATTGAATACTTTTTTACATCTTTTAATTTTAAAATTAATGTAGTAGATAATACTAGAAAAAATAAATTTAATATCTTTAATAATCAGATAATATGGAAAAAAAAAGAAGATAATGAAAAGAAAATGATTTTTATTTCAAATCATTCTTCTTATTTTGATTCGCTTGTTATGTATTATTTATTTAGATGTGGTTTTATTTCAGGTGATTTTATTACTAAAATTGAATTAGGAAGAATCATTGCAAGTAAATTAAAGTTGCTTATTTTTAAAAGAGGTGTTGATACAAATATGGTAGAAAAAATAAAAACATATTTAAATGAATGGAAAAAGATAACAATTTTTCCTGAAGGTGTAATGGCTAATAATGAAACAATATTGAAATTTAGAACAGGCGCTTTTTATGTAGGAGAAACTATTTGTCCTATAGTAATAAAATATGACAAAATTATTTACGATGATGATTTTACACAATTCCTTTTTAAAACTATAACACAACCTGAAGTTATAATTAATGTTTACATTAATGATTTTTATAATCCTCCATTTAATGAGAATAAAATAAATAAAATTAGAGATAAAATGGCTCTTATAGGTAAATTTGAAAAATCAAGAGTATCAAATAAATCACTTAAAGAATAAAACTAAATAAAAATTGTTTTTAAATGTATATACATTTAAAATATTATAAAAATGGAAATTATAATTATAGATAATGATGAGTATTATTATGATACTGAAACTGATAAAATAATATCAAAATTAGATGATAATGAAAGTTTAGATGATGATTTAATAAAACCAGAAGAAAAATTAAAATTAGAAAAAGCGATACAATATCAAAATGATTTTAACAATGTATTTAATATTGATTATTGGGAAAAAAAATTACGCAGAAGTTTAACATTTAAAGAAAAAAAATTATTTCATAAAGTTTTTAATGAACAAGAATCAAATAATAAAATAAAAGGATTACAGTATAATTTAATGAAAAATAATTGTTATATACTTAGAAAAACTAATAATATCGGTAATTGTTTATTTGAGTCGTTAGCAGAATTTGGTTTAGGAGATAATAATATCGGAATTCCACCTGTTGATATGATAAGAAAAAGTGTTGCAACAATATTATTAGTTATGAAAAACGAATTATATTTTTTTCCAAGTATAGAGTTAACACTTGAAGAATTATTTAATAATTCAAATGATATTGAATTAGTAAAAGATAATAAGAAAAATGAAATTTATATTTATGATTATAATGCAATGATTATTGATTTATTATCAAAAAATACTTGGAATAGATTACCAACAGAATTAATATTAATGACTATATCAAGAATATATGAAGTTGAATTATTAATTTATCATAATAAATCATCATATGTAAATAAAATTAATGTTTTTTCAAATATGATTTGTTCTGATCAGAATATTCAAACCATTCGTTTAGGACAAATAAATGAAGAACATTATTTTCCAGTTGCAAAGATTCCTGATGAACTAAAAGATGTTCCAGATATAGTTCACGAGCATTTAAATAATATAATTGAATATGACTATTATTCAAATAAATTTATTGATTGGACAAATAATATTGTTAAAAATGATGGGAAAAAAAAAGATGTAATAATGAATACAATAAATAAAACAGATGAAGAAACTATAAATGATTATGTACAAATATCAAGTTTAGATGATTTTGACATTATATAAATTTCATAAAAAAATAAATATTTATAATTTATATTGATGAGTAGTGAAAATAATTCTAATATAATTATTTGTTATATTGATGAAGAAAATCAAGATGATGAGGATGATGAGAGTAATCGGAGAAGGCGTAGGCGTAAGAAAGACATAAAAATATATCCAGTAATAAATTATGAGCCATTTGGATATAAAACAGAATTAACAAAAGATACTCCATTTATAAATAATTTAATTTGTAAGCGAACTGGTTATTATAATGGTGCTTCTAATCATATTGCTGTATTCGTATCATCAGTAGCAAATGGTGGTATTGACATTAGTAGTTTGGGTTATGGGAGAGTTGTTATAGGTGAAAATTCTACAAGAGCATTATATTCTAATAAAAAAATAACAACACATGCAGAAATGGATGCATTAATAAAAGTAGATAGTTTAATTAAATGCAAAAAACTTAAAAAAAATACAAGATTAAATTTAATTGTTATACGAATTAACAGAAGTGGATTATTGAGAGAATCTGCACCATGTTTTCATTGTTCAAAAGAATTAGCAAAAAGAAATAATATAATAATAGATAAATTATATTTTTCTAGAACAAATGAAAGTATTACTTGTATAAAATTTGATGAATATATAAATTATTTTACACCTTATGTTTCAAGAGGTTGGAAATGTATACAAAATAAGTTATAAATTATTATTCTATAAAAATATTTAACTTTTCTAAAGGATTTAAAACAATTCCAGGATTATCATCAGTAATTTCAAAAAGATTAATATAAAATATATCAGAAACCTGAATTTCTATAGCAAAATATTCTTCTTCATCGATTTTAATTATGTCAAATGAGTCATAATTATATATAGGAGATTGAATTTCATTAATTTTCTCATAAACAATATTTTTATCTAATAATGACCAATAAATTGATTCTATAACAGATTCTCCTTTTGGTTTTTTTACAATTATTTTTTTTTCTAATAATTGTTTAAATGATTCACTTGATTCAATTAAATTAAAATAACTTGTAATACTTTCTAAATATCTTATTAAAAGACAATCTCTAGAAATTAAAGAATTATGATTAATAATAAATATATGTTCAACAAAACTGTATCTTTTTAATTTAAATATCAAAAAATCTAAAAAATGATTTGGGATATTATTTTTTTGAAAATAAGTATGAAAATTAATAAAATAATCAATATCAATTATAAGATTGACTTTTGCATTAGATTCATTAATAGTTTTAATAAATTCATTTAAATCATCATCAAGTTTTCTAATATTTGTTTTAAATAATTTAATTTTATAAAATTGTTCTTTTTCTAAAGCAAATTCATAATCAATATTATCTTCTTTAACAAAAGGATAAGTACCAACTCTAGATTCATCTTTCACATAATTAAAAAATTTTTTAATTGGTTTTTGAGTATTATCAAGTAAGGTAATATAATATTTATTAGAAATAGGAATTAAATAAGTATCTGTTATAATTGGTTCTTCTGAATTAAATTTAATAATATGATTAAATAATTTATCATATGAATCAAAAAAAACAGTCATTCTATAATTAGATATATATGTATAAAGTAAAATCAATTTTTTTGTAAATAATGGTTTTATGTATCAGTAATAAGTAAACAATCAAAATCATTTTTGATATCTAGTTCTATATAAGTATTATTATTATTCATAAGTTTTTTATCATCTTTTGACATAACTTTTATAATTTCAGTATCTAATCTTGATTCAATTTCATTATCTTCAGTAGAACTTATTTGTTCTTCATCATTTGATGAGGTGGATTTTGAAGAAGTTATTACTTCTGATGATGATGATTTACTAGTAATATTAATTTCTGATTTTTTAAGTATATCTTGAACAATAAATAAATTTTTGTTATTAAAATCAATATATTTAACAATAATACTTGTTAAATCAAACTTTTTATTTACATAAAATCTTTTATCAAAAACATAAGTGAAGGCATTCATAAAATCAAAAAATTTAAAATATGAAGGTATTTCAAAATTATAATAAATGATAGAATTAATATCATCATCTTCAAAGTTTAAAAATGGTGGATATTGGTTAAGTTCTTTTGGTAATTTTAAGACATTTTTAAGATTAGTAGTAAATTGTTCAAATATAAAATTTTTGTATTCAAAATTATTCATAACAGTTTCCATAAATTTATTAGAATAATAAAAATAATAATCATAATAAGAGTATATAAATAGATATTTAAAAATATCTAAAATAAATTTATTGTAAGCGTAATTTTTATTAATTTCTGGTTTTATAAATTCTAAAAAATTACAAAAAGAAACAAAATAATAATTAGTATATTCTATGGGATAAATAAATTCATATAAATCATTTGGGAAAGATTCAAGCATTTTTATGCTAATTGTTAATAAATGAATAATATGTAATAAACTAGAAATATCACTAATAATATTATTTTCAATATTAATTTCAATAAAAGATTTTGAATTTTTTAAAAAATGATAATCATTAATTTCTTGAATATTAAAATTTATTAAACTTAGATTACTTTGATAATTATTAAATTCAATATTATCTAATCCATTAATAATATTAATTTTTATAATACCTCCATATTTTTTGTTTGATAAACAAATACTGTCATTAGTATTTGTTTTTGTTATATATAATTTATTTGATGATTTAGTTATAAAAAAATTAATGATTTTTTTAATATCAATATTTATTGGATTACTTTTTTTAGATGTTATAATATCAAGTAATTTTTTTGAATTAGGTATTGAATCTATAAAATCATTAAAATTTATTATGTTATTCGTTTGTGAAAAATTAGTTATTTTTTGTGAAAAGAATTCATGATAATTATTTAATCGATATGATTTTGATGATACATATCTATAAATGACAATATTAAAAATTTTTTTAAAATTATTATTTGGTATATTTGATATTTTTTCTAATTGTTTAATATTTTTAATATAATCATTTAATAAATTACTAACATATTTAGAATCTTTAAATTTATTATTATTGATACTTTTAAGTATAAAAATATTAGATAATTTAATAATTTTTTTAACTTTTGAATTATGTGAATATTTAAATAGATTATTTACAATATTTGTATTAAGTTTAATTTTATTAATAATTTTATAAATTTCTTGATTATTAAAATCATTATTCTTAGAAAATTTAAGAAAATTCGTATATTGTAAGTATAAAAAAGTAAAAATATAATAATACTTTATAAAATCTGTTTCGGAAATATTAATATCTGATAATTTTTTATAAAAATCAATAAAAATACTTTTAATATTTGACCAATTATATTGATCCAGATTTTTTGAATATTTTTTTAAAACATCTTCAAAATTTATTGAAAATAAATCTGTAATATGTGATTCATATAAATTATTAATTTCCATTATTAATTTTATATATTAAGTTTATTTAAAAAAAATAATAAATGAACATATAAAAATTGATTTATTTTTATAATATATGTTAGTTATATACAAATGAATTCATTAATTAAAAATAAAAAGTTTGAATCAATTGATGGTTTATCTGAAATAAGTATATCAATTATAGATGATATTGCTTGGTTTAATATTGACAAATTTGATGCTTTATCAGTTAAAACATTCTTTTATTTGTTAAAAGATGTTATTGAATATTTTAAGGAAAATAATATTTCTTTTGTCAAACAATATATTGATAAAAATGAATTAAATCTTTTTAAAAATAGTTCATTTATAGAAATTGATGATAATATTGTTATTATAAGTACGAGTTTAATTGACTTTCCTAAAGAAATCGCTTTGGCTTTAGGAGTAGAATTATTATAATTATCTTTTTATATAATAAAAAAATTGATTTAATAACATAATTATACTAAATATATATATATAATTATGAATAAACCACCATACAACAATAAGTCAAGGGTTTATAATGACAAGAAATCATCTAGATTTAAAAACATTCGTCCTAATGAAAGACCAAATATGTCAATTGAAGAATGTCAGGCTAAATTTGATTATGCTAATATGGCTAAAGAACTAATGGAAAAAGATGATATTAAATGTTCTGAAGAAGTTTTAACTGATGCCTGTGAAGAATTTGATGATTTTGGAGGCGAAGAAGGATTAAAGGAAGATCTTTTAAGAGGCATTTATGCTTATGGTTATGAACATCCATCTAAAATCCAGTCTTATGCAATTCCTCAAATTATTAAGGGGCGTGAAATTTTAGCACAATCTCAATCTGGTACTGGTAAAACAGGTGCTTTTATTATTAGTACTTTACAAAAAATAAATGAAAATTTAAATGTTCCTCAGGCGATTATATTATCACCTACATGTGAATTGGCACAACAAACATTTGTTGTTGGCAAGTCAATTGCACAATTTTTACCAACTGTAAGATTTTCTTTTACAGTTGGCGGTTCTGACAGAAACAATAATATTAGAGAACTTGGAGGTATTGCACAAGGAAAGACTGAAGAAAATATTTCTCAAATAATTATTGCGACTCCTGGTCGTTTAATAGATTTATTAGAAGAATTTCCTTATTTATTTCAACATATTAATCTATTAATTATTGATGAATGTGATGAATTATTATCTGGTTCATTTAGAAAAGAAATTCAAAAAATTCTTGAAGGATTACCACCTGGTATGCAAATATGTTTATTTTCTGCAACACTTACTGAAGATGTTGTAAATCTTGCTTCAACATTACTTCCTAATCCTGCCAAAATCCTAATTAAGAAAGAAAAAATGACATTAAAAGGTATAACACAAACATTTATTGATATTAAAAAAGAAGAAGATAAATTAAATGTTTTATTAGATATGTTGGCAACATTACCGATACAGCAATTTATGGTTTATGTTAATTCAAGAAAAAGTGTTGAAATGTTGCAACAATTTTTGGAAGGAGAAGGATTTAATGTTTTAACTATTAACAGTTCTATGCCTAAATATCAAAGAGCAGAAATTATTAGAAAATTTAAACACGGTGAAGCTAAGTGTTTAATTTCTACTGATTTATTATCTCGTGGTATTGATATTCAGACTCTTTCACTAGTAATCAATTATGATTTACCTCGAAGCGATAATATTCAAAGTTATATTCACAGAATTGGAAGAACTGGTCGTTTTGGTAGAAATGGTTTATCAATTAATCTTGTTTCCAAGTATGAAAAGAATATACAAAATTTAATTGAGTTAACTTTTAAATGCTCAATTGAACCCCTTAAGAAAGATTTTATTAATCAGATCTAAATAATTTAATTTTTATAAATTATAAATAATTCTTATAATTTATAAAATTTTTATAGAAAATGGAAATTTGTTTGAATGAAAATTATATGCATTATAATATATTTCAATATCTATTTCTGTATATTTTATTATCTTATCATTAATTGGCGATTCTACATTAATTATTTTTTTAAAATCATTTATTTCATCATATACAACAAGTAATAAATAATTCTTTTTTTCATATTCATTTATATCTAAAATATATCCTTTAAATTTTTGTGTTATACTTAAATATTTTAATAAATCATAAGCATTTGATATTCTTTTTTGTATTTTTAATGTTTCATTTATTTTTTCTATATTTAGTAAATCTATTATTTCTGGTTTTATTTTATGTAATATCATATGATTAATCATATCAATTACTCTTCTCATTGGTGATGATACATGTGCATAATTATTAATACCCAATGTATGATGCAAGTATATTTTATTTAGTTCATTTAGTTCATTATTTACTTTATTATCTTTTGAGAAAATTTCATAATTTGCAGAATGTGATAAAAATGCTTTTGCATATTCTGGTATTATTATATTATTTGTTTCTTCTTCTGTTTTTTCTTGTGTTCTAAATATACCATATACATTTTCTTTGTAAAGATAATTTCCTGTTGTATAATTTACCCATATCATAAATATTTCTATCATATTATGCGATATATCTTTATCGATAGCAAATTTATTTATATCATATTTCAAATTCATTAGCAAAACCATTTTTTTAACTAATAAAATAATCATCCCTTTATGAGAAGAATTACTATTAAGTTTTTTATCATAACTATCATAATCTGTATTATATATTTTATATAATTTAGTCATCTCGTATTCAAAATCATATTTATCTTCACTTTTACTAATTATGTATTTAAATGTTATTGCTCGTTTAAATACATTACTTTGTATAAGAGTTACTTTATTAACAATAAAATCTGGTAAAAGATGTGTGGGGTTTTCATGGGGTATATAACATGTTGCGACTCTTTTATATAATTCATTAAAAATTTCTTTTGTTTTGTCTAATTCAAAATTAAAATATGATACTGGGTCTGCAATATGTATATCCAAATAATAATTATTTTCATCTTCCCATAAAGTAAAACCATCATCTAAATCAATAGAATTAATTGGGTCAATTGTAATTACTGGTTTGGTATAATCTTTTCTTGTTTTTGAAATATCATAATCTTTATTATCTTTATTATCTTTTTTATCTTCTTCCCATAATTTTTTATAATTTTTATTCGATAACCAATTTACTGTATACAAGTTATAAAATATATTTAAGTCATCTTGTTTATTTCCAACCTTACCTATACTGTTTTTTATTATATTGTTTTCTAAAATAACATATTCATCAACTGGATTAAATTCCTTTGATGTCTTTACTATTATATCATCACTTTTCTCTGATAATATATTGCATTTTTTGCCTGAAACTTGCTTGTTTCCTATTGTTATCTTGTAATTATTCCTACTGGATAATATAAGTCTCCCTATAGATAACATTATTGTTTTAATTGATTATACTAATAATTTATAGTTTAATCAATTTTTATAAAAAAATATATTTAATATTTATGCTTTGGCTACTTTAGCACCACGAATCTTGGGTTTAGTATCAGCTTTAGCTTCAGTAGCTCTTGGCTTTGTTTGAGTTCTTGTTTTGGTCTCCGAATTATTTTGGTTCTGATTCTGATTCTGATTCTGATTCTGATTCTGGGATCTGGGTCTTCCACGAGTTGGTTTTTGCTCTTGTTCATCAGCATTTTTAGTTGGCTTGCGAGTGTGAGATACAGTTATGAAACCTTCTTCTTTTTGTTCCTCTTTCTCTTCTTTTTCATCTCTCTCGTTGTGAATTACACTGTAGTTTTCACGAACAAATGTTTGCTCAGAATCTTTGAAAATGCGACGCACAAGAGAACCATGTACACGAGATGTGGTACGAGAAAAGAATGTTAGAACACCATCCTCTTCAGAATAAGACATGCGGAGAAAAGAATCTTTCTGAGCAATAAGTTTATCAGCAACATCTTTAGAACATTTAAAGGTAGAACGAGTTTGGAATTTAGAAATCTTAAAAGGTCTAACCTTGGCCAAATCTCCAAGATATTCAGAATTCAGAGAAAAGAAAACAATATTCTTGTGATGAGAGAATTTAAGACCCTTTTCCTTACGGAAAGAATTTAAATCCTCAAATAGTTTACTTTGGTCATCATTATCATTGTAATGCATAAACCCAGTAATATTTTTGGGTCTAGGAGTTTGCTCTCCATTTTCTTGGGTTTTGTTTTCAGTTGTCATTGTAGAATATAATTAATAATAATATTATGTTTTTAAATTGTTTTCATTATCATAAAAAATTGATTTAATAATATAATAATTAAAAATTAATATAATTATGGCTGCTAATGTTATACAGAAGAAGAGACTTGCTAATGAAGTCAAGTTGCTTGAAAATCAACCCCTACATTATGCGACTGCTTATCCTGATGCTGATAATCCTCTAGTATGGTATTTTTTAATAAAAGGTCAAAAGGGTACAGATTATTATGGTGGTGAATATATTGGTAAAATTGTTCACAGTCCTAAATATCCTGCTGAACCACCTGATTATTATATGTTAACCCCTTCTGGACGTTATAATATTGGCTCAAAAATATGTTTAACTAATTCTAGTTATCATCGTGGTGATTGGTCAAGCACTTGGAATATTTTAAGTATTTTAATTGCTTTTTATTCTATTTGGCTTGATGATAAAGAACATGGTATTTCTCATATTACTGATACTCCGACAAATAGAAAAAGAATGGCTAAAGAATCTATTGAATATAATGCAAAAAATAATTCACAAATTTATAACAAATTTAATTTGACTCATATCAGAGATTCTGATCCTGAACCCAAAAAAACTGAAACTGTTCAAGAAGCCAAAGAGACTGTTCAAGAAGTTAAAGAAACTATTCAAGAAGTTAAAGAAATTGTTCAAGAAGTATTACCTACACCACCTGTTCCAATTCAGCAAGATATACAGCCTAAAATTGAAGTTGTTGAAGAAGAAATAAAACCAAAAAAAGTTACTCGTGGTAGAAAACCAAAAATTATTATTGTTGAAGAAGAAGATGTTAATAAAGAAGAAAAACCTAAAACTAAAGATATTAAAGTTAAAAAGGTTAAAGATGTTAAAGATGTTAAAGATAATAATAATGAAGAAAAACCTAAATCTAAGAAAGATATTAAATTAAAAAAAGAAGAAGGGGTAGCAGATGAAGTTAAAATAGTAAAAAAGGTTAACAAATCTAAAAAAGTAGTAAATAATGAAAATTAAATAAATCGATTTTTTATATATAATTTAGTATAATTTATAAAAAAAAATGAAAAAGTTTAAACATATTATAAATATAAAATATATAGTATATAATAATGGTTAAGAATATCTCAGGAGGTAATAAGACCAAAAAACAACGAAGAAACTTTGGTAAATTTGATGCTGTAGACAAAATATCAAAAGAACAAATGTTTGCTCAAATTGTTAATATCCAAGGAGACCATTTTGATGTCTTATGTACAGACAATGTACAAAGACTAGGTAGACCCTCTAATTTAATAAAAAGAGGACCAAGATTACAAGCAGGTGCATTTGTAGTAGTATCTTTAAGGGATTTTGAAGCTGATAAAAATAATTGTGATGTAATAGCAATTGGTGATCCTCCTAATGATATCAAAAACATTTTTAAAAAGAATGCAACTAAAAAAGGAAAAGCAGATAATTTTGATTTTGTTGATACTGATGATAAGTTTAAAGAATTTACTATTAATGATGCACCTAAAAAATCTAATGATACTAAAATTATTGATCAGAGAATTACAGAATTTATTGATGAAAAAGAATTTGAAGAATTATTTTCCACAAAACCAAATACAAGTACTGATATTAAAAATGATACCACATCTACTAAAGAAATTACATCTTCTAAAGAATTTACATTTACAACTAATAACGAAAATGATAATGATATATGGGATGATATTTAATTTTAATTTTTTTTTTATAATTATAAAAAATTGATTTTTATATAATTAAAGATAAAATACTATTATATTAATATAATGTTTCAAGATACATATGATTTAATACCTATTAAATATAAATGCGATTCACATAAACATTGTGTTGATATATCAACACAAACTGATATTAATAAAATAAATCAAACTTATGTTGATAATTTCCTTAAAATGATAACAAATGGTACTTATAGTTATCATAATTGTTTATCATATAATAACGAAAAAAATAATAATGTTAAAATATTTATTATTAAAATAAGTGAAAAATATATAATAACTATATGGGACTCAATTCTTAGTTTTATGTCTGATGATGATATTTTAACAATTTTAAAAAATCAGTTTAAATTACAACCAAAATTAATAGATAACCTTATATCTAATGATAATATTACAATAATGTCATCTGGTTATAATAGTAATAAAAGTAATTTTATTAATATTTTAATAACAAATAATATAATTAAAAATAAGTGTTTTGAATACTTATTAAATTTGATGTCTATTGAACAATTTTATAAATATATTAATAAAATTACAAAAAATCATAATTCAGTTTTAGATAATATTATAACTAAATATATTAAAAATAATTCTGATAAATTATTATTAAAATCTAATTCATATATTTGTTGTAAAATAACTACTGTTTTTGTTAATAAAATGACTCTTATTAAAAGTGTATATCCTATTATATCAGCAAATATGGATAATAATAATAAAAAAACATTATTGTTTAATGCTATTTCTGCTTTTGATAAAGAATTAGTATTTTTAATTTTAGAAGAGAAAAATACTATACCTGATTATGAAATAATTACTAAACTAACTGAAAGATGTATAAATAGGTCCGATGATGGATGCATTCATTCTAAACAAGTTGCTGAAATAATAGATTTACTCGTAGAATATGGTCTTGTTATAACAAAAGAAATTGTAATTAAACTCCTAAACCATGGATGTTACATTAATAATATTGAAAAATATGGTATTAATATTGATGAAGAAATTATAGAAAAATGTGCTGCTATTAGTTATTATCCTTATAAATTTGATATTAAACCAAGTTTAAAAATATTATTAAAAGAATGTGCTAAACCTGATAATTTAATTCATATTAAAAAATTAAAAGAATATGGAGGTGATTATAATTCAGATTGTTTAGCAGAAGCATGTAAACTGCGAAAAAATGGTCGTGTAATTAAATATCTTATAACTGAATGTGGTGTCAAAGTTAATGAAAATTGTATTAAAGAATATCAAGAAGCATATAAATTAGATACACTTGATGTAGTTATGAAAAATTATACATCTAAAGATGTAGTAGATGAAAAACCAAAATCATTTATATTAAATGAAAATTGTGTCATGACTATCGAACCTAAAGAAAATTCATTAATCGATTTTAAAAATGAAAATAAAGAATATGAAATCAAAAATAAAGTTTGTAAATTTTTTGATTTGAAGAAAAAAACTTATAAATATATCGATTTGTATGAACATATTCTGAAATATCTTATTACTAATAATCTCGTAATCGGAAATTATTTTGTTATTAATGATAAATTAGCATCATTATTAAAAATTAATCATTGTACTATAATGAATATTAATGAACTGAATAATATTCTGACTTATTTTATATAGATAATAATCTTGCTAAATCGTTAATAATATTTATAAATTTGTCATTTTTAAAATCAGCTAAAAAATCTATAAAATCTTGTATATCATCTTTAGTAAAAATTGATATTACATTACTAAATGATAAATTATTTTCTGAAGGATACTCTTCAGTTGAAGTAAAATATTTTTCCATAATTTTTTTTATAGTTTCTAATTTTATATTTTCTAACATTCTTGATAAAAATATAATTTCAAGTAGTATTGTTATTTTTTTTGTAATTAATTTATTTTCTTTTAAAAAGTCAATAATTTTTCTTAATCTTAAATGCATATTTTTATCTTCAGTTGATAAATTATCTAGTTTAAATTTGTCCTTATCTGATAATGCATAATTATTTATAAAGTTATCATCAACAAATTTTTCATCAAAAAAATATTCAATCATTTCTGTGTAATTATATTTTTCTTTTATTTCTTCTTTTAAAATCCTATCAAGTTTATTGATTTTTTCAATTATTTCATCTGATAATATATCTTCTATAATTAAAAACTCGAAAGCTTTTGATTCATATGTAGAACCATTTTTAATCATATCAACATTTGAACTGTCTGGAATTTTTTTATATTCATCATATTTTTGTTTTATTTCTTCTAAACTAATATTTTTGTTTGCTAAATCAGATATAATTTCTATTATACTTTTATTGCTATTACTATAATTTATTATTTGCGAGGGACAATAAAAGACTGTATCATATCCTCCTGTTTTATTATATATATTTTTTATTACATATCTTTTGTGCTTGTTTACCATATAATATATAAAATTATATTATATATTATATTAGAAATTTATTTATTTTTTTGTTTTTCTCTTATAACTTCTCTTTTTACTTTTCTTTTTACTTTTCTTTTTTGATATTTTTTTTCCATTACCTCCTATAGAAATATATTCTATTGTTTTGGGAGGATTATCTATATAATCTAATACTTTAATAAAAATATCTATTATTTTATCAATATCATATTCTCTACTTCCTAATAATTTTGATATTCCCCAAAAGAATGCACCCTTTGGTGTTATTTTTGATATTTCAATTAAAACATAATTTCCTGTTCTATTTTCTTCTCTTCCTTCCTCTATTATTTTATTAACTTCCTCTTTTTTTGGTATATAATCTTTTAATAATAATAATTTGTATGTAATATCTTTATCTATATTTATATAATCTTTTGATATTTCTAATGCTTTACCAATAAAATTAGAATCATCTGGTAAATCTTTAATATTTTTTAAAACATCATGTATAAACGTTCCATCATTAGATATTTGTATATCATTTGGACATATTGGTCCACCACCTATTTGATTTTTTTTTGGCATTTTATATATTAACTATATAAAATTTGATTTATAAAAATAAATTATTTATTTTCTGCTGTTTCTTTTAGAAGTCTTCTTGGAACTTCTTTTAGAAGATTTTTTTGAAGATTTTTTTGAAGTCTTCTTAGAACCTCTGCGTTTAGCACCTCCAGTCATCTTTTTAGAGCTTCTCTTAGAACTTCTCTTGGAAGCCTTCTTAGAACTTCTCTTAGAACTTCTCTTAGAAGTCTTCTTAGAACCCCTTCTCTTAGCACCTCCGGTCATCTTTTTAGAACCCTTTTTAGAACTTCTTTTGGATGCCTTCTTAGAACTTCTTTTAGAAGATTTCTTAGAAGTCTTCTTGGAACTTCTTCTCTTAGCACCTCCAGTCATCTTCTTAGAACTTCTCTTAGAACTTCTCTTAGAACTTCTCTTGGATGCTTTCTTAGAACTCTTCTTAGAAACTCTGCGTTTAGCACCTCCAGTCATCTTTTTAGAAATTCTCTTAGATGTCTTTTTAGATGTCTTTTTAGATGTCTTTTTAGAACTTATCTTAGAACCCTTTTTAGTTATTTTTCTTTTTCGTGCACCACCAGTCTTCGTTCTTAAGCCTCCACCCGTCCAATCCGCAGATTCTTCGTCTCCTGGTTTTTTTGCTGCTGCTGCTGCTTTAGCAAGCATTTTTTCCCTTTGTTGTTTTGCTGCTGCTTGTTCTCTTGCTCTTTGTGCTGCTTGTTCTCTTGCTTTTTGTGCTGCTTCTTTTCTTTTTGCTTCTGATGTATCTGCTTCTTCTTGTGCTTTTCTTGCTGTTGCTGCTTTTTCGTCGTCATCTTCGTTATCTTCGTCATCTCCGTCATCTTCGTCGTCTAATGAAATATCTTGGTCTTCTCTCATTTGTCCTCGTCGTTGCCTTGCTTTATCAAAATAAACAGATGAAAGTGGAGGAGGTGGAGGTACCGTACCGCTTTTACGAGGTGGCGGTCTTTTTCTTCTTTCTGCTTCTTCTCTTGCTTTTCTTTCTACTTCTTCTCTTGCTGCTCTTCTTTCTGCTTCTTCTCTTGCTTTTCTTTCTACTTCTTCTCTTGCTGCTTTTCTTTCTACTTCTTCTCTTGCTGCTCTTCTTTCTGCTTCTTCTCTTGCTGCTTTTCTTTCTGCTTCTTCTCTTGCTTTTCTTTCTACTTCTTCTCTTGCTGCTCTTCTTTCTGCTTCTTCTCTTGCTGCTCTTCTTTCTGCTTCTTCTCTTGCTTTTCTTTCTACTTCTTCTCTTGCTGCTCTTCTTGCTATCCCCTGAGATTGTTCTGTTTTGGATGGTGTTTCATCTTTTGGAGGTAAACCTAATCTTTGTCTTGTTTCAGACATTTTAAATCTTACTCCACCTTTCATTTTAAAGTTTGAAAAATTACCTCCCGTCATTTCACCTACTAACAAATTTATTAATGTATTTTCTTTTGGAGACCGTAAACTTTTGTCTTTTTTAATAATTGTATCATAATTTGGTATAAGTTCTTGACCTAATAATATCTCAACTGCTTTTTCCTCAAATACTGGTTCATATTCATCATTTAACTTTTTTAAATTATCTTCAAAATTAGCATCATCAGGAATTTCAAGTACTTTTTTTATAAAAAATTCATAAGATTTATTTTCTCTAGCATAAATAATATTTTGGGGACATAAATACAATGTATCATCACCACCCCTTTGATTTGATATTTTTCTATATTTTCTTGTGGTATTCTTAGACATAATAAATTATATTTATATTAAAATTTATTAATAAGAAAAAAAATATTTATAAAGAGAAATTATTTATTTTCTGCTTTTTCTTTTAGAAGTTTTTTTAGAACTTCTCTTAGAAGTCTTCTTAGAACTTCTGCGTTTAGCACCACCAGTCATCTTCTTAGAACCCTTCTTGGAACTTCTCTTAGAGGCTTTCTTAGAACTTCTCTTAGATGACTTTTTAGAGGTCTTTTTGGAACTTCTTCTCTTAGCACCTCCAGTCATCTTTTTAGAACTTCTCTTAGAGGCTTTCTTAGAACTTCTCTTAGATGACTTTTTAGAAGTCTTTTTGGAACTTCTTCTCTTAGCACCTCCAGTCATCTTTTTAGAACTTCTCTTAGAGGCTTTCTTAGAACTTCTCTTAGATGACTTCTTTGATGTCTTCTTGGAACTTCTTCTCTTGGCACCTCCGGTCATCTTCTTGGAGCCCTTCTTGGAGCTTCTCTTGGAAGTCTTCTTAGAACTCTTCTTAGAACTTCTCTTGGATGCCTTCTTAGAACTTCTTCTCTTAGCACCACCCTTTTGAGAGGCTTTCTTAGAACTCTTTTTAGAGGATTTCTTAGAACCTCTTTTAGCAGGTCTACCTTTTCTTTTACCACCTTTAAGACTACTCGTAAAAGGAGAAGGTTTTATGCTATTTAGCATATTTACAAGTTCTTTTTTTTGAACATCATCCAATAATTTACCAGGTAGAGCTTTAGTAATAAACTCTTCATTAAATTTAAAACCAGATTCTGTATCTAAAAATTCTGCTACTAACTTATTTTTATCAGATTGAGTTAGATAGCTAAAGGTTGTAGTGGCTAAAAGCGATTCTATTCTATATCTTTGTCCTATATTTCTTTTACTAGGAGCACCTTCACCAGCACCTTCACCAGCACCTTCACCGGCTCCTTCACCAGCACCTTCACCGGCTCCTTCACCAGCACCTTCACCGGCTCCTTCACCAGCACTTTTACCACTAGGAGAACCCGAAGGAGGAATAGCAAAATATACTCTTATCATATTCAGTAATTCAGATAATTTTTTACCATTCAATCCAGATAAATTTGAAAAAAACTTGTGTCTTTCACCACCGCTTTCGAAACTAGATAATAAAGCATCAAAATTTAATATTTCAACAGTTTTATCTTTAACATCATCCTTAACATTAAATTTATCTACTAAAACCTTTCCCTTAGATAAAAAATCATCATCAGATAAGTTTTTAAGTTGTTTAATAAGATGTTCAAAAGTATCATAAGCAGGATTTTCAAAGTTAGCAGGACATAATACGATATCAGCACCACCTCTTTGACTTACAGTTCTATAAGATTTTCTTGTAGTATTTCTAGACATTATATATATTATTATATAATATAAAAAATTATATTATATAAAAAATTTGATTTATTAATAAAATATTATTGAATATAATTAAAATCAGTAAATGCAGTCATATTTAGTACCCAAAAATACTGACAATAAATTAATAGAAAAAATAATTTATACTTTAAAAAATAAAAGAATAAAATACAAATTAGAAGATGATTTGTTAGTATTAGAGTTAGATTTATTAAAACAACAAATAGTATTAAGAATTTTTCATGATAATTACATTCCTTCATTTATTTTATGTGAAGAAGAAAATATAAATTTAGCAAATGAAATTGATAAAATTAATTTATTAATTGAGGATTATGAAAGAATTGAGGATATAATTTATGATTTACTAAAAATAGCAAATAGAATTAAAATGATAAAAAAAATAGATAATAAAAATCATGAAAAATTTAAAAAAGACCTTGAAATTAAAAAAGATGCTTATATAAAAAAATACAAAGAAGAAAAAATGAATAATAGTTCAATATTTTCATTGAGGGAAAGTATTGAAATGTTAGGAGACCAAATTATCAAAATTTATGATAATGATAATTTTTTTGTTTCAATAAAAGATTTTCCAAATATAAAAGTGTATATGAAAAATTTTACATTTAAAAATGCTGAAGAACTAGAAATTAAAATTTTAATTAAAGTTAAAAGTGATTTAGTCAAAGAACCTCCAATTATTGATATTAAAAGTAATAAAGAATTAGAGGACAATTTATTAAAAGTTATACAAGAACTAAAGCCATTTAAACAAAATAATTGGTCAGTAAAATATTCATTATATGATACTTTAGTAAGTATTCATTCTATGATAAGTACATTTGGAAAAATTAGTTCATCTAGTACGAATACAAATGGTTGTGAAGAAATATTAGAAGAATTAGAATATCTTTTAAATTTAAAAACAAGTTCTGTATCGATAACGAAATTATTAGAAATATTTGATAAGGATTTGATTAATAGTAATAATATTAATTATAATAATAATAATTATTGGAAGAAAGGTACAGGTTATGGTCATAGTGGTGTTAATTCTTGGAATATTGATGAATATATTAATACATTGGATAACAAAAAGAGAACTATTACGAGCAAAATGGCATACCTTTTATTAAGGATATTAAAAGATAATACAAAATTAGATGATTATATAGAAAAATTAAATAAAATATTTATTTTATATTTTGAACATATTGAAACAAATGAATCAATAAATAATTTAAATAATTATAATGTAAATATATTTTCCATAGAGACATTTATAAATAAAAACGATAAATATTATATTAATAATGCTGATAATCCAGATGTTATTAAATTAGTTTCTTCATTTAGAAATTATGGTGAATTACATGATAAGTCTTTTAAATTAAACTTTTTAGAACAAGTTCCATTTAAAATAAATGAAGAGTTAATACATAAGGAATTAGACAGTTTTCAACAAAAATTTATTGGTCAAGAAATAATTTATTATAATAATAAATTTAATTCTTTTCATGATTTTAATCAAAAAAATATAGACATAGATACAGAAAAACTATATAGACTTCGTAAAGAATTTAATATAATAAAAAAATCGATTAGTAATAATAAAGATGCATCAGTCTTTTTTAGAATAGAAAAAGATAATATATCCAAAATGAAATTTATGATTTCAGGACCAATAAATACACCATATGCATATGGACTTTATATTTTTGATATGACAATACCAAATACTTTTCCAAATACTCCTCCTTTAGTTAATTTTAGAAATAATGGTGGAAAGAGATTTAATCCAAATCTTTACAAATGTGGTAAAGTATGTTTAAGTTTATTAGGGACTTGGAGTGGAGACAAAGGAGAAAAATGGAATGCAGTAACATCAACCTTTTTTCAAATTATAATATCAATCCAATCATTAATATTAGTCGAAGAACCATATTTTAATGAACCAGGTCATGAAAGATTCATAAATCAAGCAATTGGTAAGGAGAAATCTGAAAAATATAATGAAGAAACAAGATTATTTAATCTAGACCATACTATAAATGATTTAATTGAACAAATACTAAATAATAAAAATTATTTTGACGAATATTATGATGTTATTAGGAAATATTTTATTTTTCAAAGAGAAGATATGATAAAAACATTCACGGCTTGGGAAGCTGAATATAAAACAGCAGATTTAAAAATACAATTTTCAAAATCTCTACAAAAATTTATAGAGATTTCGAAACTTTTATAAAAAATTGAATTTTATTTATTATTATGAATATTATAATAATTATTATGTTTTATAATGAAGATTTTGGATGTGAAACAATAGATAAAGAATATAAACTTTTCACTCTAAATCCAATCCATGTTAGCACAGAAGATTCTTTAGAACTATTACAAAATGGTAAATGGTGTTTTAATAAATCTGTTATTGAATCTATTAAAAATTATATTCAAATGTTTCTACCTAAATATATATCATCCTATACTCATCCGCTATCAAAAGTTAGTCAGGGTAGTTTATATATTGGTATACAAGATGACGGAATAATATACGGTATACCTTATAAAGGTATTTTACAACAAAAATTTATAGAAAAAGAAATAGACAAAACCTTTCAGACATCGCTAAAGTTTGAATGCTGTCGTATTAAAAATATGTATAGAAAAGGAATAAAAGTAGAAATAATTGAGATTGATAAAACTATGATAACAACAACAGATTTATCAAAAAATATAGTTTTTAATGAATATTTATACCAAATAAATAAAATTCAGGAACTACATGATAATTATATAAAAAAAAAGAGGATTTGGGAAAAAATATATGATGCACCTGTTTTAAAACTTCATGAAATAATTAATAAAAGCGAAAATAGATATTATATAATTAAATATTTACAAGAAAAAACATTAGGAATTCCTAATTGTTTTAAAAATAAGTATGCTTCTGTGGAAGCATATTGCGATATACCAAATTTCAAAGATACAATGGTTAATCTTAAATTAGGTTATAAATACAATCCCTTAACACAAGAAGAGATACAACAATTAAAATTAAATAAAAGTAGTATTTTTTATTGGACAACAATGTGGAAAGACTCAAAAAATCTAATGTTAAGACATATTAAACCAAAACCACCATCAAAAAATATTGATACAAATTATCCTTCATTCTTGCTATCACAAGTACCAAAAATGATACCTTTATGGATAAAAAATAATTCAAAACTAAATTTATTTGTAATAAAAATTAGTATATGTGGTAATATAGAGAAAAAATGTATAAAATATAAATGTGGTAATAAATGGTTAAAATGCTATAGAGCGTATAGGAAAGGATGTCCAATATCTTTACCATACTATTAGTGTTAGTTTTTGTATAAAAAAATTGATAAATAATAATAATAATATTATTATTAATTATAAATATTAAATGGAGGTTTTAAAATTAAATATAATTGGGAACTATTATTATAAACCAGACATGGGTATAGGTAGATATAATAATTCAGAAGAAATAACTAAAGAATGTGTAATTTGTAAAAGATTATTATATGAACCAACTTATGATAATATTTCAAATAATAAAAATATAAGTAATGATAATGAAGTATTAATAGGTAAATGTGGTCATATGTTCCATGAAGATTGTATTAAAAAATGGTTAAATTCAACTGAAACTTGTCCTATAGACAAGACAATATGGCATCCATCTCATATTGCTGATTCAGTAATTAAAAATAATTTAGTTATTATAAACAAAAAATAAAATTTTTATACTAATTTTGATAATTCATCAAAAGGAATAATACTTCCTCCTAAATAAAATAATTTTTGATGTAAATCACTATCTCTTTTAAATGATTCACTAATACTATAACCATCTTTACTCATATTAAAATATATTCTATCAATAATTTTTCTAGCTTTGTTATTTCTCTTAAATACTAATTTAAAATATTTATCATCAATAGAAAAATGAGGATTTTCCATAAATCTTTTACAAACATTTATTATTTTTCTTGTATAATTTGTATCAAAACCAGATTTTTTTTTTAAATAAAGAATTACTTTTTCTTCTAATTCTTTAGGAATACAAGGAATTTCTATCATATTAAATATATATGAATCAATATTATTATTTGATTCTTTACAAATCATTGAATCTAATTTTTTTTTAAAATAATTAAAAGTTATACCATAATCTTGTTCTAGTTTTCTATTAACTTTTAATCTTAAATTATATATAAATTTAATCAAGCGTTCTCTTGATGAAAAGTTAGAAATATCATTAATATTTGTATCTGGTTCTAAAATATATTCACTATAAGATTTTTTACATGATTGACATGGTAAAAGCATTTTTAGAGAACCTAAAAAATTTTTTATTGCTTCTATTTCAGAAGATGAAGGTCTGTCAGGATAAACTGCTACGATACAAAAAATCGTTTGCCAAATATGGGAGCCCCACCAACAGGGTTTTATATTTTGCATTTTATATATATTTATAACATAAAAAAAATTGATATTAGTATTACATCAGTCATAATATTATAAATCATTATGGACTTTACAAAATATATTTTGGATGATTTTCAAATCAAAGCATTTGATGCTATTTCTAATAATATTAATGTTCTTGTTTCTGCTCCAACTGGTTCTGGTAAAACACTGGTTGCAGAGTATGCAATTGATTGGGCTAAAAAAAATAATTTAAATTCAAAAATTATTTATACATGTCCTATTAAATCATTATGTAATGAAAAGTTTAGAGATTTAAATTTAACTTGGTCTCCTTTAAGTTATTCTGTAGGTTTAATGACTGGCGATATTATTATTAATCCTGATGCTGATATTATTGTTATGACTACTGAGGTTCTTCTTAATTTATTCTTATCTAAAAAAGAAAACTTAAATCCTAAAGTTATTATTTTTGATGAAGTGCATTATATAAACGATGATAGTAGAGGTCATGTTTGGGAAAAATGCATTGTAATGTCTTTATTATATTTAGATTCTATTCTTGTACTATTATCTGCAACAATTGGCAATTTAGAAGAAGTAAATCATTGGTTAAATTCTATAAATCAAAATAAGAAATTTATATCTATTATTAAAACAGACAGACCAGTACCTCTTAGAGAGTATCTTATTGATAATACAAAAATTAGAAATTTTAAAAAAACAATTGCTGAAGATGGTTCAGATAGAATTATGGTTTTGAAAGATCCAAAAGAAGAAGATTATGATTTATTAGACCTAAATGAAGTTAACTATAATAAAGTTAAAAGATATTGGGAAAGACTAGAAGAATATAGTTATTCTGTTAAATTTGAGCTTGAAACATTATGTAATCAGATTAAAAATAACCCTAATCTTGGTATACCTGCTATTATTTTTGTTCTTTCTAAAAAGAAATGTATTGAATATGCTGAAATGATAGAGAACTCTAATTTTATTGATTTTCAAGAAAGAAACGAAATATTACATTTTTATGATAAAAATTTAAAAGAATTTTCTGATTGTAGTCAGTATATTGAATTAAGAAAAGTAATTCAGAAAGGAATTGCATATCACCATTCAGGGCTTTTACCTAAAATTAGGGAAGTTGTTGAATTTTTAATTAAAAACAAATTAATTAAAATAGTATTTGCAACTGAAACATTCGCCGTAGGTTTAAATTTTCCTGTAAAAACAGTTGTTTTAACTGGTTTAACAAAGCCCTCATCTTCAGAAAATGGTTTTAGGGATTTATATGTATCAGAATATAAACAAATGGCCGGAAGAGCAGGTAGACGTTTTATTGATAATTTTGGTAATGTAATACTTTGGCTTTTTAATGATAGAATTAAAACTAGAGAAACATATCCATCATGGATAAACATTTATAATATTACAAAAGGTCCTATTGGTTCAGTTGTATCAAAATATGTTATTGAACCTAATTATATTTTAAAAAATATAGAAACACAATTACACAAAGACATTAATAATAAAAGTTTTGGATATTATAGAAGTAAAAGAAAAGACAGAAATATGGTAATTCCAGAAAAGTTTAAGAAATTATTAGACATTGAATTAAAAACTATTGAATTTGCAAAAAGCGGTATTTCTTATGTTGATAAAAATTATAAAAAAATGATATCAAAAATATCTAGTCAAGATAAGAATGATTATGCTAATTTTTTAAAGGAATATAAAGAACAAAATATTTTAACAGAACTTGAAGTTTTAGATGAAGAAGAAGAATCTTTAATTAAATTCTTAGCATATAATGATTATATAACTATTAATGATAACAATTATATTTTGTCAGAAAAAGGAAATATAGCTATTAATTTTAATGAAATTAATCCAATAATTTTAACAAATCATATAGAAAAAATATTCGAAAACAAAGATGATATATTACCTATATTATCAATGTTTATAGATGATGGAGATACTAATAAAAATGATAAAATAATTAAATATTCTAATTATCCACAAGTAGTAGAATGGGAAGAAATAATAAATAAAAAATATTCAAAATATATTGATATTTATCCAAAATGGAAATTTATACCTTTAAACTTTATTATCGTTAAAGATTGGTTAGAAAACAGAGAACAAACACTTGACATGATAGTTGAAACACATCAAATAGATATGGGATTATTTGTCAAAATATTAGTTAAAATGTATCAGGTTACAGAAGAACTTGTGGGAAATTTGGTAAAAATAAATAAAACAGATTTAACAGATTATTTAACAGAACAAAAAAGTAATTTAATTAGATATCCTTTAAAAATAGAGAGTTTATACATAAATAATTAAATATTTTTATATAATTATTATAATGCTTAATAAAATTGAAGAAAAATCAGAAAATAATTCAGAAACTTCAGATTCTGATGAATATATAAATGTAGCAGATTTGGTTTTAGAAAGTAAAAATAATATATATCAAATACAATTATGGGATAAATATCTAGTAATTTCAAAGATTGGAGAAGGTTCTCATGCACCAGAAATTATAATTAAAGAAAACTTTGGGCCACAAAATAATTTATTTTTATATTCATGTGTATATCTAGAAGGAGAAATAATATCTTCTAAAACAGATGATAAAAAATTTTTACCAATTATTAAACTTGTTGAAAAAAATGAAGTAAACAAAATATCAAGTATATGTATTATTCTTTATTCTGAAATTAAATATGATATTCCACTTTATGAATTTGATACAGTCTTCACTCAAGTATCAGAAGAAAGTGATTACATATTAAATTTTGAATTAGATAAGAATATTAACACAAAAAATGTAGTAGAGAAATTATTTGAATATGTTACAGATATACAAAAAAATAATTTATTATAAAAATAAAAAATTATAATATATAAGATGAAAATATATGAGTTTGAACATGAATTATTAGGAAACATAATAAAATATAAGATATTAGTTGGACAAAATGCAAAAGATAATTGGAAAATCCTAGATGATTCTGCACCAGAAGACTTGTGGTTTCATTTAGCAGATTATACATCTTGTCATGTTGTTATACAAAAAATAGTTTTAGAAGTTGAAGATACAGAAGAAAACATAAATTATAATCCAGAAATAATTATAGTTGGTGCTAATTATTGCAAAGAACATTCTAAATACAAAAATAATAAAAACATAAAAGTTATTTATACTAAAGTAAAAAATATTAAAAAAGGAAAAGAACAAGGATCAGTATATACAAAAAATGAAAAATATATTATAGTATGAAAAAGTTTGAATTAACAAATAAAAGATATAATTATATAATAATAATGAGTGATGAAACAATAAATGTTTATACAGATGGTTCTTATGTGAAGAAAGGTAGTAAGATTTTTTGTGGTTATGGTATATATTTTCCTGATGGAGAATATAAAGATATAAGTAGAAAATTTACTCACGAACCAATAACAAATAATAGAGCAGAGCTTTATGCAATTTTAAAAACGGTAGTATTATGCAATAAAATATTTTTAGATAGAATTAAAAATAATAAAACAAGAATTAAAACAGTTAATATATATTCTGATTCGGAATATAGTATAAAATCTCTAACTATTTGGTTACCCAAATGGAAAACAAATGGTAAAGATTATTTAAATAAAGATATAATTGATGATATCGATGAATGTATATCAAAAGCACCATTTCAAGTTAAATTAATTCATGTAAGAGCACATACAGGTGGTTCTGATCCTCATTCAATTTCTAACAACGTTGTTGATGAATTAGCAAAAAGAGGTGCATTTAGAGAATAATTATTTATTATTATCTAGAACGTTTATATAAACTACTACATGATATACACCATGTACAACAAATTAATAAAAGTAACATTATTAAACCTTGAGGACTTTTTGCAGCCATTTGTGGATTTTTAGTAGCCATATAAAGCATAATAGTTATTATGAAAGAACAAACAAACCAACTAGATAAAAATGAACTATCTGTTGCGTCTAATTTTCCTTTTTGTTTAGACATTTCTAAAAAAGAATATCCGGAAAAACACATTGATGAAATTAATAAATATGTGGGAGCAATAAATTCAAGCATTTCAATTTATTTATATATTATTATTATAAATATTTTTTTTGGTATAAATATTCATTTTCTAAAATTACATTTTGAAATAATACATTTCCTATAGTTAACCATGTTTTTAAAGGAATCATACATTTAATACAATTGCATTCTTCTAAACATTTTTTATAATTAAATATATTTATTTGTTTTTCTTGTTCTTCTTGTTCTTGTTGTTCTTGTTGTTCTTCTTTATTGTCATTTTTATTTTGAATACTTTGATTATCAATTACTTCAGATTCTTTATTATAATTTTCATCATTAAATATTTGGATATCAGACACACTAATTGATTTATTTAATTTATTAGCAGGACTTTTATTTGACATATCACTTATTGCACTAGACGAACTATCAGATAATTCAAAATCATCTAATGTTCCTTCTATAGGATTATTTATAAAAACTTTAGGTGGACTTGATGTAAATAAACTTAGTTTTCTAAACAAAATTTATAAAATTATATATATTAATAACATTTTTTATTTTAATATCATTGGAATTAGTATCTTCCGAAATAAAATTAATATTTGAATCTAATGCCTTATATTCTTTTAGACACCATTGTAGATTATTAAAATAAGTTATAAATCTATCTGAATCTAATTTATTAAAATCAAATTTAATTTTTTTGGTTTTACAGTTAATAATTATATAAGAAATAAATATTTTTAAATTTTCAAAACTTATTTTTTTGTTTATAATAAGTGGTTCCTTTTCACATTTAATATATTTATTATAACTTTCAATAATTGTATCATAAGATACATTTGATATTTTAGGAAGGTAGTCATTACCAAGTAATAAAATAATCAATAAATAGTCGAAACCAATATTATTAATTTTATTAACATTAATAAATTGTATTGGTCTTAAATTACTGAGAATGTCAATTTTAATATTTTTATTAATAATTAATGAATAAGATATTAATATCATATCAGAATCTCTACTTAAAATGCATATATTGTTTTGATTATTTAAAAATATTGAATCTGTAATTTTTTTATCTGCTTCACCCATAACTTCATCATCATTAATTGAAATATTAAATTCAAACTTATTTATTTTTTTAAATTTTGTTATAACATCAATCAAAAATTTATTAAATGTTTTAATAATTTTACTTTTTGGATAAATATGTTGTTTATCATAATCATCAGATTCTTTTTTATGTTTTGCTCTTAACAAATGTGTTTGGTGTTTAGGATTATTTTTGGCTTCTTTTTCATGTTCACCGTCAAAAATAAGTAATATTTCTTTATTAACTTGAACAGTATCAAATAAATATTCAAAATAAGAATATAATTTAGCATATAAATCATTATCATTTTTACATTTATAAATAAGATAATGCAGCATATAATTACAATCTAAATATAGGTAATCGTATGTTCTTTCCTTAATTTCTGGAACTTCCAGTTCCATATGCTTCAAATAGTCTTTAACACCCATTTATAATTACTATTAATTATAAATATTTACTTAATCAATTTTTTATTAAATTTAATATATCTTTATGAATTTCTATGATATCTATTTTTTGTATATCATCTTCTACATTTTCGTTTCTAAAAATTAGTGTAATATCATCACCAGTAATACAATTATTTTCTAAAATTAATTCTGCAGTTTTAATTACTATTTGTTTATAATTTTCCAAATATAATTCGACATTTTTGATAACAAATTTATTTATTAAATTTAATTTTTTTTCAAGTTCATCAGGAATTTTATCACTATTCTTATTTCTTGTAGTCTCTACCATATTGTATTCTGGAATCAACATTCCATTCATTAGCAATCTTTTTAGAATTTTTCTGGCTTTCATATAATCATCTTCCGCTCCACAAGTTACTTCATTTAAAAATACATTTTCTGATGCTCTTCCTGCATATAAAATCATTACTTCTCTTAACAAAAAATTAATTGAAGTACCCATTAATAAATCCTCATCATCTTTATTAAACATTGTATAACCTAAACTCTTAGAATTTATACTGATACATATTTTAGATGGTATAATAGAATCTTTTAATAAAAATGCCATAATTGCATGACCTGCCTCATGATATGCTATTATTTTTTTATTAAGCTCATTAATCTTTCTATCTCTTTCTAAACCAAGAATACATCTATTAATCTCTTTATCAATATCATCAGTATTAACTGTTATTTGTATTTTGTCCTTAATATTAACTTCTTTTTTAACTTCTTTATTATCTTCTTTAATTTGAATAATATCATAAACTTTATTAATTTTAATAGAATTTACTATTTTTTTAATATCAGAACCAGTTAAACCATATGAAAGTTTTGCTATTCTATTTAAATCAATTTTGTTTTCATCATATAAATCTTTTAAATACATTTTGAATAATTCAATACGCTCATCTAATGTTGGATTGTCAACATGAATAATTTGGTCAATTCTTCCTGACCTTAACATACCTTTATCAATATTTTCTTCATTCATGTTAGATGCAAAAATAATAATCACACCTGTTTTTGATTTTAATGAATCCATTTCCTCTAATAATTTACAAATAGTTGAATTAAATTCTGATGATGTTGAAGAAGAAGTATTATAATTTCTACTTGTTAATAGTGCATCTGCTTCATCTATAAATATTAAACAAGGTTTTTGTCTTCTTGCTTTTGAAAATATTTCGGAAATTTTAGAGCTACCAGAACCAACATATAATTTATTAAAATCACTACCGCTTGCGAAAATATATTTGATTCCAGTAGAATGTATTATTGTTTTAACAAGATGAGTTTTACCACATCCAGGTGCACCCAATAATAATATACCTTTTGGTAATGTACAATCATTTAAATTGTATATTTCATTATATTTTATTTGATTGATAATTTTATTCATTTCTTTTTTAATATTATTACAACCAATAAAATTATTAATAGTTGCATCATCTTCTTTTTTTGATTTAATTTTTACTGAAATAAAAATATTTTTTATTAAATTAAATAAACCAGAAGAATCATTATTTTTATCTGATATATTAATTGATAAAAAAAGAGCTAAAATAATTAAAAAAAATAAAATTCTTAAAGTAGCATTTGAAGAATAAGATAAATCTGTATATTGTATAGAAGTAATATTATAATCAACAAAATGTACTTTTTCAGTAATAGGCTCAATTCCATAAGTACATAAATAATCTTTATGAAAGACATAAATATTCTCAACAACACAATATTGATTTTTATTAAAATATATATTTTTATTATAAATTTTATTTAAAAAATCATTAGGATTTGTATATTCATAATTATCATCCCTAATTATTATAAAAATTAATAATACAAGAAAATTTAATATAATACTAATTATCATTAAATATTTTAATTCTACTATTTTTTAAATAATATAAAATAAAAAATTTTTTTATAGATGTATAACATAATGTATTCAAACAACATTAATAAAATTTACCTAACAAATGTATTTATAATTGACTGGGATGATACCTTATTTCCTACAAGTTGGGTAAATAAAAATAATATAAAAATTAATGATGAATCAATAAAAAATTATAAATTATATTTTTTAGAATTAGATAAAACAATTACAAATTTATTGGAATCATTAGATAAGGTAGGTGATGTTTATATTGTGACAAATGCAAGTATTAGTTGGATTAAATCATGTTTAACTATATTAAACATAACAAGACAATTTATTATTAGACATAATATTAGAATTGTTTCAGCAAGAGATATATATGCTAATAAAACAATTTCTCCAACTGAATGGAAAATTTTAACATTTAAAAATATTATTCACGGTATTGTAGATAAAATTAATAAAAATCTGAAACCCAATACTATTTTTAATATAATATCTATCGGTGATGCAATGTATGAATATGTAGCCCTAATTAAATTAAATGGTTTTTTTAATTCTTATGTTCAAGCAAGAAATAGAGATAAAAAATTTAATATTTCCTATAATTTAAAAAGTATAAAATTTATTGAAAAACCCGATTTTGATTATGTAATCGATCAAATACAAATTTTACAAAAAAATAAAGATGACATTATTAATAGAATGGGATTTGTTGACATAAAATTTGAGTGATTATTTAATCATTTTTGAGTATAAAATATTGATTTTTCTATTTAAAGATAGTAATATATATATTATTACTATGACTGAAATTATAACAAATAATCCTGATAATAATATAGTTGGAGTTGTATCTGGTGAAAATAAATACGATTCTACTATTTCTATTACCAAAAAATTTACAGCTACTAAATGGAATATGATTGAAAAACCATTAGACCCTATGGAACGAAAAAGAAATGAAATAATTCTTGAACTTGGTGAAAGTATTTCTACTGGTAAATCTATTAATCAATGTTCTTTAACAACAATTGGTGACTACTATTATCTAATCGTTCGTAGTAGTATTGATAAACTTATTAAATTACCAAAAATAAATAATGATTGTGATGATGAAGATAATAAAGATAAAAAAGATAAAAAAGATAAAAAAGATAAAAAAGATAAAAAAGATAAAAAAGATAAAAAAGATAAAAAAGATAAAATGAATTCTAAAGTCAGAACTATTTTAGAATCTAATAAAGAAGTTGTTGATAAAAAAATAGTAATTCTCAAAACTTTGCTAAAAGATAATCCTGAGAATAAAATTTATAATGACCTAATGAACATTTTTAATTATGTTGAGTTTAGAATTATAATATTAATGAAAATTATTGAACATTATTCTAAACCATATGTTGGAGAAAAATCACAATTAGAAGAAATTTTATTAGCATCAAAAAAAATTATTAATTTATTAAAAAATATTAAAGAAAATCAATCTAATACTTATGATAATTATTTTAAGAAAATATGTAATATTGAAAATTATAATATTGATATTTCTGGACAATTAATTAATGATTTTGAATTTAAGATTAATGAATTAAGTAAAAAGTGTGGTGTCAAATTATATGATATTGCTAATAGAAGACCAAAATTAATTTTTGATACGATGTATGATGATACAATTCCAAATATTAAGTTAAAGCCATATGATTCTCAAGTAGAATTAGCAACAATAGTTAAAAATAATATTAAAAATGGTTTCTTAATTTTATACAAAACTCTTCCTGGTTTAGGTAAGACTTCTATGGTTTTATGCATTTGTTCTTATTTAAGAACGAGTGGTTCTAATTTAAAAGCCATATTTTGTTGTTCGGACTTATTAGAAAGTGTTCGTGTTCAAGTATTAAGAATCATATATAACTTTAGCATTAAATTTGGTATTGCTACTGCTAATCCAAATGCTGATGAATTTAAGATTACAAATTCCTGGAATTGTTCAAAAGATGAAGAGAGAGAAATGATTGTTGCTGACTATAAAAGTACTTATTTGCTTTTAAAAGAGAAAAAACATGATTACGTGGTATTTTTTGATGAACCAACAGTATTAACTGATCAAAAAGAAAACAATATAACATTAAATTATTTATCGTTAATTTTAAATTATATGCCATCTCATTTGATTTTATCTTCTGCAACATTACCCCTTTTATCTGAGTTAGATGTTATCATTAATCATTATAAGAGTAAATATCCAGAAGGTACAGTTTCAGAAGTTGTTTCTAATAAAACATTAATTGGTTCTTTTATCAAGGATTTTGAATCTAATATAATTGTTCCTCATACATATTGCAAGGACTTTAATCAAATTAAGGAATTAATTAATGTAATCAGGCAGTTTCCTTTACTTGGCAAATTTTATACATTACCATTCTTAATGAATTTAAATGAGTATTGTAAAAAATACGATGTTGGTATTGATTTAGATAATATTGAATCATTTGACCAAGAAAGTGTTTTAGAAAACATTTTATTACTTTTAAATAATGTATCTAGTTTAACGGGAGATGATGCATGGAAAGAATTTATTAATATTAAAATTCAGGATATTCAAGAAGATGTTTTTGATAACACAAAACTTGATAAAAATTATAATTTAGTAGATCCTACTAAATTTATTACCACGCATGCTTATAAGTATATTGGATGTTGTCTAGTTGCATCTGATAATCCATTAAATTATGTTCAAACATACTTATATCCAATAGTACAAAAACTGAAAGAAAAAATCGAAATTAAAAGTATTCATACAAGTTATGAATTATTTTTAGAAGAAAAAACAAAATATAATGATGAAATAAATAAAATTAAATCAAAGTATACATCTGAAGAAAAAATAGATGAGTTTATTTCTAGACTTAAAGTGCCAACATTTGAATTTAATAAAGCATTAGAAGTTAACTCAGAAACACATGTTCGTTCATTTGCAAAATATGTTAAAACTCTAGACTATTCTATGTTAAAAAATTGTGTTAATCATGAAAAGATAGATATTACTAATTTTGGTATTTCTGATGAACTTAAATTTTTGCTTTATATGGGCGTTGGTGTTTATTCTAAGGATTTAGATGAAAACTATACGAATAAGGTGTTGGAAATGTTAGGAGATAGAGAACTTGCATATATTTTTACTGACGAGTCTTTCTGTTATGGAGCAAACTATCAAATTTCAAATGTTATTATTACAGATGATATAGGAAATAGTCATAGTATAAACACAATTCTTCAACTTATTGGAAGAACTGCACGTGTTGGTAAATCATGGTCTGGTAAAGTTTATCTTGATAAAAATACTTCTCTAAGAATTATTGATTTCTTCAAAAAACCCTCTTTTACTACTATTGAAGGAATTAATATTTGTAATGCATTTGTCTCTGTTAAAAATAGAATTGAACAAGAGGAAAAAGATTCTCTTATTAAAAAACAATTACAAGAAGAAAGAGCGATAAAAAGAAAACAAGAAGAAGAGATTGAGAAAAAGAGAATTGAAAGTAGAAAATTAGAAGAAAAGAAGAAAGCTGATTTGAACTCTCCTAATAGTATTTTGGAAAATCAAGATAAAAATATTGGAGATGTAAATGACTTTTCTACTTGGAGAAGAGGTAAAAACTTTGTTGTAGCTAGTAAACCAGAATTATATATTATTAATAGAGATAATAAAAATGAAATTAAAGATACTAAAGATGTTAAAGATTATAAACATGAAAGCAAAGATGATAAAGATGTTAAAGAAGAAGTTAAAAAAGAAGAAGTTAAAAATGACTGGAGTAATATTAGAGGTCGTAAAATTATAACAAATTCAGAACTATTTGTACCAAAATCAAGAGAAGAAATTAAAACTAGAAAAGATACAGATAGTACTAGCACAAATAGTACTAATACAAATAATAATAACATAAATAAAACAAATAATAATATTAAAAATACAGAAAATAAACCAATAATAAATAGAGGTACATCAGCTGGTTCAAATTATTTTAAGGAACTAGAAAATATTAATTTATTCAGAAGAGGTGCTAATTTTAAAAAAGAAGAGAAAAAAGAAGATAAAAATAGTAAAGATGCACCGTATACTATTACTAGAAAAAAGTAATATGCAAAATAATTTATATATTTTTGATAATAATTAAACTAAAAAAATTGATTTAGTTTAAGAATATAATATTATTATATTTATAATGAGCTTGAGTAAAAGTAATAAAGTAATAATTTCAATTGAGGGTAATATAGGAGTAGGTAAATCGACTTTTATTAATATATTAAAAAATCTATGGCCAGATTGTGAAACAGTATCAGAACCTGTAGAAATATGGAAAAATTTAACGGATGAAGATGGTAAAAATATATTACAAATCTTTTATGAAGATATTACACGATGGGCTTATTCATTTCAAAATGTTGCATGTATTACAAGAATGATGAAAATGGAAGAGGCTATAAAAAATTCTGATAAAAAATATATTTTTCTTGATAGGTCGCTAGGAACTGATAAACATGTTTTTGAAAAAATGCTTCATGATGATGGTAAAATTAATGAAATAGAGCATTCAATGTATAATCTTTGGTGTGATTTTTATTACAAATATGTTCGTTCTCAAAATGAAATGGTTTATATTTATCTTAAGTCAACTCCTAGTGTTTGTGTTGACAGAATTAAAAAGCGTGGTCGTAAAGAAGAGGAATCAATTACTTCAGAATATCTTGAGGGACTCAATAAATATCATGATGATTGGTTGCTTGATTCTGAAACAGAAAAGGTAATTGTTCTTGATTGTGATGAGGAATTTGAATCAGATATAAATAAACAATATCTAATGATTGAAACACTTAAAAATAAACTTGAAAAATTATTAAGTAATTAAAATTTTTATAACTAATTTAAATTTTTTTTATTATTCTATTATTAGAATGATAAATCTAACTGTATTTTGTTCAAGTAAAAATAATCTTGATAGTATATATCAAGAAGAAGTTAAAAAACTAGTTAAACTAATTGATAGTAATAAATTTAATATTATATATGGAGGTGGTACTACTGGTTTAATGGGGACAATGCGTTTAACTTGGTTATCAAATGGTGGTAATATCATAACTTCTAATATAGAAAAATTTGTTGAACCAGATGTTTATGATAATTATGTATTTGATAATATTATTGATAGACAAAAGAAATTAGTTGAATTAGGCGATGCATATCTTATACTACCTGGTGGTTATGGTACACATTATGAAGCATTAGAAGTAATAACTAAAAATGATATAGGAGAAGCATTAAAACCAATTTATATATTTAATGTTAAAGGTATATTTAATGGATTTATAAATCATATAAATAATTTAATAAAGGAAGGTTTTATAACAAGAGATTTTGATAAATTACAAGTATTTATTGAATCAGATGCTGAAATATTATCTAATTTAATAAATAATTATTTATAAACTTGAATATTTCAAAAGAAGTTTTTGGAAATCATTTAATTCATTTTGTTTAAGTAATGAAAAGTTTCTAAGATATAAATCAACAGATAACATATTATCATTAAATTCCAACATATTATTTTTAGTAATTTTTTTAATATCTTTATATTCTTCAGGTTTAACAGAATATAATCTATAAATTGTAACATTTCTTTGAGACTTTGGTAAATTTTCATGGGATTTATATCTTACACCACGACCGATAATTTGTTCAACAGAATTTTCATTCCATGCTGATTCCATAATAATGATAAAATTTGTATTTTTTAAATCTAATCCCTCAGAGCCTGCTTTACTAATAAATAATATTTTAATTTCATCATTATTATATTGTTTAACCGCATCATGTCTATCTTCTATACTCATATCACCTGTTACATTTGCATATTTAATGTTATGTTTATCTAACCATTTCATAACAGGGACAATACCCATATTAATAAAATGACTAAATATAACAAATTTTGATTTTTTATTACTTTTTATTAATTTAATAATCCAATCAACTTTATGTGATTTTTCATCTAAAATATTAGATGCTCTTCTTAAACCATTATAAAAAACATGAATATTTTTATCTTTAAAATCAGGTATTTTACTTACTTGACCTTTTTCTATATTCAAATATGTTTTTAAATAATCTTTCTCCATAGGTAAAAATATTTCAAACATTTTTTTTGATGGAAAATTAGGGTCATCGTCTTTTTTTTTGATATAAAAGTCAAACCAACCATTTATATATTCTTTAAAATCACTTTTGTCTTTAGAATAAACCATCGTATCAAATTTGTCAATACTTATTGGCTTTTCTCCAGATACTAATGATACTAAATTTATAATATCATGTGAATAATTTATTAATGGAGTTGCAGTTAGAAGCATTACTTTTTCTGCCTTTTTTGCGTATTTTAAAATGGATACAAAACGCGTACCACCAATTGTTCTGAGATTATGTGCTTCATCTATAATTAATAATGAATTACTAGGATTAACAGCTTGTTTATTTTCAATAGCATTTGACATACCCTGAATAGTATAAAATGTATAGTTATCATCAATGTCTTTTTCGGAAAGACCATATTGCATAGCCTGCTGTATAAAATTTTTTTGTAAAGAAGTTGGAGTTACAACTATAATATGTTCAATCTTCTTTTTAAGAAATAAACATTGTGCTGCAGATATTGCAGATAATGTTTTTCCAGTACCAACAGAATGAACTAATATAAGACCTCTTTGTTTAACTAGGATATTTGACGCGGATATCTGATGTTTTTTAAGTGATAAATCTGTATCTTTATACAAAGGGATAGCACATGGATTTCTTTCATTAGCCCTTCTAATTATCTCATTACATATTTGATTTTTTCTATTATCATTAATATTTTCTTCATCACTAATCTTAACATTATATTTTGAGGCCAAATTTTTTAATTTATTATCCTCAAGATTATTACAATTATTTATAGACTTTATTGTCAAATTCATTTACTAATATAAGATATATGATATTTTTATTTTTTATAATTAAATTAAAATATAATTCTATTTTATAAATGAGTTCTCTAAGTAATAATATAGACACTTTTGTTAGCACCGAAGTACCTACAATTAATACAGGTTCAAATAATAACAATAAAAACTTTATGCTTATTATTATTATCATTATTATAGCTATTCTTTTTATTATTTTATTCCCTTGGGATAAATTTTTTAATAATCAAAAAGAACATATGACTGCTGGTACTCTTACCCAATTATATTCAAATGATTCTCAAGATGTTTATCTTAAAGGAGATGTAGACCAATTGGCGACAGGAAACTACGATTTATATTGGAATCAACCTACAAGAGTAGCTAATACCTTTTTAAATAGAGGTTCTCCTTTACCATCTATCG